CGTTTTCTTTAATCTTGTTTATTAAGTTATTACTCGCTGTTAAAATATAGTTGCTTGAATTCTCGTCATTTTCCTTAACTTTGTTTATTAAATTATTGCTTGTAGTTAATATATAGTTGCTTGAATTATTATCGTTTTCTTTAATCTTGTTTATTAAGTTATTACTCGCTGTTAAAATATAGTTGCTTGAATTCTCGTCATTTTCCTTAACTTTGTTTATTAAATTATTGCTTGTAGTTAATATATAGTTGCTTGAATTCTCGTCATTCTCTTTAACTTTATTAATCAAGTTATTACTTGCTGTTAATATGTAATTGCTTGAATTCTCGTCATTCTCTTTCACCTTGTTTATTAAGTTATTGCTTGCTGTTAATATGTAGTTGCTTGAATTCTCGTCGTTTTCTTTAACTTTATTTATCAAGTTATTGCTCGCGGTTAAAATGTAGTTGCTTGAATTCTCGTCATTCTCTTTCACCTTGTTTATTAAGTTATTGCTTGCGGTTAATATATAGTTGCTTGAGTTCTCGTCATTCTCCTTAATCTTGTTTATTAAGTTATTGCTTGCTGTTAATATGTAGTTGCTTGAATTCTCGTCATTCTCTTTCACCTTGTTTATTAAGTTATTGCTTGCGGTTAATATATAGTTGCTTGAGTTCTCGTCATTCTCCTTAATCTTGTTTATTAAGTTATTGCTTGTGGTTAATATATAATTGCTTGAGTTCTCGTCATTCTCCTTAATCTTGTTTATCAAGTTATTACTTGCAGTTAGTATATAATTGCTTGAGTTATTATCATTTTCCTTAATTTTGTTTATTAAGTTATTACTCGCAGTTAGTATATAATTGCTTGAGTTCTCATCGTTTTCTTTTACCTTGTTTATTAAGTTATTACTCGCTGTTAGAATGTAATTGCTTGAGTTCTCGTCGTTTTCTTTTACCTTGTTTATTAAGTTATTGCTCGCTGTTAGAATGTAATTGCTTGAGTTCTCGTCGTTTTCTTTTACCTTGTTTATTAAGTTATTGCTCGCTGTTAGAATGTAGTTGCTTGTATCAAAAAAGACATCTCTATTATTTTTTCTATAAATACCAAGAATATCAACATCTCCATTAGTGCCTATATTAAAAACATTAGTTGTTAAATTTGATGCTACGAATACATTAGTGCTATTACCTTTTTGTTGCACCATTAAAGCAGTTGTTGTATTATTTGCATTAACGACTTCTAATCTTTCAGTTGTATATACTATTGTATCAAGTTGTGTGCTATCACCTAAAACTATTAAATTAGAATTAATAGTTAAAGTTCCATTAAGTTCTAAATTATTATTATATCTGTTATTAACTATAAATTTATTAGCAGCACTTATATTTTCTGTAATCATATCAGTAGTTAAATCAGTAATTCTTTTAGAAATTAAGTTGCTTGTAGTTAATATATAGTTGCTTGAATTGTTATCATTCTCTTTAATCTTGTTTATTAAGTTATTACTCGCTGTTATAATGTAGTTGCTTGCATTATTATCGTTTTCTTTCACTTTGTTTATTAAGTTATTACTCGCTGTTAAAATATAGTTGCTTGAATTCTCGTCATTTTCCTTAATTTTGTTTATTAAATTATTGCTCGCAGTTAATATATAGTTGCTTGAATTCTCGTCATTTTCTTTAACTTTATTAATCAAGTTATTGCTCGCAGTTAATATATAGTTGCTTGAATTCTCGTCATTTTCTTTAACTTTATTAATCAAGTTATTGCTCGCAGTTAATATATAGTTGCTTGAATTATTATCGTTTTCTTTAACTTTATTAATCAAGTTATTGCTCGCAGTTAATATATAGTTGCTTGAATTATTATCGTTTTCTTTAATCTTGTTTATTAAGTTATTACTGGCAGTTAATATATAGTTGCTTGAATTATTATCGTTTTCTTTAATCTTGTTTATTAAGTTATTACTGGCAGTTAATATATAGTTGCTTGAATTCTCGTCATTCTCTTTCACCTTGTTTATTAAGTTATTGCTTGCTGTTAATATGTAATTGCTTGAATTCTCGTCATTCTCTTTCACCTTGTTTATTAAGTTATTGCTCGCAGTTAGTATATAATTGCTTGAATTATTATCGTTTTCTTTAATCTTGTTTATTAAGTTATTGCTTGCGGTTAATATATAGTTGCTTGAGTTCTCGTCATTCTCCTTAATCTTGTTTATCAAGTTATTACTTGCTGTTAATATGTAATTGCTTGAGTTGTTATCATTTTCCTTAACTTTGTTAATAAGATTATTACTGGCAGTTAAAATGTAGTTGCTTGAGTTGTTATCATTCTCCTTAACCTTGTTTATCAAGTTATTACTGGCAGTTAGTATATAGTTGCTTGTATCAAAAAAGACATCTCTATTATTTTTTCTATAAATACCAAGAATATCAACATCTCCATTAGTGCCTATATTAAAAACATTAGTTGTTAAATTTGATGCTACGAATACATCAGTGCTATTACCTTTTTGTTGCACCATTAAAGCAGTTGTTGTATTATTTGCATTAACGACTTCTAATCTTTCAGTTGTATATACTATCGTATCCAGTTGTGTGCTATCGCCTAAAACTATTAAATTAGAGTTAATCGTCAAAGTTCCATTCAGCTCTAAATTATTATTATATCTGTTATTAACTATAAATTTATTAGCAGCACTTATATTTTCTGTTATCATATCAGTAGTTAAATCAGTAATTCTCTTTGAAATTAAGTTGCTTGTAGTTAATATATAGTTGCTTGAATTCTCGTCATTTTCTTTCACCTTGTTTATCAAGTTATTGCTTGCAGTTAGTATATAGTTGCTTGAATTATTATCATTTTCCTTAACCTTGTTTATCAAGTTATTACTCGCGGTTAAAATGTAATTGCTTGAGTTATTATCATTCTCTTTCACCTTGTTTATCAAGTTATTGCTTGCAGTTAGTATATAGTTGCTTGAGTTTTCGTCATTCTCTTTCACTTTATTAATCAAGTTATTGCTCGCTGTTAATATATAGTTGCTTGAATTATTATCATTCTCTTTAACCTTATTTATCAAGTTATTGCTCGCGGTTAATATGTAGTTGCTTGAATTCTCGTCATTCTCTTTAACTTTATTAATCAAGTTATTACTTGCTGTTAATATGTAATTGCTTGAGTTGTTATCATTTTCCTTAACTTTGTTAATAAGGTTATTGCTTGCTGTTAATATGTAGTTGCTTGAGTTATTATCATTCTCTTTAACCTTATTTATCAAGTTATTACTCGCAGTTAGTATATAGTTGCTTGAGTTATTATCATTCTCTTTAACCTTGTTTATCAAGTTATTACTTGCTGTTAATATGTAATTGCTTGAGTTGTTATCATTTTCCTTAACTTTGTTAATAAGGTTATTGCTTGCTGTTAATATGTAGTTGCTTGAGTTATTATCATTCTCTTTAACCTTATTTATCAAGTTATTACTCGCAGTTAGTATATAGTTGCTTGAGTTATTATCATTCTCTTTAACCTTGTTTATCAAGTTATTGCTTGCAGTTAATATATAGTTGCTTGAGTTCTCGTCATTTTCTTTTACCTTATTTATCAAGTTATTGCTTGCTGTTAATATGTAGTTGCTTGAGTTCTCGTCATTTTCTTTAACCTTGTTTATCAAGTTATTGCTTGCAGTTAATATATAGTTGCTTGAGTTCTCGTCATTTTCTTTTACCTTATTTATCAAGTTATTGCTTGCTGTTAATATGTAGTTGCTTGAGTTCTCGTCATTTTCCTTAACTTTGTTAATAAGGTTATTGCTTGCTGTTAAAATGTAATTGCTTGAGTTCTCATCATTTTCTTTAACCTTATTTATCAAGTTATTGCTTGCTGTTAATATGTAGTTGCTTGAGTTATTATCATTCTCCTTAACCTTATTTATCAAGTTATTGCTTGCAGTTAATATATAGTTGCTTGAGTTCTCATCATTTTCTTTAACCTTGTTTATCAAGTTATTGCTCGCAGTTAGTATATAATTGCTTGAGTTCTCATCATTTTCCCTAATTTTGTTAATAAGGTTATTGCTCGCTGTTAATATGTAGTTGCTTGAGTTCTCATCATTTTCTTTCACCTTATTTATCAAGTTATTGCTTGCTGTTAGAATGTAGTTGCTTGTATCAAAAAAGACATCTCTATTATTTTTTCTATAAATACCAAGAATATCAACATCTCCATTAGTACCTATATTAAAAACATTAGTTGTTAAATTAGAAGCTACGAATACATCAGTGCTATTACCTTTTTGTTGAACCATTAAAGCAGTTGTTGTATTATTAGCATTTACCACTTCTAATCTTTCAGTTGTATATACAATTGTATCAAGTTGTGTGCTATCGCCTAAAACTATTAAATTAGAATTAATAGTTAAAGTTCCATTAAGTTCTAAATTATTATTGTATATGTTATTAACTATAAATTTATTAGCAGCACTTATATTTTCTGTTATCATATCAGTAGTTAAATCAGTAATTCTCTTTGAAATATTATTGCTCGTATAGAAGATGTAATTGCTTGTATTATTATCGTTTTTATCCAAAGTTGTCTGCAAATCCGTAATACCCGATATAGGAATGTCTATTAAATTACTACCAGTTCCATCAAATAATGTTGCACTTACTGTTCCATTAACATTTAACCTATTTGTTAAGTTTGTTAAAGTGCCTATTCCTACATTTCCATTTGATGTTATCATCATTCGCGATGTAGAAGATGAGGTAGCTGATGATGTATAAAATTGCAAATCGCTCGCATCTCCAGAATAGGTTGTTGATGTTATTTTACTTCGTGTTGCTGAAGAAAATGCGGGAACACCAAACTCTATACCTGAAACTTGTGATGGTAAATTTGAATCCGTTTCAATTCTTACCAAATTATTTGTTGTATGAACTATATGTAATCTTTGCGATGGATTAGTTGTTCCTATGCCAACATTTCCATTTGTAGCAATTACCATTTGCTCTTGATGAGGAGAACCTGTTAAAAACCTTAATTTATCATTATCATATAATGCAGTTCCATTGTCATAGGAAAATTCAAGTTTTTTATTGCTATTATTCCCTAATATATTCATAACAGCACCATTTGTCCAATTTGTAGTTAAAGTTATATCTCCGCCATATACTTCCAATTTTGAAGAAGGAGTTGCTGTGCCAATACCTAATCTACTATTTGCGTTATCCCATTTTAAATTAGAATTTTGTAAAACATTGTTTTGACCGTTTCCTACTAATATTTGTCCGGGTGCAAATGTTCCTACACCAGTTCCTCCTTTATCAACAGTTAAGATAGAAGTATCTAAATTTGCAGAGGCACTACTTGTAGTTGTAATTGCATATGATGTTATATTTGCAGCATTAGTATATGTTAATCTTCCTGTTTCATCAAGACCTAATACTATTTGACTCCCAGAATTATTTAACTGCAAAGTATTTATATTGATATTTTTAAAACTACCAGAAGTATCTTTGATACTTAAATTAGAACTCGTATCACTTGATATAACTGTATTATCTAAAAAAATACTATTGCCAGATAAATATAAGTCTTTCCATTTATTTGACGACGACCCTAAATTATAAAAACTGTTACTACCTGGAACTATATCTCCATTTATTGTCATATGCCCTTGTTTAGAAAAATTCATAACATTAGTTATAATATTACTTGTACCGCTTTGAATGCAAAAAAGCGAGTTTGAATTTGAAATACGCCAATCTGTTTCAAAGTTATTTGAAGAGAAAACCTCGGTAGCTCCATTGATAAATTCTATATTTGTTGTTCTATCGCCTGATGTGCGAATATCTTGCAGTCTTAAAGCAACATTATTTTGAACTAAATGAATTAATTTTTTTGGGTTAGTAGTTCCGTATCCAACATTTAATATAGAAGACATCAATGTTTAGTTTATTCTTTAATACTACTTTTTAAAAATATAATTTATATAATAATTAAATGTTGATAAACTCAAGATTTATATAAGATTTATATATTATAAATAATATATATTATAAATGTCTATAAAACTATCTAATTTATTCTCTAAATCTATTGATGTAGGTGAGGATACTATTGCAGATAATAAAAAAGCTGAAGAGGCAGCTACAGCAGCTACAGCAGCTACAGCAGCTACAGCTACAAAAGCAACTGCAGCAACAGAACCTGTAAATGATGATTGGTGGTATCCTTCAAAGAATGAGAAGAAGAGGATAATGTTATGTGGTACATATCCTATAGGGGCGAGTAATGGATATTCAAAAGTTGTTTATTATATTTCAAAATATCTTGGTATATATGATGATATTGAATTAACAATTTATGGGTTTCAAAATATTAAATGTACCGATAGTTATGCTATCCGCAATGATATACCGGCAAGCGTAAAAATTCACGATGCTATGGAAACTGAGAATCCTCGTCGCAATGGTTTTGGTGAATTAGAAATAAGTGGCTATATAAAAAAAAATCCACAGGATACTATTATTATATTTAATGATAATGTAGTTACTTCAGCATTGATTAGTAATATTATGAATGATTGCGGAAAACAAAAAGATAAGTTTAAATTAATATCTTATATGGATCAAGTATATCCATATCAAAAAAAGGATTATATTAATTTACTAAATAAATATGTTGACGGAATTGTTGCGTTTACTCCGTATTGGATGGATATAGCTAAAAAATTAGGGATAAGAGATAATATGCCTATGTATAGTTTTCCTCACGGCTTTGATACTAATGTATATTACCCTATACCAACTAATATAGCGCGCACATTCTTTAATTACGATGATGATGCCTTTATGGTATTAAATCTTAATAGGAATCAGCCTCGCAAATGCTGGGATCATACTATTATTGCTTGGGTTGAATTTGTAGAAAGACATTACACCGTTAATGTATTGAATAAAAAAAATAATATAACAACTAATAAGCACACCAAGCGACCTATTAAATTAATTATAGGAACAAGTATTGATGCTTATTGGGATTTAATGGATGTTTTAGAGAATGAAGTTAAATTTAGAAATGTACCTTTGGATTATGTTAAAAACACTATAATAGAAGTAGGAAATCCTCAGCAATTATCTGATAAAGAGATTAACATTCTGTATAATTGCTGCGATGTCGGCTGTAATAACTGCAATGGTGGCGGTTTTGAATTAACAGTTTTTGAATGTTTAGCATTAGGAAAGCCACAAGTATCCGCTTTTGTTGGAGGAATTCGTGAATATTTAACAGACAGCAATTCAACCCCCATAAGATCAACAATCTATCAATATTTAGATAATAAAGGAACTGGCATAGGAGGCAAAGCGGAAATTACTGATCCTCACGATTTTGCAGAGGCTTTCTGGAAATATTTTAGCAATCCAGATTTAGCAAATAAGCACGGGACAAAAGGACGCGAAAACATTTTGAAACATTATCGTTGGGAAACCCTCGTTGAATATTTTTATAAGAATGTTCTAATGAAGCTATAGAATAGCTAAGCTATTGTGAATAGCCAAATATAAAAAATATATACATATATCTAAATCTAACTACTTTACACTACTTTACTTTACATCATCATAGATACGAGGTGGGTGTATTCGGCTATTCTTTCTTCAAAAGTTTCTTCCTCTGCACCATACATATTATTGTATGTTTCGTTAAACTTTTCAAGCTCTTTTTGAGTTGAAACTCCCTTATTTTTCATTTTTTTAAGGTTAATAAATTGATAACTATTGCCCTTCTTTGCTTCCTTGATCTTTGTCATATCATCTTCAACAATATAGACAGCATCTATATACATACCATAGTATGGGCTTTCTTGGATTTTAGGAATGTAATTAGGGTCTTCGCTGCCGTAATAATTTTTGTCAAGATTTGGCTTTCCAATAGCCGCTTGCGATAATTCATAATACTTCGTAAAATACTTATTTTTACTAAATTCATCATAGGACATAATAGCGCTAACGCCAATAGAGTTGAAGCCAGAAAACTCCATATATACCTTGTTATCAAACTTGATAAATATCATCTCCTTGAAATACGAAGTCCTGCCGTTCTTGAAATCCTTGGACATAATAGTAAATACTGACAATTCCATTATAGCTAAGATCTCTTTTATCTTATAGATTGAAATGTGTTGTTGGTGCAACTTGGTGTGCTATACAACAAGTATATGACTTTGATATTATTTAAGTTTAAGTTCAGCAATTTTTTTATATATTATTGAAAAACAGCACATATTTATTATTATTAAATATTTTGTAAAAATAATGTAAATTGAATGTAAATTGTTAGTAATTTAAGCAGATTGCAATGTTGATTGAGGGGGTTGTGAAGTTGATAGCAGCGATTGAGACGTTTGAGGCGATACTTGCGATTGCGAAGATGAATGTGAACTATTTGATGATGATACTACCAAAGGGGATACATATTGAATTTCGCAATATGAACCATCCGGATAATATGGATATTGAGGGTATTGATAATAGGCATATTCTGGATGATAGACAGGGAGTTGCTGAAAATATTGCTGGGGTGGCTGAAAATATTGTTGGGGTGGTTGAACATATTGTTGAGGTGGTTGAACATATTGTTGGGGTGGCTGAAAATATTGCTGGGGTGGCTGAACATATGGCTGTAGCATCTGCCGAGGCTGAAGCGGCTGCAGCGGCTGCAGTAGCGGATATTGATAATAAGCATATTCAGGATGTGAATGATGCAAATGCTGTAGATTCTGTAGAGGATAATAGACAGCAGGGGATTCTACAAAAGCATTCGCATTAGTCAGGGTTGTATCGGTGTTAGTCATAGTCATTTTATAAATATATATATCGTCATATATTTATATAACTTTTCAAAAATATTATAATAGGCATCTATCTTTTACGACTAATTCGCCAGGTTTTGGTGTAAAATTATTATTGCTAATATCAACATCTTCAGGGATATTTTCTTCCAATAGTTTCTTGTACATTATTGTCTCTATTTCGCTATTCATATAAGTGTCGCTCATATTGAAAGTATTATCTCTACTATTTTTAGTATCGCTTTCAATTGTCCCATATTTTGATGGGATAAATTGCTGATATTGTTTATATTCTTTTATATTTAACTTATCATACAGTGCATATGGATATATCACTATATTGTCCTCAGACACGACCCCTACAATTTTTACAAGTATTATATTTATTTTTACACCGTTTGTAGTAGCTACAATTTTCACATGTTTGCCTTGAAACTTTCCAGCCCTATATAATATCATGTCAATATCAAACATATAATATGTCTGGTATGATTTATGCTTCCTATATCTTAACATAATATCGTGGACTATTTGTATCTTCTGCTTCTTGTCTTCCCCTGGCAAATCCATTATATCGCTGTTTAACCTTTTAACAGCAAAATCAAATATTTTGTCATAATAATATTTCAGCTTATCCTTTTCGCTATTATCTTTCAATAGTTTTGGATTTTGCCACTTATCCCAGTCGCTCCCCTCAACGGCTATAATGAGTTCCTCGCAATTACTTTTAAAAACTTCTTTTAATTTTTCATTATATGTTTTGTTATCAAATTCGTAATAGTATACATTAACTGCCTCTTTTTTAATATTAACATCATAGGGAATACTTGAATTTATTGCGTGCCTATTCCAAGGATACTCGCCCGTATTCTCATACATTAGCCGGATATTATAGGGCTTGTATTTAAACTGGTTTTCATAATCTATAACATCAGTGCCTTGATTGAACTTCTCAATATTTACGTTATTTACATTTTTCTCATTATTATCCGCTTCAATAGTCAAATATTGATATATAATCATATTAAATATTATCAGTATTAACACGATAGATATTACTTTAATTACATTAATAATAATATCTATAGTCATTATTTTATAAGCCTCTATAATCTAATAAGGAAATTATTGTATTTAAATTATATTTTACCCTATCGTTAAAATCATTCTCAAATACATAATCTGGTTTCTTTGGCATCTCTTTGCCTTCGCAATTATAACAGAGCGGCTTATTTAAATAAGTATCAGTATATTTTGTAAAACCCAATCTCTTGACACCTACAGGAAATTCACAAAAGCCGTTATCAATACAGCCTCCTCTATTATTTAGATAATTACTATTTGATTTATAGTAAGGACACTCTTCGTTTGCAACACATTTTTTATCCCACAAACTATAATAATTTTTGGGAGTTCCATCAATTTTATAATAGGAATCGCATTCAAACTTATTATTAACCTCACTATTTCCATAACACCCATAAAAGCCGCCACCGCTGCCGCCCATAGTATTTTTATCAGTCTTATAATAAGATTCTTTAACGGCTTCTAAGTAATCCGCTGGCATTTCTAAGCGTGTTATAAAGTTCTCTACAGAGCTTACTATTTTATAACTCATTATCGGCAATAGGCTGTTAACATTGCTTAAATAGATGTCGTTACTCCTTTTTTCATCATTCGCATCCTTCGCTTCATTTATTTTGTTATAATAATACTTAACAGTATTGTAGTTTTCATTGATAAATGGATAATATGCTTTGATTCTATTAATATCTACATCTTTCATTCCATTAACATAATACCGCTGGTTGCAAATATAGTTCATATATTCGCTACCTAATATCATATATGTGAATAAATAATCAAATATTTTATTGGGGTTTTTTAAATCATCTAACTTAATTCTTTTAAAATATATATTATTACTATCAAGATTATAACCTTTAATTACCGCTTGTAAGAATAAATAATCGCTCATATATAGATATGCTACAACTTTACCATCAAGTTTCCACACACAATCCTCATCGCGCATAATATTATTACTAACACATACAAATATGCCTTCCTTGTAATTATTGGTTTCTGCCTTGTTATTTAGTACATAATAATTTATATAGGGATCTACTAACAACTGTATATTTGCATTGCTTGGTATCTCATTAATACCTATGGTATTTTTATTCAATATATTGGTCTTTTTAACATTGTCTATGATTTTCCCTAAAAATTTGCTATTAACAATTATATATTTTGTAGATATCTCTTTGTCCGCTTCTTTGATATTCAAAAGATTATCCGTTATTATTATTGGGTCATTTACAGCAAACCCCTCTTTTTTATCCTTTGTTGCTGTCGCTGCTATCGCTGCTATCGCTGCTATCGCTGCATTGTATTGAAACATCGCGGATATCGCTATAATTAATAAAAGTATCAAAGAGATATATAGTAATTTCATTTTATTTCTTTCCTTATTAAAATAATAGATAAAGAATGCTTTCAAGAAAAATAATAACACTTTTAATATATATAGTATTACTTGCTGTATTATTTGCTATTCAACCAAATCTATTTTTTGATAATGATGGGAATATGAAATGTTTTGGGATTAATTCAAATGATGTGAATGATACTACTCATACAAATACATTTTTACCGCTGATTTTATTTGTTCCATTTCTTGCGATATTATCATATTTAATAATATTAATTATTGAAATGATATATACATAAACTTACATTTATTGTTATATAAAATTATATTTAACAAGATGCCTCTTCAGCAATCTTTTAAACAACCTAAAGAACCTAAGCCCCCTAAAGAACCTAAACCACCTAAACCCCCTAAAGAACCTAAACCCCCTAAACCACCTAAGCCACCTAAAGAACCTAAACCCCCTAAAGAACCTAAAGAACCTAAGCCACCTAAACAACCTAAGCCCCCTAAAGAACCTAAGCCGCCAAAAGAACCTAAGCTACCTAAAAAATTAAAAAAAATTGAAAATGAAATTATTGCGATTACCGAGAATGTATCTACTCAAATAAATGAAGAATTAATGGAAGATGATAGGGGGTTTATTAGTACTTTGTGTGGGAATCATAATATCTATAGTAATATTTTGAAATGGTTGCGAACTTTTAACTTTGACACAAAAATATCCGCTCAAAGTTGTATAATTGTTGCTGGACCCACAAGTATCGGTAAATCTTATTCAATAAATAGCATATGTAAATATTTGAATTACGAAATCATTATAATAGATAATAATAACTGCTATAATTCTCAGTATTTAAAAGATATTATATGTAAATCCACATCATCTTCGTTTATCCAAATACTCACTAATAATTTTCAAAAGAAGGTTATCATAGTAGATAACTTTGATTCACTATTTATAGGCGATAAGACGATTAACTTAACATTATTAAAAATATTATTGGAAAACAAATTAAAGAACATACCCATAATATGTATATCAAATAATGACATTATAAAAAAGATTGGAGACATTAAGAAGGTTTGTAATATACACATATTATCTACACCAAATAAAGAAGAAATTACAGAGATATTACAAAAAAAAGCTGTTGATGTTAATAATATTAGCAAACACTGTTTAAATTCAAATGGTAATTTAAATAAGCTTTTTAGAGATATTAACAATGTGAATAATGACATATCTTATAGTGATAACATTGAAAATGCGAGCGATATTAACATATTATATGGAACTCATTTTAACAGACAGCAAACCAAGAAAATACTTACAAAAGACCCGTGGATGATACCTTTGAAATTTCACGAAAATTTAATAATAAATTTAAATAATCGTAATATATCGCTAAATATATATAATGAATACTATAAAAGTTTTATGCATATTATGTGCATATATGATTATTATATGTTCAAGGATAATATAGAATTTTGCGTAGAATTATTTGCATCTAAAGTATACTATCTATCTATATTAAAATATAAGGATAATGCTACATCAACAATCGGTAATTTCACAAAAATGCTGAGCTATTTATCATTACAGAAAAAAAACATTAAGAACAATTATAATATAAAAAATGCCCCAATATATCAATTATCAAATTATCATATTAGTTTATGTAATAGAAAATTTATTTCCTTTAATTAGATAATTAAATAAAAATAAATGGAAGCACCTCCTCAACCTCCTGCCCCTGCCCCTGCTCCTGCCGCAGGTATAATGTCATCTGTAACAAACGCAATTGGCAACACTATGGGGTCTGTAGCTACCGTAGCGAATCAGCCTATCACAACACCTACCGTCTTCGCATCTGCTCCTTCAGGAGCTGTAGATGCAAATACCGCTGCTACCGCTGCTTCTATTGATAATATAAAGAACTCTTTTGCAAATATGTCAAGTGTTAATGAACATATGTTTTATTTGATACTTATAGTCTTTTTAGTTACAATAATAGTAGGATACCTTTTATATAATATTATAGCTGACAATATCCTTTTCCAGCAAAAGATAGAGGTTTCAGGCACTGAAGTACCCGTATTAGGCAATCAATTATCCGAGTTTAAAATTGACAAGGTTTTAGCTAATTCTAACGGTATCAAGCGGACATATGGTTTTTGGATATATATAAATGATATTACTAAATATAAAGGTGGTTTTAGGCATATTGCTCATTTAGGCAAAGAAGCCAAGGATATCAAGAATGCTTGCCCATATATATTCTTAGACAGTAATAAGAATGAAATACATGTTCGCTTCGCTCCTAAAGAGGAAACAATGAAAACTGAAACATTGAATGATATGAAGTCTGTTGACGAGCTTCTTAGTTACGGTGGCAAAAAATGTGGAACAACTATTAAATATGTTCCTATACAACGATGGGTCTATATAGTTATTGTTGTATCTGATGTTAATGGCGGCTATGTATATACATACATTGATGGTGAATTGGCGGAAGTAGAAAGAGCTATTGACAAAAAATTAACACTTCACGAACTTGATTTTGAGACAAGGGCAGGAAGCTTATTTGTCGGCGGCAGCTCTTCAAACTCTACAATAAATGCTACAGGGTTTTCAGGATTAATCTCAAAATTCACAATATATAACTATGACTTAAATAAAAATGATATTTATCGCGAATATAACAAAGGACCGCTAAATGGATTATTGACAAGTATGGGTATTGTAAGTTATGGCTTAAGAAACCCCGTATATAAATTAAATAATGTATATTAATACAAAACTATTTAATGAATATTTATTTTTTTTAATTTCCATATTTAAAATAGATAAGATATAATAAATATAATGTTAGAAAATTACCCTTTAATTCAAGTTATTATATCTTTAATAATATTGTTATTAATGGGATATATTGGATATAATATATATTTGATTGAACTACAAAATATGTTTCAAGGTGAGAATGATATACGCAAAGAAACTACTATTGTAAGCGGTGTATATGATTTTAGTAATGGCGAAGTAAAATATAATACGGGAGATAAGACGGAAACTAATTTCAAAAATATCAAGCCTTCAATTAACCAAGAAGGAGGCGCAGAATATTCTTATAATTTATGGTTAAGTATTGACCAAGAAAAGATGAGTTTAATGAGAGAAAGTGGTGATAAGGACATCATATTATTTTTGAAGGGCGAGAAAAACATATACTATAATAGTAAAACTAATTATAACTGTGCAAATATTAAAATTCCTTCTAATCCCGTTATAATTACTAAAAATCCGCTCGTAAGATTAAGCGGCGACGGAAAAAAAATTGCAATTGAATATAACAATATCTATAATAGCGATTCATATCAACACGGCTCTGAATATAAAAATTGCAATTTACTATCATCAACTGCAAGTGATTGGAATAAGCGCAATAAGAATATGTTAGGAATTTGGGATATAGAGTTCAGTAATAAATGGTTTATGGTAACCATTGTTATGAAAGAGGTTGCTGATAGCAACAATGTTTTAGCTTATAACAGGGCTTCGTGCAAAATGTATGTTAATGGTGTTAAATTATTAGATAAGAAGGTTGAAACAAAGTATGTAAATAATGTATATTCTGCTACATTTAAAAATAACAGCTCGCCTTTGTATATTAATCCTGTATTTACAGAAGATATTGTAAAGAGTTCCAAGAACCCCTATAATAAAATAACAGAGGGAAATGTATTAAAAATGGCGGATGTTAAATATTATAATTATGCTATAAACGATGATATCATAACTGCTCTGTATACCAAGGGGGTTAATACTGAAGTAGCTGTAACAACAAGTATTAGCAACAAGTTATCAAAATATAATATGGTTTCTGTAGAAGATATGGAATACAATAAAATCAAGGAGTTATAATTTACAAACTATATAAGAGATGTAATGAGTAATGAATGATAATTTTATTTTTATAATATCAAAATATATTCATATATTAGAATATTCAAATTATCTATAAATGCCAATAAAATTAAATGATGACCATTGTTTATTATGGATAAAAGATCCCAGTGTTTCACCATTTGAAAATAAATACGAACAACATACAAGAAGAAAAAATATTTTAAGTGAAGAAAATATTAAAAATCCCAAATCTTTTTTAAATAAGGTTAAAAGAAAATGTTTTCATAATTCTGCACTTAGGCAAAAGATAGTAGACCAAATTAAAGAGAACCATAAAGACAAAACTCTGCGATTATATACGCTAAATGACAAACTTGGAAGTTTGACAAACATAGAATATATAACGCCTCCTTTTACACAAAAAGAATGCGAGCGGTGGCTCAGAAATCATTTGGAAAATCCACGACCAACCATAACTACATCAGCGTCAGCAGCGTCATCAGCGACAGGAACATCAAAAGTATATGATAAAATAAGTGTAGGTGACCGTATATATACTGAATTAATATATACATCTTTACAATATGGTTTGTCTACACCTTCTGCATTAGATAGTGAGCCTCCTACACTTGCAGATAAATTTGATGATAATTTTCAAAGGACTGGATATATAAGAATGAATAAACTTATTAAAAACATCAAAAACCGATTACAGTTTATGAAAGAGACTGATGATTATTTTTTAAATCATAATGTAGAGTCTTTTGATAAAAATTTAAAAATAGCATCGCCTACAACGCCACGACGCAAAGCGGCAGCTAAAGCAGCAATTAACCCTTTTAGTGTATCTTCATCAACTTCTAAAAGTTTGAACTCTGCCGAAAGAAGACAATTAAGGGATATTATATTAGAAAAGAAGGAAGAAGATAAGACAATAGCAATCCATCAGTATAATAAGGGTCTTGCTAAAAATAAGGACAAAAAAAGCAACGCAAGCAACGAAGAGATTGATATTTCAAATAAGAATGTTTTTATAAAATTCAAAGAATTTCTTATAGACCTTCAAGATGCCGTTATGAAACAAAGTTTGGTAAAAACTATTTTAAGCAATGCGACTAATGAACAGGATAAAGAAGTATTAAAAGAAGATTTTAGAAAATATTTTGATGGAAAAGGTTATAATAACACTTATATACAGAGAGTTTTAAAGGGAAATAATTATGATACTATTGAAGGCATAATCCGTAATTTTATTAATAATATGTTTGTACAACTTATAGACCCTTCTACAGACAAACTTCCTAACGAATTAGAAATAGGCGTTCTTTCATATAGTAATAAACAAACACATTTAAAGACTTTTTGTGAGAGCGACTTATATGATTTTATATTAGAAGAGTTACATCGCTTTATTAGACCATATAGATCTGTTATATTAATAAAGAAAACGTACTCATATTTCAACTGTCTAACAGATGATACAATAACGAAAACCTTTGTAACAAAGAGAACAATAGATAATAGAGAGATGATTTTGTCAGGACATTCTTTTCAAAATTTTTATTATAAAATATTATATACCAGAGGAGATAGTTATAATAAACCCAAAAATAAACGATTGCCGTCAGGGAGAGGATTATTGATGGGAAAAGAATTAACGAAGAAGATTATTGAATTAGATTTAAGTTTTTATTTAGAAAAATATCCAGCAAATAATCCTGATAATCAAACTATAATTACTGATACAAAGGTTCGTGGTTTTACTTATGAAGAATGTAAAAATTGGGTAATCCTTCCTATTTTTAATCCACGAACATTTAAAGAGATTTTGATTGATTCACCAATCTATAATACTCTATTAGTTACAAGTTATCAATATGATACCAATCTAATACCGCGCATGATTACATCACGAGGTTATAATATTATGAGAGCTTTAAATCATGTAATTGATGATATCTTGTTTAAAGAAGAGGCAACTGCACAATCAAGAGAAGAATTAGAGGAATTCATTATTAATGGTGATATGCAATTAAAAAAGAAACAGGGTAAAGAAGAAAAAAAACTTATTCCAAATAAAATTGGTTTAAAATGGAAGAATGCTGGAACTAAGAAACCAAAAGAAGGCATGCAATTAAATGGACTGAATGGCGTATTAATATCCAAAGGGATTGTCGCTGACAGACAACCACCATTCTATCTTGTTTTTACTGAGGATGAATTGGCGACTTCTGGTATAACTACAGTAGCAAAGAATAGTTATATTGAATTAGCAGCCTACTATGTGCCAGATATTTCTGGAAGACATAGCGGAAGACATAGCGGAAGCAAAGTAGGTTCAAAATGGAAAAAGATTATAGATTTGAAGGAAGGCGAAGGAATTGAAAAGGAAGGTGTAGAAATTATAAATAAAAATTTAAAAGAAGCAATCCTAATATTAAAAAGTCTTCAAGGCGACTTACCTCCTTCTGTTTCATTTAGCAAAACATATTTAGCAACTTTTGGTATAACTACAGAAATTACGAAGAATAGTTATGTTAAACTTGCTTATTATTACAAGCCGGTATTTGAGAAAAGCGAAAGCGATATTAAGATTAAATCAAATAATAATGCGGTGATTGCAAATAGAGACCCTACCTATGTAGCCCATAAATACTATACTGTCGTGGATTGCTTGCGATGGGCGCGGCAACCAAATAAAGACCCTAAGAATCTGCAAATTATACTTACAGATAGCAAAGAATATAACCGAATATTTGAACAAGCATTAGTATATGACTATAATATAATGCCTATAAATATTACAGGAAATGGAAAAAAGTTTATGAAAAGAATATTAAAGTTTAAAAATGAGCATTTAACGATTGCGGAGAAGAAGAAGCTCCCTATGAGCAGAGGCAAAGATATCGCCGATATTAATAGTGTTGTTTGTAATGCAATTAATAATATATATGATGATGAAACGACAGATGAAGGCAAAAAATACAAGATGTTTAAGGATTTGATGATTGATAGATGCCAAAAGTTTAATAAAGATCCCTTTATGTGTATAAAGGATATTAAAAATGCTATAGAAGATTACTTTTATCCCGAAGATGATCGGGTGGAATATAAGTTAAATTATTATCAAGAGTCTGCTTTAGCGTCTCTCTTAAATTTTTATGATAGGATGAAAGACAAAATATATAAAGAGGAATTTCGGGATATATTTATATATGATTTTAATAAATTTTATGTATATATATATGAAATTGATGAGAACTTAAACGAAATCAAAAAGGATGCAATAGATGCTGGCGGGCCAAAGCGTGAGTTTTTCACAAAATTATTTGAAGAGCTTTTTTGCGATGCTGAACACCCAATGCGACTTTTTGCATCTCCAGTAGATATTATTGGAAATAAATACTATATAAATCCTAATTTTAAACCGGATGAAAACTTTCTAAAGGTTATAGCCGTATGTAAAAAGAAAAACCCATCTATTCCTGAGTTTAAAACCGAGAGAGATTATGAATATATATATTATGTAATTGGGAAACTGCTATGTCTTCCTGTTTATAATGAAGATATTGGATTACCAAAACAACTTTCATCATATATATTAGCAGGGCTTATATATCAACCAAGTGAATTTAATTACTATGATATATTATATTTTTACTTGTGTGAATTTAACAACGCTGTTTATTATATAAATATGATTAAAAATAGCAATATACACAACTTAGATGAATATAGTATGATGTCTTTTAACGATACCTATAATATTAGCAGAGCAGGAGGAGCTGATGGTGCAAAAATAAATAAGGCTAACTGTATTAAATTTATTCTTCAGCAAGCAAAACACGCAGTTACTAAGAACTACATATCAAAAGACGATGATAATATTAATTCAAAGAAAAATATGAAAAGGAGATATGACTCGTTATTTGCAGGGTTTAGTAATGAAATTAGAAAATTCCTATATAATAAGAAGGTTAGAATAGAACAACTAAGTAGTTTAATAACAAACGAGCAACTGACTGATGCAATTTTACAAGAACTTGTAGATAAAATAGAAGTAGATATACCTGAGTTTGATGATCATTATAATAGGGTTATAATAGACCCTACTGAAAAGGTGAATAGAGAGAATGAAATGAAGACACATATATCAAATATGATTATGATAAGAAGAGAAGGTGTTACTGTCAAAGACCACTTAGATTTTGTTAAAAAATTACTACAATATTGGACGGCTTTTAATTATTTTAATAAAAATGCGCATTATTATATAATTTATAAATATGGACAAGGTATAGATATTAAGTTATTACCTGTAGCACACACTTGTTTTAATGCAATAGATGTTTATGGATTCCCTGATAATACAACACCTGAAGAGAAAGATAAATTCCTATATGATAAATTTAAAATAGCAGTTGAAGCAACAGGAATGGAATTGCGTTAGGTGTTAATCAAGTTATAAAGCCTATAAATATTATATTATTTATGTATAATATGCCCCCGAGAATATTATTAAGCGAGCTATATACTTTGAAGGAAAAGAAAGAGCACGCAAAATACAAAACCTTTGACAATATAATAGAGGTATGTCATAAAAAAATTAAACAAACAGCGACAATTGGCGGAATGAACATATTCTACGAAATTCCTTACTATGTATATGGAAAACCTCTATACAAAATAGCGGACTGCATAGAATATGTGGTATCTGCTCTTAGAAAAAATGGGTTATATGTCCAGATATTACCAGAACCTAACCATAATATGCTTTATATATCTTGGAATCCAAGTGAAGTATCATCTAATGTTAAGAGCTTAGGTTATACTGGTAAATTATAATTATTTTATTTTTTGTATATCAATATATTGTCTATTGATATAGTAGAATATTCTAAATAATGCCTATAAGATTAAATGACGATCATTGTTTATTATGGATAAAAGACCCAAGTATCTCTCCGTTTGAAAATAATTATGTACATAGAATAAATAGAAAAGATATTTTATCAGAGGAGACCTTAAAAAATCCAAAATCTTTCTTAAACAATATTAAGCGTAAATGTTTCTATAATTCTGCTCTTAGGCCAAAAATAATAGAGAAGATCAAGGAATATCAGCGCCCAGGCACAATGCGATTACATACATTGAATGATAAACTATCAGATGATATTGAATATATAACACCTCAATTTACTGAGGATGAATGCAAACAATGGGCAAATAATCATACAATAAATCCGCGAACAAACTTAAAAATACCAATATCTGGCAAAGTGTATATTGAATTATTGTATACAGCAATACAATATGGATTACCAACTCCTTCTATTTTAGATACTGAGCCTACTAATAAATATGATAAAACATTGTATAAAGTTGCAAATAAAATTATTAAAAGTGTTTTGCACCGTTTAGAGTTTATGAAGCAAAACGATGAATATTTTCTCAATCACGATGTAGGGTCTTTTGATAGGAAGTTAAAAATTGAATCACCTACAACACCGGGACGCAGAGCGGCTCGTGTAGCTGCTGTGGCTGCAGCAAAACCGAATAACACATTTGATATATCAACATCGTCTTCATCATATAAAAGTATGAACTCAGCAGAGAGAAGACAATTACGGGATATAGAATTAGAAAAGAAGGAAGAAAAAAATTTAGTAGCAGAACATAAATATAAAAAAGGGCAACTGCCAAAAAAAGAGGTTAATAAAACTATTTTTACGGCTTTCAGGAAGTTTCTTGATGATCTTCAAGCAGAGGTTATGAAAGAGGAACTAATAAAAAATATTTTAAAAGATGCTAATGAAGGCGATAAAGCTCGTTTAATAGATCGTGTCCATTCTTATATAAATAGGATTAATCACAATTCATCATTTATACAAACAATATTAAAAGAGAAAGATTTAGATACTATTGAAGGTATAATTCGTAATTTTATTAATAATATCTACGCGCAGCTTTTAGATCCATTATTCATATATTCAAGAGATATGGAGATAGTCTGCTTAACATATATTAATAGAATAAGAGAATACAGGAATATTGAATTAATAAAAGGGATAACAAAGGTATTATTTGCTTATATTGTTGATAAACATAGTTTTGTTGGAGATATGTATATTAATAAATATTTTCGTTATATTGTAGATGATATAATACCTCGCGATTTTGTTTCAAAGAGAGAAATAGATGTTAGGGTAATTACAGGTACACATATAACTGCTAATAGCAATTATCAAAACTACTATTATAAAGTGTTAATACCGGCAAGTGAAGAACAGAAAAGAGTACGATTACCTGAAGGAAGAGGATTATTGATTGGGAAAGAATTAACTAATGTGATAGACGCATTAGAAGATAGATATTTTAGTACTTATCCAGAAGATAGAGTTATAACTGACGATAATCCTCTAAATGGTTTCACTTATGAAGAATGCAAAGATTGGGTAATGATACCTATTATTAACCCGCGTACATTTAAAAAGATTTTAATAGACTCGCCTATCTACAATCGCCTATTATGTATGAGCTATCAATATGATACAAATTTGATACCAAGAATGTTAACCTCGCGTGGTTGCAAAATTTTAGAAGCTTTGGAGGAGGTCATTAATGATATATTGAAAGATGAGAGAAAAATGCCACAATCAAGAATCCAGTTAGAGGAGTATATTAAAGAAAAGGAAGCGCAATTTGCGAAAGAAAAGGGAAAGAAGGATTTAGTTCCTAATCCTAATAATGTGATAGGATTAAAATGGAAAAATATAGGTATCAAGCAACCAAAAGCGGGTATTGAAATTATTAATAAGAAATTAATAGAAGCATTTGCAAAATCTAAAAGTCCTAATTCTGTATTACCTTTTTATGTTTTTTTTAGCGAGGAAGACTTTGCAAAGTTTGGTATTACAGATATTACAAAGAAAAGTTATGTTAATATTGCAACATATTATGTGCCAGTGGATGATAGGAGATCCAGAAGCACACGAAGAGCAAGAAGTAGGCAAGGCGTGCAGAGCGTGCCTGTAAATAAGATTGGATTAAAATGGAAAAAGGTTAATATAGAAGCAATAAAAGGTGTTGAAATTAAAAATAAAAAACTAACAGATGTTTTCTTAAAATCTAAAAGTTCTGATGGCAAATTACCTACTAATATTTTATTTACAGAGGAAGATTTAGCAAAGTTTGGTATTACCACGATTGCAAAGAAAAGTTATATTAAAATTCCAAATTATTATGCACCAGTTGTTGAGAAGAGAGCAAGCAATAGCAATATAAAGCCAAAATCAAATACCGATGCTGTTATTAGTAAGCGACATAGAAACCATTCTATTAATAAATACTATACTGTAGGGGATTGCTTGCGGTGGGCGCAGCAACCAAATAGAGATCCTAAGCAACCGGATAAGATATTTGAAACAGATGGCAAAGAATATAATGTGATTTTTGAGCAAGCATTATTACACGATTATAATATTATGCCTTTAAATATTACTTCTAAGGGAATAAAGTTTAGGAACTTAATATTTAAGACTAAAAATAAATTTTTAACAATTGCCAAAAATTTAAAGCTTCCAACAAGTAGAAATGCTACTATATCAGTGATTAATACGAAGGTTTGTAATGCTATTAAGCTCATATATGATGATGAATCTAATGAAGAGGGTAAAAAATATAAGAAATTCAAAGATAAGATGATTGAAAAATGCGAGCAATATAATAAAAAACCAGCTATGTGTATTGAGTATATTAAAGGAAGGATTAAAGATTACTTTCTGCCTGATGAGACACACGCTATTCAATATACAATAAATTATTATCAAGAGAGTGCTCTTGCATCGCTTTTAATAAAATATGATGCAATAAAGGGAAAATTATATAATGAGGAACTCAGAGATATATTTATACACGATTTTAATAAATTTTATGTATATATATATGAGATTGACGATGAATTGAACGAACACCAGAAGGATGCAATAGATGCTGGCGGACCAAAGCGTGAATTTTTCACAAAGCTATTTGAAGAGCTTTTTTGCGATGACAAACATCATACAAGACCTTTCATTTGTCCTCCAGGTATTATTGGAGGTAAATACTATATAAATCCCAACTTTGAACCCGATGAAAACTTTAGAAAAGTAATAAATGCATATACGCAAAATATTAACTCAGGTATTACGCAATTTACTACAGAGAGAGATTATGAATATATATATTATGTTATAGGAAAGCTATTATGTCTTACAGTTTATAATGAAATTATTGGGTTACCCAAGCAGTTGTCCAATTATATATTAAATGGGCTTATAAATCAGCCGAGCGAGTTAGATTATTATGATTTGCTGTATTTTTACTTAAAGGAGTTTGAAAACACAGTACCTTTAATAAATATGATTAGCAGTAGCCAAATAAACTCCATAGAAGGTCTTGACTTATCATTTAATGATCTATATGTTATTAGCAAAACAGGAGGCGCTGATGGTGTAAAAATAACTAAGGAGAATTATATTAAGTTTCTTCAACAGCAAGCAAATCATATTATAACAAGGAACTTTTTAGGAAAAGGAGAAGTCAATTCGGGGAAAAATATGAAGAAGAGATATGCATCTTTGTTTGCAGGGTTTAGTAATGAAATGAGAAAATTTTTTTATAGAGAAAAGGTTTCTATTGAGCAGGTAAGTCTTTTAATTACAAATGTGCAGTTAACTCAAGCAATTTTACGAGAATTTGCAAATAAGATTATTCTTAAAATAGAAGTAAGCACTTCGGGCGATGAGAATGATATTGAATACAGGATGACTCAAGAAGAAAAGCGTGAAAAAGAGATTGAGATGAAGGGATATATAAGCAATATTATTATACAACCAAGACAAGGAGTTTCAGTAAAAGACCACTATGAGTTTATTAAAGATTTACTAAGATTTTGGAGTGCTCTAAATTATTATAATAAAAATGCTGAATATAAAATATTTTATAAATATGGATGGAATATAAATGTAGAGAATTTACCTGGAGCACATACCTGTTTTAATATTTTAGATATTTTTGGGTTTCCAGCGGATACTCCAGATAAAATATACACACCTGAAATGAAGGAAGAATTTATATATAAAAAATTATTATTAGCAGTCGGTGAGCAAGAAATGGAATTACAATAAATATATAAAAATATATGTAGATATATAGATATATAAGTAAGAATAAGAAATATGCAAATCTTTGTAAAAACTTTGACAGGCAAAACAATTACGCTTGAAGTGGAAAGCTCAGACACTATTGATACGATTAAATCTAAAATTCAAGATAAAGAGGGTATCCCGCCAGATCAGCAGCGCCTAATTTTTGCTGGAAAGCAATTAGAAGACGGGCGAACATTAGCAGATTACAATATACAAAAGGAGAGCACGCTTCATTTAGTTTTACGACTTCGCGGAGGAAAATAAATAAAAATTGATAGCTATAGATTATTTATTATCTCAATATTAGAATGGAAAACGCATATTATTTCAGCCAAGGCAGATTAGTCCCCAATAACAATGATACATACAATAAATTTGTTGATGCAAATAATGCCAGATATATTAAAAATGAAGATAATGACATAGAGATGGGAGGAACTAATAATACAGCAAATACTAAGGATACAAAGGATATATGGTATAATTTATCCTTGTTTAGACCTCGTAAGTTTCAAATATTTAGCGCGAGCATTTTGCGATATAGATAATATATAATTATTTTAGATACTGTTCATATAATAAATCTAACATTTCTGTAATATTTACAAATTTCTCTTTCAATAGACCATTGTCAGAAAGTATATCATAAGCTTTATTTTCTTGAAGTTCGTGTTCTTCATTAAAATATACTCCATCATCATCTGCATAAATAGCGTATAAATAGCTTAGCACTACTCTGTCATCTACAGCCTTCTTTATTTTTTTATTGAAATACTTAATGACATTGTAGCAGGTTTTATGAAATAGCTTAGAATTATCAATACTAATATTCGCAGACCCTTCGCCACCTATTAAATTATAATATTTTTGAATTGTATCATTAAATTCATTGTTAAAACTGAATATATATATCATTTTAAATATATTTAACTGAATAAAACCTCTGTTAAATAAATTCCATATACTTGCATATTGCTCCTTATCGTAATCATATATATTATAATATGTATTATCGTCAATATCAATACCATTACCGGTACTGCCACCGCCATCAAAGTCATCATCTGTATTATCTTTCAAAATATTATCGTCAATTGTAGCATAGTGCTTGAATATCCACAAAGTTTCATTTAATGTCAAATTAGACGAATAAATATTAACATCAAATCTATAAAAATCTGGCTCAGCATCATTTGACTGATTATTGCTTTCGCTCATAAATATTTCATCTCTTGGTATATTTAATATATAGGGGGTTTTGTCATCAACAGTAATACCTTTATAATCTTCACATAATATGTCGGTATCAAAATCGCCCCATTCAAAATTATTTAATGATTCTCCGTAAATACCAAAATTAACTGTAGAGATATAATTGAAGTAATATGTTTGATACCCCAAGTAATATAGGAATTTAGATAGTTTTTTGTCATTTAGAAATGTTTTTATAATGTTCGTAATAAAGTTTTTTTCTAAATATATATATACTTGTTTCATATGGTCGTCGCATATAATGTTATTAATCTTTACTACAATATCATCAGGAAATCGGCTATTGCAAGAGTCTAATAATAACGGCTTCATTGCTTGCATATTACTCTGCACTTTTTAATTCCTATTATTTGTATATTATATATATTATATCATTTTTTATTGATGATGCACGCAAATAGTATTGCTTGGTATAAAAATAATAGTATTAGATTTCGGTTGTTGGTGGGTCAAACTTTGTATTAGGGAAAGCATTGTAAAATCCGTCATTTTCCAAAAAATCCAATTTCTTAAAGGAACAATTAAGATTTTTCTGTTCATTGATCTTGATACAGCATTCGTTGATATTTCTTAGCAAATTCTTCATATCATCGCTAAGCTCCTTCATTGTAATTTATGAAAATATATATTATATATATGGCTAATCTCTTATATATATTTTTAAATTATTAGATTATTTCGCGATGCATTTGGGTGTGTTTATTTTCTATTATTATATATATCCTAATATTATAATATTATAACAATACAATTCCTATACAAAATATGAATTGTATATTTTGCTGCGTGTTCAATCAAGAACAATATGTTGATATGTTTTTTCTTCTTTTAGAAAGTTTATTTATTTACGGGGATTTAGGCTTTGATACAAATATATTAGTTTATACATCTACGCATTTTATGAAAATAATTAAGCAAAGCCACTTATTTGATAATGAAAAGGTTAAGTTTGAAATAAATGACACCTATGATAATATTGATAAGGCTTGCAAAGCCAGATTAGACCTATTTAATATGCCGTCTATAACAAATTACAGCAAGATACTTTATTTAGATACTGATATTTTAATAAAGGATGATATCAATAAGGTTTTTAATGTTTGCAAAGAAGACCTTCTATATGTATTGGAAGAAGGAGGGATTGATAGTGATACTGATTTTTGGGGTAAGTCATTATTCGGCAATGAAATAGATAATTATAATGACAAGACCGCTTTTACAAGTGGTATATTATTATTTAATAATTGCGAAAAAATGAGGAATCTATTCATTAAAATTAATGAAGATATTATTAACAGACCTCATAATTTTGCTTGCTTTGATCAGCCTTATATCATATATAATGCTTTTAAATATAATTTATATAATAACAAGGAATTAATTTCATTTGCAGTGAATAATAATAAAAATATTCATAGTAATTATATAATACACCACTTCCCTGGAGGCCCTGGAGTATATCAACATAAAATAGTTGCTATGACAAATTTTTTAAATAATATAAAAGATTTTACTATAAATGCAAATATTAAAAAAGCGAAGGAATATATTAATGCATACCTATTGCCAATAATTTATGATTGCGGCGAAAGATTGGAGGGGAACATTTTTATGCTACATAATACAACTGAATATACTGATGTGTATCTAAATAAAACTAAAAATATTAGCAATATATTGCTAAATAAAAATATAAAAAATGTTATGGAAATTGGTTTTAATTCTGGATTCTCTACATTATTGATGCTTATAACTAACCCAAATGCCTGTGTATCTTGCTTTGATTTAGGAGAGCATAAGTATACATTACCTTGTTATAACAAAATGAAAGAAACATTTGGAAACAGAATAAATATAACAATTGGAGATAGTATGCGTACCTTATCAAGCGTAAATGAACCTTACGATTTAATACATATAGACGGAGGACATTCTACAGAGGTTGCTCAAAGTGATATTATAAATGCATATAGATTATCTAAACAGGCAACAGTATTAATTATGGATGACTACGACTTTCCTAACTTACATACTTTATGGAATGATCATATTAGAAAATATAACTTGAAAAATTTAGATATATGTATATATGATACGCCTCATCACGATATCAAATGTGTAAGAACTGAAAGGATAAATTTGTAATAATTTAATGATAAAATAATAAAAATTGATTAGATTGATTAAAAAAATAATCAATAAAGTAAGTAATAAAATGATCTACGGCAACAAGATCAGCTATCGCGCCTTCTCCTCGTTCTCTAATAAGTGCGAAGATTTTGAGGATATCAATAAAATCCCTCGTGAATTAAAGAGGTTGGATAATAATGCTCTTAATAATAAAAAACTCGCCCTTAAATTGAAGGATAGACGCCTTGCCTATAAGAATAGGCGCAGTATCAACAAGGATTGGAAGGACTTTAATAATAACTTCTAAGTAAGGTAATAATATAAATAAGGTATCAAGGTAATATAAATAAGGTATCAAGGTAATATAAATAAGGTATCAAGGTAATATATAAATAAGATAAGGTATCAAAGATGTAAATTAGATGTAAATTATATATGTTTTTTATATTTTTTATATAATAATATTATATGTATGAAGATATAATATGAGTTATTTGAATATGATACCACACGATATATACACGCAAATATATAAATATGTATATAGTGATTGTATGAAAGATCTTGTTATCACTATAAATAATAAGAGAAACAACAAGTACATGGATAAGTTTATTAAGAATATAATTAATGACGAAAACCGATTATACTATACATCACTTGATATCTTTAATCTCATATCTTTAGGGATTATTAAGAATTACGAAGATTGTGAAAAGTATTACGAAAGTGATACAGGAGAGCTGGAGGAATTATATTATTTATCTGCAATAAATGTGAGTAATTTTGTGAAACATCACTATAAAATTCTTATTACAGAACTTCCTGATTATTTAAAGGACGCTCACTGCATTAAATTGAAACTATCTAATATTGATATATTACTCGGTTTTGATATAGATAATATGGATGATATTGTATATGCTCCCTTATATTATTTATTAAAGGATGAACTAAAAACCTGGCTTGAACTGATATATTATACAAATAAACTTTTTAATGAATATTTATTTGTGCATAACCTGGGATTGAATACTAATTTTTTTACATTACATAAATTTGATACAATTATTGAGAATGGTTTTACAGTTATAGTTCCATATTTTGAGGAACATACTATATAAATATAATGTATATTATTATATTACATATCAATATAATAATGTATAATAGTTTATACTATATATTCACAAAAGATTATAATGATGATTATAGTAATAGCGCGCTTTATCTAAAAGAGCGAAATAGCAAATTGAAAATCTTGAATAACAGCAAGGATAGGGAACTTAAATTTTTGAAGAACAAATATGATGCATTAATTCGGCGTTATAACGAAATTGAATGGAAATACAATGAGCTGTTATTGAATACCCATTATAACAAAGAATACTATAATAAGTTAGAGATTAAATATAACATATTATTGAAAAAAAATAGTGTATGCTTAGATAATATGGGTGATATCCAATGTCTATACATAAACGATGATTATGAACATATATAAAATCTAAAAACTAAAAAACATATAAAAATATACTTCACATATAACTATAAAACCACAAAGATGAAATTAGATTGTGTATTAACAGCCGTAAATGAAAATCCCCTATATTTGGAGTTCATCCCGATATTTATTAAAACCTGGAATAAGTTATATCCAGGTATTGATGTTAAAATTTTATTAATAGCAAAAGCGATTCCTGAGGAATACAAGATTTATGCTGATAATATAATTTTGTTTGAACCTATTGAGAATGTGCTAACAAGTTTTACATCGCAATTTATTCGTTTGCTATATCCTTGCTTATTTAACTATGAAAATGCGGTGCTTATTACTGATATGGATATTTTGCCAATGAACAACACTTATTATACAGAGTATATTAAGGAATATGAAAATAGCAAATTCATATATTACAGGGAAGATCATTGTTTTATTTATAAGCAACTTGCTATGTGCTATAATGCGGCGACGCCAAAAGTATGGAAAGAGATTTTTGAGATAGATACTATTGACGATATTAGGGATATGCTTGTAAATATATCGCGAAACAATATAATTGAAGAGGGGCACGGAAAGACTGGTTGGTTTATTGACCAAATTACTTTGTATAAGAAGGTGATGGAATGGAATAATAAAACGAACAATCTAATATGTTTAAAAGAAGCAGAAACAAAATTTAATAGATTAGACAGGAATACTTTTAGAATGACATATGAATTACAAAAAGCAATTCACGAAGGCGTTTTTACAGATTATCATTGCTATAGACCGATGAGTGATTATAGAGACCTTAACAATCATATTTATGATTTGCTTCCTACGACATAAAGATTAAATATTTTATAATATCCAAAGATGTCTTTGGCAAATTATAAAAGTGTGTGTATTGAAAAATATAAGCTTGCAAATCCTGATAAAGTAATACCTTCAAATATGGGATGTAAATGGACTGACGCCGAGGAACAGACGCTATTAGAAAATATAAAACACAATATAGGAATTGAAGAGATCGCAAAAAAACACGGTAGGACGCAAGGAGCAATTACTGCGCGCCTTGAAGTAATTGCAATAAGGTTATATAATGATAATATGTTTGATATAGAGCATATTGAAGATTTAACGGGGTTAAGCGAAAAAACTATAAAAGACGCTATTGATAAGAAGAGCAAGAATGAAATAAAGTTTCCAACATATAATAATGACAGCGAAATTATAAACTTGAAAAAAGATCTACAAAAATGCAATGAAGAAATAAGAGAATTAAAGGCAAATGTAAAAAAATTATTAGAATTGGAAAGTCGCAATAAAAGAGATGACATTGATGACTTGAAGAAACAAATACAGAATATGTTAGATATAACTAATATAAAGAATGATATTACAGAGTTGAAGAGAGTTGCTAATATTACATTATAGCGCTATGCGGCTATGCTGCTATGCTGCTATGCTGCTATGCTGCTTCGCGGCTACACAGTTTTATTTTTTATATACCATCGCGTAACAATGCAAATCGCGAGTATATCTGTAAAAACTTCAATTAAAAACATATCAATTTGCGCGAGTAGCATATGAATATATATGAGCCAATCAAACCACGAATATATAGTATTTGTTATAGAGATTTCATATTGACGAGGAATGTATTTGTGGTCTTCTTCGCAACTGCTGATGTCTGCTACGCCTATTTCTATATCTGTAGCCATTGCTATGCGAGTATCGTGAGCTGAGTGAGCTATACGTGTTGCTATAGGAGCTGTATGTGTGTACGGAGCTGTATGTGTGTGTGGTGTGAGAGGCGCAAGCGGTGCATTAACATTTTGAACATTTAGAGTAATCCAAGGAGTTATAATGTTTTGGTCAAGGTTTCGTATTACAGTGTTTATTATAGCATATATAACAATGCCAGCGTATTTTTCAGGAGTATCTATAGAGAAGCCTAAAATAACCAAGTCGTGCTGAGGACCAAAACGGTAGAATGAAGCATTATTAGAATAGTGCGTGACAAAATAAGTCAATAATATAGATATAACGGATATCCATCCAGCAATAATACGTGATACTATTATGGGACTCATTATTATGCTGGTAAAAAAGATAAGTTTATTATCAGTTTTTATATAAATATATATTACATAAATATATATTACATAAATATATAATTACAATGACTTTATTTAGAAAGAATTATTTTTATGAATTACCTGAAGATATACAAAATACCATATATAAACTCATATTTGATAGATGTGTTTGTGATATACAAAATGATAAAAATATTAAATATATAGACAGGCTATATAGAACTACAAATAATCCAAATAATACTTGCATTTATTCTATAATACCTAAAGGGCTGTTTGGTGGTGATATTGAAAAAGAATATAAATATAAACGCGTTGCCGCATTAGAAGATTATAGAAATAATAAAATGAATGAGATGATATATTTAGATCGCGAGCATCTAATTACAAAGCTTTGTGAAATAGATATTTATACTATAAGTTATTTCGTGCATCCTCTTTTAGCTGCAAGCAAGACTTTCAAAAAATACTTAACAATTCGTATAAATTTAAGCGGATATTATGATAAAAATGTAATAAAATATATCAAAGTAGCAGAGGATAGAATTGAAATAACATTTATTCGCAAATTAAAATGCAATGCTGATACATATTATAATGTGCTTGTAGGTTATAACATATTATATAATTGTTTAAGTATCATATTATATAGCGAAGAGAATATTACAAAATATGTTAAATTCATAGAGTTATTTAGATGGTTTGAAAGAAACAATAATTTCAAAGGCTGTAATATAGATAATTGCAAAATATTCCCACTATTTGAAGAAACTAAAAAATGATTTCTAAATTATTAGATATATTAGATATATTAGATATATGAGTAGCCGCAACGGATATATTTATTGCATATCCTATAACATTCCACAAGAAGAGCGTAAAAAATATGGCAGATATAATGAAATTATGAATGCATCTGGGTGCGAGGAATATAAGCGTTATTATATAGGCGCAAGCCATTCCCTACCTTTCTATATACTGATAAAACGAAATAATGACTTAATATACCCTCCGTTGCCTCCACATCTAAGACCCGATCAATACAAGTGTTTATTTGCTAAATATGTGAAAGATTTGGCAAATGAGAAAGCAAAGCTTGATAAGTTATTGCATAGTAAGTGTTTTACAATAATGAACGCGGAGCAGCAGAAGATGCTTCACCCAGAACATAAAAAGGGCGAGTTTGTAGAAATGGAAACTACCGAAAATTATAAATGGCATAGACCTTGGAGCGATCACGGATTCCTACCATCTATGATATCACTTGAATATATCATATCATTATTTGATTTATCTATAGGCGATTACATAGATATAGACATAGACAATATAAATGATAATGCAAAAGAATACGAAGAATATGTTATTTGCGAAAGGATTGAAGAGGCATTTCGCGAGTTAGACAAGAATACAGAAGCAGCTAAAGCGGCTAAAGCAGCTAAAGCAGCTAAAGCAGCTAAAGCGGATTAACAAAGTTAACCGTTATGACAATCACAAGGAAAGTATAAATAAATAGTATTGATTTAATATATCTATATGTATCATTTAAATCCCGCATATCATCATAATTACATATTATTTCGCATCTGTTAAAAAGTTCCTTAAGTCCCCTATATCCCTGTAAATCAATAATGACATCATCTAACTTAGCACTTAATTTTCTATATTCGCCTTCTCTACGCCTTAAATCCATAAATAATTTATTTGTCCTCTCTTCATATCTACTCACAATATTGTTAATTTTTTTATCATATTTTTCATTATAATAATAGTAATCATTAGATATTTTAATAATATCTTCTTCCATATTTGCAATATATTTTTGAAAATCTCGGTTATTATAAATTTTAGTTCGTGAGTTTATTGATGTTAGGGATGTTAGCGATGTAAATGAGCCCGATGAACAGCGTCTCATTGTATTATTTTGTCATATGATATTGGTATCCTTATATATCAATTTTTATGTTAAGCATCGCTATACGCTGCTATGATATTTTCTCTTATTTTATTTACAATTCTTTTTTCAGGATAATAATGATAATAAAATTTATTAGTATTAAATATTAGACGCCATAATTTATATACATAATTACATTTGCATATAAATATCAAGCCTGATACATTAGGACACAAATTTTTGCATAGATATCTAAGTTCCTCCTCCATATCTATGCAATATATATATTTGGTTTTTTCATAAATTTCATAAATGGTCTTTGAATTTTTTATACTATTTAAAAATACCTTGTATAATTCAGGAATTACTAAAACACTCATTTTATCACTATAGAAGGTATGTAGTGTTTTAGTGCCATCTCTTGAAAAATGTTCATCATAATACTTAATAACGAAGGATAAATCAACAAAAGTTTCAAAATCTATACTATATATATTGCTATTTATACTATCAATAATGCGAGTATCTGTTGCTATATTATTATAAATGCTGGTATTATTTAGAAATATATCATCATATTCGCAAGGTGATAATATAATATACTGATCTAAAATATTCGTATAATCATATAAAAAATCCTTCATTAAATAATTATGAATATTTGATTTATATTTATAGGAATGCTTTATGCCATTACGACAATAATTATAGATTGTAAACTTTTCCATAATTCGTTTGTTAATTAATACCGAAAAAGTTGAAAGGGTTTCCTTCGTCTTATAGTGATTATTAAAGATACAAAGATTATCGCTATCATTTAGAACAGCTACAAGATTACTAATATTTAGCTCAGTAATTCCTGTGAATCCATTGTTTATTGAGTAATAGACATCGCTTCTAATATTATTATAAAATCTCAAATATATGTATTTTTTATAATTGAAAGATTGTATAAAATCATCAAGATAAAAGTGGATTAACTCGTAATAATCACCATTTGCGTTATTATATGCATCAATATCTTCGCATATACTTTCAACTTTTAGAGATTTTTCATATTCATAGCTCGCTATGTAATTATTGTAATCTTCTAAAACTTCTTCTTGATTCTTTATATTTTTTCTTATATCAAGATGCTCCTTTATAACATTTTGTTTTATATCATCAGCTATATTATTATAATATATTGACATTACTGACATTTAATATATATTACACAAAATATTTATATATAAAAAATGATATATTAGTATGTTATTATAAGGGAACTTAAAGTAATCAAACAATGAAATCTCTTATTATTGTTGAAAGTTTTACAAAGACCAAAACAATCAAAAAGTATTTAGGAGATGCTGATGTGGTCGTTTCATTTTCGTGTGGACATATCTATAATTTGCCAAAAGATAGTTTAGGTTTTGATACAGATACTTGGAATATAAATTATATTCCTACAAATCCCAAGATAATTAACAATATTAGAGAGCTGGCGCAAAATGCTGACATTATATATTTAGCTGCAGACCCTGATTTAGAAGGCGAAGCAATTGCTCACAGTCTTAAAAAGTGTCTTGGTAATATCATTAAGGATAAGATATGTCATCGCATTACATTTAATGAGATTACTAAAAATGCTATTATAAATGCTATAGAAAATCCAAGGACTATAGATATTGACAAAGTTAACGCTCAAGAAACGAGGCGAATTGTTGATAGACTAATAGGATACAAGGTATCACCTGTATTATGGAGTAAGTTTAATAAAAATTATCTAAGTGCAGGAAGAGTTCAAATCGCTGGGCTTATTATATGCATTAATCAAAGAACTCGCATTATTGAAAAAGAGATTTTGCCATATTGGACAATAGATTGCAAGTTTTCCATTGAAAAAGACCAGTTAATTACTGGAACATTAAATATATGTACAGATGAAACCAGCAAATTAATAGAATATAAAATAAGGGATGTCAATATTGTCAAAGATATTTTAAATAATTTAAGTATCAATACTAAATATAAAGTAAGTTATGAAACAAAGCTTAGGAATGTTAGCCCGTCGCCGCCATACACCACCACGACATTACAGCAAGATGCCTATAATAAATGTAGGTTTAACTCAAAGACCACTATGAAATTGGCACAGGATTTATATGAACACGGACATATTACTTATATGAGAACGGATTCAACAAGTATAGCTGAAGATGCCAAGAAAATGATATTATCATATATTAAAGAAACTTATGATACACCATCGTCGCCTTCATTTGCCAAATATAGGACTTATAAAACAAAGGTAGCGAATGCACAAGAAGCACACGAAGCTGTTAGGATAACAAATCCAAAATATAAAACTGTATCATTTGAAGGATATACTAAAAGTCACGAAAAGTTATATGAGCTTATATGGAATAGAACTGTCGCTTCACTAATGGCTGATGCTGTTTATATTGATGCATTCATTTCATTTAATGCATTCAATAATATCTTCTGTGCTACTAAGTCATTTTTAAAAGAATTAGGATTCAACATATTATTTGATGCTACTATTGAAAACCCTGAAGATTTTCTAAATATTATTAAAAAAAATAATTTTACAGCAATATCCAAAGAATACTCTTCGCAAGGTACAATAGATAATATACCTTCACTTTATAATGAAGTTCAGTTAATTAAGGAATTGGAGAAAGAAGGTATAGGAAGACCATCAACATATTCGTCTATTATTGACAAGCTGCTGGAGAAGAAATATGTTGAAATAGGAACAAATCCGCAGCAAGAATACGAAATTGAATGTTTTAAGAAGAAAAAGGATCTTGTTATATCTACTAAGAAAATTAATCTTGGAGGAAAGCAAAAAGATCTTCTCGTGCCTACAGAGTTAGGCTTAGATGTTATTAAATATATTTATGAAATATTTCCTTACTTATGTGATTTAAAATTCACTTCAAAAATGGAAGATGAATTAGATAAAATTATAAATGCAAGTATTACTAAAGATGTTATCTTAAATGAACTATACAATAAAATTAAATTATCAATAGATACTGTGGATGCTGCAGATGCTGCAGATGTTTCTGGTGTAAAATCTGGAGGTAGCAGCGGTAGCAAAGAGAAGAAAACAGGAATTCTAACAACACGTTTTGGAACTTGCTATTATAGCAAAGAATTGGATAAGTATACTAATATTGAACCCTATCTCAAATGGAAAAATTTAACAAAGGAGGAAATAACAGATAAGGATATTAAATTTATAAGTTCTCTGCCAAAACCAGTAGAGTATTTAGGAAAAAAATATGATTTACATTTAGGCAAATATGGAATTTATTTAAAAGATAAAAAAAATAATAATCATAAGTTAGATAAGAAGTTATGGGATAGTTATTGTTAGCGATAGCGGCTATCGTCTCTAATCATAAGCAGACATCCCTTTCTTACCATTATTATACCAAGCTAATATATATTTATCTGCAAAATTGGGATGTACAGTGTCATTATGATAATCAAGATCAATACAATTATCAATCATCGTATTACATTTTTTACAATGCCATTTTAAATTACTATTCATACTATTCATACTATTCATACTATTCATTTTATATATTATATCTATTTAGATATCAATTTTTTATTTATATCTATTTTTTTGATTTTAGGTTTTTATTAAGCTTATTAAGTTCAAAAGCAATATTTGATAGCGATGTAGCAATTGAAACTCCATATTCATCCGTAAAGAAGTTATTAAATACATTATATAGATCATCTGCAGTCAAACCTTGCTCTCCTGCATACTCTTCTTCTTCATCTTCTTCTTCATCTTCTTCATCTTCTTCATCATCATCTTCGTCATCTTCATCATCCTCATCGTCTTCATCATCATCATCTTCATCGTCGTCATTATCGTCATCATCATCTTCGGCATCATTCTTAGTTTCTTCAATATTTTCAATATTCTTGATGACATCTTCGTCTTTAGTGTCGGTTTCATTTTCATCACACTCCTTGATATATACATTATCTTCTTCTTTGATAGTACATCTGGAAGATTTCTTATTCTTTTTAATTTTAGACATTTTCTGCATTCCCTGCATCCCTTGCATACCCTGCATACTGCTTAAAAATGCCATTATATCAATATTATCCTTGTTCATATCTTCGTATCTTCCTATCTTATATATTAATAATATTTCTTATATATTTTTTTATAAGTTATTATATTAAGAGATTGATAATGATTAATTATTTCCTATATATTACAGGGTTTTTAATTGGCGTCTTAATAATATTAATGCTTATAACTGACAGAGGCGACTTAAAAAACCTATTTAATAATACAAAGGAATACTTTGACAATGGCACAGGTACAGCAGAAAAAGATGCCAAAAAATATATAGAAACTGAAATAGTAAAGGTAGCTGAGGTTGCTCCTGTTTTAAGAGAGGTTATTATATCACCTGATACTATTAGTACAGAGATAGTAAGCTCTGCATTGACTAATACTGAAATAATAGATAATTATAATTTTAATAAATTATTGAAAAAGCGAGAGATGCGCATATTGATATCTTCTTATAACAATGATAATATTAATAATTTAGATTGGAGTACAGATAACAAGAGCTACAATAATAATGCCAGCGTTAAATTAAGCAGTAATGATATTGTAAAGGAATTCAATAATCTAAATCCCTTTGTAAATGGATATAATATACATAATGTTAGCATAGAAGGACCTGCAAATGCTGTAATTTATGAGAAGGAGAAGAGCATAAGTAAATGTTCTATTTTATTTATGTTTATGCACAAGAAGTTTCATAGTAATGTTAATAATTTATTTATAATTTATGGTATTGATAACAAAAATATTGTGATTAATATTAAAGACAATGAGTTCAATAACAATAATTACTATAATGTTAATAACGATATTAATGATAATAGTGATTTGAACGGGGTGTACGACAAAAATGACATAAATAAAAGCATTAATTTATTGAATAACTATCATTACTATGAAAATTATGACATATTATCAAACAAGGCGAAGGAGCAGAAATCTTACAAACTCTCTTATTTTGAAAAATTATATACTGTTGAAATAATAATAGACGACAGTGTATATAATATTAACGATATAAATATGGAGACGCTAAAGAAAGATATAACATTTTTTGGTCTAATAATGAATAAAGAAGATGTAGTATTTCATTTAAATAATACGAAATATGAATTTAAAAGAAATACTGACAGAGAAATTAAGATTGACAAGAAACCTTTTGTTATTAATAAAAATAAAACTTGCGAGATTGTTCTATATAGTTTTGCATACTTTAATGAAGCAATAAGCGACAAGGATTTGAAAACTTTCAAACTATATAATAAATATAAATTATATGGAATTCATAATAGCAAGGAAGAGGAAACTCCAATACAACCAACAATTACGCCTCGCGAGATGAGCAATGCAAAGATTGTTATCCCTGGCGTTTTGCCAATGGGCGATGTAAGCGATACAGAGATCGCCAAAACAATTATAAATGAAGCACCTACAAACAGTATTACAAATATTACAAAGATTTAATATTGTATATAAACCTAAAATACATTTATATTTTATAATGATTAAAGCTGCAATATTTATTTTAACACAAAACACCATAGAGAGGAGAGTATATTTGAAAACAGGCTTATATTTCCTTTTTAAAAACTTTAATGCTAAATATAAATATCCTGTAATTATACTTCACGAAGGAGATTATACTGAAGAGGCGAAGAATGAGATTATTATGGGAATACGAAGCGAATGCCGTAATTTAGTTAAGTTCCAGCAAATAGACGAAGAAGATTTTTGTATTCCCTCGCATATTGACACAGCAAAGATGAACAGTATTATTGACCTTCGCGTAGTCCCTTACTGGCGAAATCAAAAATATCGTTCTATGTGCTATTTTTGGATGAAAAACTTCTATAAATATACAAAGGATTATAATTATGTAATGCGTCTGGATGATGATAGTATTATTGAAGAGCCAATAAAATATGATTTATTTGAATTAATGAGAGACAAGGATTATACATATTTATCTAACATAATCCACCTTGACTGTAGCCTTTGCAATTATGGAATGAAAGACTTCTTCCTAAAACATTACGAAGATAATAAAGATAAGAAGGAGAAAATTAATGAGTTATTTATGGATCATACGCTAACAAGTGATAATGCATACTTTGAAAATTTCAAGAAACTTTATAAAAATCTTCGTAATGAAGAATATGTTGGTAACTCTGTAGAACTAAGTATGCCATTTATGTATTATAATAATTTCAATATTATCAATGTAGATATTTGGAATACACCAGAAATACAAGATATGGTAAATAAGATAGATGAACAGGGCTATATATTTTATTGTAGATGGGGAGACGCCCCTTTGCAAACAATTATATTATCCCTTTATGATAGCAATAGGATAAGTAAAGTAAATTTCAAATATAGCAAAAGACTACAGCGTGAAGCATTTAAAGATGATGCGGGATCTCTTCATTCTTTTATGCCAAACGATTATGAAAATAATAGCTGTGTGGTTAAGAATGCTGAAAAAGCCGACAAAGATAAAAAATAAGTCGTAATAGGTAGTTAATAGGTAGTTAATAGGTAGTTAATAGGTAGTTAATAGGTAGTTAATAGGTAGTTAATAGGTAGTTAATAGGTAGTTAATAGGTCGTAATAGGTAGTTTATAGATTGTTAATCAATCTCGGTAATAGTATCATTCATTTTTGTGTCATTTCCTGATACTGCAGAAGTATTTACGATTTCAGTTTCATAGAAATAATAGAAGGATTTTAATTGTGATAGCATTGTATATATATTTATGTGTATTTATATGTTTATATATTTTTTTAGTAAATTAGTAAAATTGATTATATAAATGATATTTATATATTCATATATAATAAAATGAACTTTAATATTACTGAAATCAATAATGATCCAATGGGATTTATTAAAAAACACAAAAAGAATGAAATAATTGCCCTACTTATGAAGGCAGATGAAGCGTTTTTTAATGAATCCAAAGATTTAATAAAAGATGATGTTTATGATATTATTAAAGATTATATTAGAACTAAATATCCTAAGGATAAATATTTGAAAAGAGTAGGGGCTGATGTTAAAAACAAGGTAGTCCTGCCATATTATATGGGATCTCAAAATAAAATCAAGGATAGCGAAGAAGAAATCACTAAATATCAAGCAAAATATCCAGGGTCTTATACAATTAGCGATAAGTTAGATGGTGTTAGTTGCTTGATTGTATATACGCCAGGGAAAATTAAAATGTATACGCGAGGGAATGGCACAGAAGGACAGGATATATCACATCTTATGAGCTATGTTAAAGAGATTTTACCAGCAAAGAATGAAAATGATATTCAAATATACGGGCTTAGTAATAAAGAATTTGCTGTTCGTGGCGAATTAATCATATCTAAGGAGAATTGGGAAGAACTGGGAAAGATGGGAAAGCAAGGAGCAAATCCGCGAAATACCGTAGCAGGTGCTATAAATAGCGATATTCTCAAAAAAGACATATTATCAAAAATAGATTTTGTGGCGTATTCGCTCATTCATCCGGAACTCAAAGATGGATTGAATAAACTTGAGGAAATGGGTTTTAAAGTAGCTTATAACACTGTTGCGAGTTTTTTGAACTTAGCCAGCCTCTCTAAAATATTAGAGACTCGCCGTGCAGAGAGCGAGTATGTGATTGATGGAATTGTTATAGAGGATAATAGTAAATTATATAAGATTGAAAAAGGCAAAAACCCAGAGCATTCGTTTGCATTTAAATCTATACATACACTTGAACAAGTTGAAGTCATTGTTTGCAAAGTTGAATGGAATGTATCTAAAGATATGTATATGAAACCGATTGTTATGTTTAATGAGATAGATTTAGACGGTGTAAAGATCAAGCAGGCTACTGGGTTTAATGCCGCTTATATTGTAAAGAATGTTATCGGCCCAGGTTCGCGAATAATTATTGTTCGCTCTGGTAATGTTATCCCTTTTATACAGAGTGTTCTTACACCGTCTGCTAATGGAAAACCAAGTATGCCAGGTGTTGAAGGGGATAATTATAAATGGAATGATACGCACGTAGATATATTGATGGTTAATAATGAAGGAGACAAAAACAGAGATTATGACATTAAAAACCTTATGTATTTTATGAAAACCGCAAATATTGAAAATATGGGGCCCGGAAATATAGCAAAGATTTACGATGCAGGCTTTGATGATATTAAAAAGATTTCTAATATAACTAAGGAAGATTTATTAAAGATAGATGGGTTTAAGGAGAAATCTGCGCAGAATATTATTGATGCTTTGACGGCACTTCAAGATATGGATTGCTTAATTTTAATGGATGCCTCTAATATTATGGGACGTGGCTTCAGTTATAAAAAAATAAAATTAATTACAGATATTTACCCATCCATACTGTTTCACGATAAAAAGAGTAGGGTTGATACATCTAAGCTAACTGTTGAGGATTTGCTAAAAGTTGATGGTATCGCGGAAACATCTGCTAAATTATTTTTAAATAATCTGCCAAAGTTTTATGACTTCTATGATAATTTAGGAATTAAATGTAAATCACCAGCGAATGCAGCGAATGCGGCTGCTCCTTCTGTTATTAATACAAATATATTCGGTAAATCCTTTGTATTTACTGGATTTAGAAACAAAAGTTTAGAGGAATATATTATTAATTTAGGAGGGTTTATAAAAACAAGTATTAGCAAAAATACTGATTATCTTGTGGTTGCAGACTTAAATGAAAATAATTCTAAGACTGAAAAAGCAAGTAGCCTCGGTATTCCTATAATACTCCCAAATAACAAAATATTTGATAAGAAAGTATCTCCAGTTATTACATCACCAACGCCTCCTCCACCAAAACCTGCTAAGCAGCTAAAGCAGCTAAAGCCCAAGAAGCCTGGTCCTGTACAAGAAATCCAGCACATATTTAAAGAGCAGACAGCACTACAAGCAGGTAATGAAGACCGATTTACACTTATAACTTTTCAAGATCATTTTAGACCCACAAAAGGGAAGGAAGTTAAAGTTATATTTGCAGATCTTGACCATACTCTTATAACGCCAAAAGGAAAACATGTATTTCCAAAGACCCTTGATGATTGGAAATGGAAAAACGAAGCAGTTGTTCCAAAGTTAAAAGAAATGTATAATATGGGATATGAGATTATTATTATTACGAATCAAAAGAAAATGCCAGCTGATGATGTAAGAACAAAAGCCAAAATGATATACGATGATCTACAAATACCCTTTGTATTTATTTCAGGACACAGTGATTTGTATTATAGAAAGCCGCAGCTTGGGCTATGGGAAATTCTAATTGAATATATATTTAAAGAGCCCGATTGTATAGACCATTCAAGTATATTTTTAGGCGATTCGGTCGCAGACTTATATTTTGCAAGAAACACTAATATTAAATTCATACATACAGATATGTTCTTCTTAGGAACGCCGAACAAAGAGTTTGCAAAAATTGAAGAGAAAGAGCATCCCTTAACAAAATGGATGTCAAAAACCGTTCAATCATTGCCATCATTTAATCCATCCGTTAAACACCTTGTAGTAATGGTAGGATCGCCAGCAAGTGGCAAGTCTTTCTACTCGCGGGATCTTGAAAAGAAGGGATTCCTTCGCATTAATAAAGATGAAATGAAAGCGGACAAAGTTCAGCAAAAAGCTTTTAACACCGGGTTAAAAGAAGGGCAAAATATAGTAATTGATAACACCAATTCAACTAAAGAAAGCAGAGCAAAATGGATAAATGAAGCAAAGGAAGCATCCTATAACATAACTATTGTATGGATGAACTTTCCAATGCATGTAGTTGAATTTCTGGATAATTATAGAGTTTATATAAATAAAAATCAGGATACACATGTTCCCGCTGTAGCTATGCGGGTGTATTATAAGAAGTTTGAAAAGCCGATGCAAGAAGAATGCGATAATTTAATAGAGATTAATACTATTAATAAGGAGGATATGCTGTCAGTCTGGCTATAGGTATAGATACATTCTTATAATTTTAGATTTAAAGATTCTTATAAAAAATGATTATATAAACTTTATAATTTTCTTATAACTATAATAAAATGGAATTCTGTGAAATTTGCGATAATATGCTTTATGTTAAGTCTAATGATACAAATATGCTTGTAAAATATTGCAAGCATTGTGAGTTTGAAAAGGTAGAAACAAATACCAAGTGTGCTATTAAGATTTCAAAGACTATTTATAGCGAAGATGATCTATTGTATAATCAACATGTTAATAAATATTTACGATTTGACCCTACATTACGCCGGATTAATGATCCACATATCTCTTGTAGTAATCAAAAATGTAAAGATGAAGGTACGGATAAACAAATCATATATATTAAATACGATTCTAAAAATATGAAGTATCTCTATGTATGCGATAGTTGCGGGAAAACTTGGAAACAGCTTAGTGCAAATTAAGCATAATATAATAAGGATTAGATATAAAAATAAAAAATGATACTAATATAATAGAAATTGAAAAGCAATAAACTCAATATGACACTCGTATACAAAACAGCTAATATTGAAGATGTAAGTAAAATTAACGATTTACTAAATAAGGAAGATAGAATATCTAAACCAATAATGACTATTTATGAGTTTGATAAAATTATGGGAATGCGAACGCAGCAATTAGCATCAGGTGCAACACCTTTTATTAATATTGAAGGCGGGAAATTAGTAATTGATAGTAATATGGAACTTCGCAATATTGCACTTAGGGAACTTGAAGAGGGAAGATTACCATATATTATAGAGCGAGTTCTGTCTAATAAAAAGAAGGAATATTTTCGTGTTTGCGATTTAAACCTCGTAGCAATCCGTGATAGAATGCGCAAATAATGCAATAGGTTAGGATAATATTATGTTGTATGTATTATTTATTTTTATATATATTATCTTATTATATATGATAATAAAAAAAATAGTAATTATAATTATATCATACTATATATATAATTATATAGTAATAGATAAAAAAGATTATGATATTAATTTTTTTGCTAAAGAACACTTTAAAGAAGAGCGTTTTAGATGTATTAGATATATAGATAATAACTATCTAAATAAAAAAACAGAGAATAAGCTACTCAATATAATTAATAAATATCCATATACAAAATGTATGAGATATAAAAATGAATATATACACTATATAATAAATAAAAATAAGGTAATAATATATAATATGCTAATTAATGTGGTATTTTATATAAATATAATCTTTTTATGATTTTGGAGATTGCTGGATGTATCCTATACAGAATACTGACATCGTGAAGACTGTCATTAGAATATTAGAATAATAGTTTGGATATTGCTGGATGTATCCTATACAGAATACTAACATCGTGAAGACTGTCATTAGAATAATAGTTTGGAGATTGCTGGATGTATCCTATACAGAATACTAACATCGTGAAGACTGTCATAGAATATCTTTGGAGATTGCTGGATGTATCCTATACAGAATACTAACATCGTGAAGACTGTCATAGAATAATAGTTTGGAGATTGCTGGATGTATCCTATACAGAATACTGACATCGTGAAGACTGTCATAGAATAATAGTTTGGAGATTGCTGGATGTATCCTATACAGAATACTGACATCGTGAAGACTGTCATTAGAATAATAGTTTGGAGATTGCTGGATGTATCCTATACAGAATACTGACATCGTGAAGACTGTCATTAGAATAATAGTTTGGAGATTGCTGGATGTATCCTATACAGAATACTGACATCAATTAATAAGGTTGAATTGCTGGATGTATCCTATACAGGATACTAACATCGTGAAGACTGTCATCAATTAATAAGGTTGAATTGCTGGATGTATCCTATACAGGATACTAAACTATATATATATATTATTTAATGTTTATATAATTGTAAAGGTAAAAGGACACTATCAATTTTTATTTTTTAATACCAGCATTTTAATATTATTAATTGCATTTTCATAAACTGTATTGATATCAATATTAAATATCGGTTCATTGACTATTTGAAAATACTCTTCATTACTCATATTAACCATTCTATCAATTACCTCATTTATAGAGCCTTCTGTAGTATCTTCAAGGATTATAAAGCGCTTGCTATTAAAATACTTAGATATATGCCGCGAACCCCAGTAAATAGGAATTGTTCCCGCACGAAGCCCATTAATGAGCTTTTCTGTAATATAATGCCCGATTTTAGTATTTTCCATAGTTATTACAAACTTCATATTTTTATAAAAGTTTAAAAGATTTTCAGACGCAAAATTACCTTCTACTTTCCTTCCAATATTATTCTTATAGCTCCCTCCATATAATACAGGAAGCCGCAGCTCTAACTTTTCTAAGAAAGCTGTGCGCTCATTTAAGCTACCATTGGATATTACTGCAGCTGTATAATTATTTTTTATTGTTTGAGTAGGCGTAAAAGTCATATCAGGGAACGACTTAAGATATACAATATAGAAAGGGAACTCTACAAAATTATTGATAGTAGGATTAAACCCCATAATACAAGTATATAGCGAAAGGTTATTATTCATACACTGGGCATAATATGATTCTCCTGTAAATAAAAAAGATGCATTCCAATTCTTGTGATTAATATAAGAAGTATTCGTAAATATAGATTCCATTAATATTTCAGCATCTTCTAAATTATAAGAAACTTCAATATCTTCGCTAAATACATCAGTCAATAGTTTAAGAAAAAACTCAATATGTATAGGGTCAGTTTTCTCAAAGAAACCCTGCCAAAATCCATTAAAGTATGCTTTCATTTTAATAATATTTATATAATATCTTGATAATATCTTTATATATCGCAAGTATTATACATACATTTTCTTAATAATATTAATAACCCTATCTCTTTTCTTTTCGCTAATCTTTTTCCAATCTTTCAAAGTAATATTCTTAAATATTAGTTTTACATTTAAATTACCACCAAGCAGCCCTTTGTTTTTTATTATAATATCACACGTTTTGAATGGTTCAATAGCAATATCCATACAAGTATTATCAACATATTTAATTTTCCTAATTCCTCCTATTAAATACTCTAATATATTTATATCCAAAGTAATATTCAAATCTATCTTATTTATCCCATCATTGCTGTTAATTATACTATGAGTATACCTAACTGTTTCAATATTTTTACTACATTCGCTATCTCCACTACCACCTTCACCCTCACCTTCACCATCACCATCACCCTCACTCTCGCATTCACTGCTATCGTCGTCTTCAATAATCATATTGATTATAATTTCGTGCTCTATGCTATCGTCGTCAATATACTGCCTGGTTAAACACGGATAATCGCTTTTGCAACAAAGAGTTATATATACTGGTTCTTTAACATTTTTGAGCAAAATACGAAGTTTCCTTTTGCTTAAACTACATAAGTCAAAATAAGTTATTGGTAAGTTTATATTGTGCTTTATTATTTTAGTAGATGGATTATAATAGTTTTTATTTTTGAAGCCCTTGTTAAAGAAATAGCTCGCGACATCTATGAAGGTGTTTTTAATTTTATCCTTGTCTTTAAAGATTCCGTCATAGGTATTTTTCCAAAAATTTAAGTCAAAACTATTATATATTTCATAATCATCTGCTAAATTGTTAAAATTATAATCTGTTTTGCTATAATTTAATTTCCCATAATTATCAAAATCTTCAACCGCCTTTTTATAGCCTATGCTCGCCTTTTTAAAGCGCTCTATCTTAATAGCTCTCTCATCTTCGTTGTTAACATTTATTAGTTTATCTGGATGACATTCTAATGCTATTTTTTTATATATATTCTTGATCTCTTCTCTCGTATATTTATCAATATTCTCAATATTCAAATTAAGCGCTTCTACATACATCCATATAAATTACATATTATATTAATAATACATAATCTTTATATTACCGCAAACAGAAAAGAGTAATATAAGATTATAAGATTATAAGATTATATATATTTAAAATCCCAGTCTGCATATGGTTAAAACTAACTGGGATAAATTAGAAGATGTTTTTCCAGATATTATAAATAATAATACGAGATATAAGTTAATATTAGAAAATATATTGCTATCATCTAATAACAAACTACTATATACCCCTATTGGCTTTCCTATTGATAGTTATCTAAATACATTATTAATAAGGTTATTTAATATAACAGCACCTTTTAATAAGACTGAGCATATATGGGAAAAAAGTATAATATATGTTGAAAACCAGCATTATATAGATATAGACCTAATGAACCCAGAGAACATCAAAAATATAGAAAAAATAACTTCGTTCCTGATTCATATTATAAGTTCTAAAAATGTTAAAATGAAAAAGCATTATATTGTTATAAAACATATAGATTTATTGTCATCAATATTTTGTGAATTTAAAATAATTTTTGAAAAATACTCACATAATGTGGTATTCATTTGCACTACGCATTATATTACAAGGCTTGAAACACCTATAAGAAGTCGCTTCAGTACTTTTAGAATACCGCTATTTACATTTGAAGAAATACAAGATATATTCAGCAATTATTTAAATATATCTATGAACGATTATTTATTAGAAACAAAACCGCGAAATATCATTAAAGCAATATTTATAGCAGAAATAGAAAGGCATCCATTAGCAGACGAAGTATTGACAAGAGAGTTTGTAGAATTTAATTTCCCACCATTTGTTGATTTTATTAAAGATTATAATAAAAATAAAAATAACTTAGATGATATACGAGGGCTGTCCTATAAATGCTGCCAATATAATATATCCATATTACAAATTATCCAAGATTTTATTAAGCTCGTTGACTTTGGAAGCTATTATATAAATATTAAGGGAGTGTCTTATCAATACGATGCGAACGCTGCTATCGCTGCTATCGCTGACATTGATATTATAAAAAGAGAATTAAAATGTGAAATAATAAAAATAGGGATGGCTATTGATTATTTGCTATCGCAAACGAATAAATGCAAAGAACCTCTATATATTGAAAATTTACTTTGTCAATTGCTAATATAGATTGTAAAATTAATCAGGAGGCTCATCAATTACAAAATTTAAATTATTTTTGTTTGTTCCATACATTGATATATATTTTTCATTAATTATAATGTCTTCCTTTTTGAAACTGAAATTTCTATAAATAATATCTGAAGCTATGAACTTATCGCAAATGTAATTTTTGCCATATATAATAGACCAATAGATTGCCTTAATATATTTTAGATATTTTTCAAGAAAAGTATTATATAACTGAGCTCCGCCAATAATAAAACAATTCTCAATAATTGGATCACTATCTACATATATCAATGCATCATCTAAAGTTTTAAAAACATGAACATCATTAATCCCCTCTATTTCTTTCTTGATTTTATCATAATCATTCAGTGATATGATTACATTTATTCTGTCTTTTAATGGTGCTTTTGGTAGTGAATACCAAGTATTTTTCCCCATTAAAATACAGTTCTTTGTATTCTTGCGAAAACAATTCAAAGTAATATTCCTAAAATTCTTCAATTCTTCAGGAATATTCCAGCATAATTTATTTTCAAATCCTATCCCATATTCTAATGTAGAAGCAACAATGATACTTAGATTTTTGTTCATCACTTAATATTTATTATCTTTATCAATTATATATTTATATTGAATTTATATTTATATTGTTTATTTAACATTACATCAGCTGATATGTCTCATTCATTATTTTGAATACACGTCTATTGTATTCATCTATTGTTTCACCATCAGCGTATTCAACCATATCGCAAACTTTTATATTGATATTGTAATCTTTCACCAAGAATAACTTTAGACACGAATGAAGCATTGATTCACCATTATCGTGGTTATAATGTAGCGATTCATCCTCATATTTAACTACTATAGGTAATATAGGATATTTATGCACAAACGCGCCATTGCTTGTAAATTCTGTAATATTACCAGGGATTAACGATGTATTCCCTGAGCCAGGGGCAATAAATAATACCTTGTCCCCAGATTTGCGGCTATCAACGCGCTCCTTTATTTTTTTGCTTGTATGACCTTTTTCTACAAATATATTTCCAAGTAAATCATTAATCTTGTCTGTATATCCTATGACAGAATATATTATAACTTTGAGTATCAAATAAGATGAGCGTGGGAATGTGCTAATTAAAACAAATCCATCAATGAGCGTAGTGTGATTAAATGTGCATATAAATTTTTTATCACTATAAAGATATTCCATATATTTTACAAGGTCTTCCTTGGATATATTGATATTAAAGGAAAGCAGATACATAAAGGTTTTAGCAAACCACAGAATACCGCAAATAATATTACTTTCATTTGTGAGCGGTTGTAAAATATGTATTGAAATAATCATCATTATCATAAATAATATAAATCTAAAGGGCATAGTAATATATGTTAAAAATGTTAACAATAAAGAAAACATTAAATTATTTAATATATCTTAATAATTTTAACATATAAATATAATCGCACGCAAAATAATAACTAACTATTCCTTTATTCCTATACCTTGTGATATATAATATTGTAATATATTATAATATTATTATATTCCTATTTTGTAATGGACTGGGTATATTTAGCAATTTTGCATAGTATTATTGTAGCATTTTTGATATTATACAAAAAATACGACAATACACCATACTTTATATTCCCTATCATTATAAATATTATTGTAGGAATATTTAGTATAATATTTTTTGTTTATTATTACAAGAAGCATTTCACTGTAGAATTTGCAAAACCAAAATATTATATCTATTCATTGGTAGTGCTATTTATAACATTGCTCGGTTATTACATTATAAAAGTATGTCCTAACCCTGCTTACTTTAGAATATTTGTCTCCTTGCAAATCATAGTTATGCTATTATTTATTATATATTACAAAAAGGATTATAACATATCCATACAAACTATTATTGGTTTGATTTGCGGATGCGTATCAATCACACTTATATCATTAGATGAGAATAATCAATAGTACTATCTAATAATCTAAAAATATTTTACTATAATATAATGGACTGGATATATTTAGCTATCATACATAGTTTTTTAGTGGTCTCTCTAATAACATATATTAGATATGATACTACTCCATATTTTATTTTCCCTATATTTGTAAATATTATTGTAGGTATATTAAGTATCCTATTTTTTGTTTATTATTACAAGGAGCATTTTACAAATGAAATAGTAAAACCCATATATTATATATATTCATTAGCTTTTCTTGCTATAACAATATTGAGTTTCTATATAATAAAGAATTGCCCTAATCCTGCTTATTTTAGGATATTTGTAGCGCTTGAAATTATATTACTATTGCTAATCGCCATATATATAAATAAAATATATGATATATCCACTCAAACAATGATAGGGATTCTTTGCGGCTGTGCTTCAATTATACTGATATCATTGGATGAAAAGAATTATAAAAAATGATTTTAAAATAATAAACTAATAATAAACTAATATTAATGGAAAATAATAATATTGCAGAGGATGAAATTAATTATGCAAAAAAAACTGTGAATGAATTAAAAGCGATATGTAAAGAACGCAATATTATAGGGATAAGCAAGAAGATAAAGGCTGACTTAATTGAATTGCTTAGAGTCCCTATTAATACTTTCCCAGCTGCAGCAGATAATGCTCAAGAACAAATTATACTACGTCAAGATATAATACATGGGGATACAATTGAAATATTACCAACATTTGAAGCTGAAACAGCGCAAATTATTATAGCAGACCCGCCTTATAATATAGGAAAGGATTTTGGAAATGATAGTGATAAGCAGCCAATGGATGAATATTTGCTATGGTGCGAAATATGGATAAAAGAGTGCTTGCGTATTCTTAAATCTAACGGCACTATGTTCATCTTTGGTTTTAGTGAGAACCTTGCTCTTATACTTTCCAAAATCCCTTATAATATTAATCGTCGCTGGATTATATGGCATTATACTAACAAAAATATGCCACATCTCAAATTTTGGCAAAGATCACACGAAAGTATTATCGTATTATGGAAGGATGACAAGGTATTTCACCGGGATGAGATACGCGAAACATATACTGAAGGTTTTCTTAATGGTGCAGCAGGAAAAGAGCGTAAAGCAACAAAGGGTCGCTTCTCAAAAGGCGATAAAATAACCACATATACTGCACACGAAAAAGGTGCATTACCAAGAGATGTAATAAAAATACCTGCTCTTGCTGGAGGTGCGGGTATGAACGAGCGAGTAAATCATCCAACCCAAAAACCATTAGCACTATGCGATAAGCTCATCAAATCTTGCAAACAATCAGCAACATATGGATATGTTCTTGTCCCTTTTGCTGGTTCTGGAAGCGAATGTTTAGCAGCAAAAAATAATAACCTGCCATTTGTAGGTATTGAATTGAATGCTGAATATATAAAAATAATCAATGATAGGTTAAATATAAAAATAACAGATAATATATAATATGTAATATATGTAATATATGTAATATATGTAATATATGTAATAGAATCATATATTCATATCGTGGAGCTGGATGTAGTTATACTTCCTACCACGATTTACAACACAAGAGCCTACTATAAACCCTTTTAATTCTTCTGTAATAGCAACATTCATCCACAATTGCGAAGACATACTAAATGATATTGACATACTTGAGCCATTTTGCTGGTCTGTTTCCCAGCCAGTAATCGCATCCTTATTTTTTCCTGTCTTCCCGATTTTAGGACGCCAATTATAGCAAGCAGGATTGAGAGCAGGAAAATCGCTCGGGACAAGATACCAATCATATAGGATTTGATGCATACTATCTTCTCTAACTATAATGGAATAGTAGGCGAAATTCTTGCGATTGTTGATTTCAGCTATAATAGCTGGCATATCTCCAGGTGCTTTTTCACTGCATACTGTAGTAAGCCGATAGGAGCTTATTTTGAATGAGCTGTTGCCCTTCTCATATTGTGTAGATTTATTAGAAAAGCTGCCAAGTGTGCAATGCAAATCTGCTCCAGGCTTATGAGACCCGTTGCTTTGCGTATTGACAGCACACCCCGATGCATTAAGAACGATAGCATTGATATCTTCCCACGGCGTTTCCTTTATAGGATCATCATTGATTAGATGATATCCATTGACGCATTTGGCAAAGTTTGCTCCAAGACTGCTGAGAATATCTTTGGTAATGTGTGAGATTGAGATAGCGGTCATTGTATCGTTCCTTGAATATAAGGAAAGCAAGATATTTAATCAATTTTAGTTAAATTTACAGTAAAACAGAACATATTTAATATATATTTTCTTCATACTAAATATGATTTTTATACATTAAGGTTGAATACTTGGGGATGTCAAAATTATAATATTCTTTTTTTGCGTACCTTTTGTCTTTTATCCATATTCTTACAATATAATAGAACTTCTTAGGGCTTATAGAAATACCATTGATATTGTAAATAATATTTTCATCATTATTGTTCGCAAAGTTCTCGCCAATAATATTAGCACATAAATCAAAGAATTTATTTTCAAGTTCGTCTGCCATTATTTTAAATGAGAAACAGCCGCCCTTAATATTTAATTCATCCTCGTAGCGAGGCATTATATCCAGTCTCATAATAAAAAACATCCCTTTCTTAAATAATTCTTTGAAAGCCTTAAAATAATTTATATAATCGTCTACGCTTGATATTACACCGAGCATCTTGTAGCTCTTGTCGTCCCAATTATTATCATACGGATCGTGAAAATACATATTCCACGAATCATTTAAAAAAACTTTAGAATCAATAGTATCTCCTGATTCGGTGGTATTACTTAGTAGGTTATTATCATTATGCATTTATATGAAATATATATAATATTCTTTATATAAAAAGATATAATAATTATATATTTAATATCATATTACTATGTCTGTTCTTATAACGGGTGGTTGTGGATTTATCGGGTCTAATTATATTAACTCATTGCTAAAAACAAATCTATTTAATAATAGCAGTTTTGAGTATATAATAAATATAGACAAATTAGATTATTGCTCATCTGTAAATAATGTTGAAGGCACAGCAGATATTGAAAATACTGAAGGCGTAAGCAGTAAATACATATTTATAAAAGGTAGCATTTGCGACAAAGAGTTGCTGCGATCCCTTTTTATTAAATATAACATAGAATATGTTGTTCATTTTGCTGCACAAACGCATGTAGACAATTCATTTGACAATTCTATCAATTATTCTATTGATAATATTTTAGGCACACATCAGCTTATTGAATGTTGTAGGTTATATGGGAATATTAAGAAATTTGTTCATATGTCAACGGATGAAGTATATGGCGAGTTAACTATTAATTGCGAGGATAGTATTGAGACCTCTTTATTAAATCCAACAAATCCCTATGCGGCTACCAAAGCAGGCGCTGAGTTTATTATTAGGTCTTATTATTATTCCTATAATATGCCTGTGGTAATTATAAGATGCAATAATGTATATGGCGCAAGGCAATATCCCGAAAAAATAATACCAAAATTTATTACGCTTCTTAAAGAAAACAAGAAGTTGACTATTCACGGCACTGGATTAACGAGGAGAAACTTTATATATATTGATGATGTTATTAGTGCAATTAATATAATTGTTGCGTCTGGAGTTAATAATAATGTCTATAATATTGGGTCAACAGATGAATATAATGTTATTGAAATTGCGACAATCCTATTAAAAAATATAAAAGGTAGCGACGAAAATATAGAGGATTGGGTGGAATATAATAAGGATAGAAACTTTAATGATTTTAGATATGCAATAGATACGGGCAAGTTAAATAATATTGGATGGAATAAAAAAATAAATTTCAATGAAGGTATAGAGAGAACTATTGAATGGTATATGAATAATTATAAAAAATGATAAAAAGTCTTTGTAATAATTATAAAAGACACTTCAAAATGCCTCAATGTATTCTTGATAACACTGTGAACTCATATGATTATGATGATTACGAACCTGTATATGATGAAAGTGATTATTCTTATGTATATGATTACACATATACATATACCTATACATATGCCTATACATACACTTACAATAACAAAAATTTATTCTAATAATCTAAAAAATGATATAACTAATACTTTATAAGTTATTATAAATAGTATAATGCAAGGTATTATAAGTTTTTCAGACAGAGTTGCCTTTAATATTAAAAGTAATGACCACAAGGATATTATATTAGACCAGCTAAAAGCCCTCTATAATATTAAAATCCTACAAAGGCATCACCATAATCTGGATAATAACAATGTTAATTTTATATTATCTAATCACCTAATGAACTTGCGTTCCAATGGTAATAGATATTATCTCTATTTCACGCTCTATAATAATATAGAAACTATGTATTTTATAGATAAAAAGATTCACCCGGGATATCAACGACCGCGAATTATTTTTGGGAGAGGATTGTTTGACAAGAAACTATTTAAAAACACATTGCTTGATGGCGAAATGGTTAAATGTAAAGATGATAGTTGGACATTTCTAATAAACGATATTGTATGCTACGAAGGAACTTATTTAAATAAGAAGATGCTCCCAGATAGATTAAAGATTATCTATAATCTCCTTGAGTATCAATATACACCTGATGCAACAATAGATGTTTGTAAATACAAAGTGAAGAGCTACTTTCATATGTATAAAGAATCAATAGAAACTATTATGGAATTGTCAAGTAATCTAAATTATACTTGTCGTGGAATATATATATATCCTTATGATATTAAATATAAACCCAAATTATATAACTTTGATGAAAGCTCGGTCATTAATGTAGTTAGAAAAACGAAAGATATTACAGAGTTTAAAAGTATGGAAACTGAGAAGACTGACAAGGTAATAGCAAAGGAATCAATCAATATAACAGCTACTAATACTGTGGCAAATGCTACTGCTAATGAATTGAATAATGAAGAAAAAATTCTATATATTGTTAAAACAAATGAGCCTGATATTTATAATCTATATGACAATGAGGATGTTCTCAATAAACCAAGTATAGGAATTGCATTAGTTCAAACACTAAGCGATAGCAAATTGCTAAGGAATGAATTTCGTGATAAAAATGCAATAACTAACATTAAGTTCGTATGCGTATATGTTGAGAAGTTTAAGAAATGGAGGGCACTGAGATCTGTATAATTGTATATTAAATATAGTTTATATATATCTGTAATTTATTTTTATAATATATCTATAATATAAAAATGGAGAATATTTTGAGAAAATATTTGCATAGCATAAAAGATGATTGGAATTATATAACACCTATTGATTTTTACAATAAATATTATCTAAAAAATAAAGACTATTATTTAATAGATTTGCGAAGCAGAGAAGAATATAAAAAAGGCCATATTAAGGGTTCTAAAAATATATATTGGTTAAATATATTAGAAAAAAAGAACTTGGATAAAATACCTAAGAACAAACCTATTTTTTTAATTTGCTATGTAGGACATACAAGTAGCCAAATTTTAACTTTGTTAAAAATGCTGGGATATAATGTAATATCCATAAAATATGGTTATGGAATATCGCCAATTAAAAATATTCCTATAGCAGGCTGGTTAGATTATGGATTGCCTATCATTAAATAATATTTAATTAATATTTAATTCATTTTTGATATCATCATCAGTTAGCTTTGTTTTTCCTTCATATTTATAAGCTAATTTTTCTTCTAATAATATATCTGAAAAGCTTTTTGTAGTTTCTTTATCTTTGTAAATATTTGCTAAAACCCTACCATATTTATCCTTATCATCGCATTCAACCCATACTAAATAAACATCAGCTTCTAATATTTTTTTTATGTCATTTTTAGTATTTACTTTACTATTTGTTACTAATTCAAATAATCTATCTCTTGCTTTTATTGCAGTATCTTGTAAAGTCTTGTCTTTGCTTCTAATCTCGCAAGTATCAATGCCATTTAATCTTGCTGAAAATTTATAGTAAGAACCAAATGTAGGTAATATAACTTTGATTGTATCACCATCATAAATATCAACTAATCTACCATAAGTTTTTAATCCTGATATAGATAATTCAGGCGTTGACCCTCCATATTGTCTAAAGTCTTCTTTGCTCATTTTTATATATGTAAATAAGGAATTACTTAAATCAATTTTTTGAATATAAAAAATATATAACATATAACTAAATCTACTTTATCTACTTAAAATGCAGTGGAACGGCTTGTGTATTTTTTCAGTGGAATAGGTATTCCCCTGAAATCATAGTCGGGTAAGTTATCTGTACACCACTTATATAGCTTGCTGTAAATTCCATTTTTGCTCTTGACAGATATATATTTTCCCATATTCAGCGGGTTTCTAACGCGATCCTTGTCGTCTACTCCGCACCTTTTAATCTCATCTAACCACGCGACATATGCAACATTGCTGATATTTATATCAAGGATAAGATTGATTACCCTGCTCCTTTTAGTGGACTCGGGAATTGGTATCCCCCTGAAATCATAGCCGACTAAGTTGTCAATGCACCAATTATAGAGCTTGGAGTAAATACCTTGCTTGCTCCTGGTATTTATGCGTCTTCCAATACATAGAGGATTTCTAACGCGACCCTTATCGTCAGTACCGCACCTTTTAATCTCATCTAACCACGCAGTATATATGATATTCCTGATCCTAATTTCATTGTTAACATCATAAGGAGCAATACGCATCATCTTGAGGATGGTTTTTGTTGCTTGTTGAACTTGTTAAACTTGTTGAACTTGTTGTACTTGTTGAAATGAACTTACTTGGCTTGTTTAGCTGGTAGGTTGTTTGTGATTTGTTGTACTTGTTGCTGTTTGCAGTTGGCGCTTGATTTACCTAAGATTAAAAACTGTCAATTTTTACAAATAAAAAGAAATAATGGGACATATTTATGGCGGACATATTTATGGCGGACATATTTATGCTATTTCATAATAGCGCTTAGCGAAGCCCCTGATTTATAGTTAGACAATTCAAAATCTTCATAAACGAGGCTTTCTATCCATTTTATTTTTACATCTATTGAAGACTTAATATCAGGTGCATCTTTTTTTATAATAACTTTTGGTAAATCATATAATTCGCTATCAATCTGTTTATTTACTTGCGGTGTATGTTCTTCGTATATGTGGGCATCGCAAATAGATAAACAAACTTCGTGAGCGGGTATATGCAGGGTGTGTGCTAATATTTGAGTTAGTAGAGCGGTGCTCGCGATATTAAAAGGTAATCCCAAAAATAAATCGGAACTTCTCAATGTCATATGACACGACAATCCTTTAGAACTCTTATTAAATATATAAAGGATATGGCAAGGTGGCAGCGCCATCTTCTTAAGATCTACAGGATTCCACGCAGATAATACAGCACGTCTGCTATTGTTTTCTTTTGATAACTCTTCTATTATATATTTAATTTGATCAACACCTTTAATAAAGCTGTCTGTGTTCGCATCTACTGTTTCATCATTTGTGCTATTCATATCATTATAAATGTCCTCTTCTGTCTCTTCATTATATTTCTCATACTCTTTACCAAACTTTCTCCACTGCCATCCATAGACTGGTCCTAATTCACCCTCAGGGTAATCTAATCCAATGCTATCCAAGTATTCGCGCGTTGAGTTTCCATCCCATATATGCACCTTTTTTGATTTTAGTTCATTCGCATTTGTTGAACCTCTTAAAAACCATAGAAGTTCTTCAACAATACCACGAAAAAACATCTTTTTTGAGGTAATTAGAGGAAAAGCCGTAGAAATATCTTTGAAATGTATCATACATCCAAAAATTGAGATAACATTTCCATTGCGCGTCAGCTTATTCTCGCCATTTGCCAGGGTTTCCTTTAATAAGCTAAGATATCCATTCTCTCCATTATAATACATCAGTACACTTTAATATTATACTATAAACAAATACAATCCTTAAACACATTTTCGCTACAATATTTAGAGCATAACATAAGGTTTTTATTATTGAGAAGCTTACGGTAGCTACTGCTCATACATACACAGTCATCTCCACAAATTGAACAAAAATTTGCGTGAGTTTTTCTTGTGGGCACTCCAGCTGCTGCCACGACCACATTATTAACCTTATTATTTAGTAAAAATTCCTTATATCTCAATAAATAATTAAGATCCATAATTACCTTGTTTCTAATATTATTCATTTTCTATATTATAATAGGTAAATAATTTTTATATAAAAATAATAAAATTTGATAGTTAGGGTTGAGTATAGATATAACATACACCTTAGCAATGTATTACAAAATCATCTTGAATAATAATGCAAACAGTATTGCAAATTGTATATATGGAAAGATTAAGCAAATTAGGAGCGAAAATAAGGAATGGCTTGTTAACAGCACTAATGGGTTTATTTTCAATCACTTAGAGCTGCCTTTGTATAGCAAAGAAGATTTAGAGAAGGTTATATATGACTATGGAATTCAAAAAGCAATTGAGAGATTCATATTAAATAAAAAAATATATGAAAATATTATCAATATTGTTGATAATGATGAAACCAAAATATATATAGGAATTGCATATTATATAATTAGCGAATATTTTGAGTTTATGTCATTTGAAGAATAAATAGTAAATATACTATAAATTCCTTATTGCTTCCACTTTTTACCACAAATTAAGCAATTCATAAATAATGTAGATGCCTCATCACCTGAGCGGGTCTGCAATTCATAATAGCTAACCTTCTTGCTTTTACAGCGAGAACATTTAATCATATCAGACATAGCAACCAACTTAATTTCGTAAGCAGCCTTTAGACGCAACTGATTACGCTCATCAATCTCTTTCCATCTCTCGGGGAATATATCTTTGCATTGCATATATGGGAGCATATGCGGGTGGAACTCTTTTTTATTAATCATCCTGTCGTATAGGTTGTCATTTCCAATATAACTATCCTTTTTAATATTAGAATAAATGCTTCTTGCGATATTAGAATATATTTCTAAAAACATTTGACATTTCCAAGATAATTGCACCTTGGAATTATTGGCGTAATCAATAGTCGCATTGAATATCCCTATCTCTAAATCATTAACTTCTAATTCCGATATATGCAAATTAGCCATAAGCAACTCTTTGAAATCTTCGCGTATCTTGTGCTTATTATATCTATTAACGGTATCTACTGCATTATTATTTTCCTCATTTAGTTTTTTGAATTTTTCAACTTCCGTATGTAAATCATAGTATATGTATTCAGTAGTCATATTCAAATTATTATACTAACAATGTAATATTTTATATCATTTTTTATAATATACAGCAAAAATTGATATAATTTCATAAATGATATAATGATATCAATAATAACTATTATTATTGCGAATATGAATATAATAAATTTAACAGATTTTATAACAGACGATGTTAATATTATAGAGATATTCTTATGCAAAGATATAGATATCACAGCGAATGCCGCAAATGCCGCAGATGTAATAGATGTAATAGATGTGAATATAAATAGCAATATAGAAGGTATTATTGAAAAGAAATACAAGAAATACAAGGAGGAGAAGTATAAATCATATCATTACAAAGACAAGGTATATACTTATGAACTCTCTAATGACAATCAATATGTGTCATCAAAAATAATGATTAAATCAAAATATAATAATTGCAAGTCAAATAAGTCAAGTGTATTTATATTATCTTCTAAGATTGATAAGTTTCCGCAATATATTTTTCCGTGCACTAATGATATTGATAACATTTCAACATATACAATTAAGGAATTTAAGATAAACAATAGGATATCTTTGATGCTGCGATATGATTATTTAAATGGCGATGATAAATGTGTTGTATCAAAATCATTCTATATTGAATACAGGCATTCGCCTAATGTAGAGATTGACAAGATAAACGAATATATCAATAACCTGGTGGCTACCTATATAAACTGCTAAATGTAAGTAATCATAATAATGCATTTATTTAATATTTATTTTTTCCCTTATAATTATTTAAAAATTGATATAGTATACTTCAATTATATTAAAGTTAATATAATAAAGATGATGATGACATCTTCAGTACCTGCTATTAATTTTGCGGATTTCTCGGTATTTGCGGATATTTATAATGGTACAGGAGAAAAATGGAACATTTGCAATGATGAAAATAATAACTACCCTGATTACGATGATGCTTTAAAGGACTACTATGATGCTTATTGTACCTATCTTGTATCTCGCAAATATGATACAAATGCAATTAAAACATATCGCAAGAATGCTATTATTGACTTCTATATCACGCAAAATAATTTTGACAATTCATTGAGAAAAGAATTAGATAATTATTATATTGAGAACATTCAAGATTCATTTAATAAAAAATTAGAGCCCCCGCCTTGTTTCTTCCACCAAGTCCGTATGGAAAAGAAAAACGAAGAAGCGCGCGAAAAAAAAGAGATTGAAACAGATGATGTAGCACAGCACTATATTAATCTTAAAAATATGTATAAGACTGCTTATGAAGAAATGACTAATATTACAACTAATAATGTACTAAATGATAATATTGTAGCTACACAAAGCGATTGCGAAGATACTGAGAGTATTTATGATAAATATGGAGATTATTGCGAAGAATACTATAACATTTATGACAGCGACTATTACACGGATTACGAATATTATAGCGATGCATATTCTGATGATTATGACAACTACGACTTATAACCTATAACCTATAACCTATATTATTGACTATTTGACCTATTATTATAACCTATTCTATAACCTATTTTTTATATTTATAATGTAAAATTAAAAAATTATATAAACAAATGATAATATATGTAATCATAAAGTAATAAATAATGCCTACACCGTCCAAAAAACAACCTACCACCTCAGCTACTCCTTCAGTTTCACAAGAAGCTCCTGTTGTTGATCTTCAAACTAAAAAGAAAAAACCTGTAGTTGTTCCTGTTGCTGCTGCTACTGCTGCTGCTACTGCTGGTCCAGGTGCAGCTCCCACTACCCTATCTCAAGTTCCTGTTGTACTACCTCACGTAGTTCAGGCTACGCCTGCGACAACTGTCTCGTCTGTAGATGCTTCAGGAGTAGTCGGAACTACACCTCCTGTTGCTGAAGCTGCAGCTGACAATGTTCTATCAAGCATTATTGATAAGGTGAACTCATTGTCTTCTCATATTAAGGAAATTCAAGCAAGTCTCAAAGTATTGAGCAAGGAATATGATAAGCAACAAAAGATCATTGAGAAGGCACAGAAGAAGCGCCAGAATGCCAAGAACTCGCCTTCTGGTTTTGCCAAGCCCAATAAAATCTCAGACGAACTATGTGATTTCATTGGTGTTCCCCACGGAACTGAGAAATCACGAACTGATATCACCAGACTAATTAATGCATATGTTAAGGAGCATAATCTAAATAAGCCTGAGAATAAGCGTTTTATTCTACCGGATACTAAACTTAAGAAAATCCTAAATGTTGGTGATAGTGAGGAGATTAATTATTTCATCCTTCAAAAACTAATCTCTCATCATTTTCCAGCGAGCGCAAGCAAGACTGCAGCAAAGGCGGTAGTTTAATTGTCTATCAGTATAAATAAAGCAAATATTACATAGCTTCTTATTAAATTTATTAAATTCTTTTTTTACTTAATACTAATAATATTCAAAAATAAAAATAATCAATATTAAGCAGGAAGCCGTATATAGTATTTATGAATACGCAAAATATACCAAAACAAAATATTGTAAATAATATAGATTATTACAAAGATCTTAAAGATATAAATAAGGAGATTGCGAAGATATATAAGCAATTATCTAAAGATGAAACATTTACAGATATATTAGAGAATATCAAGACTGATTTTATTAAAAATAACATATCAATTATTGAAGATAATTTATCAAAGCCTAATCTAACAAATTACAAGGATTTTAATGGCAAAATAATAAAAATGTTAGAGATTTTAAATAAATTATTAACTAATTATACATCTTATAAAGATAATAGTAAAATATATCAGGGTATTATTGATACTATATATGTAAGTATTAATACAGAAAAAGAAAAAGTAGAAAAAGAAGCAAGAGTAGCAGCAGAAGAAGCAGCAAAAGAAGCAGCAAAAAAAGCAGAAAAAGAAGGAAAAGCCGTCCCTGTACAATCGCCAGTCATTAATTTTAAACGATTATCTCAGGAGGAACTGAACAATATAATAGATAGCAATGTATCTTTTAATGGTCTCAAACAAACAAATCCAAAAGATGCGGCTATTGTAAAAAATATATGCATGTTTAAATATTATCTTGAAATATTTGAGAAAAATGATTCTTTTGGTAAAGACTTAGATGATAAAATTAAAGATACTAATAATACTATCGCAAATTTGATAAAAAATGGCGCAGAAAATAGAAAAGGCAATGATAATACAGATTATAATTCATTGATTAGAGAAAAAGAGAATCTCAAAAATTATCACATTAGCAATAAAAAGATATACAAAGAGTTATGTGATTATATCCAATTAGCTACATTTGATATTTTTGAGAATTTAAGCGACGCTGCTGAAGCTGCAGCTACAACAAACACTGATAAAAACGGAAAACCGCAAGCAAATAACAGCGATTATGTAGAAAATTTTAAAAATGATATTTATTATGAAATTATAAATATAAATAATGCACAAGTTAATGACGACTATGCTAAACTCAAAGATAACAGTAATGAGAAGATAGATTTAGATTTAAGAAAAAAAACATTAGCAGAAATGAAGGAATTATTAGACAAGCAGTTAAATAAATTAAAAGGGGTCATTGAATACATAGTATCTTCTCGCAAGGAAGAATATACAACGGAAATACAAGATATACGAAAAACATTCAAAGATTATTCCAAAGAAAAAGAATACAAGGATTCAATATTAACACTAATTGTTAATGAGGAAATAGAAGTTAATAAGCTGTTGGCAAGAAATTCAGATGATAAAAAAAGATTAGAAGCTGCATCCAAACAACAGAAAGGAGGTGAAAAGAAAAGTAATAAATATTATGCAGATAAATATGCAGAAATAAAAGTTTTGAATAATAAAATTTGCAATCTTTTAAAAAAAATTAAGGAGTTTGAAGGGATAGAGGATAATGACGACCCTTTTGAAAAAAAGAACGCAACAATGTTTGGAGATGCGAGCGAAGGCGTTAATTCTATTTATAAAAGAATCTGGAATGACTATATAAAAGAAACAAGAAAAACCAAATCAAAAGGTATAACTGTAGAAAATTTAAAGACAGACACCCGATTATACGAGCGTTTCAAGGAAAATGATTTAGATCCTAACGATATTCTAAAGATATCCTTTCAAGACAAGATTATTTTCATTTGTATTATATTAATTATACGAACATTCGCTATGGTATTAATTGAGTTTTTAATTGAATATAATATAGTAAGCACATTGTATAGAGGTATAGTTATTTATTCTGTGTTATATATATTGCTATTAATATTCGGTATTTTAATAATAAATTACGATTCTTATAAGTTGAGAATCCTTGTTAATTATCTAAATATACATATCAATTCTTCAAACATCTTTTTTCACATCCTATTATTTATCTTATTCATTGGGCTAATATTGATCATCATTAATAATAATGATACAAACAAGATTGATATTGATAATGTATTAAATTACACATATATATATAAATATTTATACGAAATTGCTGAAAAATCTAAACCAATGTCTGATTTAAAACTATCACAAAAAGAAAAGGTAAAACTACAATACAGAATGGACATTATAACAATGATAATCTTTATATTCTCTTCGTTATTAATATTAATTATGTAATCTAATGAATCTAATGAATCTAATGATTTACATTCATTACAGTTCTCCGTGGGTAATATGTAAGAATAATAGAATATTGTGCCCCATAATTTAGTAGCGACGAATTAATAAAATCTTCTTTCATTAATTTGGTTTCATTCAATATTATTATTTTTCCCATATCATTATTAACATCAATTACTTTGATATTGACATATTTATTGCTATATGTTTTCAATTGCATATAATCGTATTTAGATATTATGTCTAATTTATATTCATCATATTCTAATAAATTTGAATAATCTATATTTATTTCGTACATATTTAATTTTGTATCCGCTATATTGTCTTTCGTGAGATTATTAGGATCATTATAAGACATTAGAATATTATCAATGTTTGTTTCAACATTTATGTTATTATTATCATATGTACTCATCTTATAATCATTTATTTGGCTTATCTTGATATCATCATTGCCTAAATTGAGATCATTGTTAAGATAGTCAAGAAATTTTATTTTCCAACTTTTATTTGTCAAATTAATACAATTATTAATATTATTATCATTGTTTACTAATTTCCATATATCCCATTTACCTGATGCCTTGCTATACAGAAATGTATACTTAAATGTCTTGTGATTGTCTGTAATTACTAATATTATATAAGGCGTTAATTCCTTGACATATTTTGGAAACAATATCTTCAAAGGCTCAATAATATTACTCTGCAGGTCTATATTAATAGTAAAAGTAAGTTTATTGCGGTTAGGATTATTTATCCAATCCCTGCTAAAACTATTTATGATTAATGTTTTCTTATTAATTTCGGTATTGGTATTAGTATTAATAGACGTTAAGACTTTTTCCATAATTTCTGGAATAATATTAGCATTAGCTGTGTTAGCTGCATTAGCTGTATTAGCTGCATTAGCTGTAGATGATATATCAACATTATTTTCAATATTAGCAAAAATTGTATTTGATATGATCCTTTTATGTTCATATTCTTTCACTCTAATTAATAGTTCCTCATTTGTTAAAACATCTGTTTTATTATAGCCATAGTCTTCGTTATAATTTTGCACTGCTTGCGCTGCTTGCGCTGCTTGTGGTAATTGCACTGCTTGTAGCAAATTTGTGGATATTGCTACATCATTATTTGCTATATTACTTTCGTTTCTTTCGCTCCCTTCATTTCTTTCAGTAATATCTATATTATTATTCGCAGCATTCGCAGCATTGATATTATCAATGTTTTTAATAACATAATCTTTCATTTTTGCCAAAGTTATTGTGTTTAACTCCATTAGTTTTATTGTGTTATTCATCAATATAGCATCTTTGCTCATTGATGCTATTATTGTGTTAATTATGCTTATTAATAGGTCTGTTCTTAAAGATAAATTATATTTGTCAAGCAGCATTTTGTTAGATGCCTGAATTATTAAGTTTCTATTTTTTTCACCCTTAAATTCATCTATTATTGACATTTATATATAACAGTTATTTTTTTGTTTAAGTAATTATTTATAATTATTTAACAACAATATTTCTTTCGCGAATATACGCATCAATATTTGGGCGATATAAATATTTACGGCTAACATTCATATTATCGTCTGTTATATTCTTATCACTTGTAATACATTTTATAAAATTAGCGTCCTTGTAAGGATCAGGTAGATTTAATTTTTTATATTTTATAATACTATTCAGCCACCTTATTTGATGTGTCATAGAGAACATACCACATTCAGTGTTTTTTTGCTGATGCCTTACAGTATTAAAAGTAATGTTAAACTTAGCCTTAGGATATATTTTCAGTAGCCGCTCTTTTATATTATTTATGAATTTTTTAACATATGCAGGGATAGCAATAGCATTACTATCATAATAATGTGCCCCATAGCATTTATTTTTAGGGTCTATTATGATAAATGTAGATGTCCAATGTGATCCCCGTTGATTATGTTTGTCAAGATTGGTGATTAACCCCAAATGTTTTACCTTCCTATTAATATATTTTTTAACATCAAGAGCACATATTTGACTATATAGGCATCTACCAAATTTATCTTCCTCTGAAAAATCTATTGGATACACGCCTAAGAATGCATACTTATATTGCTTTCCTTTGTCATATTGAAGCATAACATCTTCTATATCATAATTACTTAGCCATTCCCTTGAATTCGCATACCATTCAATTGGCATTTCAGGACGCAGCTCTTCCTTCTCAATCATTTTAATGATATCCTTCGTTTTTGTGTCGCTTGCCATTTTAGAGATAGCCCCCGTCCAGCACCAATATTGTTTATCATCGCATACTGGCTTGATCTTCTCATTTAATAGCCGTGATAACTTTGAAATCGCATCAGTTTTATTGTAAACTATTTTGTCAGTTTTATATTTATTCCAAGTATCTATTAAGTATATTAATGATGTTTTTGAAAATATATAGGGGTTCTTTGCATTTTTAGGACTATTATATTTTATAGTTTCTTTATTCATTTGTGATATATATTTTCTCTACATAATATACAGAAAGTAATTTCAAATTTAATAAAAATAAAAATGTATAAAAATAAAAATTGATATATATATAAGTATATTAAAATAATAAAACAATGGGCATAAATGAAGATTTGCGTTCATTTATTAACAAATATAAGGTTGAGAAAGGTAAGCCATATACAAATACAAGCATCGGTTATCCTCGCGTCTCTCTATGTGTCCCTAAAGAAACCTATGACGAATTTATCAATATTTACAGCTTAGCGCTCACAAATGGTCTGCCATTATATTTCACAGAAAAACCCACAGAGCCCAGTGCTCTCCGTGTTGATATAGATTTCCGTTTTACTATACCTGATGATAAATCAGGCATTTATAATTCCCACGACTCCAATTCATCTTTGAATAGCAAAAAGAAGTATGATCGCGTATATACTATTGATAACATATATAATATTGTCAATCATTATTTTAAAATTATAAATCAATACTTAGATGTACCCGAAGAAGCAAATGTCGCATATGTTATGGAAAAGCCAAAACCCGTAGAATACCGGAACAAGCTAAAAGATGGCTTACATATCATATTCCCTCATATAATTGTAAATAATAATGTGCATCACTTTATTAGACGAAAGATTTTGGATGTCGCAGCAGATATTTTCAAAGATCTGCCATTATGCAATGATTATGATTCTATCGTTGATAAAGCGATTATAGATGTTAATTGTTGGCAAATGTATGGTTCAAGAAAACCAGATTGCGATACTTATCGGGTCTCAAGTATTTATAAATATGCAAACGATGAAACAGCAAATACCGAATATACATTGAATGCTGCTGACGAAATTAACTTTATCAAACTGTTTTCTATGCGTAATTTTTCTGATAATGTTCAAAACTTTGTTAAAGAAGAATTTGATACTGAAATTAGTCAATATAGTAAGCATATATTGCCAGCAATTGACCAAAAATTAAAAAGTAAATTACAAGGTAATATTTTTGGCAAATCATTAAATATTAATCGCACTTATATATCTGATGATGAATTTAGTTTTGCTAAAAATCTTGTAGATTGCCTGTCTTCGTCAAGGGCTGATAACTATACTGATTGGATTAACTTAGGATGGGTATTGCGTAATATTGATTATCGGCTTCTTGAAACTTGGGTAGAGTTTTCAAAAATTAGCAGTATATATATTGAAGGAGAATGTCAGCAGCTATGGGATAAGATGAGAAAAGACAATATGGGTATTGGAACGCTTCGGTGGTGGGCGAAGCAGGATAATTTAGTTAAATATGTTAGTATTCTTGACAAAGCAATTCTCCCAAAAATAGACCAGAGTATCGCAAGTGATGGCGCGCATTATGATATTGCTTGTGTAGTTCATTCAATATTTAAGGATGAATTCAAAGCAATATCTAAAGATATCTGGTATAAATATGATAAGCAAAGGCATCGCTGGGTGCGTGCAATTGAAGGATTAGATTTACGAAAAATCCTCAGCACTGATATCTGCAAGAAATTCATGGAGCGTTCAAATTATTTTAATGAATACACTGAAGATCCTACGCTAAAAGCAATTAATGATGAGCGTAGTAAGAAATGCCTCAAGATTGCAACTCAATTAAAGAACTCGGGGTTTAAAGATGCAATTATGAAAGAATGCCGAACGCTTTTCATTGATGAGAAGTTTGAGGAATTGCTTGATAGCAGATCGCATTTGATTGGGTTTGACAATGGTGTTTATGATTTAAAGATGCATATGTTCCGCGATGGTATGCCAGATGATTACATTCTTCTAAGCACAAAGCAAAATTACATTCTGTATAATAGCGAATTGCCAGAAGTAGCAGAGATTAACGAATTCTTCTCTAAAATATTTACTAATAAAAATTTGAGAAATTATGTATTGGATGTGCTTGCGTGCATTATAGACGGCAGTATTGCTCAAGAGCGTTTCTATATATTCACAGGGCAGGGCAGCAATGGAAAATCACGACTCTTAGATTTAATTCAAAAGTCTATTGGTGAATATTATTGTATATTGCCTATTGCCCTGCTTACGCAAAAGCGGGCGGCAAGTAATGCTGCACAGAGTGAATTAGAGCGAACTAAGGGGCGACGATTTGCCGTAATGCAAGAGCCGAGTGAGAATGACAGGCTTAATATTGGACTGATGAAAGAATTGTCGGGACAAGATAGGATATTGGTAAGAACGCTATTTAAAGAGCCTTATGAATTCAAGCCGCAATTTAAGATGATTTTGACTTGCAATGAACTTCCTGAAATTCCCAGTGATGATGGTGGAACTTGGCGTCGTATCAAAGTTTGCAATTTCTCAAGTAAATTCACAGAGACACCTGATATAAATAAGCCAACAGAATTCTATATGGATATGGAACTGTCTGATAAATTTGAAAGGTGGAAGGAGGTATTTATTAGTATGCTGATTGACAGACATAAGCATATTAATCCTATGGCAATTCCTGAACCAAGCGAAGTTCGTGTCGCTACAGAGAGTTATAAGCAGAATAATGATATTGTTGGGCAATTTGTTAATGATCGTATCGTGATTGATCCGCAAATTAAAGAGCCTCGTATTACTATTACTAAATTATATACAGATTTCAGGTTATGGAGCATATCTAATGTGGTTAAGGGTAAGAAATGCCCTGATCGCAATCAGCTCAAAGCATATATAGAAAAATTATTAAATAAGCCTTATGAAACTAAAGGATGGTCTGGTATTGGATACAAACAAGATGAAGATGATGAAGATGATGAATAGGGTGGTGATTATAATATATATATGATAGTATATGTAATATATGATACTATATGTAGAGTAATAGAGTAATATATTTGGTATATATTTTTTATATTGTTATAAAAATTGATTAGATAATGTGAATATTTTTTAACACCCAAGTAAGCAACATCTACCTATATATACTTACAATCAAATAGATAATCGCAGCAAAATGTATGCAGTTCAAAGCATACCAGGATACCACAGGGATAATAACATAAATATTGTTAGGATATATAAAAAAGATAGATTTGAATTGTTTCTTGATTTCCTTATAGCAACTATTATTATACTAAAAAGCGTATGTATAATAGCCTTTATAGTAATACAATTAGTATATGGAATAGCTTTCCTATACTCTAAAATATTTTAGGATAATTAGATATCAGTAGGATTACTTAGATATTTAATCCATATTTCTTTAGGGTAGTTAGATTTTTTTAGGTTTAAGAAGAAGCCAAGAGCTACTGCTTGTTCATAATATCCTTTATTCTGTGCAAGGAGAGTATCATTATATAGATTGCTGATACCTTTGAGAGATAAGCGATGATTAATCTCGTTGATATTTGAAATAAAGTGCGATAGTATTTCACTTGTTATAATTAAGTTATTTTTATTAGATGAATAGTTTGACACAAATGTTTCTAAGATATCTTTGTTTGTATTTAGAAGAATAAATAGCTCTTTTTTGTTAATGCGAGGCTGACGCGCGACTTGACATTGATTTGATAATATAAGCCCGCTAAATCTCCTTTCTCTACATAGTTTATTAAGGAATTCTATTATATTTATATCAATAATAATAGGCTCTTTGAAAGGTAGATGATTATTTATTTTAGTATATAATTCAATACTTTGCTTAACATTGGTAGTTTCGCATTCATCTACTACATATATCCAAACATATACTTTGTAATCACAGCGAAAATACTTATCGTGTTCTGCTATATATTTGCAGATTGCGCCGTGTCTATGATTTCCGTTAATAATCTTAATAATCTTTTCATCTATCTTTGCTTTAGGGTCAAATATTGCATCAATTGTAAAGGGAATAGAATAACCCTCGGTAATAGACGCATATAACTCGTCAATCTTAGTTTGTTCTAATTCACGATTGAAAACAATAGGACTTGCATATGCCATAAGTTCCCTAAAGCTAATTTTAACAAGATACTTTTTATCATTAATTTTATCTATAATGTTGTCAGTAATATTAAAGAATTTCAAGGGAGTATTTTGATGCGATGAAGTATCATCCGCGTCGCCTGCTTCACCTGTCTCTCCTACATCATCTGCTTCTCCTTGCTTCTCAAACAACTTTTGAAACTGTTTTGTGATTCTATCATCTTCATTTGTGGCATTGGCAGCATTGGCAGCATTCACATATTTACTCATCTTTCAGTTGTAGTGGTTAATAGAGTAAATTAACAGGGTATGCTATCATTTTTTATTTTTTTCAAGTAATAGAAAGATATAGGCGAAGAGCGAGGATATTATCAAGCCGCATATCTCTATTGCGATATGATAAGGGAACTGGTAAGCGTTCATCATAGCATCGCAATTATACTTCTCGTTAAAGAAGAGCACAATGATAACTGCAAATAACATTAGCAATATAGGCAGCAGCTGCTTGACGACTTCAGGTAATTTAACATTCCATAGCCCAGTGATAAGTATAATAACCCACATATTTATACCTGAAATAGCATTATACACAGTTCCAATGTAATTATATAATATGAAGATATCCAGTAGTATTGCAGCAAGTATTATAGGGATGTAAGGAAGCTCACCGCTAATGAATGAAATTGCAGTAATTAGCGCAATTATTATAATATATGAGGTCGCATGGATAATATAGACATGCTGTAAACTATATTCATTTTCATTCCAGAATAAATGAGAATATGCGTGATATGCTTGGAATATAAATAAAGATAGGATAAAGAATTGGATTTCTATATGTATAGCTTGTGTTAATAAATAAAGAAGAATTATACATGATACAATATTTATACTTGCAGAATAGGGCTGATCTACTATGTCTCCCCTAACCTCGCAAGTATTGAAAGGGAATGGCTTGGGTTTTTGCTGATTTTCGTCAGTCATTATCTTATATTTTATTATATATTTTATTATATTAAATATTTTTAATAAAAACTTTTAATTATATAATTATATTATTAGAAATGCAAAGAATTTTGCAAGATTTAGAAAAAAGAAGAGAAGATCTTATAAAATCAAAAATAAATACTTCATTATCAATTATAACAAATAAAAATAATTCACAGCTTGTACAACAGTCACTGCTGTCTCCTCCCTTAATGAATTTACGAAGTGTGCTTAAAAAAGACAAAACATTTGCAGAAGATGCAAAACTTAGACTGTCTATAGAAGATTATAAGCTAATGTGTAAAAATAAAATTCTCAAAAAGATGATGGCAAAAGTGCTAAATACTGATGTAGCAAGCTTAACAGCTATTTGTAAAAACATAGTGGATGATGTAAATAAATATATAGATTTATCGCGAAAAACAATCAAAGAAAAAACAAAAGCTAAGATATCTCCTATTAAAGATTTATTGCCTTCTTTGCCTCCTAATATGAAAAAGGAAACATTAAAACTATTTCATTTACCTGATGAAATTATAAAACATATAACTCATGATAGTTTGAAATCTCTATATGAATCAAAGTATAAATATAAATTAGTAGATGGTATTCCAGCATATAAATTACTTTTATATCCAAAACTTTTATTAAAAAATCAGAGGGCTTTGTATTTTTTAATAGAAAATAACATAGAAATAGATTATTATTGGCTATCTTCTAATACTAATCCTATTGCTATTGAATTATTGATGGAGGAAATAAATGTTAATCCCGACGCAAGAATAGATTGGGCCGCATTATCAAGAAATCCAGAAGCGATTAAAATATTAAAAGCAAATCGTGATGAAATACTCTGGGGAATTTTATCATTTAATACAAATCCAGAAGCAATGAAATTAATAGAAGAAGAAATCAAGGTAAATCCTATGCATATAAATTTTGAAGGTTTAGCAGCAAATGAAACTTCAGCAGCAATAAAATTAATTGAAGATAATCTATTCAATAAAAAATCAAATTATAATACAAATTGGTATAGATTTTGGCAAATATTATCAAGAAATTCAAAAGCTATTAAATTATTAAAAGCTAATCGCGGGTTGATTGATTGGTGCGAACTATGTGGTAATCAATCAACAGAAGCAATCAAATTATTAGAAGAAGAAATGATAAAGAATCCAGATATTGTAAATTGGAATATATTGTCAAGTAATCCAAATAAAAAGGCTTTTGCAATTTTAGAAGCAAATCCTAATAAAATTAATTATAGAAGATTATCAAGTAATTCAAATCCAAAAGCAATTAAATTATTAGATAAAAGAATGGAAATTCAAAATGATAGATTAAGCAAAGATGATAAAATAGATTGGACTGAGATATCTAAAAACCCTGCTGCAATTGAATTAATAAAGAAGAGAATAATATATGAGGAAAATTTACCACAGAATATATATACAAGATTAAATGAAAATGATAAGTTAAGATGGAGCGAATTATCTATAAATCCCTGTATATTTGAGCTTGTTTGAATATAATTATTTATAAATATTATACCTTCTAATCAAATTTATTTTTATTTTAGTATATTAGGAATAATAAATATGTTATCAATTGCAAAGCAAAGAAAAGCAGATTTTGTATTTACACCCTTGAAGATTTAAAATGAGACAAACTTTAATTTATTTTTATTAGGTAATTATAATGAAGCATAAAACAGAAGATTATAAATTATCTGCAGTTAAATATTACTTATCTAATAGTTTTAGTTTAGATTATGTCTGTAATATTTTTGGTTGTAAAAAACAATCATTAGCAAGATGGATTGAACGATATAAGGATGTTAAAGAATTAAAAAGACATAATAGAACTAACATATCATATAAAATAACAAAGGAACATCTCGTATATGCTATTAAAATGTTAAGCAATAATGAACAAATCACTATGATTGAATTGAAAAAGTTAATAATGCTTAAATATCATGAATTTAATATTACACGACAACATTTAGGTATTGTATTACGAGACAATAACATTACAAGGAAACGAACAAAACACCAACATTTTCCTAAAACAAGATATGGTATTGAAACTGACAAAAAGAAAGAACTTTATAATTTTTATAATGAAATTAGAAAATATCCATTAGATAAAATTATTTGTTTAGATGAAACTTCTATTAAACCTGCTATGATGTTAGAATATAGCAAATGTAAGTTAGGTAAAAGATGCATTCTAAAAACAGATGATAATAATGTATTCAAAAAATTTACATTATTAGTAGCAATAAATAATTCAAAATGTATAGGATATAAATTATATGAAAAAGGCGGTATGAATAAAGAACGCTTTGTAGATTTTTTGAAAGATAATGTATTTAATAATTATAAAAATAATCTTATTGTTTTAGATAATGCTGGAAGTCATAATAATCAATTTGTTAAAGATGCTATTATAAATAGTGGTAATAATTATTTATTTTCAATCGCCTATACACCAGCAACAAATAGTCCAATAGAAAATTGCTTTAACCAAATAAAGCATTATCTAAAACTCAATAAAAATGTTCTTAAATACGATGAATTAAATAATGAAATTAAAGATGCAATACATAATGTTAAAAAAGAAAATTATGTAAATTATTTTAATTATGCTTATAAGAAAGAAAACTTAAAACCATATACTACAAAAATATCTACACTTTTTAGAAAACCAAAAATGTATAAACAAATATAAGAATATAATATGTATAATATTAGATTACATAGCGTTATAATGCGTTTAAAAAATGAGTTATATGATGACGAACAAAGTAAAATAAAGAAGGAGTTAATAGATATTTTAGAATTAAATAATAAAAATGGATTTATTTTGTATCAAATAGATCACGATGAAGAACTTAAATCTAAAATAATGGGTTTATTACCTAAAATACGAACTTTTTATTCTATGAGTAAAATCACAGCAATATCAACGCCAGAAAGAATAAAAAGACCATATATATCAATAATTCGTCATATATTAAAAAAAGATTATGATATATTGAGTGCAGAACATACATTAAGGATTGATGAGAAGATTATAAGAACAAAGCGGTATGTTTTTATTAAGAGGTAGGTGTTTCATATTGTTTTAATCTTTCTTTTACACCTTTGGACATTTAAAACGCCGATTTTAAAATTACATCTACACCAATAGCAATTTTTCACTTCCTTGTTGTTTTTTAACCAATATATTAACTGCTTCTTCAATGGTTTCTTCAAACTTATCAAAACTACAACCATTGATTTCATCATAATTTTCATAACCTCTTTCTTTGAAAAAGTGAGGTAATCGTGGTTTTAAATTATTACGCATTTCTTCACGCATTTTAGGTCTTGTAAGATGTAATTTTTTATCACAAGGGATAAAATCAGGAATTGTATCTAATTGAATATTAGATATATTTGCAATAAATTCTGTCATCGCACCAGTAAAATCTATATTATTAATACCACTGGTTGCCTTTGTTATTTTGCTAATAATAGCAGAACTTATTTTACTTATAGTTGGCATTTTATTAATATTTAACTTTAATATGTTTAAATTAAATAATATCAATTTTTTATTTTAATATTAAATCGGCGTTTTAAATGTGCAAAAGTGTAAAAACCATTTAAGAATAATTTAATATATTAAAGTAGAATACACGGAGATACGACAAATAAAAACATATATGCTGATAGATGAGTAATAAAGAAAAACCTCCCGATGACTATTTTAAGTGTATTAAAATACCTATTAAGAATGTTTTGAAACATTATGATATTAATCTTCCTAAAATTACAGATGCTGTTTTAATGTGTAATAAAATTGTTATTCATACTCTTATGTTTATGAAATTATATCTTTTAGATTATTATGAAATTAATCAATCATTACCTACTATTGATGATGAGTTTGTTAATAGTTGTATGAAAATTTTATGTAATGAAAGTACTAATGGAAGACCGCCTAAAAAAGATATAAAAGAATTAAAAGATACATTAAAGGGTTTTCTTGAAAAACATTATAAACCTCTAATGCAAAATGATGAACTTAATTATAAACACATGAATACTATTTTAAATTATTTAACAATTGATATTATTACTATGTATGATAACAATATTAAACTTCATTATGTAGAATATGTAGAGTGGTTTGTTAATGTTGTATGGAAAAAGAAGTATATGATTGAAAAAATTAGAAAACTTAATTCTTCAAAAGGGGATATTGATAATAAAATAAATAAACTATGTAATCAATTGAGACGAATTAAGAATGATATTCTTAATGTTGAAACGAATGAATATAAATCAGATCCATCATATCATAATTGGATAAATAATATTAAGAAATCTATTATACCTTGTAAGGAACATTTTAATAAGAATAATATACATTATGATATACAATGCAAACCGCAAGATTATTTACCATGTATGATTTATATGATGAAATACATAGAACAAGATGGTGTAAGTATAAATAATGTTTTTCCTTTAAGAAGTGAAATTGTTCCTAAACACATTAGAATTGATACTACAACATTAGTGCATCTTATGATGAGAAAAGAGCAAGGTAATAAATGTGATTATTTAACAAAAGGTAATTTGAAAAAGAATGAGGATAAAATATGGGAATTCTTTTTTAGAACTGAAAGAAGAAGTTTTAAGAAAAATGAATATACATTCCATCATATGATAGAAACTGATGGTGTAAGTTGTAGTATAGTTCTTATTCGTAATGATTTGATAGGTAAACGAATACCAAGTAGCAAAAATAAAAATAATGAAAAATATATAGATGAATTAGATGAATTAGATGAATTAGATGATTATACAAAATTACAAAATAAGAAAATTGTAGCAATAGATCCTGGTAAATGCGATATATTATATTGTGTTGATGGTTATAATAAGGATGCTACAACTTTTAGATATACACAGGATAGTAGAAGAAAAGAAACAAAGAGTAAGAAGTATTCAAAACTTATTTTAGAGTTTAAGAAAGAGAAAATAGATGGTAAAACAATAATAGAATATGAAACCGAATTATCGCAATTTAATAAGAAATCGTTAGACATAGAAAAATATAAAGAATACATTAAAAAGAAGAATGAAATCAATCATAAGTTATTTACATTTTATAATAAGTATATATTTAGAAAACTAAAATTAAATGGTTATATGAATAGACTAAAAAACGAACAAAAGTTAATGAATAAATTTCAAAAGGTTTTTGGCGATAAAAATGATGTCGTTGTATGCTTTGGCGATTTTGAACAACGAAAACATATGAAATATAAAGAACCTATAAAAGGTAAGGGTATGCGAACATTATTTAAAAAATCAGGATATGAAACCTATTTAGTAGATGAATTTAGAACAAGTTGTAAATGTTGTAATTGTAATGGTGGAGATTGTGAGAAGTTTATGTTAAGAGAAAACCCTAAACCTTGGAAAACAAATTATGCTCTTGTACATGGTCTATTACGCTGTAAAAGCGGTTGTGGATTATGGAATAGAGATACAAATGGTGCTAAAAATATTTATAAGATATCATACAATCATATAAATAATATAGAAAGACCTATGTATTTAAGTAGAAGCAAAAAATCAGGTACATTACACGATGTACCATAACCAAAATTTACACGCTTTGAAATAAGCGAACCTTGAAGTATATGAAATAAAATTTTATATTTTTTATAAAGTTTTGTCTCATTTTAAATCTTCAAGGGTGTAAAAAATATACTAAATGAAAAAATAAAATTTACAGAAGATAATCCTAAGTTTAGGCTTTCTATAGAAGATTATAGTAAAATGTGTAATGATGAAAGTATTAAAGAAATTATAGCAAGAGTATTAAATACTGATATAATAAGCTTAAGTGCATTTTGCGAAGATGTTCAAGTTTTAAATAATTATATAGATTTATCGCATAGTACAGTAAAGGAAAAAAAGATCGCTAAAGCATTGCCAATAAAAACTTTATTAACACATTTACCAGCTGACACAATAAAAAAAATTACAGACCATTATCAAAACTTATTTAAATATAAATTAGTAGAATGGATAAAAGTAAGCAAAATTTTAAAATGTGCGGAATTATCATCAAATATAAATGCGATAGAATTATTAACCTTACCAGAAAATATTAAATACATAAATTATAATAATTTATCAAAAAATAGGAATCCAGAAGCGCTTTTGTTAATTGAAAAAAAGATAATAGAAGAAAAAAGTTTATCAAAAACAGAATATAAGAAATTAAAGAATAAAATAAATTGGGATTACTTATCAGAAAATCCAATAGCAGTTGAATTATTAGAAGAATATCAAGATGATATAAACTGGGAAACTATTTGTAATAATTCAAATCCAAAAGTGCTAAAATTATTAGAAGATAAAATAAAAGAAGATCCAGATGAAATAGATTGGGAAGAATTATCATCTAACCCAATTGCTATTAAGTTATTAAAAAAATACCCAGATAATATTGATTATTCTGGATTATCTGCCAATTCATCAGATGAAGCTTTACAATTATTAAAAGAAAAAATGAAAGAAGATCCAGATGAAATAGATATGGCTATGTTATCTTTTAATAAAAATCCAAAAGCTCTCAAATTATTAAAAAAACTATTAAAAATAGAACCAGAAAAATTAAATGATTGGACCTATTTATCAGAAAACACATTACCTGAAGCTATCCAAATATTAAAAGCAAATTTTGAAAAGATAGATTGGGATAGGTTATCATCTAATTCATCTGACGAAGCTATTCAATTATTAAAAGAAAACCCAGATAAAATAAGTTGGGGTATGTTATCAGCTAATACAAATCCAAAAGCGCTTGAATTATTAAAAAATAATCAAAATAAAATATGGTGGCCACATTTATCAGCAAATCCTTCTATTTTTACTCTTGAATAAAATAAATTAGTTAAGCATATCCTAAACATACCTTGCTGAATAAAAGCGAGGAATAATTACATCACCTGCTTCATTAAGAGAAAAACCGCAAAAGAACGCATTGAATTCAAACCAAACGCGTAAGTCGTCAAGATCACTCATATATTCTAAGTTATATGCTGGGTATAAATTATTATACATATTTAGTATATTTAATATACATACTGTAAAATTATATGTTTCTAATATATTATTATAAATATCTATATAACATCTAAATACATTGATATCTTTGTATTCTATTCTTAACTTGTCATTACATAATTCAATCCCTTTAATATTAGGATATTTATCTGTATAATTACTCAGGAAAATGTCAGTATATTCCTCCAATATTTTTTTAACACATTTATAACTATCAGTAGACACACTTTCTTCAATAGGATATATAGTAAACTCTAAGTATTTTATAGAAGAATATGTGCTATTATATTTAATCATTTTTGTTTTATTAAGTCGCAAAAAATCCGTCTCTTTATCTGCATAATATATAAAGTATTTATAATAAGGATCTTCCACATCTCTTTTATAGCACAGCATAATACTCCATATAGCGCGAGTTCTATAAGCATCAAATTTATTATTCTTAACATATTCTATTAATTTTTCATAATTATCAAGCGACTCTCTCATATCGCTTATACTTTTTAGCGTCCCCTTAAATGCCTCTTTGTATATAAGGGTCTGGATATCCTCAGGCAACTCATATAAATAATTCTTTTTAAACTTTGTAAATGCACGCATTATTTATCTTCTGTTTACTTATTTAGTATTTAATAATTTAATCAGTTTTTTTAAGGCTTGTTTATTAGCTCAAGAGTAAAACTCGGGTTTTATAGCATCCCCGTCTTCATTTATCTTAAACGCGCAGAAATACATATTATATTCAAACCAATCGCGTATAACTCGTAGAACATTCATATTGTTTTCATCATATTCTGGATATATATCATTATTAAACATTGTTAGAATATTCAATATTTTAACAAGAAAATTATAAGATTCTAAAATATTATTATATATATCAATATAGCAATTAAATGTATATGTATCCAAATACTCTATTCTAATCTTGTTATTTAATAGTAAGACCCCCTTGATATTACTATATTCTTTTTCTTCTTCATTAGCTTTATTAGCTTTATGGCGAATACTTAGGAAAATATGAACATATTGCTCTAATATATTCTTAATATAGTTATAACTTTTCAAAGGTATCTTGTCTTTTATAGGATATATTGTGTAATCAATGTATTTAATAGTAGAATATGTGGTATCATATCTAATCATATTTGTTTTATTGAGCTGCAAGAAATCAGTCTTATAATCTGCATAATATGTAAAATATTTGTAGTAAGGATCTCCAACATCTGTTTGCATTATAATACGCCATATTGCGTGATTTTTATTATTATCTATTTGATCCCTCTCTATAATATATGCTTGCAACTTATTGAAATTATCCATTGCTTCCCTCTTATCTCTAATTTTGTTAAGAGAATGCTTAAATGCCTCTTTGTATATAAGGGTTTGGATATCCTCGGGTAATTCATAAAAATAATTGGATTTAAACTTGGTAAACTCAGTTAATGCGTACATTATTAGTTCTGTTGTTAATTATCTAATATTTGCAGATTTAATCATTTTTTTATTTATGTATATTAGAATATACATAAGCGAATAAATTGGCAAAAAATATCTACAAATCCAGCTATATTTATACCACAATAAACCCATATAAAAATAAAGCGCGTATATTATGTAAGTGATAAAAATTATAAGAATGTTCCAGACTATTATGAAGTTGTATGAGCTACAAGCTACTGCGGCGACCACGCCAGTAAAAGGCAAATATATATATTTTGGTGCTTCAGTAATTTATTGTGATGAGAAGAATGTATGTATGGTATATTATCCTACTGATAATGGTGTTTACCCCAGTCCTGATGTCAAGACGGAAGTTTCCTCTTCTTAGGCTTAATATGTTCTAATTTTATTTTTATTATTTAAAAATTGATCATTATTTTATAAATATATAAGCAGAGATATACCCGTTTGTTGCACAGCAGATAAACCAGGTATATATAGCGAATAGCAGCAAACAGCCAGCCTTCGCAACCAACTCGCAAAGCTTACAAGCAAGCAACAGCAAGCAACAAGCAAGCAACAAGCAATAGCAAGAATGAACAGTACTATGATTTCCAGCAGCAAAAACGCGTATCACACCGTAGCAGACGCTGAATTTACAGGTGTTTATGAGAGGATAGTTGATAATTTCACTACCGTCTTCCTTGGCTCTGTAAGCGACGACTATCACCTTTTCATCAAATTTGGCGACAAGGTCTATATGGATGTTAAGGGTGTTGGAGAAATTGTGATGTCTTTCGCAGATCTTCAGCAGAATAAGTATTGGAAGTATTATTACGACCTATCGCTTCTGCTAACAGCTGATAAGAATATGGCAATAGAATCTCTTCATAGAAAATATACCAGCTGGTATATTGATACCGGAAACTATATTGATGCAGAAATATATGATCAAGAAAGATTTTGGTCTATTGATACTTCGTATATAGAATATGAAGTTAATACAAATGCTAAAAAAATACGCAACAACGACCAAGGTATCTGCTTTTATAATATCAATCCCTATGATTTGGTGAATATGGAGTGTTCAACTCAAGAAGATTTGAATACCTTTAGAAATATTTATATGATGAGAACTGAGATAACGAATATGACATTTGAGAACAAGAAAATGATATACAGCGAAATTGAAATTGATCTTACAATTGCTTATATTGATGAGGAACTTAACAAATTAAGGGAGTTTTTTGAAGACAAAAAGAACCTCATTAATCTCGTCGCGTTTAAGGAAAAGAAGGAAATGGACGGCGATTTATTAATGATTATCTATAATAACATTGTAAGTAGCCAAGGAAAAAATAAATATTCTAAGTATATAGAAGATTTCTGTAATACAGAGATGACATATAAGAGCAACACGGATGCTATCGCACAAATACTATGGACTTAGAGCTGATGAGTAGGATATTAGAGTATGTGTTATATATTTTTTATTTTTTACTAAAAAATTGATTATGATAGTTCTATATATAGAGAACACATAAGCAAGCAGCTAAAGCAATAATAATGAATAGCACTACAAGGGGCAACAGTTTATACATTTATCATACTATCACAAATGCTGAGTTCACAGGAATTATTGATAAATATAAAGTATATGGGTATGTTGGTAATTATGGAGAACCTGAAACTTTCACCGAATGTGTTAGTTCTATGTATGATTACCACATATTCATTAAATATGGCGACAAGATCTATATGGATGTTAAGAATGTTGGTGAGATTGTTATTACTTTTGCCGAACTACAAAAAAACAAGTATTGGAAACATTACTATGACCTATCGCTTATGCTTTCAAATGACAAGCATTTTGTAGTCCAAGACCTTGAATATAATAGCAACTATTATGACCCATATATATATGATGGAATGAGGTATTGGTCGTGTAATACAGCATATATTGAAGGGGGGTGTGATACTAAAACAAAAAAAATAGTTGAAAATGAGTATAACTGCTATTATAGGATTAACCCTTATGATTTAGAAAAAATGAATTACTCTTCGCAAAAAGATTTGATTATCTTCAAAAATAGGTATAATCAAAGATATGAGGTTAGAGCCAAATTATTTGAAAAAAGAAGTATATATTACAACAACATTGCTATTGACTATTGCGCAAGCTTGATGGAAAAAGAGCTTGATGAACTCTCTGTAATATTTGAGGATAAAAAGAATGCAGTTAATCTTGCTACACTTAGTGATAAAGAGGGTATGAATGGAGATATACTGATGATTATCTATAATAATCTTATCAATGCTGATGGAAATAAAAAATATGAACATCTTATAAATGAATTAGGAACACGCAATCGGTTAGAAAGCATTGCCAGGATAATGGCTGCATAAGGCTGCTAATATATATATTTTAATATTATAGTAAAAATTGATAATATATACTTTAAAAATACAGTATATAAATATAATGAAAGAAGTAAAAGAATTAGATAATGATATGAAAGAATTGCTTAAAAACATTAATCTATGTTGTGTAAAAATAAATGAGCAAAAGAACTTAAATTGTACCTTTAATAAGTTAGATTTTCTTGAAAAAGAAGCATTTTATGATGCATTCCCAAATACAAAGTTTAATAATAATTAAAATTTAAAATGTATCTATTATGTATCTATTTATGTATCTATTATATTATATAAAAAATTAACAATATCATACTATTAATATTGTTATAAATGATAACAATGTCATCACCTGCACCTTCACAAACTTACAAAAATATAATGGATTCTAAGCCATTACTATTAGATCCTAAAAATAGTATATTTCCAGAAGATATTGTTATAAAAATTAATAATTATGTTTGTGAAGATTATTTAAAAACAACTTATCAAAATCTTGAAACCAACTTTATTAAAAATATTATCAATATATTTTTAAATAATAAGAATTTATCTAAATTTATTTATTATTTTGGATATCATCAAACTAATTCATTTAATCGTAATAATACATCATTATTTAATCTTAGTGTTTTTGGAGAAAACTTAAATAACTTAAAAATAAGATGGAATAATTCTAATATAGATGAAAATGAACCATATATATTAAATATGTGTAGTAATTATTATATATTTAATACTCGCAATAGATATGGTTTAACACCTTATAAATATGATGCTCATATATATTCATCTAAATTAACTGAAACAGAAACTCAGTGGATAGTAAAAAATCACTCAACGCATAATAAAAAATCACTCAACGCATAATGAGAATATATTACAAGATACTTCTAATTTAGATATTAATATTGAAGATAATATGTATGATGATATATATGATTATGATAATGAAGAATACGCTAATATATGGAATGTATTTAATAGAGCATTTATGGGATTTAATATATTTAAAATAATAAAAATATTCTGTGATAATTTAGAATTAGATAACACTATTAAACAATATTATGATTTAATCGGGGGTAAAGGGCAGTATAATTTTGATGTAGATAATACTAAGCTATTTCATAAAACTTGTTATAATGTTATAAAATATTTCAATAAAAAAATAAAGAAAGCGGTTGATGACCATTTTGTTATTAAATATTTATATTCTATTTATTCTGAGGATATTAACATGTATTTTGTTGAAGAACATCAACAATACAAAGATAAAGCAAATGATTTACTATCAAATCGTGGTCTGTTAAATTCTACAGAATTTAATATTTTAGAAATGTTAGATTTATTAGATGATGTATATCTAAAATAATTCGTATCTTTATCAATATATATAAACATATAAACCATTATCATATTAAAATGGATGAATTAATTTCAATAATATTAAATAATAAAGATAATAAAATATTACATTTTTGTGATAATAATGTTGAAATCATACCAGGTGAAATCAGTTGTTTAACAAATTTATATGATTTAAATTTAAATAGTAATAAAACTAAAATTATACCAGGTGAAATCAAATATTTAACTAATTTAAAATCATTATATTTACTTTTTAATAAAATTGAAGTTATACCTATTGAAATAGGTAATTTAACTAATTTACAAGAATTAAATATAAATTATAATGGTATTAATATAATACCAAAGGAAATAGGTAATTTAATTAATTTAAAAAAAATGTATTTAAGTAATAATAATATTAATATAATACCAACTGATATAAAATTTTTGATTAATTTAGAAAAATTAGAGTTATGTGTAAATAATATAAAAGTTATACCAAGTGAAATAGGAAATTTAACTAATTTACAAGAATTAAATTTAGCTAATAATATTATTTCAACTATACCAAATGAAATAGGAACTTTAACTAATTTAGAAGAATTAAATTTAGCTATTAATATTATTTCTACTATACCAAGTGAAATAGGTAATTTAACTAAATTAAAAATTTTTAAATTATTTACTAATAAGATTGAAATTATACCAGATGAGATTGGTAATTTAACTAATTTAAAAATATTGTTTTTAGCAAATAATAATATTAATATAATACCAGTTGAATTACAATATTTAAATAATTTACAAGAATTATATTTGAATAAAAATAACATTTCAATTATACCAGTTGAAATTGGTAATTTAACTAATTTAGAAAAAATAGAATTATATGATAATAAAATAGAATTTATACCAAGTGAAATTGGTAATTTAACTAATTTACAAGAATTACATTTATCTTATAATAAAATAAATAGAATACCAAAGGAAATCAAACATTTAACTAATTTGCAAGAATTATATTTAGGTTTTAATAATATAGAAATTATACCAAGGGAATTACTATGTTTAACTAAGTTAGGAGAATTATATTTATATAATAATAAAATTTTAAATATACCAAGTGAAATCAAAAATTTAACTAATTTAAAATCATTATATTTAGGTTATAATTTAATTGAAGTTATACCTATTGAAATAGGAAATTTAACAAATTTAAATTCATTATATTTAAATAATAATAATATTGAAGTTATACCAATTGAAATAGGAAAATTAATAAATTTACATAGATTATATTTATGTGCAAATAATATTAAAATTATACCTAAGGAAATACAAAGTTTAACTAATTTAGATGAATTAAATTTAGCCAATAATAAAATTAATAATATACCAATCTCTATTATTAGATGTAGAAATTTAAATAGATTTAATTATGAAAATAATGATATTGAATATATTCCTCCTCAAGTTATTAGATTTTTAAATAGAATTAAAAATGTAGAACAGTTACAAGTATATAATGATTCACAAAATATACATAATCATTCAATACAAGAATCCGTAAATAATAGTATTAATAATATTATGCAACAAAAATTTATTATCAATGAAGATAATATTATGAATGAAATTTTAAATGATACTATTTTAACAGACAAATGTAAAGAATTAATATTTGAATATACTTCTAATTTAGATTTTCATTCTGTTTTATTATTAAATTTCAAAGAACTACTATGTCATTTTTGGATCACTATAAATAATTTAGACACCAAAGATGAAATAAAAAAAATATTAAATGTTGAAATGTTAGATTCTGAATGTAAATGTTTTACAGGAAGAATTACAAGATTAGTAAATTGTCTTAACGGTTTAAGTGATTTAGTTAAAATTAATATTTCTGATAACCAGCAAATAGGAAATATAATAATAATTATCAAAGAACAATTAGGAGATAATTATACAATAGAAAGACATAAAGAATTAGTAAAAAATGAACTACAAGAAAGAGGTTATATTGATAACATTATAAATAAATGGTTAGATTATATAGAATAACAAAAAATAACATTCATATTATTTTAGATATAGGTATACAGATATACAGAATATCTATAATATTTCGTCAAATTTCTTTTCTATTAAATGTGTTTGATATTCTATGGCAAGCCTATAGTAATTATCCCACATATTTTCACCCTCAAAGTTTGACATATAAATTGCTCTAAAGTTATTTACATATTCTGGAGAGCTGTATTCCATATTCTGTAAATCATATGGATTTATTTTGTAATAACAGTTATCATCATAACTGATAACCATCAAAGTATCATTGTGAATATCATTCTCAATAGAAGCCGTATTTATAGACCAAAATCTTGCTTCATCATATAGCTGATAATCATTATATTCGCTGCTATATTTGAGATCTTGTACTACCATATTCTTATCATTTGTTAGAAGAAGTGATAGATCATAGTAATATTTCCAATACTTATTCTGCTGTAGCTCCGCAAATGAGATAACAAGCTCGCCAATATCCTTAACATCCATATAGACCTTGTTGCCATATTTAATGAAAAGGTGATATTTGCATTGATAAGTAAAATCAATGTTAACCATCCTAACAAAAGCGCCTGTAAACTCAGCATTTGCTAAGGTGTGATAAGCAAACTTGCCATTTGCATTGATAGTGCTGTTCATCGTGTTTGAGGCGATAGCAGCGATAACAGTGTGTCTTGTGTGTATCTTTTGATATATTTGGTGTATCAATTTTTTAATTAAATATAAAAAATAAATAACATATATTACATATATTACATATATTACATAGAAGTCTACGCTGCCATTATCCTGGCAATGCTTTCTAACCGATTGCAATTTCCTAATTCAGTCATAATAGATTTATACTTATTGTTTCCATCAGTACCACCAAGATTATTGTAGATAATCATAAGTATATCTCCGTTCATACCCTCTTTATCATTAAGGGTTGCAAGATTAACAGCATTCTTTTTATCCTCAAATATTGCTGAAAGCTCATCAAGCTCATTTTCCATCCTTGCTATTTGGTATTCAAATGCGATGTTTTTGAAACGTTCTTCCATAATATGTATAAAATATTTTACCCTTTCATGTTCGTTCATATATCCCAGCTCAAAGCGTTCAAGTTCTTGCCGCGTGGAGTATTCCATCTTATCCAAATCAAATGGGTTGATTTTGTAATAGCAGACATTCCCGCTTGGGATTATCTTGAAGTTATTCAAGTCGCTTTTGTCTATATAGGCAGTTTCTAAAGACCATACCCTATCTCCTGTATATACCCTACCTGCTGTATATCCATATATTTGGTTATATGTCTTGTTAAAATCCTTGTTCTTTATCAGTCTATGCTTGTTGTTCGCGAGAAGAACCGACAGGTTGTAGTAATATTTCAAATACTTGTTTTTTTGTAGTTCAGCAAACGAAATCACAATCTCGCCTGCATTCCTAACCTCAATATATACCTTGTCCCCGTGCTTGGCAAATAGGTGATAGTCGCCACTACACGACATATAGTTAGGCGCGTTGTAATAGGGTTGCATTTCACGTATTCGCTGCGAAAACACGCCAGAACATTCGGTATCTGCTATCGCTGCGATGGTGTGGTTAGTGCTGGGAGCGTGGTTATCGCTGGAAGTGTTGCTCATTGTAGCTTTGTTTGTTGCTATATATACTCAATTTAACTTCGTTTAACTTCGTTTAACTTCGTTTAACTTCGTTTAACTTCGTTTAACTTTAGCAAATCGGTATATCTCTGTTTATAAATTTAGGTACTTAAAATCAATTTTTGAATAATAAAAATAAAAAATAGAACATATTGTGTAAAATATAAAAAATATATAATATATATAATATATATTCTTACAAAATTATACATATACAGCCATTATATCTTGGCAATTCTTTCTAATTTGTCAATATTTTTAATATAGGAGGTTGTTGATGATGATAGCTAATATATCGTCATTCATACAATATTTATCATTAAGAGTTTCTACAAGATTAAGAACATCCTTCTTATCCTCAAAGTATGCCGAAAGTTCTACAAGTTCCTTCTCCATCTTTGATACTTGATATTCTATTGCGATGTTCATATAAATAACCGACCTATTTATAAAATATCCATACCTTATAAAATTTCGGTACTTATAAGTCTCGTTGAAGATATCTATATCTTGTTGTGATGCATATTCCATCTTCTCCACTTCTGCGGGATTGATTTTGTAACAGCATACATTCCCGCTTGGAATTATCTTATAGGTATGCTTGAAGTTTTCATCAATATCCAAATCAATATATGCAGTATCTAAAGACCACACTCTATTTTCAGTATATTCATCATCGTCATTACCCGTATATTTATATGCCTCGTCATAGAAGTTGTTAAATGGCTCATTCTTTATCTTTTTATCATTTGCGAGCATCAGCGACAGATCATAGTAATATTTCCAATATTTGTTTTTTTGAAGTTCGGCAAATGACATCACGATTTCACCTACATTCTTAACTTCCATATAGACTTTGTCTCCATATTTGGCAAATAGGTGATAATCGCCACTTATCCCAATACGATGCGTCATAGCTTCAGGTTCATTATAATAATAAGCATATGCAACATATATTTCCTGAGAAAATACGCCAGTGCATTCGGTGCATTCGCTGCATTCTATGCTGCTCATTATTGTTTGCTTTGTGATTTGCTTGTTAGATCGGCTGATGGCTATATATATATACTCAATTTGTATCTGGAAAATCCGTATATCTCTTGCTTCAAGAATCCAAGCATCGCTATCAATTTTTAAATAAATATAAAAAATAAATAACACATATATACTACGCTGCTTACGCTGCTTACCCTGCTTACGCTGCGCTTACTCAGCCAATATTAGGGCATTGTTTTCTTCTTTACTTGTAAGAAACTCGTATTTACCTCCTACATTAATATTATTATATATTTTCGTTAAAATATCATCATTCATACAATATTTACTATTAAGAGTTGCAAGATTGAGGATATGTTTTTTATTCTCATTCATTACATACTCCATTGCGATGTTTTTATAAAGCACTGATTTATTTAGAAAATAATTCAACCTAACATCACTTCGGCATATATATGTTTGCCGAAAGAGTTTCATTTCTTGCGGCGAAGAGTATTCCATCTTCTCCAAGTCAAATGGATTTATATTGTAATAGCAGACATTTCCACCCGGGATTATCTTGTAGGTTTTATCAAGATCTAAATCAATATATGCAGTATCCAAAGACCATGTCCTATTTCCTGTATAGTCGTAAATCTCATCATAGTCCTTATTAAACGCTTCATTCTTTATCACTTTATGCTTATCTTTTGCGAGGAGAAGCGACAATTCATAGTAAAACCTCCAATATTTATTCTGCTGAAGTTCAGCATATGAAATAACAATCATACCGACCCTCTTAACTTCCATATAGATCTTGTCTCCGCTACGGATAAAGAGATGATAATCACCTATTAACCCATAGCGATAAACTGTAGATTTAGGCATATTATAACGAAAGGAATACGCTTTGTATTTTTCCTGACAAAACACGCCAGTACATTCAGCATTTGCAATAGTGTGGTTCATTGTCGCTTTGCGGTCGCTTGTCGTTAGCTTTGTCGTTAGCTTGCTGTTTGCTATTATATACTTCGTTTGACTTTGGCAAATTGGTATATCGCTGTCCATATATTTAAAAATCTTAATCAATTTTAATTATATTACTCAAATTTTATTACATATTTGGACGGGCAGTTAAAAATAGTTTAAAGCTATTTATATTATAAATAGAAATGGACTTAATAAAGAAAGATAAAAAAAAAATTATTGTCAATAATCAAATTACAAAAATTAACGATACTATTACAAAAATTAAAAATCAATTATTTATAGCTTTAGTTGCATATGATGAATATTATAAAAAATATTATACAATAACTCTAATATTATTTATAACATCATCTTTAGTTACATTTATAGAAGCACTACGATTAATTATTATTGAATATATAAATAAAAATGATCATTTAGTTTTTAATGAAAAATTACTTACTACACTTATAAATGTGTTAGTACTTTCATTAGGCATTTTGATAACAATATTAAGCAGTGTTGTTCGCTTTAAAAATTATAGAGAAATACTTGAAAAATTACGCGAAAAACAAAATATAATGATTGAATATATTGATAAATATAATAAACAAAGAAATAATTTAGAATTTCTACATCTAACAAAAGAAGATGATATAGAAATTGAAGAAATAGAAAAAATTAAAAATGATATTGCTAAATATGATACTATTTTAGTATCTACAAATATTCTACAATTTCTCACAACTAAAGATTTAATAAGATATAATAAATATAAAAAAAAATTTGATATTGATAAAAATGATATGATATTACAATATCAAAAAAAATTAAAAGATCTTAAAGATAAAGAAAATGCTATTACATTAGAAGATAAAAAAATATTGAAAATGCTTAAAGATGAAGAAATTGTTATTACATTAGAAGATAAAAAATTATTGAAAATGCTTAAAGATGAAGAAAATAATTTACAAAAAGAAATTGATGAAGAAAACAATGGAAATTGTTTTAAATTTTTAAATTTTTAGCACATATTGATACATAAAAAGAATATATATATAATATTACACATTTTTTCTTATTATATGTTATAATATTTTCCTTAAGTCCTTAAGTATATAGGAATCATAATAAAACCTACCAAAAAGACCAATAATACCAACACCATATGCAGCAAATAAAGTAATAATACCGTAATTAAACCAAGTTTCTATAGGAGGACGGTATAGATAGAAATTGGAATACAAGATGAAGAACTGGCATAATTGCATAGATGTTATATATTTTTTTATAAGTCTTACTTGATTTATTTTTAATAGACAACCAAGATAATAAGAATACATTACGGTATGCACTCCGCTATTTAAGAGAGATGCCATCCATACCATATCAACTTTGTATTGATACATTAAATGCCAACTTATAACTGCACCAATATGATGGTATTTTTGAAGGAATATTGGCGTCTTACCATTAAGATACAATAAGAATGTATCTGCAAACTCGTAATATTTTGAAATATAAAACCAATAAATGATAGTATCAAATTGACGGTTTTGAAAATAATAATTTGATTTGAATACAATCCCTTCATTATACAAGATGTTTGTGAGCGATCCAAAAGTCCACGCACTAAACATCACTAATAGCGCATTATGAATAACAGATACCTTGTATAATAATTCAGGGTTTATGCGAAGATGCTTGGGATATGCTAAGTAGCAAGTAATAGCTACGACTGGTGTAGTAATAGGAATCATTTGTTATAATCATTAACTGCTATAACATTTAAGTAAATTTTTTATTTTTCTTATATTTACAAAAATACAAAAACTGATCAAGCGTATATACATATATATACCATATATAATATATATACCATATATAATATATATTCAATATACAATGGCTACCAACAAATATCATAATATCCCCGGTATGGAGTTTTCTGGATTATTTGATATTGCTCACGGACGAATTATATTTATTAAATATTTTCTATTCATTAAGTTTGATAACAAAATATATATTGATATTAAAAGCATTGGAGATGTCATTATGCCATTTGAAGAGTTTAGGAAAAACAAGCTTTTGAAAATGTATTATGAAATATCTCTTCTGCTTATTGAAAATAAAAATATAGTTATTGAAAAAATAAATAATACAGAGTATCGCGAGCATTACCATCATTATGATTTTGTATATACAGAAAAACGAAATTGGTTTATAGATTGTGCATATTTTGTTGAAAATTTTGTAATAAATAATAAAGAAATACAAAAAGATAAGTATTCTTGCTATTATAATATAAATCCAAATGATTTAAGAAATATGGAGATTTCAACTAAATCACATATTGATAGATTTAACAAAACATTTTTAGGATATGAACAAATTTACTATTTTAAAAAAAGTTTAATCAATTACACCAAACTTGCGATTGACTATACCGCAGACTTGATAGAAAAAGAACTTGATGAAATCTCAGCAATTCAAGAGGATAAGCTAAATATCATTAAACTTATTGCATTTAATGAAAAAGAAGGTATGAATATAGACATATTATTTATTATATACAACCATCTTATTAGTGAAAACAATAGCAAGAAATATGCTCCTTATTTAGAGAATTTAGATAATAATAAGGATATTATAGCGCAAATATTGAGTGCATAATATAAGTATCTAAATATATAATATATATGTTCTATTTTTTTATAATCTATTTAAAAAATTGATTAATTAATACTTTAAAATATTATCAAAGGCTTCATTTGTTGTATCGCGTATCATCGTTGATATACCAAGTAAAAAGTAAAACTTCAAGTTAATCAAACGAACACACGCAACTAAAGACAGCTCCGCGCAGCTAAAGACAGCTTCACGCAGCTAAAGACAGCTCCAACGCAGCTAAAGACAGCTCCACGCAGCTAAAGACAGCTCCAACGCAGCTAAAGACAGCTCCAACGCAGCTAAAGACAATGCTTCAATACATATATCATTATATCAAGGATATGGAGTTTTCTGGAGTTTTTGATGCAGGACTAAATCCTAAAAGCAATGGTAATGTTATATATCTCAAATATTTTCTGTTTATCAAGTTTGGCGACCTCATTTACATTGATATCAAAAGTGTTGGTGCAATAATTATTCCATTTGAAGAGCTTATGAAACATACTTATTTGAAGATGTATTATGAGTTATCTCTCGTTCTTACAAAAAACAAGCACAAAATCATAGAAACGAAGACATTGGATTATTATTCTTCAGGAGAATACAACAAGACCATCTACAAAGAGAAGAGGGATTGGTTTATAGATTGTGCATATTTCATTGAAGACTTTTCTACAAAGATTAAAAAGGTTGAAACAGGTAAATATTACTGCTATTATAATATTAATCCAAATGATTTGAGAAATATGAATGTTTCAAATACAATGGATATTCTAAAATTTTATGAAGTCTTAAATATTCGCTATGGATACGAACAGGCAAGGATTTTCAAAGGAATATTTACAGATTATACAAATCTAATGCTTGAATACAATATCAAGATGGTTGGAGAAGAGATTGATGAAATATCTGCCAGCCAAGAAGACAATAAAAATATTGTTAATCTCTTAGAACTTAATAATAAGAAGGGAATGAATATGGATATATTCCGTATATTATATGAAAATATTGTCAGCACAGAAGGACAAAAAAAATACTCCAACTTCGTGGATTGTTAAAAGTCTGCTATGCAGAATTGTATATTATGTATATTTTTATATTTTAATGTTTTTTATTTTGCATTATATAAATAATCATTAGTATATATATAAAATGCCTTCGTATTTAGATATATTACCAGAGGATATTATATCACATATATATAAATTTTTATATAAATCTATCCTTAGTGATATGAAAGCAAATGTCAAATATGTTAATACGCGCTACTTTGATAAATTGCTAAGTATAACTAAGAACCCTTATATAGACAATTTAAATTATTATGATTTTATTACAGATTTATATGGTGTTATTATAGAAAATAAATACTCGGGGTATATTATTGATGCCAAGTATTGTAGCTATAATATAGAATATGAATTAGAACATTTTTACAATAGCTCTTTATATTACAAATCATATTATACGAGATCATTGGATATTCTTGCAAATAATATAGGAATATTTAATTTTTTTATTGAGGAATTGTATAAGAATTGTAATAAATATTATGAAATATTAAATGACAAATATTTTATCAATATGAATATTCTTGATTGTAATGTAAAAATAAATAGCAATGGATTTATTTTGGAGAAGCATGACAATTTTAGTTGTTTAGCTGAGCTACTATATTATATATTAGAATTATATAATTATATAAAACGAGTATTATACACCAACATAGAGTTTATAGAGATGCAGGATGGTGGATTACTACATTTATCAAGTACTAAACTAAAAGAGCGTGAATTTTTAATTGACATCTTGAATTTTCATATCAATCACCGATATATTGAAGAGTTAATTTACGATGTAAATAATAAATGTGTAAGTCCGCAATTAGAATAAAGTTATCTAATATTCCTTTGAATACATTTGTTATAATATTTATAATAAAAAATTAAAAATTGATTGTCTGTTTTTAAAAATATAATTACGCGCCAACCGCTGTTTGCCCGTCTTGTCTTCTGCACCAAGATACACCCAGAGAACTTTCAAAGTCTTCAATCAAAAACTTAAAGCAAATTCTATCCAACTTTACTTATACTAAAATGTCTGCTGCTACCGCTGCTACCGCTGCTGTCGTCGCCGAAGAATTTGTAGAGCATAACACTGGAGAGATTCAGTTGTCCGCATATCATTTTCATCATAACAGGTCGCCATTTCTTATCTTATTCAGTAAGAAGGGTAAGAATATATATATTGAAAAGGTTGATCCTCATTCTTATAGGGGTAAGTATGTTAACGAAATTGTAATGCCTTTTGAGGAATTGGAGAAAAATGAGAATCTTAAGAAGTTTTACGATATGTCTCTAATTATGGTGAATACAGATAAAAGCGTATATTACGATAATATTGGCTTAGAAACTAAACAATTAGTACCAAATTATGATACTGACAGTGAAGATGAAGAAGGAGAGGAAGTAGTGCTTAGGCACTGGTGCATTAATTGCGATACTAATTGGAAAAATTTAAGACTTTCTAAGACTGTGCATCTCAACTGCTATTTCAATATGAATCCACTCACATATGAGTATAATGTGAATACTGAAAAACAAATAAATAATTTTATAAGAAATTTTAATGCATTCGCTAAATATAATAATGTATGTCCCACGGTAAAAAATGAAATTGTTGCTAAGTATAACAATTACACCAAAATAATTGAAAATATAATTGAAAATTAGAAAAGCTTTGCTTAATAAAGCTTAATAAGCAGTATGCCTCTTCTCAGATAATCTTAGTGGTGCATCAGTTTGCAGTAAATGCAATGGAGCATTTACAATAGGTAAATCAGTTTTGTTAGGTTTAACGCTATAATCATATATTTCTATAGTTTCATTAGGATCATTAGCAGTTCCTCTTAAAGTCGTGTTATATACCTCGTCTAACTCAGGATCATATAAGCGATGATTTTGACTTTCTAATTTATTATCGCTATTGCTTGTATTACCTTTGAGAATATCAACATTCTCTATATTATATGTGTAATTGTTTATATTATTTGTTTTTTTATATATGCTATCATCTTTGTATAATTTGATATGATCATCATCTGCATTAGTATATTTAGCAGCTTTAGCAGGATTTGATGTCATAGCTTTATGTTGATGTAGATGATATTGTTGTAGATTTTGTGGATGTTGATTATGCATTTGTTGCTGTTGTTGCTGTAGCATATTGTAATAAAATCCGATTAATAATATTCCTACAAATACAAAAAATATAAGATAATAATATCCTTCATATTTCATAATAAATATTTAATTCTTTTACTTTAATATAATATTATAATAATTAATCATCTTCTTCAATAAACATTGCTTTCTTTTTAGTATTATCTGTGTCATTAGCGTCATCATTACCATAATCATTCACAGTATTCTCTTCACATTCAATCTTTTCATTATCAATGTAATAGGATACCTTGTATTTATTGGTATTATAGAATTTTTGTCTGGCTGCTCCTTTTCTTTTGAATATTGAAAAGTCATCAAGGATATCAATACATAATGGAGTATATTTTCGTTTTTCAGGAACTTCTCTTAGAATACGCCCAATAGATTGTTGGATATCTGATATTGGGCTTGCAAATATTACTGTATTTAAAGAAGGTACATTGAACCCCTCGCTGGCCAGCTGATATGTCGCAAGAATTATTTGCTTTTCTGCAGAGATCGCAAGGTCAGTTTGTTTCATACCACCTACATAAAATCCATAGCCGCCGCCACCAGCAATATTGCAATCAATAATATATCTCTCAATATCCTTTAATTGATTACGGCGTTCGCTTAAAATAAGCACGCGCCTATCAGGTTCTTTTCTTAAGATATCTTTTAATAGGAAAATTATATATTCTGTCCTCGGTATAAAAGAGCATACATTATTAATCATTCCCGCGCCATTCTCTTTTCCGTTCCACATAAGTTTTACAGTGGAATAATCAATATGTGTTTCAAAGTATTTATGAACCTGTACATTAACATCACAGAATTCCTTGTTTTTCAAAGTATATACAGACTTCCCTATGTAATATTCAAATACACGCCTCATTCCATCTTTCCTGTTCAATGTCGCTGATAATCCAAGTATTACAGGGTTATTTAATTTCCTAAATGCTTTGCAAAATACTTGAGCACCTGTATGATGAACTTCGTCAATTATTACAAACCCAATATCATCAAATATCCCGATGTCATAGTCGCGCATTGCAAGAGATTGTAGCGAAGCAATTATAAAATCTTTTCCTGCGACATCAACTTTCTTCTGCTTAATTATTCCAACCTTTGCCCCTGGCGCAAACTGCTCAATTGTATCTATAAATTGTTGGTTAAGAAAATCTTTGTGGCTTATAAACATAGTTTTCTTTTTCAAGCTACAAGCAATATATAGACTCATAATAGTTTTACCAAATCCACAGGGAACAGATATGATACCTCCCATTTTAAGAGGATCGCGTGCGGCTTTTAAAAAGTTTTCAATGGGTTCTTGCTGCGTTTCTCTTAGTGATCCAATAAATTCTACATTTATATCTTCACCACTTGTTAATTTACATAATGAAGGAGCGCCATACTTTTGCAACCCATAAAATCGCGGAATATATATTCTTTTTTCATTCTCACTATATAACTGAAAAGTTAATTCTTCGGCTGACAAAGTATTTTTTGATACACCCATATCAAAATTAACTTTGGGAATCATAGTTAAATCCTTCCTAATATTTTCAAGTTTCTTTTCATCTAATGCAGATTTTAAAATTCCATAACCATTTTTGGATAAGATTGAATACATTATTATTGCTAATAATACTTAAATACATATATATATATGTGTCATTTTTTTATATGGATTATAGTAGAAGATAAGTATTAAAAAATAATAATGATTATCAATTCTTTAAGACTTTTAGCAGTGATATTATTAGTTATTATATTAATTATCAAAGATATCCCGTTTAAACCCCTTTTCAAAGACTCAATGATACAATTTTATTTAGCATTAACTTGTATGGTATTCCTATTATTTATTGATAATATTTTTGGATTTATATTGTCAATATGTCTATTATTACTATATTTTAGAGTATATACAAGTGAACTCAAGAATAAAAAAGAGAATAAGAAAGAAGGCGATAGCAGCAATAGCAGCGATAGCGAACCCCCGAAGGAACATAGCAAAGAACACAAACATAGCCACGGGAGCAAGTCTAACGAAACCTGTGAAAAATGTGTAATGAATATGGCGAACATTAATGCAGACAAAAAGATATCAATACCAAGCCAGGCAACAAATAATACTGGCAATTCTCTTGTACCCTATATAACTGAAGAAAATCTTCTGGCTGCACAAACTAATATTGTGAATCCATTAGAATATAATAAGGAAACGCATGGAGTTGATAAAGGTATATATAATGAGGAAGTATATGGTTCTCAGGGATTAGATACAAAAAACATACATATCCGCGGTTATGATACTAACAATATATATTTAGGAAGTCTTTCATATGATATATTATAATCTAAATAAAAAATATAGATTATTATTAAGAGAATATTTAAATAATGTATGAAAACTATGTTTCAAATACAGAGAACGACCAAATAGTAGAAAAGATCTTCACAATCTTAGGGTATTCAATGCTTACATTAGTAGTATACGGGTCATTAGTATGGGCTTACTATGCAAACGATAAAAATCAAAATTTGTTTATATCAGTATTTTCTCTATATATGCTATTATATGCAATAGTTATCGTTTCTATTGTAGTAATTAATAAAAATAATTATGATGCCTTGTCATATACATTATTGTTTGGTATAACAATATTTGTAATATTCACATCATTTTTCATTTGCGTCTTTTTCATACTTAAATATTTTAATATATTTTCAAGCACTATTAAAAATAATATTAACACTTTTAACAATGTTAACGCTGTTAACGCTATTAATGCCAATAATGCTAATAATTCTATGGAATATAGAACTTATAGATAAGACAATATAATGAAATTAGATATATTCAAAGAATGATAATACATATATGATAGAAAATAGCGATATTGATTTAATATATATATCAAATGTATTTAAATTATCTTGTAGATACTCAGGCATCTTCTCGTATACTGTATTAATAATACCAGAATGATATATTATTACTGCTATAATAACTAATATCAAGCTTTTTTTTGCGACTTCAGTATCTAAATAAGATGAAATACTGTCATATTTATTTAAACTATTACCGCTATTGCTGCTATTGCTGCCATTGCTGCCATTAGGAGAATGAGATGGCAATGGAGGGTGTTGATGTAGCATTTGCTGTTGTTGCTGTTGCATAAGCATTTGCTGATGTTGTTGTTGTTGCTGCTGCTGTTGCATAAGCATTTGTTGTTGCTGGGATATTTGTGGTGTTTTAGGTTGTTTTGAAATCATTAATTCTTCTTGAAACTCATTTAAAACATCTTGGACTATGGGATCATTAATATCATTAACATCACCAGTATTTGATTGTTGCGTTTTCAATGGTAATGTGCTTATAGGTGTTGACATTATATAATTCTATCTATTGATAGATAATATTTTCAATATAATTTATATTACGCAAATATGTTTTATGTAATTATGTAGAATTAAAAAAGGTTTTTTCAAAAAATCCAGGGATACTAATTAGATTATCAGGTGTTTTATTAATATCATACGGTTCTAATGGCTTATCTATAGGATTGCATTTAACAGGATATGATTTATACTTATAGCAAGTATCTTCCAGATTAAATACATTACCTTCTATATCCTTAATATCAGGCGCTGAATACAATACACAATTATCCTTACATATACGCCTAAATAACAGGGCTAACGCAAGACCAAATAGGGCACTCACAATTATCTGTCCGGTATCGTCATAAAACAGCCTGTCTATTGTAACTCTTAATCCCCCACGGTCTTTAAGGTCTTTTATAAGCCCTTTTCCAAACCCCTTTTTATTCATTCTAATTTATAAAAATTTAAAAAAAATAAATATTAAGGTAAATCAAATATATCATATCATAACCCTATATAATAGGTTGTGTCAAGGAAGACGCTGTACATTTAACCTCTTCTGCGCTATATTTATAGCATTGATTGTCATTGTTTTTGTATACTATTTTATTCGCATTATAAGGCGTCGGGTATTTTATAACATTTCTTATGGGAGGCGAGGAAATATATACATATATAACCCCTAATATAAAAGCAAAGGCGAAGCTAAACCAGTTTATTCTAAATGTTTTATTTTCTTGAATATTTTTTACCATAATATCCTATTTAATTATCTATTTTATAATTTTTATTTAGGCTTAGGTTTATAATTAACATCTTTAATACACCTATTGGTTATAGGGTTTAGTATTTTGCCTTCAGGACATTCTTTTACTTTTACAACAGCAGCTGCCTTATCAGCAGAATCCTTTTTCTTTTTAGGTTTTTTCTCAGCAGAATCTTTTTTCTTCTTAGGTTTTTTCTCTGCAGAATCCTTTTTCTTCTTAGGTTTTTTCTCAGCAGAATCCTTTTTCTTCTTAGGTTTTTTCTCAGCAGAATCCTTTTTCTTCTTGGGTTCTTTATCTACAGCTTGCTCCTCGCGTTCATCAAAGCTGATATGTTCATAAGTATATATATCAGGAATATCTGCGTAATCAGCATTTTTATAATTTATATATTCATATAATGATGCTAATGTTTTTGTTTCTTTAAATATTTGATGTAATTCATCCTTCCTCTCTAAAAATAATTCATAATTATAATTATTCATTTCCCTTGCTTTCTTGTAATCGTCTTCGTATTTCTGCTTCTTTAACATTACTATATTGTTTTCATCACTCTTGAATTTAAAATAATCGCTAATCTGTTTTTTTATTATATTTAATTTTGCACTATCAGCCTTTTTTTCATATATATTAATTTTTAGAAAGTTTTTTTCAATATCTTTTAATATATCCATTTACTAATATTAAGGATAAAAATAAAACTTTAATGTAATAAAATATCTTCAAACATACTTTTATAGAATGTTTGAAGACTTTCTTCGGGTTTTAATTGTTCCTCATAAACACTTCTTGGTATATATTTAACTATTACCTTATCTTTTTTACATACAGATTTATTATTATAGTATCCTTGAATAATCATTATAGACCCTATGAATAATAAAAATACTGCGATTGCTTTCATTTCTTAATAATAAGAAATAAGAAAAAATTATAGGATTTAATGTTTATATTGAATTATTTATTGGATACCGAGTTTTTGTGAACTCCACGCATCAACCTGTTCAATACTCTTTTGAACCTCAGTCATTTCAATAGTATCTGGATCATTATTTGATGCTTCTACAGGAAGCTCCTCAGTAGTATCCTTAGTATCTTTCTCTACTGTTTCGTTAGCTTCGTTAGCTTCGTTAGCTTCATTCTCAATAATGGTGGTATTTCCCGCATTCGCCGCTGTAAATAGTGAGGCTTTCCTGTTTTCAAATACAACATCCTTGTCATTCATATTCTTCTTATACTCTTTCATAAGGGTATTTAGTTGTGTCTCTGCATATTCTTGATTTTCCAAGCAATCGGGATTAGGAGACCACGGACACCAGCAACCCACTTGTGCAATATAAATATTGAACTTATTATCAAGTTTCTTAACAAATTCGCTGCGGTTCTTGGCTTCCTCAATGGTATCAAATACACCACGTACTTTGATGCCTCTAATAGAGGTTACAAAGTTATTATCGCGATGATAAGAGCTTTCAAGATCTTGATTGTTTACAGACTTGAAAAATCCATATTGTTCGCTCATATCTTTAGGATTGAATATGTATGCATTAGTCTCTTTAATAGAATCTACGAAGTCTTTTGAATCACTATATTTTGATGAAATACCATCCAATAGCGTAGTCATATCAGCGCTAAATTTAGTAATAAATTTGCTGAACATATAAGCCTCCTTATTAACAAGAACATCTTCAGGGCTCAAGAAAGATAGCAAAACAAAATTTTGCCCTCTAATAGGTTTATCCTCATCCAGATAATCTACCTCCTTAACGCTTGTAACATTAGTGCTTTCTTCTGCTGACATTTTATAGTATCTTTTCTAATAATATTATATATTATAAATCTTATATATATTTATATATATTATATATATTTATTTATATTTATAATATATTATATATATATTTAGGTATAGGTTTAGGTATAGGTATAGGTTTAGGTTTAGATATAGGTTTAGGTTTAGATATAGGTTTAGGTTTAGGTACAGGTTTAGATATAGGTATAAAAATATTTTATATTATTATAATAGTATATAATATATATAATAAAATGGAATATTCTGTAGATTTCTGGGATGTCGTAATAAGACTTCTTAAATATGCATTTGAAGGTCTTATAGTTGCATTTGTAGCGCTAATATTGCCTAATAATAAATTAGATTTGAGTGAAATATTTATGCTTGCATTAACTGCTGCTTGCACATTCTCTGTTCTTGACCTTCTATCCCCTGCAGTTTCAGCTGGCGCAAGACAAGGCGTCGGTTTAGGCGCAGGCTTCAGGATGGTTGGTTTCCCTAACGGAATTTAAATAGGAGATCCATTACAATGAAGGTATTATTTCGTAATTAAGTTCTAAGCATATTTTCTTCCATATTTGATCTTGTACATATAGTTTCTCTCTGCTTTTCAATAATGGGAAATATTTAAGATATTCATTCAATCCTAATATTTGAAAAAATTTATATAATACATAGCTATAAGACAAAAAGTTTTTCCTATCTTTCGGGCAATGTTTTAAAAATGGTGCTTGAATATTTCTAAACATATTACATAATTTATCTTCCAGATCTTGGCTAAATTGCGGGGTAGGTATTCCGTTAATTCTATTAATAATATAATTAATATGCTCGTAATATTTATTTATCCTTAGCCGTTTGAGAATATCCCGCATTTTATTATAAGTGATTGTTTTAGTATCCACTATCTTCTCTTTCTTTATTTCTGTTAAAATCTTTTCAAATATTTCGTCAGGAATATCTGTACTCTCTTTACCCTGAACTTGATTACACCATTCCCTAAAATGATTAATACGCTTATAACTGAAATGTGAAGTATCCTTCGTATTCTGTTTTAATATAGGTCTATTCTGCTCTACAAGAAGTAGCTCTTGATAACCGCATATATTACAAATAATTATAGCATCGTGCTGCAAGCAAGTCATTGGATTTTTGCAATTTTTACATATCTCTATGTCTTCCTCTTCAACATTTCTAACATACTTTTTATTTATGATAGACATATATTTATCAACAAGAGAACTCTTATCAATTATATTATCCTTCGCACTGTTTGAATATTCATATGTATTCGTGCTATTATTACTATAACTATATGGGTTTGCTGCATTAGCTGCATTCGCTGCATTAGCTGCATTAGCGTTATGATTAGATTGATTGGTATATGTTTGCATAGAAGAATTAGCATTACTATTATCAAGATTATTACTTGTATTATGTATATCACTATTTTTACTTTGCTTATTATCGCTAATTAAATTGTTTTCTATATTTAAATTGTTAAGAGCATCTAATACATTTATTGTTGTAGCTGAAACAGAAGAGCGCTTCTTCTTAGAGTCATTTTTGTATATCTTTGGCTGTCTGCTTAGCAGTTCGCTTGAAGAAATGCATACGCCATTAGATATTGAAGCGTGCGTATTACTTATATGAGACTGCTTTTCAACTGTATCATAATATTGAAATAATATATAGCTTGTATTTTTATAATATTCAACTTCGTTATACGAATCCAACTCTTTAATATTATTCTTGAGCTCAATTATTTTCTCTCTTATAATAATATTGCTCGTCCATAGATTATTTATATATTCCTTGTCGTGAATACTCTTAAATGTCTCTATATTTTCCATAATAAGGTTTGACTGATTTTCTAAATCACACAACAATATCTTGTAGTTTTCTTTGTCCTTGTTTGTAACCTCAAACTTCTTTATAATATTGTTATGCATCGCATCTAATGTAAAAACCTCATTATTGTCAGAAATATATTTTTTTTTTGATGATTTTTCTTTGAACATCTTTATAATAGAATAATTAATATTAATTTTTATATAATAAATATATTAATACATACATTTAATTGATATTTTTTTCTCCTCTAATAGTATAAAGAATATAGCGTAAATGGGTGGTGGTCTTCTTCAATTAGTAGCTTATGGAGCACAGGATGTTTATTTAACTGGTAATCCTCAAATTACCTTCTTCAAGGTTGTATATCGTCGTCATACTAACTTTGCTATTGAGGCTATCCAACAAACATTTAACGGAACAGCTGGATACGGGCAAACTGTAAATTGCCAAATATCTCGCAACGGTGATTTAATTAACCGTGTATATCTTCAAGCAACCTTACCTAAGATTGAAGGCACGCATACTAATTTATACGCTGGCACACGATATGTCAATTATATAGGACTTCGCCTTATTAAATCTGTTCTTATTGAAATTGGCGGACAACAAATAGATAAGCATTACTCTGATTGGCTATACATCTGGAATGAACTTTCCCTACCTCGTGGAAAACGCTATGGCTATGATACTATGGTTGGTGCTGACAAAGATATAACCTCATTTAATGATACTACCCTATATATCCCCCTTGAGTTCTGGTTCTGTCGCAATGTTGGTCTTGCTCTTCCTTTAATCGCTCTTCAATATCACGAAGTCAAGATTAAGATTGATTTTGAAACAAAGAATAATTGCCTTATGACATTAGTAGATGATACTACTTCATCAGAAGCATATAATACTGCCCAAGGCACAAACACAATCAAAGATCTAACTGATGTGTCTCTATGGGTTGATTACATATTCCTTGATACTGATGAACGCCGCCGATTTGCTCAGCTATCTCACGAATACCTAATTGAACAACTTCAATTCACAGGCACTGAAACTCTTGCTAATGCTACTACTACTCGCGTTAAGCTTAACTTTAATCATCCTTGCAAGGAACTTATATGGGTTGCCAAGCCTAATAATTATATGAAGAAAGCATCGTGGTATAATTACACTGATAAGGATTTGGTTGATGTAACTAAAGCTTTAATTGATGCCTCGCGACCTACACCAATAAATATCAATACCTTTAGTGCTTCAAATTATATGGCTGGTTTTAATTTAATAGGAACTACTGGTATACCTTTAGGATCAACTCCTTTCAAGGATACTATACTTCAATTAAATGGCAATGATCGTTTCAGCGTTCGCGAAGGAACTTACTTTTCGCACGTACAACCCTTTCAGCATCACACTAATATCCCAAGTAATCCTGGTATCAATGTTTATTCATTTGCACTTAAACCCGAGGATCATCAACCAAGTGGAACTCTAAATATGTCTCGTATTGACACTGCCACCCTTATGGTTACTACTAAATCTGTAAAGAATGCTGCTGATGATGCTGTTATATATGATGGTATCAATATATATGCTGTGAATTACAATGTTCTTCGTATATTATCAGGTATGGGTGGTTTGGCTTATTCAAATTAAATATTATGTGTTATAAATTATATTTTGAATTGTTAAATATAATAGGTGTATTATTTAATCCTTTTTTTTTTCTCCTCTAATAGTATAAAGAATATAGCGTAAATGGGTGGTGGTCTTCTTCAATTAGTAGCTTATGGAGCACAGGATGTTTATTTAACTGGTAATCCTCAAATTACCTTCTTCAAGGTTGTATATCGTCGTCATACTAACTTCGCGATTGAAGCTATTGAACAGACATTCAACGGAACTCCTGGATATGGCAATCGTGTAACTTGTCAAATATCTCGTAATGGTGATTTAATTCATCGTATGTATCTATCTCTTCAAGTAACTGATGACAAGTCTTTGTGTGCTTTCTATGGTCTCCGTGTAATTAATTATGTTGAAATTGAAATTGGTGGTCAAAAGATTGATAAACATTATTCACATTGGCTATATATTTGGAATGAGCTTTCTCTACCTAAATCAAAGCGTACTGGTTATAATAAAATGGTTGGTCAATCTGGTGGAAGCCTTAAAGATCAAACTCTATATATCCCCCTTGAGTTCTGGTTCTGTCGCAATGTTGGTCTTGCTCTTCCTTTAATCGCTCTTCAATATCACGAAGTCAAGATTAACATCCAATTTGAAACTGCTGATTTATGCCGCGGTTCTGGTACTGCTCTAAATACCTTCCCCATATCTACTCTATGGGTTGACTATGTATTCCTTGATACTGATGAACGCCGCCGATTTGCTCAACTATCGCACGAATATTTAATAGAACAGCTCCAATTCACTGGCTCTGAATCTGTATCATCCACTAAATTAAACACCAAGCTTTCCTTTAATCATCCTTGCAAGGAGCTTGTGTGGTTCGCGAATAAAAGAAAATCTGATGGCACTACTGAAGAAAATTTAATTTCTAATAACATAAATTGGTTCAATTACACTACAGGACACACTGCTATTTCTACAACACTTCCTTACGATTATAATTTAATGACGCTACATAATAATGCTATTACTTCAACAAATCCCATTGATTATGCTAAACTTATACTTAATGGCAATGACCGTTTTTCTGTCCGCCCTGGTTCATACTTCAATCTCATACAACCTTTCCAGCATCACGAAAATATTCCAACTAATGCTGGAATCAATGTTTATTCATTTGCTCTTAAACCCGAAGAGCATCAACCAAGTGGAACTCTAAATATGTCCCGTATTGATACTGCTACTCTTTCTATAGATTTCAAAGCCGGGGCTGGATTAGATACTAACACCACTTTAAATGTTTATGCTGTGAATTACAATGTTCTTCGTATCCTTTCTGGTATGGGTGGTTTAGCATATTCTAATTAAAGTAATATTAGTGTATTACAATAATGTTTTTATAATGATACTATAATCGTTGTAAATTACCTTATAGTAAAAAATAATTTGTAATGAATGTAATAATAATGTTAATAATGTCCTTTTTTTTTTCTCCTCTAATAGTATAAAGAATATAGCGTAAATGGGTGGTGGTCTTCTTCAATTAGTAGCTTATGGAGCACAGGATGTTTATTTAACTGGTAATCCTCAAATTACCTTCTTCAAGGTTGTATATCGTCGTCATACTAACTTCGCTATTGAAGCTATTGAACAAACACCTACCGGAAGTAGTTCTCTCGGTTCTCGCGTGAGTTTCCAAATAACTCGTAATGGTGATTTAATTCATCGTGTGTATTTTTACGGTGTAATTAAAAATACATCAACAACTGCTGCTGTCGCTCTTGTTCCTAACTTTGGACAAAAGCTTTTAAAAACCATAGAACTTGAAATTGGTGGTCAACGCATTGATAAGCATTACTCTGAATGGCTATATATATGGAACGAACTTTCACTTCCTGTTGGAAAGCGCGATGGATATAATGTTATGGTTGGTGCTAATTCGCGAAATACCTCAACTAAACTTGGAGCCGGCGCATCCTATGAACTTTATGTCCCCCTTGAGTTCTGGTTCTGTCGCAATGTAGGTCTCGCGCTTCCTTTAATCGCTCTTCAATATCACGAAGTAAAAATCAATATTGAATACGAAAGCGAAGGCGCAGGTTATATGAAGGATACTACTTCAACTAACTTTACTTTCCAGGAAGAAACTAAAACTGGTACTGTTACTTCATATGAAAATAATAGCGCTCTTGGCGGTTCTATTAACTTAGAGAAGGCTGTTCTATGGGTTGATTACATATTCCTTGATACTGATGAGCGCCGACGATTCGCCCAGCTATCTCACGAATACCTCATTGAGCAACTTCAATTCACAGGTGCGGACTCTATAACTTCTTCTGGTGATTCAATGAAAAGCATTAGAATGAATTTCAATCACCCTTGCAAGGAATTAGTATGGACTATCAAGAAGAGTAATGCTGGTGTATATTGGAATAATTACTCAACTGCTGGTGGTAGTGGAACTGTTCATAATAATGACCATCTTGACTCAACCAACCCGGTTACTAATGCCAAGATAATGCTTAACGGTAATGATCGCTTTGCGACTCGTAAGGGTGAATATTTCTCCCTTGTCCAACCTTACCAACATCACGAAAATACTCCTGACAAGTTTCACCAAGGAATTAATGTATATTCTTTTGCTCTTAAACCCGAGGAGCATCAACCAAGTGGCACTCTTAATATGTCTCGTATAGATACCGCTGTTTTATCATTATCCTCAAGTATCCCTGGTATAATAAGTGTCTATGCCGTCAATTACAATGTTCTTCGTATCCTTTCTGGTATGGGTGGTCTTGCCTATTCCAATTAAATTATATATTATTCTTACATTATTTTTTCATATTTTTAAGCAATTATAATAATATATAATAGTAAAAAATAAAAATTAGTTAGCAATATTTGCTATTGTAATATCATATTTGTTATATATGCGATATCATCATCACTTAATGATTTATTTGGATCTATACCATATTTATTAAATAGCTTGTTAAATGAGTTAACTAAAAGGCGCTTTGTTTTGCCTGTGTCTTTGCTTTCCAAATTTTCTTTTAATATCCTTAATTTCTTTAAAAACTTTGAATACGATTCAATCATAAATGCTTCATCAATATTACTAATTTCATTATACTTAAACAGTTTTTCATACTTTTCCATATTAATTTTACAATATTTAATATAGGTATTATACAATCTCATTAAATTATCCAATGATTCCTTTTTATTTCCTGTTCTTTTTATCTTGGTCCTAATAAGATCATCTAATTCATTAAGGGGGTCTATAATAGTGTTTTTTATATCTTTTTTAAAATTTTCATGTTTTGTGTTCTCTGCTTTTGCTTCTTCTTCCGTAATACTGTTTTTTGTTAATATATATCCTTTATTTGCAGAAGATTCATTAATATATTCTTTATTTTGAATAATTTGGTTTGCTTTTTCTTTAAGTTCTTGTAGTAACTTCATTTTTTCAACTCCATCAGTACCTTCAGCTCCCTCAGTACCTTCATTTGACAATTTTTGCAATGAATCAATAACACTATTTCTCAGATACTCTTTATTCTGTTTGAAATAATTTCTTATTTTCTGTATCTTACTGCTACCATTAAGCTCATCTATAGAATTCTTTAGCTTAATTATAATTTTATCAATCCCATCATCTTCATCTTCATCCAGATCATCTATAACATCTTTTGTAATTTTTTTTGCATTTGTCAAAAGATCATCTATATCTTTGAAATTATAATAGTTAACTAAATCATTTAAAAAACTTTCACCAATTTTACAGTTAACCTTCTCTTTTGCATTATTCAATTCTTCAAATAATGATTTAGGGTCATCTTTTAATTTTTTTTTAAGTTTTTCATATTTATTATCATTATCAGTATCATCTTCTTCATCTTCATCTTTACTATAACCCAATAGTTTTTTCATTCTTTCATATTTAAAACAGGTTATTTCATCATAATTATCACCTTTAATATATTGCAAAGATATATAGCGAAGATCCCCATCCATTTACTTATATCCTTTCTAAAATAATTAGAGATATATAATATACTAAAATTTTGTAGCTATTATACTTGTAAATAACCATATAAACATTGTAAATAATGATAGAGATTTTGATAGTTGCTTTCGCTCTTCGTAAGAAAGTATTACAACTGCATCATTTTGATCGTCTTCTTTAAATTCAGTCTTGCTTTTAATATTTAATATTATAGGTATTATTATTAATATTATTATTAGAGATGTATGAATAAGTAGCCGCGATATTCCATTAGTTCCCATATAAAAATAGTAAAATAATGTGCGGATACTATTTATAAGTCCATTGAAATTCATATATTTAACATCGTATGTATTATCTATATTAACAAATAGCACAATAAACCAAAAAATTAATATATATATAATGGCATAATATATAAATCCTTCGTAAAATGTTTTAATAATATTAATATCTATACACCATTGAACCATAATTATAGTTATATATCTAATAAAAAAAGTAGCAATAATAAATACTATTCTATCATCAAAAGTTAAAGCTAATTCTTCTATAGGATTTTTAGGATCATTCTCAAAATTTCTTATTTGCTGAATAATATATTTATCATCATCCTTCCCTTTAGGTATTTTATTATTATATACATCAATATCATTAGATAATTGTTCAATTTTATTACTTGTTTCAAGTGTTACAATATTATTGTTTCGCGATTTTTGCTGTGTCCTATAATCATTCATTTTTTTACTATCAATATTATTATAGCGTTTGGTATCTAAATATCGCTTCTTTAATAAATCATCGCTATATTCATCCACTTCTCCGCCTCCTATCATAGTAGCATCATCATTATTATCAATAATTTCATCCATTAATTTTAAAGATCTTTTTAATATATCTTCCATAGGTGTTAATTTTTCATCATTTATTACAATTTTTTGTATTAAATTCAACGATTCTTCTACAACACCATCTTTTTCTTCTATGGGTTTTTTTTGTACTTTTGGTGTCTCTAAAGGTTGTAAATGTGATATTTCATTAACAGGTACAGCAGTTGATGTTTCATTGCTTTCTAAAACTTTAATTGATAAATCTATAGCATCATATAATAATTTTTCTTCTCCTTTTGTTTCTGGTTGTGGCGGCGCTGGTAGTGGTGGCGCTGGTAGTGGTCCTCCAGGTGGTTCTCCTTTTTTACCTGATGTTCCTGTTCCATCTGTTCCATCTGGTCCTCCTTTTTGTCCTTCTGGTTTTACTCTTTCTTTTTTTTTTCCTTCTTCTTTATTTGTTAAACTATAGGAAGCTGATTCTTCTTCTTTATCCACAAAATCGGTGACTCTCTCACCTACTTTATTAGGATTTTTGATATATATAGTGTTTTTTATTTTTGACCTTAGAGCTTCTATTAATTTTTCAATGGGGGTATTATTATTTATCTCTTTTTCTGCTTTTGTTTTTTCTGCTTCCCTCTGCATATAATTAGTTATATCCATCGTTTTTACTGAATTAGTAGTGCGCGTCCATAATGCTGACTTAACTTTTTTTCCTTCTTCTCCATCTTTTCCTTCTTCTTCTTTTTTTTCTTCATTATTTTTATCAGGTGGTGGTGCTCCTCCACTTATTGACGTCTTTACTAACCCTTTTGCCGCAGGATTTACAATTCCTGGAGAAGTAGAAAGGGGGGGTTCAGCCTCATCTTCCATTGCCTTTGTATATTTTACAGCATAATCGTATATTTGTCTTATTAGTTTCTTTTCTTCTTCTTTTGTGTATTTTATGCTATTATATTTATTCAATAAATTGAATAATGTATCTGGGTCTTCATTATATATTTTTAGTAAGTTTGTGTAGTATTCATATCGCCTCGGGTCAAAGTTTCGTAAATCAATATCGCTTATTAGATTAGTATTTAATTTAATATCTTCTTCATTGTTATTAGTACCAATCTTGTTGAAGATCATATTATAATTATAAATTGATTTATCTTTTTCCTTCTCTTTCTCTTCAATAGACATTATATTGCACTTCCTTAATCGTATTATAGATAATAAATTGTATTTAATCTATATTAAGTATATAAATCATCTTCCAAATAATAGCTATTAATACCAAGAGGATAGTAGTAAATAATAGAATGTACGAATATATATCTCTATAATAGTAAAATAATATATATAGCATCGGCATAAGGATGAAAAACCATAATATGCATACAATTATTGTCATAGTATATGTAGAATAAGCGTTGAATATTGACTTCGGGTTGTTTAATTTATCCTTTAGGCAAAACTCTAAATATTCCTTTAAAAATCTTTCGCTAATGTATAATTTATCATTAGTATCGGGATGTTTATTAAAATCTACAAAGACCCTTTTATAATCATCCTCAAAAAATATTTCACCTTTTTTAAGCCTATCTAAGTTCATCTCGTAATTTTTATAGTTAAAAGGTATATATGAAGCCGGTATTAATTCCAAAGGTATAATTCCAAAAATATTAAAATATTTATCATTAAATTCACTGCATACTTTTTTAGTTGGTAAAACACTATATGGTTGGAAGAATTTACTATAAAATACTTTCAATCTATCTACATTTTCCTCCTTCTTCGCAAGGTTTTTATAGTCTAACATATAATTGTCTGTTTGTAAAAATTCGCGTAGTTTTTTTTTTAAATTATAGCAACAAATATTCTCGGTATCACTTTCTTTTGTTACAGTCTCCCCATCCTTTTCTTCATTATAAACATCACACTTTATTACTTCACATTTTTTTTCAGTTTCCATTATAAGTATAATATTATCTATATTTAATAGTTAAAAAGATTATTTAAAAAGTTAAAAAGATTTTTTAACATTTAAAGATATAATATAAAAATATACAGTCATTAAAACAATATTAAATATGTATGTTGTACCGAAAGATATTGTTGATATACTATTAGCAATATTTAGAATATCCTCTTCGTTATCGTATTCTTCCGGATTATTTTTATTATCTATTTTATCGCGAAATAAATATCTTGCGTTCTTGACTTCGCTATTTAAAGTTTTATCGTCATCATTAATCTTATTATTAATACTCTTAATGATATTTATTAAGTAATTCTTGTTTATGTTAGGGGATATAACAACATATTTTGTCTCTAAATAATTATATATGTATGTTAAATTATAGTATTTTGAATTTTTTATTACAAGAGCTGGCGCAGTTGTTATTTGAAAGGTGTCATTAATATCATAGGTATCATTATATAATATGTTTGAAATTAATTTATATAAATAATAGGACTTCCTTTCATATATATCCTTCTTTTTTTCGGGATCACTACTCGCATCATTATATTCAATCCTATTATAATTTATATGCCCGAGAATTAATAAATACTTTGCAATTATTTTTATCAAATTCTTATCCTGCTTCTTTTCTATATCAGATGCCTGACTTAATAAATCCTCTTCACTGTTATCTTCTAATATTGGTGTAATATCTGCGGGATTTTGAATGCCAAAATCAACCGTTATAATATTATTTAAAGTTGTATTTGCTGTGGTTCTTATATCCTTTACAAAGTCATCGTATTCACTATTCGTATTTAATTTTAATATAAACTTATATGGTATGACATTGTCTCCGTATTTATAAAATTTAAATTTGTTATAAGAATTTATGTCAATCCCTTTTTGTTTGTTATCTGGATTATTATAGTATATTAAATTATTATTAAACTTTTCTTCATCAAATAATTCAATACACTTTTTAATAATAAAATATATCTTGGAAACAGTTCCGGTATCTGCATTATTTGTAATAATATTAGTTTTAAAGTAAGCATTTATCTTATCATCATCTGTTATAGCAGCAGAAGGATTTGTAAATATATCTCTGAATACTCTGTATAATTTATTAGCTCGCGCTTCCTCGTAAGTTTCATTATATATATTCTTATACAGAGCCTTATAATATTCTCTAAACTCATTATCATTGCTAAGAATACTATTATTCATATTAGCGAATTTCAATCTGCCTGTTTTAATTCTTTGGATATCGTAATATTTTGTGTTTTCTTCTTCTTGGTCATTAATTGGTTCTAATAATGAATAACTTGGGATAAGTTTCATTGCTACATCTCTTGCTGATTCAGCATCTTTTAATGCATTGTCTGATAATTGTTTTGCATTTATTATATATTTAAATGCAGCTGTTGCAGCTGCTTTTATAGTATCTCTATTTGCCAAATTCCCAACACTATTAATTGCATTTATAGTTGTAGTAACATCTCCTTTTACAAGGTTATTTAATGTTGTTGCTGAAGTTACTGAGGCTTTTTGAACGCTATATGTACTATCCGTTATATCTTTTGCATTTAATACTTCTCTCTTAGTATACTCAACATATTTACTAATTATATTGTTCTTCATGTCATAAGAGTATGAATTACTATTTATATTATCTATTTGTGTTTTCAAATCATTAACAGATTTTGTTGCATTATTAACAATATCCCGTAATTCTTTTGTTATTTCCATTAAATAATCACCAGCAAAGGCATTTATTGCAGTAGTTACTGCACCAATTTGACCACCTGTAGAGGAACTTGTTGATATTGCGTCATTAACAATATTGCTAATATCTGTTATTTTGCTATCTATGTTATTGGAATCAATACCTGTAATAACAATACTTTGTATTTTAATATTAAGATTATTCAATGCATTTTTTAAAGCTATTATTCTCGCATTATTATATATTCGTTCTGCTTTAGTTTGAGCAGAATCAGCAGAAGCAGTAAGTGTAATTACAGAAATATTATTTGCCTGTGTCTTTGAACTTGCATAATCACTATTGTCAATAACTATTTTTAAATCTGTTCGTAATTTAAATATATCATCATTTACTTTTTTTGCTGCATCATATGCTTCTTTTATTTTGGTTTGCATAACAGCTTCAGGAGCTGTAGATGAAGGAACTGCACCTTCATTCAATTTTATATTACCGCTCAGTATTGAATAAAATACATTTGCAATAATATAATGGCGAATATATGTTTTATTACCCTTTATTATTTTGTTATCATACATTCTTATGTATGGTATTACGATATTATTTAGTTTATTCAAAGACCTCTTATAGCTACTGTCAAGGCACATATAAACCACATATTTATTAAACCATGTATTGAAACTAATAAAGAATAATATAAATATTATTAAAATTACAAACATAATCAAAGGTTTTAATATATTTAATATGCTATTAAATTGTATCTCATCGCTTATTAGAAAAGATGTTATATATATCATAAATGCTAATATAATAAATCCTATAATCATCGTTAAAATTTTATATAAATTCGGTCTGGAAGTAAATAGTATTGTAGGCACAAAATAATCTTGTTTCCAGAAAGACACATCATTAATATCCCAGTATTTCTCATAAAATAAATTAGGGCTATCATATGATATGTCAGCTGTGTATATATAATCTGTATTATTCTCATTACCATTTGTGTTATTTTCGCCTACAGTATTACTGTCGTTTGTTCCATATGTATAAGGTATCTTTACTGTTTTGTCATATATTAAGGATACATTTGATACATTAGTATTCATTTTACGACCTGCAGTATCTTCTAACAATTTAGCATTATTTTCATTAATTATATTTATTAAACTGGTTTTATAACTCTCATCTATACTCAATTTTTTTAAAGTAATCTTTGCTAATTCGTCAAAAGCAATGAATATATTTATAATGTAAGATATAATATGCTCCTTTGTTGAAGGATTGTCCTTTGTTGAAGTGATCTCTTTTTCTTTTATTTTTACTGTTTCCCTTGTAAATGTACCCATATTATTTTTTATATGTATGAAAATGCTATACTGAGCGCTTATTTCTGTTTCTAATTCTGCACGTTCACTGTCAGTATATTCTTCGTATAATTGTGTATAAGTTTTTTGGAGAGACCAAGACAAATTTTTAGTCTTTAAAATTGGTTTTGTATTCGTGCGGAAGGTCATCACTATATTCATTAAATTAAATATTAGGACAAGTGATAATATATAACAACCCGCTTTAATTAATAAAATGACACTCGTTTTATTTGATGTTAAATCACTCTTTTTGATGAAATATATAATTACAGCAATAATAGAGATAGATACCCATATTAAATATTTAAAAATTGTAATAAATGTAGCGAAGGTATTATTGGGATCATCAAAGTCCCTGAAATAGTTTTGGTATCCTGCTTCATCGTGAGGCACATACCTGAGTATTATCATACTAATCAACATAGTCAATAGTATAAAATGAAGCGGAAGAAAATAATAGTATTTATCACTTTCATCGTTATCAAATAGCAGATAATAGTAATATATATATATCATTATTGATATAATGAAAACCATAATAGTATAAGTTTTAGAATTAAATATATCATTGGGTAGTAATAATTTATAACTATTTTTTGCAATTTGGTATCTGTCTGTTTCTGCTTCACAATAGATGTTATTACATTTCTGTTCCATTATTATTTTTGACAAATCCTTAATATAGTTGAAATTAAAGACAAACAAAGATACATTTTTCAGCTCATTTAAATAAATTATAATCATCATTATAAATATTGTAAGATTTATAGTGGATGCAAGCATAATTTATAATTTTTACTTTAAACCTTAGAAAGAAAAAAAGATATTGCAAGATATTGTATTACATTATATTAAATTATATTAAAATATATTTTAATATATTACATCTTACTTTATATTACTTTATATTACTTTATATTACATTATATTACTTTAATTTTGCAAAGTATTGTAAATATTATACACTGTTGTGCTAAACGTTATTATAAGTATTATAGCACATAATAGATATACATAGTTCCCTTGTAGAGATATTGAAAGTATATATAGGGGGACTATTATGAAGAAGATATATACATATATAAATCTAAAGATATCCTCCACCTTATTTTTTATTTTATTCTTTGCATCATCGCTATTATAATATTCCAACTTTTCAATATTATTCAGTGTTATTTTGTAGTTATCATTATTTTCATATTTTACTAACTTGTTCTTATTATATATTTTTAGAAGCTCCGTAGATACCTCGCTATTATTTATAGTGGTATATGATATATCGTTAATCTTGCTTTTAGAGTGCGTTTTAATTATATCTACAATCGCCGAATTTGCTGATTTATTTTCCTTTAAAAGGATATCAAACTCTTTCATTAACATTAAATATTCGTATGCATCAGTATCAGCATATAACTCTGTTAATTTTTTTAATATTATTGAGAAAAAGATTATAAGTAATATAATATAAACAGATAATAAATATATGTAATAGCGAAAGGAATCTTGGATTTTAAGATTGCTACTACCTGCAATACATATTTTTAAATCATCATCTGCATTCATAGAAATGAAAACATATAGTTGATAAATAAAAAATACCATCAGGAATATAAAAAGCCCTAATGACATATATAAGTAGTAGTTGTATATTTTCATAATATTATCTATATAATTATTATTAATCGTGATTTTGCTAACATACCTGTCAAGTGCGAGATAATCACGATTACTGGTTTCATTTTTCTCATTAAAAAAGTTAGACAAATTATTATAATCCAAGATATATTTGGATATATTCCACATATATGTCTCTTTTACATCCAGATTGTTAATTAATTTAATATCATTATTCAAGCAATATTTATTAAATGTATCAATATTATCATACAAATCGCTTTGATATTTCAACTCTATTAAAGGAATCATAGAAATTATAATAAGTAATAATAATATCATTATAAATGTTTCCAATTCAAAATTTGGAAACATTTATAATATTTATTAAATCTAATTATATGAAGGATATTAATATTCTTTATTATCAGTGTTATAATATAAATATTTGGATGATGATAAAAAATCTAAATCATCTACGCCTGATTTACCCCGTGCAATATTTTTAAGCCTATTCAAAGCGTATTTATTACCACCCATAAGCCCCATTGAATAATTATAATAACTACTTAAGGAATTAAGATTAAAACGACAAAATATATCATTGCAAGGTTTAAATGGAAACATTTCCTTAATGATTGGTGTAATGTCTCTAAGCTCGTATTTTTGAATAGCCATTTAATATTATGTAATATATATTTTTGATATATATTATTGTGTAAAAATAATTTGTAATTGCTATTGTTTTGTATTACATATTCATCTTGTTTTTAATATTATTCATATGAACTTGCATTTGTAAATCATAAGAGTCGCAAACATCCCTTATATGTGCCCATTTATTTTCAGGATTTGTTAAATCCATTTCTTCGGGATTAACCGCTTTTCCTGTAGTAGGAACTTCAATATTCCATAATTCAATTAAAGTATCTATCACATTCTCATTATTCTTTTTAAAAATAGATTCAATATCTTCCTTAGAAATATGCTCAGGTGCTTGCTTAATAATTTCTTCCATAATTTTATTTTATTCTCTAAACTATTATATATCTATATATTTATATATTTATTCTTATTATTTTTATAAAAGTTTTCTGCAATTTCATAAGCTATCTTTTCATAAGGATGTTCTTTCGCATAATTAGTATGTATTACATCATTAATACCATTGGGTTTATTATTCCTATACAAGCAAACCATTATATTATCTTCATCTATTTCTGTAGCAGGATCAGTGCGAGCAGAGTGAGCAGCGGTAGCCATATAATATATTTTATTGTTAGTATCGGGGTTTGACCTAATATATTTAGCATTTTTATATGACTTTTTGTCTAGCTCTTTTAAACCCATATCACTTATTATTTTGTCAAAGATTTTTGAATTATATCTTTGATATATATGGATTTTCTCGTGTATCAAAGTATTTGTTAAGTTTAACTCATCGTATTTTAAAACATTTTTAGATAAAAATATTACATTTTCACGAGTATGCGGCAATCCTTCCTCATTTTCTTTAAGTATATCATTAAAACGATTAGTATATGTGTTAGCAAATATCCATTTAATTTCAGCTATATTATTACCATTTATATAATCTGCATATTTCAATTCCTTAAAAGTCTCTTTTCTTAAATATATATCTGCGTTTTCTGCACATCTTTTTAACAGACCCTTCTCTTCGTCTGTAAAAGAAATAGCAGTATCTTCAATATTATTTATATATTCCATATGAGTTTTGACTTTGCGTGCGTGTAAATCTAAATCCGTCATATTGCGCACATACATATCAGCGTCATTCGCAAAAAAGTTAGCGGTATCCTTATAAGTCATAAAGAATATATGATCATTATTTTCATAATTCTCTGTAATATCCTTAGCATCTTTTAATAAATGATCATTCGCGCTGCTCACGCTGCTTACGCTGCTAAGACCATATGTATAAATATAAAAGTCGTATATAATATATGTAGCAGATGCTATAACAATTATAAATAATGCTAATATATATATCATCATTATAATATTATAATATTATACTTTATTAATCTTTTTTATTTTTTTTTTATAGCAAAATAATTTACCTTCCTTACCTGTTATATATCCCTTTGGATCATCTTTAATTTTTTTGCAAATACCATCAGTGCCATTAGTTTTATAATTTAATAAATCATTATAATAACCTATCTCTTTTATATTGCTTTTATAAGTTAAATATGGATATTTTTTTGTTATTTTATAAGTTATTTTTTGCACAGATGTATATGAAGGCGTTGGCAATGCGAGTTCTTCAGGGAGGGGCGCTTCAATAACTTGCGTATAACATACATAAATATCACTTGCTACTATATTTATACTTGCATATCCATATGAATTTATAGAGTAAGCTGTTATATCATACTCTTTATTATTTTCATCTATAAATTTTTTAGTTATTGGAGTTTTTGGCGTATTATCAATTAAATCTGGGTCAGCTCCACCAGTCCCTGCAGTTATCTGTATTAATACCTTGTCATTATGAGTAATTTTCATAATGCTAAAGTTATGAGTATCTGCACATAAATAGATGATTTTATATTGTGTTAATATATCAAATAATCCATATATTATTTGCCTGAATTTAAGGTCTTTTTTATTAATCTCTTGTATTGATAATTTATTTTTTTTATTAGTAAATAATGGTATGTGTCCCATAACAAATATTTGCTTACTTTTACCATTTTGACTTCGTTGACTGCGTTGACTGCGTTTGACCTCCATAATAACATTTTCTATCTCGCTTAAATATTGTAATCCACCATCATAATCATCAAATTTATTGGTATTTATTATTATAATTATAGATTTATTATTATAACGCACACCTATATTTTCAACATATATATATATTCCTTGTTCGCAAAGCGCCGCTTCACTTAATTCAATATCTTTTATATTTTGTAATAACTCCAATGTAGGGGTTTCAAACTCTCTACCTTTTTTAATTTGCTGTAGATAATATTTTTGAGTATTTATATTACAATCCTTCTTTAATTCAATTCTTGCTTCTCTGCTTGTGCTACTTGGATTGCTTGTGCTGCTTGTGTTGGCTGGACTGCTTACACTGCTTACGCTGCTCGTGTTTATTGGCGGGCTTACACTGGCAAGTTTTTTGCCTACACTAATATTACTGTCAATGTCGTGATTTCCAACTGCTATATAGATATCTTTACCCATCCTATATAATTTATCATATCCGGTTCGCAACACTTCAGTTATATAAAGTTTTAGTTCTTTTTTTTTAATTATTTTTTTATTAGTATACCAGTTATCGCCAGCAATATATAATTGTTTTACATCACTCTCATTTTCTTTTATGTAGTCCAATACAATATCACGATACATAAATTCACTATCACAGTTAATATTGTTCCAGCAACCAAAAAATATAAATTTAGATGGTTGACCACTTGGCTCAATATCATCAATGTTATTATTACATTTTATTCTTGTATTACTCATTTACTAAAGCGTATAACTACCACTTATAAATATATTAGATAAATATTTAATTATACAAAGAGTGTAATATATCTCTTCTAATAGTATTAGTATTTCCACAATATTTATTATAAAACTTCACATCTATTACAAATGGTATATTTATTAGTACATTATCAATAGATACATACATCATCATATTGATCCAGGAGATCATATTGTTAATTGCGCGCTTTAAATTCCGCACACCTTCTTCAATCTCAATATTATCAATAATATGCATCAATATCTCATCGCTAAATATAATATCACCTTTCTTAAGATTGTATTGCAATAGTATTTCAGGTATTATATAGTCCCTCGCCAATACTATCTTTTCCTGATTGTTATATCCCTTAACATTTATAACGATCATTCTATCTTTTAAAATAGGATTGATTAATGATTCGTCATTAAATGTGAATACAATCATAGAACGCGATATATTCAAGTCTATCTCTTCAAAGTATCTATCATTAAATTTATCATTTTGTACAGGATCTGTAATATGAATTAAAGTATTTATTATCTCCTGTCCTTTGTATGTATTGGATACCTTATCTAATTCGTCAAATAATAAAAGCGGATTCATTATACCAGTTTTCATAAGCGATTCGCATATTTTTCCGTAAGTTGCGCCTTCATAAGTATAAGAATGTCCTCTTAAAAACGACGAATCATCAGTTCCACTCAAAGATATAAAGGCGCTTGGATAATTAAGAGCATTGCATATTCCTTCCTTAATCAATTTTGTTTTTCCAATCCCAGCAGAACCTTGAATTCCAATGATATATCCATAAGCCTTTGGAAATGATATTAATTGCGCTAATACGCGTATTATCTGCTCCTTTGCTTCTTTATGCCCAAATATTCGCTCGTTCATTCTTGTGCGAATATCACTGAGAAATGCGCATATCTTTTCATTCCCGTCAGTATTCTTTACAGGGATATTGTAATATTTATTAAAAGGGATTTCATTTAATATACTGAGCCAATTATTAATTTTATGGTATTCACCTGATGTTGATGACATTTTGCTTAAACACTCCAGCTTAAATATTATGCTACGCTTCGTTCTTTCATTAATATCTAAATCTAATATCTTAAAACGCATAGGAATAGTAATAACTTTTTTACTTGTAATTAACTTATCCTCTAAACTTTTGACATTGTCCTTATCTTTCTTAGGTAATGAATCAAAGTACTTCTTCTCATCGCTACTATATTTTTTATAAAAATCATACTTTGTTTTGCTTATTAGTTTCTTACTCTTTTTTGGTAATGCTTTCAATATTAAAAATACTCCTTGCTTACTATTATTTCTGTCTTTCGCGCTCTGCTCACGCTGCTCTTCCTGTTTGCTCTGTTTTTTATTCTCTTCATCATATTTATTAAAAAAACCACCTGAAGGTACATTATGGTCTTCGTCTTCTACATAGTCTTCATACGAACTAACATCTTCGTCATCATCATCATCATCTTCGTCATTATAGATGTCTCCACTACTCTCTTCATCTTCATAATCTTCGTATTCATCATTATCATCCTTCTTGTCATCCTTGTCATCCTTGTTATCCTTGTTATCGTCCTTCTTGTTATTTTTTTTAGTAGTCATTAAAGATATATAGATTATAATTTTTTATATAATTTATTGTAAAAATAATTGGATAATTTATTAGAAATTAGCTGAATGCTCAGGGCCCCAGTATATATTCTTGTAGACTGTTCTCACGCGTCTATTGGAATTTATTATATAATAGGACACTATAATAATAAGTATGATACCGCATATAAATAGCATCAATGATAAATATTTATCATTTGAAATATAGTTAATATAGATATTATACAAGGTTATGAATACTATTGATGCTACTAAAAGAACCATTATATATAACTTACTCTGTTCTATCTCATATTTTATTGTATCCATATCATTTGTTCCTTGAACCTTTTTAATTTCTAACATTTGATCAATATATTTCTTCTTATCTTTGTCATTAGTTATAACATCCTTAATTTCGCTATAAAAGTCTGTACTATCGCTTGACGGTAAAGCAATAATTATTTTTTCAAAATAACCTATAAACTTGCTATTTAGTTTATTAATTTCATCTGTCAAAATTTTAGGTTTTTCTGCATATATATCTGTATTTGATCGCGGATTGGCTTTTCCCTTTTCTGCTGTTATATACTCTGCTGATGCCCTGTATAACATATGCGATGTACTCATTGGCGTTGCACCCACTACAAATGTTTCAATATATGTTATATTTGATATAAAGTATATTGCAAATAATAATAGCAGCGCTCCTAAGCTTGCAAGAGAAATAGTTTTAACAAGTTGTTTTTCTACATTAAATAAATTTATTATTACTAACATCAAAATAATAGCACCAATAATGATATTATATGATAATATTTGACGATTTAAGAATACATTCTTATTGTATTGCGTCTCATATAATTTTATGTGATGTTCAATTTTTGTTGTATTGAATTTAATATTTGCATCTAATAGTTCTACTGTAGCTCTATTATATACATATTCGCTTTTATAAGCATTAATATCCTTCTTTGTAATTATTAGGTAAGGCGCTGGAGAAGGTATAGTTGTTGGTCCCACTGTTGGTAATGGTGAGATAAAACCATTACTTGCATTTTTAAATACTTTTGCATCTAAAGATAGTTCATCTTGAGTTGTAGGAAGATCAGCCGTTTCAAACATTGCATTAAGTTTTATTTCAAAATCATTATTACCATTATCTATAACTTTTAATATAGTATAATAATAACTACTTATCTTATCATATATAATATAATCAGAAACTAAATCATTTTTAATATTTAAGTTATTTAGTATATTATATATAGCAGGATTTGTAATCTTAATAACAACCCTCTTATCAGCGTCAGCAGAGTATGAAACTGAAGCAGGACTATGTCCATCCGCAGTCGTAATCACATTTTCTATAGTAACAGTTTTAGATAATTCATTCATTATTTCACTTAGTGAATTAGATATTTCATTAATAACATCTCTTAACTTATCTAAATTTTTTTCCTGCGACACTGTTCCATCGTCTTTAATAGCAATAGGAATAACTGTTCCTTTTAATACAGCTGCTACAGCTGTAACGGCTGAAGCACCTGATCCTGAACTCGCAGGAGGATCACCTACAAGAGTAATAGTAGAAGGTGCACTATCATATAGTGTTCCCCCATCAGTTATATTAACTACTGTATTTAAAGGTATTGTAGTACCATCTAAACTTAGTGTAGCAGAAACACCATTACCGCCACCAGTAGGAGCTGTTGCACTTACTGTACGCGGAGTAGTACCATACCCTACTCCAGCAGTAGTTACTTGTATACCAGAAACAGATCGCTTATTTTTTTGGGTTGACATATTCCGTGTCTCTATGCGTTTGGGATTTGCTGCTAATTCAACATTAGCATACATAACATTGGAGACATTTATAATTAGTGTTGAATATAATTGAACAAACTTATAATAATAATAAAGAGCAAGTACATTTGGCTTGCGATATTTAGGTTCAAGATTGAATAGCATCTTTAATAATGACTTAACAAGCGCCTTATTTCTATCATCTAAAGAAATATTTGTTAGAGCTGCGGCATCATCAGAAGCTCTACCACTATATACTTGTCTGGCATATGTAAGTTTATCTAATGTTATAGGTGTTGCCGGGCTTATTCTTGCACCTGCTGTAAAAATGTCAGTGCTAATGACGTTTTCAATACTACCAGATGTGTTTATTTTAGTTTTATGAAAACAGTTATCATAATTATATTGAGCTTGTTGCATTCCAGTATAAAAACTTTCTATAGAGAGAAATAATACAGTTCTTGTAGATTTAACAGTATTATCACTGTCTTTATTTACAATCCTTATATAACCAACATTTTTATGGGTTGATTTTAAAGGATACATAATACTGTTATGGTAAAATCTGGTTGTATCAGATACTAATTCAATACTATCAATATTTATATCAGCCGTATAACCTGTAGCAGGGATTAACGGGGGATTCTCTCCAGATGCAGTATCATTTTCTATACAGAATTTATATGCTTCTAATATATCAACAAAAACATTGATTACTTTTAATGTTTCAATGATATTTTTTGTTATTTTATCATTAAAATTGTATACTGGGGTAACTCCAGCTGCAGCTGTATTCTTAACAAAAGTTAAATTTTTATATGTTGTTGCGCTATTAAATTGATCAAAATTCTTTATATCAAAATTTACAATATTTTTAATAAATTTAGCAAATTGATCGGTACTATAGTTAGTTGCACCATCTGCACCATATTCAGCCTCAGTTGGCAAAGATGAATCGCTCTTTATAGTTGCCAATTCGCTAAGTAATCCCCCGTGTGCAGTAACGGTCTTAAAAAAAATACTATCGTATATTTTTAGCTTTTCATCAAATTTATCAATAAAACTGTTTGTTAGTGGTGTTGCCATTCAATTATGTCCTCTATTACTATATATATTTTATTTTAGAAGCAAGATCTATAGTAAAACGATTCGCCGCTATTTTCATTATAGCGAATAATTTTTACAATGTCTCCGTATTTTAAGCCCAACCATTTAGCAATAGGGTCATTTGGGTATATTCTTGACATATCTAATTTACTCCGTATCATATACTTTTTCATAAAGTCAGCAACTTCGTCTTCCCTTAGTTTAATATGTTGAGGTACATATTCGTGTTTTGTTGGATTAAACATAAGTTGCTTAATTTGAAAATATTGAAGCATCCCTCCGTTTTTCTGGAATATTTTATCATACTTATTTAATTGCGATATTAGAGGCAGCGACACTGTATCATTATTAAATATAAGTATGATATTTTGTTTTCCCTTATGTTTCTTTACAAAGTTTCCAGTATTCGCATCATCATCCTTTAATTCATCTATAATGTTTTTTCGTGTTTTTTTTGTCAAAGCGAAAATCAGCGTAGTATTTGATGTTTCAAATTCTATACAACAAGCATCACTATCATACTTGTCCTTGTCAATAGATGCCTCGTGTTCCTCAAACAGTGTTATATCATCTCCGCGGCATTTGAGCATATCTTTAAGATTGTTGATTACAATGTTGATATCCATTTTATATTAGCTAATATTCTATATTATGTAAATATGTAAATCTTATATTACTATAGGATATAAATCAATTTTTATTTAATTTCTTTTATTGCATTCTCAATTATTTTAGGATCTATATAGCTTTTCTTGCAAATACTATAAGAATTATGTAATTTTTCGGCTACCATTTCAATAGCCCTCTTGACGTCCTTATTTATAATCCTCTCTATATCCTTATTCTCTTCTCCGCGCCTTGCCTTCCTTAATTTTTTAAAAAATGTTAGGAAAAGCATATTAGCGTTCCAAGTTCGCAAATCCTTTGTGGTAATAATGATGTCTTTAGAATAGCGTTTGCTAATAGTTCGCAAATATTCATTAACGTCGCTTGATGTAATTACCTTGCTATTCTCCGCCCCATAAGTAAAAATATAATCCTCCATTTTAGCAGAAGCTGCGGAAGCTGCGGCAGCAGCGACATTCTTAAACTTTAAATTGAGATAGTCATATATTTTGAGATTATCGCAAGTAGCGACATTGCGTACCCCTTTCTTGCCTATGAAATCTATTAAAATTTTATTATTATTTTCAAACTTTAAATGTTTGTATTTTAAAGTTGTAAGACCGACCGAATTATTCTCTTTCTCGTATTTTTTATTTCCTATCCTAAAACCGCAAGTAAATATTAGGGTTAATATAACAGCGATTGCCATTGTTTTTTCATCTCCGCCGCTACCGCCGCTACCGCTGCTTAAATCTGCAGCAATCTTTTTTTTTAATTTAGAAAAAAATTTAATAGACGCCGATATTTTGTTATATTTTTTAGCATTTTGTTTAGCGATAAATTTAGGATTATATAATACTTGCTTTCTGTTTTTAGAATCATAGCCGAATGCAATGATTTTTGAATTATTAATTATAGATACATTATCGTATGCAGGTGGTATTTTTAATAATTTAATTTTTTCTATTTCATCATTATTTGTTATCTCTATCTTATTCTTATAATATTTGAAGCCAGTTGCATAAGTTCCTAACCTATTTATTTTCATTCAACATACATCTTATTACTTTGTAATATTATAAAAATAAGTAGCACGGTATCACATTAGCATTTTCTTATAGCAAATTGATATCCTTTGTCAATTACCTTGCATCGCCCGTTATATTTTTTTAGAAAATTATCAGCAAGCTCTTTAATTACACCATCATAATCATACATTAGCATCATACTGTTTTTTTCTAAAAATTTGAAGGAGTTTTCCATATCTCTTTGTATAAAATCTGGTTCTCGGCAACCATCAATATATATAAAGTTATACGTGCTATTATTATTTTCAAAAAAATTATCAGAGGTGATCTTATGTATAACTATTCTATCTGTGTTTTTACAATTAGAAATGTTATAATCAAAGTTTAATTCTTCACCATTTTGCAATAGCATATGATGATCATTATTATCAATATGTAAGAAAGGATCAACGCAAGTTAAACTTGAATTTTGAGTATCAATAAAATTATCAGCGAAAAAAACACTTGTTAATCCTTCATAGCAACCAATCTCCAATATATTATTTTCATTAGATTTATCTAAAAAATTCACTAAATGATACCTTAATTCGCTATGTGTAAGCCAGGTTTTTGTATATTTATAATTATAAATACGCATCATAATATATATTTATATTTTTACATTATTTACATTATTGTAAAATGTCTTGACATATGGATTTATTTTAAAAGACTCCTTTGAAACATCAATAATCTTAATGCATTTTAAACTTTTTGCTCGCGATAGCGCAGTATATCCTTGACCACAAGTAAATATATTATCACCTAAATCAATCTCCAATGCATCTATGGTCATACCCTGAGATTTATGTATAGACAATGCATAGGATACCTTTAATGGCATATGTAAGATATAAGATTTACCTGCTTTAGCGGCTTTACCTGCTTTAGCGGCTTTACCGGTTTTAGCAGTCTTATCAGCTTTATCAAATACATCAGTATAATACGGTATGTTATGTAAATTGCCATCAACATCTTTTATTATCACAAAATCATTGAATAAATTCTTGATAATACCTCGCGTACCATTAACAATACCTGCCGATATATCAATATTCCTCGTTACGATTACTTGAGAATTCTCTACCAATTCAACATCGTATTTGTTAGCATTCTTAACATTATCATTTGATGCTTCTGCTTTATATATCTGTGTATTATTACCAGCCTCTTTTAGTTTATTGATTTCTATCTCATTTATCTTATCAACATTAACATTTTTAGGATATAATTTAGTAGGAATTATTTCATCTTCAAATTGCGTATCCTTCAATGCATTTAAAACTTTCAAAATATTATCAGTGCATTTGCCTTTCCTAATTATTTGTAATATTTGCTGAAACAAAATATCATCATTCTGCCTTACAAGTTCCTCAAGCAATACAACCTTGATATTTGTCCTCGTCCATAATTTAGATAGAAAACAGTAAAAGCCATTTACCGGCGCGAGCTGGCAAAAATCTCCAATCAAAATAATTTGTATCCCACCAAACGGTTTATTAAGCAACTCCATATCTTTTAAAAAATGCGATTTAACATAACAGAGAATGTCAGATATTTTCTCAAATAATATAGTATCCAGCATAGATACCTCGTCAATTATTAATACATCTAATTCAGCGAGTGTCTTGTATATATTAGAGCTGTTCTTAATTTTTATGAAAATGTCTGCAATAGAAGTATCACCAATTCCAAGTCCCATAAAAGAATGTATAGTTTGCCCACCAATGATAAATGCAGCAGTTCCTGTTGTTGCTGTCAAACCAATATTCTTACCATTTGCTTGCAGCAATTCTATAATATGTTTGATAGTAAAAGATTTCCCAGTGCCAGCAGGACCAGTAATTAATATATTTTCGCCATTTAAAGTTTGATCCACAGCAAATTGCTGCTTATTATTTAGCAAACTCATAATAACTTATTATATATTATATACTATGATTATTATGTAATCAATTTTTATAGCAGCTTGTTATCTATAACCTATAACTTATTTATAAACTTAATTATTACATTGTTTTTCTTATAGTAATTTGTTATAAATATATTATGCTTTCTCTGTATTCTGTGAATAATTTCATTGTGATATCTCTCCTCCTTTAATGGCGGATATTGAAAATACCATTTAATAAGCAAGTCTGTATCAATTACCTTTTTGTGATTATAATTATACTCCCAGCACATATAGAGTATAGCCCGAGATATAAAACCGCGCGAATAATCATTTGGAGCAAACACTTTTGCTTTGTGATTAACATAATTCCCAAAGTCTAATTCTGCCCAGTTTTTATCTTTACGCTTAACATCTTCAACGAACATATAGTTAGACCTATTGACATTTAGGTGATTCAAAGTCTTTACAATATTATGCATATCGTTTGTGTGTTTATTATTAAGAAGGCATTGCGGAAATATATGCTCTGCCGAAAAAAACTTATTCTTAAACCTCGCGTCTTTCTCGCTAAAGATACTATTCTCCAAATATATAGCGGGCATCTTAGCATCGTGAAGTATTGTTTGTTTTACTATGTTATTGTAAGCGAATCCTTTGATAAAACCGATATAACACATATTTATAAGTATTAATAAATATTTGGAATATTTGGAATATTTGGAATACTTAGAATTCATTCAAGTTATTAGACAACTCTATATAATGTTATCAATTTTTTTTGCTATATCTGGATATAATTTAGAAAAAAACCCAAACATATTTTCGTGTATTGTTTTGTTATTCTCTGGGCTAAATGCAGTTAATAGCGCCTTTGATTCAAAATCGCCGTGTATCCAATAATGAACCATTATTGTATCTTTATGATACTCGCCTCTCTTTACCATTCCCCAATCTCCCACTGTAAATGGCATATTGTCAAACTTAAGATCATTGATAGGATAGAATAGTTCCCGGTCGTCTATAATATAGACATCACTCTTAAAAATAGCATTTGCAGGATCTTCTATAATAGCTTTAAAATATGAACCACCAAATATGTCAAATTTCTGGAAAATGTTTTCAGTATAATTTTTAATATATTCAGGTATATTATTTAAGATAACCTTTAACATACTATTATTTTTATTAGCAGCAAAGAAAGCATTGCATAAATATTTATCGCTATTATACAGCGCATTCGTTTGCCCAGATGGCTCATAAGTAATATATAATTTATTAGAATTCATATCTAATATTTCATTAAAATCTCTTAAAACGAGGACATCTAAATCTATGTATATTCCTCCATAATGATACACAAGGAGAATGCGAGCAATATCACCTTTTTGCACTCCTGTGCGCGCTAATTTATATATATTGTAAAAATTAGGGTATTCTTCGGCTATAAATTTTAATATCATATCATCAGTCCAAAACATATACTCGTATCCATGTGATTTAAGAAAACTGATATTTTCACTTACTAACTTATATATAATTGGTGGTAGATTTTTATCCTTCCAAGTTTGATGAATAATTTTAGGTATCATTGATATTGTTTATTATATATGATATATATTGTTATATATTTTATATAGTAAATCTTCAAGGATATAAAAAATAATTCATTAGTTTATAGGAAATATAGTCAATAATAACTACGAGGTTAATTAATTTAATACTACATCCTTCAAATGTAGGGACATATATAGAAGTTATATTGAAATCGCCAAATATATTAAGAACCCACATAAATTTGAACATAATTAAATATTGAAACATATGAATCTTATAATTATTATTATCGCATATAACCGCGCAACCATCCTTCAATACTAAATAGTCCTTATAGTAATATACGGGTAATATATGAACTATAATATTTGCCACAAAGTATTCTAAGCGAACCAAATTTTCATTTGATATCCTACTAAATACTCGGTGTTTCAATAGAATAGGCACAGCATCCATCGCGTGAAATAAAATATTGCTATCATACAATATAAACAAATGGAATAGCGACATAATTTGCAATGAATTAATAGCGATAAACCGAGATATTAAATGGTTATCAATGCTAAACATATTAAACAACACGCTGTTTGCAATAATCATTAGTATATTCCAATTTGTATATTGATTAATTTTTCTACGCATTACATCAATCGTAATATATTGCGAATATTTCTTGCTAATAGGCATAAGTGTTATTATAGTTGCTAAAAATAATTCAAAGTGATTATAGTTATAGGTATAACTATTATAATATTTCACTGGAGATACTTCAAATATGCGAGACATATTATTGCAAGTAATATTTGACATTATATATTATTTTAATAATTGCTAATATCTTATATATATTTTGAATATTTGATTACTTTACAAAGGCGATGATGTTATTTTAATACCACAATAATCAACATTTGTAGTTTTGAAGTCTTGTCGTGCATATATCCCTATATTCATTGATTCCTCTAATATCCATTTAAAATTCGTCCAAAACTCTTCAGTATGCCCTATGCTTTCTGTCGCTAAATGCGCAAACTCGTGCAATACTACAAACATCATCGTATTAACATCCATCAATTTATCCTTATTTCTCAAGCATAATACTATCTGCTCTCCTTTATTTACAGAATAGCTCGTATATCCTGGTGTATCAACGCCTTCGCTTACCCGTTCTGGTCTGTAATTCGCCGTAAGCATAGCTACGCGACTATCGCTACTTCCATATGTTTTCTGTAAATGCTCCAATAATGTTTTTAGTTTATTTTTAATCGTCGCTATTAAATCAGCGGCTTCTTTGGCATCTTCTTTGATTTGCACAGTATATTCTGTGTTATCTATATCGCTTTTCACTTTGATTAATCCTTGGTTTATATAATAATTATATATATAGTAAATGGCTAATATTGTAATGATTAAAATAATCAAACCGTCAAAGCCTATATCCATAATAATCTATTTTATTTAATTATAATAAATTAAATTTTTTAACTAATATTAAAAATTGATTTCTATTTAAATATTTAAAGCATATATTTACATATAATGGATTTTCCAAGAAAAGTCCACGAACCAATAAATAGCAATGAAGATGCTGTAGAATTTCAAATTACTGATATTTATGACCCTGAATCAGACAAAGCAAATGTTCAAAAAGACGCAAATGACTTCTATTCTCTGCTAATTTATGGAACTTCTGCAGCAGGTGCTACATATTGCGTAAATGTTAAAAGTTTCATTCCTTACTTTTACATCAAGCCCCCAGAAAGTTGGGAGGGACTGGGTAAGAACGCATTTAAAGCAAAGTTAGATGAGCTGAATGAAACATTATTAAACGGGAGCTACAAAAGCCGCTTTAATAATAATGGGGTATGGAATGAATATAACAAAAAGATTATTCCTCGCGCATTGGAAACGCACTTTGTAAGTATGAAAATTGTTAAGAAAATGGACTTCTGGGGATTTACAAATGATAAAATATTTCGTTTCCTCAAGATATCTGTGAAATCTCTAAAATTATATAATAACTTAAAGTATTATTTCAAAAGTCTTGAGAAAAATGATTTTAAAATGTATGAGACAAACATTGATCCCTTCTTAAAATATATTCATACACAAAATATCAAACCTTGCGATTGGGTAAGAATTGATAAAGGAGACTACGAAATTGGCGAAGATATCAGCAGGTGTGATTATAATATTACTACAGAATACAATAAAATTATGCCTATACAGGTTAATAAAATCGCGCCTTTGCTAATTACATCTTTTGATATAGAATGCTCCAGTAGCCACGGTGATTTCCCTGTTGCAAAAAAGAATTATAGCAAGGTAGCTCAAGATCTCGCAATGATTGCTAAGATGGGCTATCAATATACTGCGGAAAATATTATTTCTTGGCTACAGACTATATATTTTGAAGATATTATTATAGATATTGCAAAAGACATCAAGATTAACCGAGTATATGCTAAGAGCAAGTTAGCGCAGAATTATATATCCTCAATATCCCAGAAAATAGAACCACAAATTCACAAAATAATAGAAATATTGGATATAATCGCATCATCTATTAAGAATAAGAAATCTGGAAAGGATGTGGAAGGTGCAGGTGAAGCGGAAGGAGATGATTTTAATGACGAAGAAGAAGACGAAGAAGACGACGATGATATCAAAGGGAACAAAATGACTGTTCGCGAACTTAATGCGCAAGAATTAAAACTTACAGACATCTTGACAAATGCATTAGTACCTCTTGAGGGAGACAAAATTATTCAAATAGGAACTACAGTGCATATCTATGGATCTGATAATATTGTATATAAAAACATTATAACCTTGAACAGCTGCGATAAGATTGAAGGGTGTGATGTGGAACATTATGATACTGAAAAGGAGGTGCTCATTAAATGGAAGGAACTAATGAATAACCTCAACTCTGATATTATTACTGGGTATAACATATTTGGTTTTGATATGGAATACATTTGGCAGAGAGCGACAGAGCTAAATATAATGGAGAATTTTACAATGGGCTTCGGGAGATTGATAACTCGCAAGGCATCCCTCGTAGAATTAAAGTTGTCTTCATCGGCGCTTGGTGATAATATTTTGCGATATATTGACATTGATGGAACGGTTCTTATAGATTTGCTCAAAGTTATGCAGAGAGACCAGAAATTAGATAGTTATAAGCTGGATAATGTAGCCTCCATATTTTTAGGTGATAATAAGAATGACTTGAAACCGCAAGAGATTTTTGACAAATTTAAGGGAAATAGTGAGGATAGATGTGTAATCGCGAAATACTGTATTCAAGATTGCTGTCTCGTGAATAGACTAATACATAAACTAAAAATACTTGAAAATAATATTGGTATGGGTAATGTATGTCTCGTGCCTCTTAATTTCCTATTTCGCAGAGGACAAGGTATTAAGATATTCTCTTTAATTGCCAAGGAATGTATGGAAAGAGGCTATCTCATCCCGACTATTAAATCCTATCGCGAGAATATGGAAGAATTAGATAGCGGATATGAAGGTGCTGTTGTATTAGAACCGAAAGAAGGAATATATTTGAACGAGCCTATTGTAGTATTTGATTACGGCTCTCTGTATCCATCATCTATGATTTCTTGCAATCTGTCTCACGACTGCTATTTGATGGATGAGAAATACCGCGTTGAAGATCCTAACATAGAATACAAAACAATTTCATATGATTTATATGAAGGCGTAGGGGATAAGAAAAAGAAAACTGGCGAAAAAGACTGTGTGTTCGTGCAATATAAAGACGGACGCAAAGGTATTATTGCAGATGTATTAGATATGTTGCTTAAACAGCGTAAAAACACAAGGAAAAAGATTGAATATAAGACAATTACTGCAAATGATGGAAAAATATATTCAGGTATTTGCGCAGATCGCGGAGATAGCTATGAAGTACATAATATAGATGCAAAAAGTAATATAATAGTATCCAAAGATAATATAGAAAGCATTAAGGATACCTATAACATATTTGAACAGGATGTTTTAGATGCTCTTCAAGTTGCTTATAAGGTTACAGCGAATTCTTTGTATGGACAAATAGGTGCGAAGACATCTTCTATATATCTAAAGGAGATAGCAGCGTGCACCACAGCTACCGGGAGAAATATGATTATGCTTGCAAAGGATTATGTAGAAAGAAACTACGATGCTGAAGTTATTTATGGTGATACTGATTCTATATTCTGTAAGTTTCCTTTGGTGGATAAAGAAGGGAATGCAGTATTTGGCAAAGATGCTTTGCAATATGCTATAGATATTGGGAAAGATGTAGAGAGACATATTAATGTCCCAGACATTATGCCGAATCCACAAAAACTAAATTATGAAAAATGCCTATATCCGTTTATTATCTTCAGTAAGAAGCGATATGTAGGTAATTTATATGAAACAGATACTACTAAATATAAGCAGAAATCTATGGGAATTGTATTAAAACGCAGAGATAATGCCCAGATAGTAAAGAAGATATATGGAGGCGTCATAAATATCATATTGGAAAAGCAAGATTTAGATGGATCTCTTGTATTTCTACAGGATGAACTAAGTAATCTTGTAGAAGGCAAAACACCTATCAAGGAACTTGTAATAACAAAAAGTTTGAGAGCGACTTACAAAGATCCCTCAAAAATTGCTCACAAAGTATTGGCAGATAGAATAGGTGCAAGAGATCCAGGAAACAGACCTGTAGTTAATGAGCGTATTCCCTTTGTATATATTAAAACAGTAGGAGCTGGTACTGGGGGTTCTGCGAAAGCTCCATCATTGCAAGGAGATCGCATAGAAAACCCAGATTATATTGAACAAAATAGCTTGATACCTGATTATTTACATTATATTACTAATCAAATTATGAAACCAGTATTGCAATTGTATGCATTATGCTTAGACAAATTGCCTGGATATGATAAATGTGATGAATATTGGGATGATATGGATAAAGCGTTGTTAGAGAAGCCTATGTATCAAAATGAGATACGCCGAAAAAACAGGATTAATAACCTCAAATTAATGATGGTGAAAGAGTTGCTCTTTGATAGATTTATTAATATACTATCAGAGCCTAAAGTACCCAAAGTAAGAAAAACTAAGAACTTTATTAAAGATACTTCGGGTTCTGCTAAATCAGCTAAATCTGGTAATGTAAATACTGTAAATACTGTAAGTTCAGCAGCTACAAATGAAATAAATGAAATATGTGATGATAATAATGGTGATATTGACGATACACAAATACAATCACAAAATTTGGACGCGACTATTAAAATTACTAAGAAAATTAAGACAAACACTATTGTATCTACAGCGTTTATTAAAAATGATAAAAATAAAAAGATATGGGAAGAAACTAATGAGAATTGTAAGGACAAAGATCACGAGATTATTGCCTTGATTAAAAAGATAATTGCATACAATAGCAATAATATATATTACATAACATTAAATAACAAGGGATTCAAAGATGAATACAATAGAGCACATCATCTATATAATGAATTAGTAAAAAACAAGCGCATATATACTGAAGACACCATTGAGAATATAATGAATAAAATAATGGCTACTCAGGATACTGGAAAACTAAAAGATATTGGCAATGTATATAAATACTATGATTTAATACAACACAATAGCAAATTTATATTTGTATGAGGAAATATATAGATAAATTAAAGGATATTGATAATATGATTCTATATAAATTATAATTTTTATTTTTGTATATTAGAGAGATCCCTTCTTATATATCTTTTATGGAACAATCATTGAAGATGACAAATACACAAAATAAGATAAAGACTGTTGAGAGATTGCTTAGAATTAAACAATCAAAAAGTTCATCATCTCCAGATCTTGAATTGATAAGAACATTAAAGGAAAGAACGCTTGCTACTAACCACCCGATGTTTAGGCTTTCTATAGAAGATTATGAAAATATGTGTGAAGATAAAAAGAGCCTTCGTATTATGGCAAGAGTTTTTAATACGAATATAGGGAAGTTAAGAAAGATTTGTAAAAAGATGCATATATTTAAAGAATACATAAATTCATCACCTGAATCAATAAAAAATAAAATGAAAGCATACAAAATGTCAATATTAGATTTACCTAAAGATTCGCGAAGTCAAATTGTACTGGTTTTAGGCAGTTTATTTCCAAAAATAAGAGATTGGGTATTAAATAATAAAAGATTTCATATAAGTGTTTTATCAGAGAATCCAAATGCGATTGATTATTTAACAGATAATCCTGACAAAATAAATTGGACATTCTTATCAAAAAATCCTAAAGCAATTAAATTATTAGAAAAGAAAATTAAAGATGAAGATAAATTAACAGAAACAGAGGTTATAAATTTACCACCTAAAGACAAAATAAGTTGGCAATATTTATCTGAAAATCCAAAAGCAAAAAAATTATTAGAGGCAAAATTTGAAGAAGAACAAAAATTAAGTGTTAATGTTTTGGCACAAGGGATAAGAACAAACAGATTTTTATATTTAAATTGGGGAGGATTATCAGCAAATCCTTGCGCAATTGATTTATTATAAATGAATATTAATAAAATTGATTGGAGACAATTAGCTATTACACCGACCGAAAAGAAAAATGAGACAAAAACATTTTTCCTTTAAGTCGGTTTGGCTTTCAACCTGTAAATGATCTCATTAAAGAGACAAACTACCATTTGACGGCTTTTTACAGCGGTTGGCAGTATTTGTTAGTTTTATTACGCTTTTGTTAGATTCTTAGATTTTAGATCCTACTAACAAACGCTTTTCATCTTAATAGGTAGTTATATCAAGACTAATGTAATAAAACCAGTAATTTTATAATAGAACTAATAAGAAAAACTTAAAAATCCAAACACACCATTATAAAATTAGGATATAGATCTTCGGTCTGGTAGATTGACCTCCTTATTCATCTTATAATATCGCTAAATTCTTATATCATTTTAATAATAGATATTTTATTTTTGTCTTATTTTTCTTTTCGGTAGGTGTAATCCAAATCCAGAAGCTGCTGAATTATTAAGGTTTTCTCAAAATAGTAATAGAGTGGCGTGGAGAGGGGCGCTTGTAGAAAACCCTAATTTTAATACTGAATTACCTGATTTGTCTGGAGTTGATGGAATTCAAAATGATGTAGACTGGTGCAAATTGTCAAGGTTGGCAAATAATGAAGAACATATGGAATTATTACGAAAAAGAGCAGAATATGAAGATACATTAACAGATGCGCAATATACGAGCTTAGGCTATACTCAAAAAATCAGCTGGGATTATTTAACAATAAATCCTGCTATAGTTATTTAATAAGATACCTTAGTCGTAAAAGCCTTAAATTTTTATTTTTGTATATTAGGATGTCTCTTGCTCAAAAAAAGAAGGCCAGGGTTAATACACTTACAAGAATGCTTGGAATTAGACAATCAACATTAAATAAATCATCGTCTCCAGATGTTGAATTAATAAGAACATTAAAGGAAAGAACACTTGCTACTAACCACCCAATGTTTAGGCTTTCTATAGAAGATTATGAAAATATGTGTAATGATGATGGTAAGAAAATCAGTATAATGGCAAAGCTTTTAAATACGTCTATAGCGAAGTTGAAGAAGATTTGTAAAAAGATGCATATTGTAAAAGAAAACATAAATTTATCACCTGAATCAATAAAAAATAAAATGAAGGAATACAAAGCATCTATATTAACTTTACCTGAAGAGTTGCAAGAGAATATTGTTAATATATTTGAAGAAATACTTACATATGAATTAAGAGATTGGATACCTATTGATAAATTAGATTGGGATAATTTGTCTTATAATCCTAATTCAATGATATTATTAGACAAGTATCATAATAATATAAATTGGAAAAATCTATCAAATAATCCATACACTGTGGAATTGATAAGAAAGTATATATTTGGCAAAAATTTAAAAACTTTAAAAACTTTTAAAAGTAATAAAAGTAATAAAAGTAATAAAAGTAATAACCCTGCATACATATTAAAAAGCCCAGAAGAGCTTGATTGGGCAGTTTTATCAAGTAATACTGAGGCCATTGATCTGTTAGAAGCAAGAATAGAACAAGGTGGGGATGGTATTGATTGGAATATTTTTTCATATAATAAAGAGGCAATTTATATATTAAGAAAACCGGAATATCGCAAGTATATAGATTGGGCTGTTCTATCAAGTAATCCAAGTGCTATTGATTTATTAGCGGATAAATGGGAAGAAGATAAGCGATTAAAGGTATTAGATGTTGAACAATATAATAATTTAAAAGAATATGAAAATATAGTAGCGTGGAATATTCTTTCAGGAAACCCTAATGCTATAGATTTATTAAGAAAGAAAATTAGGGAAGAGAAGAAGATGAAACCAGAAGATTATAATAATTTAGAAGATAACGAAAAGATAGCGTGGGATATTTTGTCAGCAAACCCTGAGGCGATTGCTTTGCTTGAAAAGAATCCTGATAAAATTGTTTGGCTAAATTTATCAAGTAATCAAAATCCCAAGGCTATCAAATTATTAAAAGAACGTGCTGAGTATGAAAAAGGTTTAACAGCAGATGAGTATAACCTCTTAACTAATAAAATAAGATGGTTGTTTTTGTCAAATAACCCAAATGCTATCAAAATATTAGAAGAGAATATAGACAAGATTGTATGGACTGCTTTGTCAAATAATCTGGGAGCTATTTATTTATTAGAGGCAAATCAAAAAAAATAGATTGGGAAGTTTTATCAGGAAACCCAAATGCTATGAATTTATTAGAAGCAAATCAAGACAAAATTAATTGGGAAGTTTTATCAAGAAACCCCAATGCTATTGATATATTAGAAGCAAATCAAGACAAAATTGACTGGAAAGAAATATCTTTAAACCCCTCTATTTTTATTCTAAAATAGGTCAGGTTTTTTATTTATTTTTACAATAACATTTATCACAAAATATAAAATCTAATATATAAAAATTGACATAATACCTTTATATAGTAATAACAAACAAAGATATTATGTCAAATAATACAGATTTGAAAAATATATCAGTAATTGATTTGAAAAATATATCAAATAATTATAATCAACAGAAAATACTTAATTTGATAAGAATTATACATAAGAAACGAGTATTGATCCATATAAAAAAGTTTCTTATATGGATGATATAAAAATATATGGATGATATAAAAATTGATTATAGTAATTCAAAGTATATCTTACGGAATCTTAAGGAATCTTATAACATCATATAATGTCTTCTTACAATACTGAAATTGCTGAGCTTGCTGAAAACGGCTATTGTGTAATTGAAAATGTTTTGACAGCTGAAGAAGTAGAAACTTCAATTAAATATTTTAGGGAATGGTTTTCGTCGCATCCGCAAATTGCAGGATTGCATAGTAAAATAAGTCCGCACGGAATTTTCAAGTATCACGAAGTAGGGCAGCAAAGGCACGCGTGGTATATTAGAACTCGTCCAAATGTTCAAAATGTTTTCAAAAATATTTGGAAGACTGATGAAGTAGTTGTTAGTTTTGATGGATGCTGCTATATACCTGCAGATTGTAAAAAGAAGGATGGTGTTTGGACGCATACAGATCAAGCGCCTACTAAAAAAGGTTTAAAATGTATTCAGGGATTTGTTGCGCTTACAGATAATACTGAGCGAACTCTTGTAGTATATGAAGGTAGTCATAAATTACATGAAGAATATGCAAAAGAATATAATTTAACATCTACTAAAGATTGGCTGCTAATAGAGCAAAATTATTTAGATAAAATAAGTGATAAAAAAAGAGTATTAAATATTAAAGCGGGCTCTTTGGTTTTATGGGATTCAAGGACATTTCATCAAAATCAATATGGGGCAAAAGATAATAACGAAGAGAGAATAGTTCAATATGTTAGCTATTTACCAAGATGTAATTTAACAAAGAAAATGCTTGAAAAAAGACAGAAATATTTTGCAGATAAAAGAACAACATCGCATTGGGCATATCCTGTAAAAGTTAATGGACAGCAGCCTCAAAATTATGGAAATGCCCTACTTAAAATAAATTATAGCGAATTAGTTGCACCAAAATTAGAAGATTTGATAGAGGATATTAATAAAATATTATAAGGTTTATTTGATGAAGAATTGTAAATAATATATATTAGATATTAGATTATAGTAAATATGTTCAGTAAATAGAAAATAGAAATAGTCTTATTATTCTTATTTGTTTATATATTTTTTATTTGATACCGAGAAACCGTTAAAAGACGAGCTTGGTGCTATTGTATAAGATCCATAGTTAATTATATATAACCAATCACCTACATTGAGTTCTTGGTACTGTATATCTTTATATATACAATCAAGGCTATCGCAAGTAGGACCGAAGAATGTCGTATTATATTTTATATCATCATTATTAAGTGATATTAAAGGGATTAATTCGGGTGTCTGGTGATCATAATTAATGCAATTAAAAGACCCATATATACCATCGCTTAAATAATATTTAATAACATTTTCTTCCTTTTTCTTTGCGATTACATTAAGTACAAGCGTATGCGTAGCTTCTGTAAAATATCTTCCAGGTTCTGCTATAAATTTGATAATATTATTTTTCACTTCATATGAGAAAAAATCCACAATAGCCCTATTTATATTATCGCATATATCAGCAAACTTAATATTTTTATCAACACCTGGGAAACCACCTCCAATATCTATTATATTTATGTTAAACCCGTAATCCTGTGATAACTTATAACAAATAGCACAATCTTTAATAGCATTATAATAACTCGTAGGATCACTGCAGCCGCTTCCTACATGAAAGCTAAAGCCCACTAAATTCATTTGCAAACTCTTTATTCTTTCAAATATTTTTGGGATATTATATAGCTGACATCCAAACTTAGAATTAAACTTACATTTACTATTAGTATCATCTACGCATATCCTAAGTATTATTTGCGCAGCAGGATATATTTTATAAATCTTCTCTAATTCTTCTATGCTATCAAAGGTCATTTTACTAATCTGGTTCTCGCGGGCAAATATTAAATGAGACGATACTTTGCAAGGGTTTGCAAATATTATTCTATCAGGATTATTAACAATACTTAAAGCGTTTTCTAATTCGCTCTTAGAAGCACAGTCAAAATTACAACCCAATTTTGCTAACATATTTATAATAATATTATCAGGGTTTGACTTAACTGCAAAATAAGGCTGTATATCTGGTAAATAATTAACCCACTTAATATATTGCTCTTCTACTTTGTCTAAATCTACAATATAGAATGGTTCGTCATCATACTCGTCTTTGTCATCTATATATTTTTTTATAATATTCTCAAGATCTTTGGGGTCTTCAAAGCTATTTTTATCCATACATTCATTCTTCATTTATTTTTAATAATATTTATTTTTTAATCTTATATATAAAAAAAAGATAATTAATTTTCATTAAAAATATTCTTAATGATTGACATTGCCTTTTCTTTGCCAACTCCATCAAGTTTACAAAGTTCCTTGACTTTTAGTTCAGTAGTCTCAAACACATCTAATGATTTCACGAGATTGCCCATAGATGTATATTTTGCATAAATGTTTTTAGCTATAATATTAGATATCATAGGGATTTGAGACATTTGCATTATAAAACACGACTTTGTATCAATGTTATCTATCTTCTTCTTTTTTAGTTTTACAAAATCCGTATAGCATTTATCTGCAGTATATTCCTCGTATAAAAACTTCTCGGGTCTATCAAGTATTTTTGTAGATATCAATAAAATTAATGTTGTTGTCTCCTCTATATTTTTTGTATATAGAATACGAATATTATCTCTAAACAAGGTATGTAAATAGGCACTTTGTATCATTGACTTATTCTTTGAATACGAGTTAGGAGATAATATGTTATCGCCTTCAATAATATAAGTAATGTATTTTTGAGGAGTTGTTGATAATAGACGGGCTTTTTGCTCTTTATATCTGCCATCTAATATAGACGCTTGCAAATCCTGTAGCGTCTTCCTTTCAAAAATATGCGTTATATTCTCATAGGTTATATGAATATCCCCGAGCAATAAATTTTCACTATTTATTTGTACCCTTTCCTTGTAATTATCAAGGTCTCTCTCAATAATATCGTTATACATAGCGGTTTCGCGGGCATCTATAGTAATTAATATTTTATTACTATTACCATCACCGCTCATATTGTTTTATATTACATTATCTATACCAAATATTACTTATATATTATTTTTTCCTTACCTTAAAAAAAAGCAAATAAAGCAAGCATAATAACAATATAATAGCAACTATAATAATATATCTATTATCTTTCGCATAATCCATATTGATTTGTGTGCCTTTTTCGTAATCTTCAAATCTTCGTATAACAGGGTCAGGCTTTGCTGGATCTAAAATTGAGGAAGGAATATCATAAACAGCAGAGCTATCCTTACTATTACCTCCTCCCATTAACTATACTAAAATATCTATTATAATATAACTTAATATTTAGCTAATTATAAATACCTTCAGTTGATTTTGAAAATTTCTTTTCAATAAGTTTATAAAGTTCTTCAAATTTAGAAGAGATATCTTCTTCGTGTCTATTATTAAATAGGAACTGTATCATTGTAGCAGGTTCAATAGAGTATCTTTTAATATTCTCCCACATTATTTCAAAATGCTCCTCGTTATTAAAGAATGATAGAAACATCTTGCGCGTTTGGAACTTATCAAGATATGTCAATTCAATATCCAAGTCTATCCTTCCTGACCGAACAAGTGCATCATCTAACTTATCAGGGAAATTTGTTGTCATAATTACAATCAATCCTTCCGGGTTATTAAAACCATCCAAGCAATTTAAAATACCGTTCATAGTAATATTATTTTTTAAACTATCATTTGTTTTCCTATCTGCAAAAATGCAATCAATATCTTCAAGAACAAGAATAGATTTTTTATCATCTTCATTTACTTGTGAAATAGCTTCAATCATAGACTCTTCTTTTAGTTCCGCATTAATATTTAGCACACATAAATTAGCATTACACTCTGATGCTATGGTATGAATAAGTGATGTCTTGCCTACACCAGGAGAACCGTGAAGCATAATATTAAGTTTATAGGGAATCCCGTGCTTATTATAATCGTTGTATGTCTCCTTCTTTATAAAGTTTGTAATAGGATCTTTAATTTTATTTATGTGGTTTTCCTTCAAAAAAATACTTTCAAAGCATCTTTTCGGGATAGAAGAGTCATACGACCAGCAATATCCTGTCCATTTCTTTTTAATTATTTTATTACTTGACACTTCTGCAAACTTGTCTTTCTTCTCCTTAAACTTCTTATTAATAGCCTCCTCAAAAAATGCGATAATATTTGCTTTAGAAGAACTTTTAAATACTACCTTTTTGACTTGGTAAAAATCTTCTTTAAAATAAAAGGTTTGTACCTTGTCATTTAAGACAAGATCACTTATTTCAATCTCAATGTCATTAATAACATATTTGCCGTTCTGTGGAATAAAATTATGTAAAAAAATATAATCTGAATTGTCTTTTAAATAATCCCTAAAATGCTTTCTTTGAATTTCAAGTAATTCGCAATCAATAATTTCATCTTTTCTCTCTAATAAATCATACATATATGATAAGATAACCCGTGTATCAGATTTATAGGAATATAATGTAATCAACATTAGAGTTGCTTGTTTAGTTATATAATATGTTTAAATCTTATATCATTGCGTGGTGTTATATTTTCTATCTTTTGCTCGGTTCTACATAGGGCATATCAAGATATTTAAAGATGTCTTCTTCGCTATTAATAATATCTGTGGTATCAATAATATTCTTTGCATTAGCAGCGTTAGCAGCGTTAGCAGCGTTAGCGGATTTAATATCTTTGGTATCTTTAAAACCATATTCAGACAATGAAAGACCTTTCTTTAATGCTATTTTTCTCATAGATATATTAAAACTATAAGAGCCAGTAAAATATAGCAGGGCAAAATAGTAATATGATGGCTCGGCTATTAAAATATCTAAGCGTCTTGCTGGTAATTCTGGTGATAGCTTACATATTCCCATAAATTTATTTTTACCTAATGCTAAATTCTCAATAATATAGGAAGTCTCTTCTAATTGCTTAATAATATCTTTTAATACTAAGCCTGGTCTATTCTTAATTAATATATCAATATCCCCCATATCCTTGTTCTTCCGTCTATAGCTTCCTACAAATTCAAACTCAATATCCTTGTATAAATTATTTAATATCTTATTCACTATCTTCAAATGCTTGTGTCCTTCTGCAATAGGTATTCTCAAACTCATATCATCGTAATATTTTAAACCAATTTTCTGCTTGTCATTTAATAGCTCAGGATGCTCTTTCAACTCTTCAAAATCATTGATCTTTGTCATTAATTCTGTTATCTTCGCTGGGCCAACTCCATAAATCCCCTTTAATTTATTCCCAAGTATATATCGTGGATCATTTAGAGCATTGTCAGCCTCTGTAATATTGCCAGTGTTAAGAAACTCAACTATTTTATCTTCTATCTTTTTCCCAACACCTTTCATACCTTTAATATCTTCAAGCGTTTCTATATTTTTATCATAGAGTTCTATAGAATCAATTACCTTTTCATATGCCTTCACTTTAAAAGGCTCGTTATTTATTCTTTCATAATCTGCTAATATTTTTAGTTTATCTATTATCTTTCTGTTATTTTGAAACAGATCTGCTTGCGCTGCTTGCGCTGCTTGCGCTGCATCCTGTATTTTTTTTTCTTTTTTTAATTTTTTCTCATAAGCCTCTTTATTTATACATCTTCCAGTTAGAGGATTTAGTACTTTTCCTTCCTCACAAACTTTTGCAACTTTGTTAACCTTCTCCTTGTTTTTATTCATTATTTCTAATAATATGTTTATAGAATATATATTCAATTTTTATATAATATATAAAAACAAATAACATATAAATATATAAAATATGAAATTTAAAGACATTAAAGAGAAGCTATTTATTTGTTTATGTTTAGTTATACTTCAATCAATCTCTTGTTATATTCCCAATAATTCATTAAACACATTAATGAAGATGGATAGTGGACCAAACCTACGAAATCCATCAATATCTAAAAGAAGAGATATGATATTATATAGTATTGCTCTAAATAGTATTGGTAGCAAAAAAGTAAATGCTGAACAAACAAGAATTGATATGACAGAAACAAAGGATATTATTAAATATATTGAAGAAGAACAAACAAAAATTTTTGATAATTCAATATCGTCTGTCTGTTATATTAGTACAGAATACTTAAGTATGGCAGAAAAATTTAATTTAAATAAAGATGATTTGCCAAAAGGTGTTGGTACTGGTTTTATATGGGATAAAAAAGGGCATATTATAACTAATTTTCATGTTATTAATAAGGTTGATAAAGCATTAGTTACAATTACTGACGGTAATAATATTAAAAAAACTTATATAGCAAAATTAACAGGCGTAGATCCAGATAATGATTTGGCTATTCTTAAAATAGATGCTCCAGAAAGTGAATTAAAAGTTATCAACTATAATCCGGATGTTAAAACTCGCATTGGACAATTTGCATTTGCTATAGGAAATCCATATGGACAAGATCATACATTTACTACTGGGATTATTTCAGCTATTAATCGCGAAATTACTGCACCTACTGGTAGAAAAATATATGGTATTATTCAAACAGATGCTGCTATTAATCCGGGAAATAGCGGTGGTCCTCTTTTAAATAGCAATGGTGAAATAATTGGTATTAATACAGCCTCTATTGGATTAGGTGCGTCTGGTATTGCTTTTGCAATTCCTATTGCATCTGCTCTTAAATCAATAAATGATATAATTGAAACTGGATATGTTGAAAAAGCTGTTCTTGGTATTTCCAATATGGAAAGAATTCCTTCTATTATTGAATCAGAGAAGAGTGGTATTCCAATTATTACAAAAGGAGTACTTATATTAGATGTTCAAATGGATTCTCCAGCATATGCAGCGGGATTAAAAGGTGTTGAAAGAGACGAAATAACTAAACGTGTAACTCAAATTGGAGATATTATTTTGGCTATTAATAATATGCCAACCAATAATTCAGATGACTTAAATACTATACTAAAAAAGTTTAAGCCCAAAGATAAAATAATTGTTAAATATTTGAGAAATAAAAAAGAATATAGCACTGAGTTGATACTCGGTAATTACAAGGGGACAACATTCACAATGCTTGAAAATGAGCGAGGGAAAAACTTTGACTTAAAAGACAAACGAGTCCCTGTTGATATACCACTAAAAAATTTAGAACCTGTTATACAACCTAAACTAAATTGAGTTGTTTAAAAATACATACTTATAAACTGTTCATCATAACTGATTACCTTTGCATATAAAATGTCTGTATCATCCTCTTTTATATCAAAAATGAACTCTGGTAAAGTCAATATACTATTCCACGGTTCTCGTTTCCAATTTGGCTTCCTATAAGGAAAATATATATTATATAGTAATTTATTACATTCAAAAGAATTAACAATATTGTCTATTAAATCATTTGTATGATCATCTTTTATTATATCCCAATTAAATTTAGGTAATCGTATAATTTCACTATTTCTTATATTATATAAATTGGGGAAATTATTAAATTTTTGTTTAGTTATATCATATTCCTTATTAAATAAGGGAAGTTCAAGTTTTCCGTCTTCATCATCAAAGTTAATAAATAAATGTATTTTAATAATACCAATCTCGTCATCTTCATTTAATTCATCGTTATTTGTTCTTAATTTAAGAAAACTATTATCATTAATGAGAGAATTATATTTTTTTTTTATTATTTTTGCTTCTAATAAATTTTTTTCATTTTTAGTTATTTTAGATATATTATCACATATTTTTTCAATTTCATCTTCTGTTAATAATTCTTTTGTTAAAGGAATAAATGGTTTTACATTCTTGTTGATACAAGAAACTATTTGATTATATAGAGCAACTGTATCATGACAATTATATATTGTATCTTTATTTATTATATCATCATTTCTAAATTTTCTTATATATGTCATGTATTTTTTTTCTTTATAAGTGAGTTCTGACAACTCGTTTAATGAAATACTATCAGACCAATTTTCACCACATTTTTTATTTAATTTTTTATTTAATTTTGCCTCCTTGCTATCACCATCTATTATGCTACTGCTCTTGCTACTGCTCTCTCTGCTACTACTCTTGCTACTGCTCTTGCTACTGCTCTTGCTACTGCTTATACTATCTGGATATATTGTAGAAAATTTATAACTTCTATCTAATAGAATTTCTTTATATTCTGGAATTAAAGTTAATAACTTCTCTTCTTCTTTTCCTTTAAATATATTATCATATATATAACATACCCTTTTATATATTTTTTGTAAAATTATAAAAATATCTTCATAACTTTTTCTTTCAAACCTTTTTAAAAAGGTTTGTAAATCTTCCTGATAATCATAATCATATTTGTTTTTGATAATTGATATAGCTCTATATAAAGAAATATCTTCTGGAGTCTTAGTTAAAATGATGATAATTTGTAAAAATATATAGTCTATAAAATGTAAATCATTCTCTGGATCTAACCGACTTTTATCTTTAAATAATCTTATAAAATAATCAACCATTTTATTTTCATTATCTACTAAATCTTTTATTTCACATATTTTATAAATAGAAGAAGCATAATCCAATATTTTTATATTATTAAGAACAATATCATAATCGTTTTTAGTTATCTTTGATGAATGCGCATATAATAACTTTTTAATATCATAGCATAACCTTTCTATCAATTTACTTATTGATAATTCTGATTTATTTATATTCATATTATTTTTTAATAAATCTTCTATTACACCATATTCTTTACCAAATGAAAAAGAATAAGAGTCATATCTTCTTGATATTGATTCAGGTAATAGATCTGGAGGAAATGGTTTTAATTTTTTAATTATAGCATTATAAACATTTAAATATAAATAGATATCAATATCTTCTTTATATTTTTGATCATAATTATATTTTTTTTCTTTTTTAATAAAATATTTTGTAAAAAGGTGATCATATTTTATATTATATTCAGATACTTCAATGATAGCGTGTTTATCAGGTAATGCATTTTTAATAAATTTACAATCTTTAATTGTTAATTGATATTTTTGAGACTTATCAGTAGTAGTATTATCAATTATAATTTGGCTAATTAATTCGTTTATAACCTTTTTATACAAAACAACATAACCTTTTTTAGGGTTTACAGATAATATAATTTCATTATCATTATATGGATTTTTTAATGGAAAATTTCTCCATTTTGCTGTTATCACGTGTATATTAGGAATTAATTGGCCTTTTGACATTTTCGCAATATTATATCAACTTTAATCTATTTTAATAGAGATATAATTATAAAAAATTATTAAATATACTCAAATTTTTATTGAGGAGGTGGAATAAGAAAGCATCCTTCTAAATATAAATTATTATCTTCATATTTTCTAAATGACCATCTATAAATTACATAGCAGATGTTATTGTAATCTCTCTTAACAGGATAATACATATCATTAAATTGGATGCTATTTTGAAGCATTGTTTTATATTCTGCATTAACTTTCATATCAACTGCATAGTATATATTATTTTTATCATCACTATTAGCATCTATATTTTTTTCATAGTTGATAATTTCGTAATTTATAAACTTACCAAGTAATAGTGCATATTTACCATCTTGAAAAGATGCTGTAAGACCCCTTGTGTTCTTATGCTTTATGATATTTGTAGCTGAGCAATATTTTTGTAAATTACTTACTGATTTCACTGGATCAATAATTCCATTTTTTTTAAAGTCATTCATAATGTTGCTAAGTACCCCATCAATCTTTATTTTTGTTTTAGTATTAACATTATAACTGGCATCATCAATATCAGTATAATTATCATCATCATTGGTATCATTAGCATCATTAGCATCATTGGTTTTTATTGATACATCACTCGCTTTTAATGAAGGTAAATTGATAGTGTTTTTTTGAACTTCAATAATATCAATAATATTAAGAGCATCCTTTCTTAATTCTTCAATAGTTTTCTCTTTTGTCATCTCAGCAAAAGCAGGTTTAGTAATAATATACTTTAGAGGAATATATGGGATTAAACTAAACAATTTGAAAAAATCACTGCGATTTAGATTTACATCTGTTAGATGTTTACGAGGAGGCTCTGGCTTTTTATTAAATTGACTTATATTCTTGCTTTTATTAGTAAACTTAGGGATATTAGTATAAGCCAATGCCTCATATGCGAATAGCAAGGATATAATGAGTGTTTTGTATATAGTCATATATCATTATAATATAATTATTTTTTATATAATATTATATATCTGGTAAAGTTATTTTGGCTCTATTGTATAATTCAAAGGGGTTGCTGTTATTTATAATTATACCACCTTCAGGGAGTTCATCTGTGAATATACCCTTTCTTTTAAATTTATCAATACAAATATTTAGAATGGCTTCAAGTATATTTTTTAACAAATCGTGGCGGTTATCTGAAACTGTTATAGTAATACTATGTATTTTGTCATAGATTGTATTGATAAACTTGGTAATTTTATCATTTGGTAAATATTCAAAGCTCTTTTTTAATCCACTAAAAGACGAGTTTGTAAAAAAGGGTAATATTCGTAAATAATCATTCGTTATTAGAGTTATTAGTTCATCAATTCTATGCAAATTAAAATTTCTATCTAATTCTAATTCTTCGCTCCAGCTTAAAGCCCTATCTTTTATTCTACTATAGTATGCTATTGTATAGTTTTTTAAATCTTTATCACTCAAATTTATGTTAATTGATAATCCAAAATCATAAATCATAAGATTATATTTACTTGATTTTAAATAGTACAATTTTCCATCAAAATCATATTGATAATAGCAAATCATATCACTATCATCGTCATTTTCAGTATTATCAAAATATAAAAAATTATTCCACTGGCAATCATTATGAATATATCCTGTAAAATTATGAAATGTCCCAATAGATATAAATGCTTGAATTAAAAGATTATATAGTAGCTCCTCGTCTTCTAATATTTTCTTTTGTTGTAAAAGAAATTCAAGATCGTTATTAGCATATTCATTAAAATTTGCCAATGCATAATTAGCTCTCTTTTTTTCTAACTCGTCGCACAAAGAATAACAATACATAATAGCAAAATGTTTTGATTTTTTAGTTATTATAATTTGCTCTGTAATTGCTTTCATTAATTTAGTCTCTAATTTATTATCATTATTAGCTTTCATTACCTTTGTTGCTATATTGAATGGAATTGTATTTTTAATAGTTGTTTTATATATTGCTCCATATTGGCTTTGACTTCCTATTTTTTCATCAAGTATTAATAAATCCTTCATTATGTATCCACATATACTACCGCTATCATATAATGGAATTAAACAATCTGTTGATTTTAATTTCCTCTTAGAGGGAGTAGTATTACTTGTATTACTTATATTACTTATATTATGTTGTAATATAATAGGTTTAGGGTTTTTATTCCCTGGTAATGGTTTAAGCGATAAAAGACTGTTTTGTTTTTCCTCTAATATTAACTTCCTTTCTATTACCTTGAAACGCTGTATGCGTGCATCTAAATCTAATTTATAATCAAGAAGATTTTCATTTATTATAGTATTTGGTTGATGTCTTTTACATTTTGGTAATTGCTTGCCATTATCATCTGGTGATTTTTTTATTATTGTAGGTGTAGCAGCAGTCGCAGCAGTAGCAGATTGTTGTGGAGAATTAGATGGTGCAATTTTCTTAGTTTTTTTTACAATATTTTTAATTTTATTTATTACCCAGCTGTAATTCCATTTTTTTTCTGACATTTTTATACTTTATATAAATATAATAACAACATTGTTATTTATAAAAAAATAAATTGAATTTACATAATATCATTAGAGCGGAGCGCATTCATATCATAAGGAACATATACATCTTTTTTTAATTTGCTTAGCATCACCTTATAATCATTGCCAAGCACTTCTGAACCCGAAATAAATATTGAACCAGTTTGAGGCATTTTCATAATTCTATCTATTGTTAGAGGTTCTGTTTCATTATATCCTTCGCCAAAGAAGCATTCTTTAATAGAATGTCCTAATTCCTTGCAACTTTTAAGAGATTTATACATATCTACCGGTTGTGCTGTATCTTTGTAATATACTTCAAATGTTTTTTTAGCACCATTATCAGTTGCTGATGCTGATACCAATATATCCGCCAAATCTAAGCGAGAAATAATACCACTTTTAGATATTCCTTGGTTAAACTCTACCATTTCCGCGCCTCTTTTCTCGCCAGGTGAAAGCATTCCTGGTCTTATAATCGTATAGCTAAGATGTTTAGGAGCTTTCTCATATAATATGCGAACTCTCTCTTCGCCTGTTTGCTTCTTATAGCAAGCATCGCAGCTCGCAAAACCTCTATCTATAGCTTCGCCATATCCATTACCTGAACTATCGTCATTCTTTTGGCATTTTGCGCATATAGAAGAAACAATTACAAGGCGTTTTACATTAGACTTGATTGCTTCTTCAGCTACATTTACCAAGCCAACATCTTCAACATTATCGCTTGGTTCTGCTACAACATCTATATCAGCTAACACTCTGCTATATTTCATACTCTTTTTTGAAAGGTCTATTCCAGGTGTAGTTGTTACTTTAACTTTTGGTCTTGAAGCAGCGCAAAATATTACTGCTTCAGCGTCTTTCATAATACCTGTAATTGTTTCAGGTTTTAGAACATCCGCGACAATACTTGTAATCATATCCTTTTTATCTAAATTATCTATGACAAGCGTGTTTAATTTAGCGTGTTCCCTGTCAACAATATCAACCTCCCTCCTTGTAACAGCGACGACACTAATATTTTTTTCTAATAGCGCACGAATAGTATCTCCGCCTGTATACCCCGAAGCTCCGAAAACTACTACCTTTTTGTATCCATCAAATCCATTTACTTTCCTTGATAAACTGATTGCACCTATTACAGGAATAAGTTTCACTGCATCGCGGCGCGTAATATCGGCATTATTCATTTTTAACTGAATAATATTTACAGGTTTATAAGGCATTATACAGGTTTCAGGTTTTGAAAGAACAAACCTATTATTAACAAAGCTAAGCGTTATTATAACATTTGATATTGTAATAAATGTAAAGAATGCTCGTAAAATATTTGATATGGTCATTATTATATTATTATAATAGTTATATTTTTATATGATCTTCTTGCTTCTTTTAGGTTTAGATTTAGGTGTAGATTTAATAATTTGTTTTTTACGCATTCCTCCATCAGTTGTATCTATTATTTCTGTAAAAACCCTTATATATTCAGTATAAACTAATTCAGCATCATCACCTTTATCTCCTTTATTGAATTTAATTTGGTCTATATCTATTACTCTGTAAAATGCTCCTTTTTGAGTTATTTTACACCTTTGGACATTTAAAATGCCGATTTAACAGCAAAAAAATATCTAAAAATAGTAAAAATTTGGTTATTACATAGCGTGGACTATGTATGAATTCTTGTAAATATGTCCGGTCTTCTTCCTATTGTAAATATACTTTCTACAATATTTAACATATTTTGAACGGCGTTTTTATCTCTATTATGAATTATCTCGCATTTCTGCTTATCCTCTTGATGAGAAAGTAATCCATTAATAGTTATTTTTTTATTAACTTTTATATCATTAGGTTTATGACTTTGCCTTATCATAAAGGGTGATATCTCGCGATTGCAACAATTGCATAGTTTAGATGTCCTAAACTCATTCACTAAATAGGTTCTAAATCCTGCATTCTTAAATATTTTTCTAAACTTTTTACAAATCGTAGGTTCTAAACCGCTAATATTACTACTACCCTTATCATAATCACCCATTATAAATACTACATCATTTGGTTCTCCAAATTTTTTAGTAAAGTTCTTTATCATTTTACTCTCACTTTTTTGAGTATTGATATACCTGTTTAATTTGAACTTTCTAAAAAAGGTCTTTTCATAATGAGAAAATAACAATAGGTTCAATTTATTTTTTTCAATCAAGTAATTCTTGAACTTTTCATAATTACAAGTTTTCTTATTATGACTACTTAAAATGCTCTCAATCTCTTTAATATTCTTACCATTTATAAAAGTTGTATTATTATTAACTTCTTCAATAATCTTATTATATTTTTTTGTTTTTGTTTCCAATCTTCTTTGATTTTGAGTATATCTAAATGTTTCTAAATTACCATCATTATCTTTGCTACCACAATAAATTAAATCACTACAACCAGGATCTACGCATACTATCTTTTTACTTCTTAATTCATCTGTAATAATCTCTTTTTCTATATATTTTGTATTCTCTTCTGGTTTATTAATAGGATTATAATGTTTTAATGGTAATCCATTACTTCCTAATCTAATAAATAAAATACCAACAGAAATACCATCAGTTCTAATCATATAATTAAATTCATAATTATTCTTTTTGAAAATTTTACTATCTAACTTTAAAACCCTATTCCATAATTTAAATTGATTATTCTCTTTTTTATAATTTTTAAAGTGTGTTGTCGTGCTTTCATCACCTAAAAAATTACTAATTAAAGCACAAGTATCAATGCATATATTTTTAGGAATAATATTGCTTCTTAATGGTAATATATTAAACAATTTAATTTGTTTAACCTTATCAATATCAGTACTATCTTCTAATAGTATATCATTAAGTTTTTCAAGTTGAATATTTATATAGATAAATGACTTTAAATAATCCTTTGTATTAGAATGTAGGTCATAATAAATGCTATTTTTATCAAATGTAGATTTATTAGGAACAATATGTTTTTTATGTTCTTTAATCCAGTTATGATGTTTTTCATCTGCTTTTAGGTCATTTGTTAGTGATACAAGGTCATCTTTTACTTTTCTAAATTCATTAGTTAATAATTTATACCTTTCTTTTCTTGCTTCCTTATCTTTTATCTTTTTAATCTCATCTTTTTGCTCTTGTAAATTAAAGGAATGATTAACGAATTGATTAAGATGTGTAATAAAATGTTCTTGTATGTTATTATTTATATTTTTTTCAATATCAATTGCTTCGTATGCTAATATATAACTTAATTTATCATAATAGATTATTTCATTATCATAAATGGTAGTTATATAGTGTTCATTATAAAACTTATAAAGGTTCTTTAACAAATTGCTATAATCTTTTTCAGGTGTTGCACCTCTATTATCTTTTCTTTTTGTAATAACCTTAAAAACATCGCATATAAAGTTCTTATCAATTAAAGGGAACTCTAAATCATTTTCATATAGATAAATACAATATAATTTAATAAAATTACATGAATGAATAACAATCTTATTAGTTCTAATGACTAAATCATTAATGATAGGTAAGACTGCATTATCTTTAAGAACATTATTGATGTTATTTTTAATAGTTTTCATATAGTCAAACTTTTCAAGGTCATCTCCTTTATTGCTCTTCGTTTTAGACATTACATTATCTATATATAGTATATATATTATCTTTAAATAGTTTTATACTGAATAATTAAAAATGATATATAACATTATTAATAGTATAATATTAGATTATAATGACGAAAATATGTTATGATAATGATTTATTACAAGAGGTTTGTGATAGAGACAAGTGTATTATAGATTTTGATAAAATAGAAAAATATAATAGGGATACAAAGGTTGATTTTATATGTAATTGTGGGATTGAGTATAGTAAGACATTTAGATTGTTATATGATATTGGTGCTTTTTGTAAAATATGTACCAAAAATAAAAGAAGGGAAAAAGTCAAACAAACTTGTATTGAAAGATATGGTGTAGAATTTCCTTCACAAACAGAAGATTTTAAAAATAGAGTGAAACAAACTTGTCTGGACAAATATGGTGTAGAATATGCTTTGCAATCACAAGAAGTAAAGGATAAATCAAAACAAACTTGTTTAGATAAATATGGTTTTGAAAATCCTTCACAATCACCAGATATTAAAAACAAAAAGACAGAAACAAGTTTAAATAATTATGGTGTAGAATATCCTATGCAATCCCAAGAAGTAAGGGATAAAAACAAACTAACCTGTATTGAAAAATATGGCGTAGAATATGCTTCACAATCACACGAAGTAAAAGATAAATTAAAAACAAATTGTTTAACAAAAGAACTATTAGAAAAAATATGTAGTAGGGATAAATGTATAATAATTTTTGATAAATTAGAAAAATGTAATAGGGATACAGAAATTAATTTTATATGTAATTGTGGTATTGAGTATAGTAAGACATTTAGGCAAATTTACGATGTAAGTGGAGGTTATTGTAAAAAATGCACAGAAAATAGAAGACAAGAAAAAGTAAAAAAAACTTGTCTAGATAGATATGGTGTTGAAAATACATTAATAAATTTAGATAATATAAGATATACTAAAGAACTATTAGAAAATATATGTAGTAGAGACAAGTGTATTATAGATTTTGATAAAATAGAAAAATATAATAGAGAGATAAATATTGATTTTATATGTAATTGTGGTTTAACTTATAATAAAACATTTAGACAATTATATGAATTAAGTTATGGATTTTGTAAAATATGCACAGAAAACAGAAGAATTGATATGGTTAAACAAACCTGTTTAGATAGATATGGTGTAGAATATGCTTCGCAATCACAAGAAACTAAAGATAAATCAAAGCAAACCTGTATTGAAAAATATGGGGTTGAATATTCGCTACAATCACAAGAAGTAAGGAATAAATCAAAACAAACCTGTATAGAAAAATATGGTGTAGAAAATCCATTTCAATCACAAGAAATAAAGGATAAAATGAAAACAACCTGTTTAATTAAATATGGAGTAGAATATGCTTCGCAATTAGACAAATTTAAAGAAAAAGTTAAACAAACCTGTATTGAAAAATATGGTGTAGAGTATTTAATGCAGTCAAAAGAATTTAAAGATAAATCTATAAAAACCTGTTTAGATAAATATGGTGTAGAACATCCTTCACAATTACAAGATTTTCAAGATAAAATTAAACAAACCAGATTAGATAAATATGGTGTTGAATATTCATTACAATCACAAGAAATAAAGAATAAATTTAAACAAACTTGTTTGCTAAATAATGGTACGGAATATCCTATGCAATCACAAGAAGTAAGGAATAAATCAAAACAAACCTGTTTGCTAAATAATGGATTTGAGTATCCTACCCAAACAGAAAAATGTAAAAAAACCTGTATTGAAAAATATGGAGTTGAATATTCATTACAATCACAAGAAGTAAAAGATAAATCTAAAAAAACCTGTTTAGATAAATATGGCGTAGAACATGTTTCACAATCATACGAATTTAAAGAAATTGTTAAACAAACCTGTTTAGATAAATATGGCGTTGAATATCCTATGCAATTTGGTGAAGTTGCTGAATATCAATTACAAAATTCTTATAAACTTAAAGAATTTAACTTTCCCTGTGGTAATACAATACTAGTTCAAGGATACGAACCTTTATTACTTAAAAATCTTGTCGAAGAAGGATATACATACAAAGACATAATAGTAAAAAGAACAGAAGTTCCTGAAATATGGTATGAAAAAGATAATAAAAAACATAGATACTATTGTGATGTATATATACCAAAAATAAATACTATATATGAAGTTAAAAGTACTTGGACTTATAAAAAAGATATAGATAAAATTAACTTAACTAAACAAGCATGTATTGATGCTGGATATTTATTTGAATTATATGTATATGATGGTAAAGGTATAAGACAAGATATATAAAACCAATTAACTCTGTTCTCCTAACTTATTCTTCCTGTTCATATAAGCATTATGTCGCCATTCTTTTAGTTTTTCAGGGTTCTCTGTTTTCATTCTCTCCATATAGTTCTTTGCCTTTTCTTTAACCTTTTCACTATTTTTTTCATAATACCTTTTATTCCTTTCTGTATTGGTATATGATCTTAACTTCTCTTCTAATTCTATATTTTTTTTCTTTAATAATTCATTTTCAATCATTAAATTATTATACATTTCAATATCAACTATATCAGTCATATTATCTTATCATTATAATATAATACAATATACCTTTAAATAATTTTATAATGACTAAACATAAAAGTGAAGATTATAAATTATCCGCTGTTAAATATTTCTTGGAGAATAAAGATACACAAGAGAATACATGTAGAATTTTTAATTGCTCTGTAAGAAGTTTATTAAGATGGAAAAGATATGAAGATGAAAATGAAATTAAAAGACATAACAGAGAACCAATATCATACAAGGTTAAAAAAGAACATATAACTTTTATACTCAAGAACTTAAAAATAATAAGACTATTACAATTGAGGATTTATTAACAAAAATGAAAAATAAGTATTCTAAATTAAATATTACAAGAAGACATATTAGTAGGATAATTAAAGAAAATTATATATCTTTAAAATTAACTAAAATAAGACATGAACCTATAAAGCGATTCGGTAAGGATATTAATATTAAAGAAAAAATAAAAGATTTTTATAATGAAATAAAAAATTATAATATTGACGACATTATTTGCATAGATGAGACAAGTATTAACTCTTTACAATTAAGACATTATTGTTATAATGAAGTAGGTAAAAGATGTGTAGTTAAAACTAATTCACAAGAAGTTTTCAAAAAATATACTGGTATTTTTGCTATTTCTATAAATGGTGTAGAAGGTTATGAATTATATAATAAGGGTGGTATAGATGGTGATAGGTTATTAGCATTTTTAGAAAGATTTATTACTAATAAATATAAAAACAAGGTTATTATTTTAGATAATGCAAGTTCCCATAGAAACATAAGAGTTAAGGAATTAATAAACAAGAATAATAAATTGATTTATTCAGTACCATATCAACATTATACAAATAGTATAGAAATGTTTTTTAGTCTTCTAAAATCTAAATTACAAAAGAAGCAAGGATTATATTATGAAGACTTAAATAATAATATTAAAGAGGTAATAAAAACGATACCAGAAGAGTATTATAAGAGTATATTAAATGGAACATATAATAGACAAAAAGATTATATTAAGAAAAATAAGGTAAGAAAATACAAGAATTACAAAGACTAAAATCGGCATTTTAAATGTCCAAAGGTGTAATAATTTTATATAAATTAAAATATAAAAATATATCAGTCCCGTAAGCAATATAGTTTTTGTCATAATTGAATTTTTCTCTTTATTTATAAAATATTTTATAAATAGATGATCATAAGTAAATTCGTCGCCCACTATCGTATGTAAATCAGGTAAGTTTTTTCTAATAAATTTACAATCATCAATTGATAATATATCTACATTTGCTGTACTTTTATTTTTGAAACCTAATTTATATTTACCTGAATTCTTTTCATTTATCCTATAATTGACTAAAATTGTAATAGAGTCTTTATATAATTTAACATAATCACTTTTAGGATTTATTGAAATTTCTATAATAACCTTATTTATAGGATGGTATTCAGGTTGTTCTCTCCATTCTTTAACTTGATCTAATGTAGTTATTTTTTGCAATTTTGATAGCAATAATGGATTCGTAGGTAAAATTTGCGATACTTGCGATACTTCAGGCAATTGAGATACTTCTGGATGTAATTGAGATACTTGTTGTGGTACTTTTTTAACCTTTCTAAATTTTTGTAATATTTTTTTTAACATTTAATACTATTCTATTCTATTTATAATTATATAATAATAAAGATATTTTGCAGTAAAAATATATAAGGGTTAGATTATATTATAATATAAAACAAAAAGCATAACATAAATAATTTTATATAATCTATATACCTTCATACCTATATACCTTCCTCTATAGTCTATAAAAACTAACTTATTTTTACATTTAATATTGCTCAAATTTATGAGCTTTGCTACCATGGCCGAGTCTGGTCCAAGGCATGACACTTAAGCTGTCACGTGCTTAGCACTCGCAGGTTCAAATCCTGCTGGTAGTAAAAATCCCTTTCTAACAAAGGCAATATTATTTTCCATATAAGAATATAATTTATATTAATATTCATATATATATATTCACATACAATTTAAATGCCCTCTATAAATCTCTCATTCTTGCGAGAATTACGCGATGATTATAAAACTTTTCCTTGTTTTATTGAGACAGGTACTTATAATGGCGAAACCATTTTTGAAATTGAGCCCTACTTTGACAAAGTATATACTGTAGAATATAGTGAAACATTACACAATAGAACAAAAAGTAAGTATACAGGAGATAAAATTAAGTTTTTATTAGGCGATAGCAGTATTGTATTTGAAACATTATTGCCTACGATTGAAGATAAATGTATATTTTTTCTTGATGGGCATTGGAGTCATTGCGATACAGGGAAGTCTTCAAAAGATTGCCCGCTTGAAGAAGAAATAACTCATATCAATAACCTCTTTAAAGGCGAAGCAATTATTATTATAGATGATTATAGGTTATTTGGGTTAGACAGGACTAACGAAGGAGGTGAAGATTGGAGTCAAATAAACAAAGAGAATTTGCTGAGTATTTTACACGATCGCATTAGCCAAGAATATCATTTAGATAGTTCCTGGGCAAAAGACGATAGGTTGGTTATTCATATTAAGCCGCTACTGCCTCCTCTACAGCTATTATCTCTTGCTGCTGATTAAAATATTTTTGTATTTGAATCATCCAGTGATATAATGCGCCCTCGCTGCAACTATCGCGGTCTATTATAAATTCTACATACTCTCTATAGGCGCATATAATATCTTCTTCAAAAAGTTGCATATATATGATATAGGTTAGTATAAAATATAATGTAAATACCATATCGTCATATGTTATTTTATTATTATAAATTAGAATAAATGGTATTACTTTTCCAATAACATTAATTGTTATATAGTATGTTAAAAGCGATCGCTCATTTGACCTTGGAATTATAATAAATAGACTTGCTATAAAGTAAATCAGCGCGATACTAATAAGTATTATTGGATTATATGGAGCGAGCTTAAGAAAATATGCGATTATATAAATAAATATCCATATTGAAAGGAACTTATCAATTGTTAATACTTTTTTCATTATTATCCTATAATAATATTTACTTTTTTATTTAACTTTAAGGCTATCTGGCAGCCCATTTAATCCTAAATGAGCAGACAACCCTGATTTAATACCTACAGCCCTATGTATTAATATTCCTAAACCTAATGATGTTATAGATATTATTGCTAATGAAGCAGCGTATTGAATGAAACCTCTTTTAGATTGCTCATCTGCATCTAATTCCAAAGGATATAGCCATAATAAAGAATGTATTATTAAAGCAACAATTAGGGTAGGTATTAAATCTACGAGGGTCAAGTTTAAAAATCTATGTCTTCTCAGCTCTTCCATAGTTACCATTTATATATACTAAAGAATATATATAGATATAATAAACTAAATATACGAAGAATATAATAATAGATATTGTAAAATATAAGTTTTCTATAAAAAATATTTGCCTTCTTAATTGATTCATAGTTTCTTTTTATTGCTGATAATATATATAGAGAATAGATAATATATATATAAAATATAGAATATATTATTACATTAATGATACATTTTATTACTTACGGCGATAGTATCTATGAAGAAACAAAACAAAGATTGTATAATCAAGCATCCAATTTGGAATGGTTTGATACAATAACATCTTATGGCCCAGAAGATTTAGATACTGATTTTAAAGATAAATTTAAAGATATTTTAAAACTTCCAAGAGGAGGCGGGTATTGGATATGGAAACCATATATTATTAATAAACACTTGCAGATGATAAAAGACGATGACATATTAATATATTTAGATGCGGGATGCTATATCAATCCTAAGGGATTTGAGCGATTTAAGGAATATATTGAGATGCTAAAAAATAGTGAAGAAGCATGTATTTCTTTTCAAATGAACCACCACATTGAAAAGAAATGGACGACACAAGAAATTTTTGAGAGTTTTAATATTCATAGTGATAGCAAAGATATTTTAGAATCAGGGCAAATTATTGCTACTGTTAAAATGTTTAGAAAGTGTGCTAATAGTATCAATATAGTATCAGCGTGGTTAAATGCATTACACGCTAATCCTCTATTATTTACTGACAATTATAACAAAAATAAACAATGTGAAATGTTTATAGATAATAGACACGATCAAAGTATTTGTAGTGTCCTATGTAAATTATATAAAACAATAATACTTGAAGATGAAACATACTTTGAAGATGGCTTTGGATGTCCTAAATCTCTCAAATGTCCTTTCTGGGCTACACGAATAAGAATATAGAATTGCATAATATTATTTGGTATCATCCGTATCTTTATCCTTATCAGTATCTTTATCCTTGGTATCTTTATCCTTATTAGTATCATTAACAGTATCCTTATCCTTGCTATTATCAATTTCATAATTTAGCGTTTTATTTTTATACATATGCTCTACGACCTTATGAAGGTTATAAACATCATATAGCGAATTATGAGCATTTTCAACATCTTTATGAAAATTATATTTATAAATCTCGTTTAGTGAAGGGTTCTTATAATTTCCATAAGGGTTAATAATTTTCAGGATTGGTTTCATATGTTTCATTGTACAAAGCAGAGTCTTCCTATCAATCTCATCAATAATATAATGAAGTTTTCTCCTATATAACTCTGACTTAATAACACCTACATCAAATGCTACATTATGCGCTATAATGTGAGAGACATTTTTTAGAAGTTCATAGAAAATATCTATGGCTACTGTATCAAAATTAACACCTAATTTATCTGATATATCATTAGTAATTCCGTGAAATTCACTATTTGTTATTTCAAATTCTTCGCGTTTAATGATGTAATCTTTTACATCTTTGTAATTAAATTGATTGTCTGTTATTAACATAGAAAACTGAACTATTCTTGCATTTGCATATTTGTCTAAATACTTATAATAGGGATAAACACCCCATCGCAAATTATGAGTATCAGGCAATCCTGATGTTTCAGTATCTATAAACATAGCCATTTTTTAATGTATATATATGTCTTATGTAATATACATAATGTATCATTTTTTTATATAAATATAAAGTTAATAAAATATATAAATATATCAAAACCATTATAATGAAACATTATTGGATTAACATAGATAGGTGTGATGATAGAAAGAGGTTTATGGAAAATCAGTTCAAAATAAAAAATATAGCAAATCATCGTATTTCTGCAGAAACTCCAGAAACTATTATAAACTACAATATAGTTCGCAATGATGAATCATTAGATTCCACAACACCAGAAGAAATTAGTTGTATATTATCACATTTGAAAGCAATTAAAAGAGGGTATGATGATGGAGATCCATATTTTTGCGTTTTAGAAGACGACATTGAGTTTGCTAATATTGATTTTAGCAAAATATTACATTATGTAGAGGTTGCACATAATAAAAATAATGAAAATGTTGAAATAATACAGCTATATACAAGCGGGCATCCAGTAGTTATACAGTTATATAATGAACATTTTTTAAAGAATGAAGTAATTATTAAGCGCGCTGAAGCTTATCCAGGTGCAGTCTATTATTTAATATCACGAGAAGGAGCTCGCAAGATACTTGATAAGTATCTATTATCTACTAATAATTATGATTTATCACATTATTCTTGGACTGCGGCTGATCATATAATATATGCAGCTGCTAATGCATATGTATTAACATATCCTATATTGGTTACTGATATAACCTATGGTAGCACGCTACACCCTGAGCATCTACCAAACCACGAATATTGCAATAATATTATTAGGCACATTTGGAATGTCAATAACCAACTTAATATGTTCGTTAAATAGCAGCATAGCAGCAAAGCAGCATATAATTACAATGTTTGAGCTCGCTTAAATTCACTTATTGCTATTGCTGACCTATCCTTGTGATCTACTATTTTTTCTACAGCATCTTTTTCAAATGCCGGAATCCAGGTTCTTATATATTCATAGTCCTTGTCGTATCTTTTTAATTGTAATTCAGGGTTAAATATGCGAAAGTATGGTTGCGAATCTGTGCCTGTGCTTGCAGACCACTGCCATCCTCCATTATTACTCGCAGGATCGTAGTCAACCAGCTTAGTCGCAAAGTATTTTTCACCCCATCTCCAATCAATTAGGAGGTCTTTTGTTAAAAACATCGCGGTAATCATTCGTAGCCTATTGTGCATCCAGCCAGTTTTATTTAGTTGGCTCATTCCTGCATCAACCATAGCATACCCAGTTTTACCCTGACACCACCTTTTAAACCACTCCTTGTTATTTGTCCACTTAATATTATCATACTTTTCTTTAAAAGAGTTTCCTAATACATATGGAAAATAATACAAAATATTTGCATAAAATTCACGCCATATTAATTCGCGCTGTAGCTCTTTGACTTTGCTATAATTAAAATATACTTCTCGTATGCTAACGCATCCAAACTTAATATAGGCACTCAGCTTTGTCGTCTTGTCTTTCCCGGGATAATCGCGATATGTAGCGTAATCCGTCATTATTCTTTTAAATCTTTCCAAGCCTTTCTCGCGACCTCCTCTAACAGCTAAGTCATTATTAACAATATAATATTTATGCTTGTCAAATCCCTTGATATTTTTAATAACATTTATGTTTTTTACTATTAATGGCTCTATATCTTTTACTTTTATTCCAAGAGACCTTTTATAAAATGGCGTAAAGACTTGATAGGGCTCATTCTTGTTGTTTAGAATTGTCCCCATAGTATATAGCGTGTAATCTTCTTCCGTTATAATGGTAATATCTTTACTCTTTGCCCATTCTTCAATGATGCTATCGCGCTTTATAGCAAATGGCGAATAATCCTTGTTATAAGCTATAGATTTAATTTTGTGTTTTTTAGATATTGCTGCTAATATCTCAATATCCACACCTTCATAATAATTTATATGTATATCTTTTTCTAAATCATCAAGGCTTTCAATCATAAATTGAACACAATTATTACTAAAATATGCATTATTCTTAGCATATATTTGCATAGGGTTAAAAATGAACATTGGGTATATTCCTTGATTTCCGCTTTCTGCAATTAACCTATTCAATGCCAAATTATCGTGAATGCGTAAGTCTCTGCGAAATAGAAAGATATTAATCTCTGTCATTTCTATAATTCTATATATATCTATTAGATATATCTATAATTAGATAGTGATATTTAACTATCTCAGTCATTTTTTATAATTTTTATTACAATATTATAGAGGATAGATGAAATATATATCAGCTTTGAAAAAATATAATGAAGGTAGTGATAAATGGTGTATGCCAAGAAAAGGATCAGTAGATTATTTGAAAATAATTAAAGCTATGAAAGAAAATTCAAATAGCAAACAATCATCTGCAAAGAAAAGCGCAAGCAGCACAAGCAGCACAAGCAGCGCAAGCAAATATTCTCATTCATTCACAAGCAAATCATCATCTGTTAATGTTCCGCGAAGCAAAGACTATCAAATTGTTGATGATAATCCTGAGATATATTTAATAAATGCAATAGGTGATGGAGATTGCTTTATAAATGCTATTTTTGATTATGGATTATATACTGGGCAATTAGAAGTAATTTATAATAGATTGATAAATGTTGAATTATTGATTTTAAGTAAAGCAGCTAAAGCAGCAAATGCGGACTATGGCGAGGGTATAGAAAAAGCCAGGGAACTGTTTAATGGGTTTAGTATAGTGCCACTTAAAGATTATATAAAAAAATATAATTATCATAATGATAAGGATGAGTATTCAAGAATAGTTAATAAATCTCTACTTAAAACTGATAAGAATGATGTGCCTTCTAAATATAAAAAATTATCTAAAAAACTAAAATATTTTACACACGGAGATAAAACAGAAAGAAGAAAAGGGGGATATGATAAGGAAAGAAAGCTGTTCTCCAAAGCTATGAAATATATACAAGTATTATACATATATACAATTGGAAAAAAAATGTTTTTAAATCGGCTTAAAAGATCTATGGATATCGCGATATCTGCAGAGGGTTTAGAAGTATTAGATTGGGATCATACATTGATAAACTATCTAAAAAATAAATATTATAAACGAAACGGTGATCTTAAAGCGACTATTGATGTAAATAAATTATTAGATGAATATATGAAAATATATGCAGAAACTGATGGATATTTTACAGGAGATGACCAGATATATATTTTTAGAAATATATTTTATACTAATATAAAAATAAAGGGAAATAATGATACTATTATTCCGCGTTTTTGGTTAAATAACGAAACTATAAGAAGTGTGAATAATTCAACTAAACTATTTAAATTCTTTGAGAAAGCCAAAAGTAATAATACGGGATCATATAAATTTATTGAGAAAGAAGACAATTACTATACTTATATATCACTTTTGAGGGATGGTGAGCATTATTTACTATTTGTTGTTCAGGCGCAAACCAAACTAAACGAGCTTTCTAATGCAATTAAAAATTGAAATGAAATTGAAAATATATAAATATAAACATATATCTATCTATATTATGCAAATTATGCAAATAATAAAAAGATATGTTGACCTATGCGGCAATAATACCAAATATAGCTTCCTTGGATTACTATGTGGCGGCATTGGATCTTATTATAATGTTATAGCAAACGAACATATGACAAGGATGATGGTAGGTGATTTTACTAACGAGAGGTTATATTTATTATTTTATACTAATTTTATATCTATGATAGCGATATCATTGAGAGGTGGATTATTTGTATATTCGCAAAAGTGTATGAACCATAAATTAAGATGTATCGTATATAAGAAGATATTGAATCAGCCTTTGAAGTTTTATGAAACAGAGCCTGTGAATGCGCTTCTTGAAAGAATGAATAATGATGCAAAAATAGTATCAGATATTATATCTCTAAATATTAATGTATTTTCGCGGTCTTTCATAGAAGTTATAATAACATTCTGGCTATTAACAAATATATCCTGGAAACTTACTGCAATTGCTATAATTTTAATCCCAATTAATTATTTAATATCTGAGTGCTATGAAAAAATTCACAAGAAGATAATGGCAAATTATGAAGAATTAAATAAGGGGTTAAATACATATACGCACGAAACAATATCTCACATATCTGTTTTGAAAACTTATGCAAACGAATCGCGATCGCAAAATAAATATAATGAGCTTTCTAATGAAATAGCCAATTATAATTATAAAGAGAGTATTTTATATGCAAGCAATTTATTAGTAGTTTGTAATATACCTACAATTACCACAATTATTATTATACTATCTGCTAATTATTTAAATACGGTTGAAGGACTTGCTATATTTATTCTTCATAATCAGGGACTATATTCCACTATTAAAACACTATTTGATATGAAAAACGAGTTCATAAAATGCAAAGAACCTTACAGGCGAATTACAGATATATTAGATACTCCCGAATATACTCAGGGATATTATATCCCAAAGAGCAATATTTTAAATGGCGACATAGCATTTAATTCGCTGTCCTTTAAATATGAAAAAGCTACTGAACCAATCCTAAGTAATTTTAATTTTACGATAAACAGAGGAGATAAAATAGCTATTATAGGTGCTTCAGGATGTGGCAAAAGCACGCTATCAAAATTATTAGTTAATATTTTATCACCTACTGAAGGAAGCATAACAATTGATAATGTTAACATTTGCGATTATGACAGCGTATGGTTAAAAAAAAATATAGGATATGTTGCCCAAGATAGTATATTATTCTCTGACACAATTGCAAATAATATTTCGTATGGATTAGAAAGCGTAACAGAATATGATATTATAGAAGCCGCTAAAAATGCAAACGCTCACGAATTTATATCTATGCTTCCTAATAAATATCAAACAAAACTTGAAGGTACTGAATTAAGCTCTCTTTCCGGTGGACAGAAGCAACGTATATCAATTGCAAGGGCGCTAATACGAAAACCGCAAATAATAATATTTGATGAAGCGACATCAGCACTTGACCCTTACTGTGAAGAACTTGTTCAGCAGACAATTAAAGAATGTTTTTGTAATCAAAATAGTACTATGATAATCATAGCGCATCGTAGGTCTGCATTAGAAATTGCTGACAAAATATACGAATTAAAAGGATCACAGCTTATATTGGCTAATATCTAATATCTAATAAAAAATATATATATTAAAATGTATATATATTAGAACAGACAATGAGTATTTATTTAGATAATATAGATATTACTAATAAGATTGATAAGAATAATAAAAACATAATTGTCGTTTCTTCTAAAAGCGGCAAAAGCAGCAAAAGCAGCGAAAGCAGCAAAAGCGATAGTAATGCTAACATATTAATAAAAAATTCGTTAGATATATTATTAAAGTCAAGTGATATTAAGGATTTTTTAAATAATATTCACAAAGGCGATGTGCAATTTAATTTACAAAAATTAGACAAAGTGTTTGTAAAAGGGTTTGTTTATAGGATTATACAGGGCTTATATGTATTTAATAAATATAAAAGTATTAAAAAAAAAGACAGCAATATAATATTTTATGCTCCTCAATTAAATAAGGTAGATATTGACAACCTATTTAGTATTATTAATTATTCTAACCTATCTCGCAATATTATCAATGAACCATCTAATATTTTTACACCTGAAAAGTTAGGTGCATATGCTTGCGGGTTGTTTAGCAATGCGAAGTATGTGAAGGTAGACAAGTATAATCACAGTGATATAAAAAGGATGGGATTAAGACTTATAGATGCTGTTGGCGGTACTTCAAGAAATAAGCCGTGTTTTATAGTATTAGATTATAAACCTCCTAATTGTAAAAAAACAATATGCCTTGTTGGCAAAGGAGTTACTATAGATACTGGCGGTTATTCTATGAAAAGCGGGGATAAAATGGAAAAAATGTATATGGACAAAGAAGGCGCTGCCCTATCAATTGGGTTATTTAAATATTTTGTTGATAGCAAAAGCAAGCATCGCATTGTCTGTTTATGTCCTTTAGTTGAAAATATAGTATCAGATATTTCATTAAAACCTAATGATATTATTAAGTCTTACAATGGAACTACTGTAGAGATTGTTAATACCGACGCTGAAGGCAGATTAATACTCGCGGATGCTCTTGCATATGCTTGCAAAAATTATAAACCAGATTATATATTTGATTATGCTACATTAACAGGATGGTCAGAGCGAATACACTGTCATACAAGTTTCACATTTTTCACATTAAATAATAAATTTGCAGCAGATATTGAAAAATATAACAATGAATATGCTGAAAAAAGTATTAGATTGCCTCCTTGGGTTGAATATAGCACTTATATTAAATCTAATATTGCTGATATTAAAAACTCAGGATATAAATGTATTAATAGCGGGGGTTTAATGGCATCTCTATTTTTAATGCATTTTATTCCAGAAAAATATAGAAAAAACTGGATTCATTTTGATGTTCGTATGTCAAGTTATAATAATCCTATAAATATAGCAGATGGTTTCGCGACCTATTTAGAAATTATAAAAAATATATAAATAGATATTAAATGATATTAAATGATATTAAATGATATTAAATGATATTAAATAGATATATTGGATTTACAAATTATAACTCTTTTTTATTCTGCAAATTATCAAATGCCTGTTTGAAAGCATCATTATCAAATGCAAAGTTATATACAATATTTTTAACCTGCCTATTTACATTTACATCATTTATACCCTTGATAAGAGATTCTGCTACTTCAATACGACTGACATCTTTGTGTTTGAAACCACCGCCAGAAATTAGACATATACGCACATAATCAATATTTTCTGTATCTTTTTTGTTGTTGTAATGATAAATTGCGTTTGCAATATTCTTACCAACTATATACACTGCATTTTTGAAATCATCTGCAGTGCTTTCACCCCTTGGCCCTACACAGTATATCATTGCTTTATTTGCTTCATTATTATAAGGCGATGTTTTCAAAATATCTATAAAAACATCTCCAGGATATAAATTATTATTTACAAAATTTTCAAGACGACTTTCAGAAATATACAGATACATATCTTTGAAATAAGCATTATTTGCAAATTTACCTCCAGATTTAAATTCATCAAAGTGATGCAATGTTCCAGCCTTATTTGCATTTGAATACTTTGCATTCACTTTCTTCAAATAATTAATTCGCGAATTTTTATCAGGAATAATACCTTCATCCTCTTGTAGATTATAACAATCCATATAGCATAATAGATGCATAGCTGTAGATACATCAATTAATGCCGTGTCATTGTTATCAGTTGTTAATGCAATGTTAAATGACTTGTTTATAGCGCCACCTCCTACATATAATTGTTCGTCTCCTGCATTGAGCGAAGCCATAAATGTAGCTGGTTTGTCTTCTACATTTGAATATGTATAACCTGATTTCTCATAAACAGGCGTAAAATATCCTTTCTTTTCTTCAAAGGTGTATGCAAATGCTGATGTTGATTCTTTGGTTGCGGTAGTCATCTTGTAGTTTTTACTTAGTAACTATGTGTAAGTAATACAATCAATTTTTATTAAAAAAAATATAAAAATTAAATATAAAATATATAGAAATTTTACTGTTATAGTTGTGCTATAATTTACTTGGCTTTTTTATCCTTTTTCTTTGCTGTAACTACATCTTCTTTTACTTTATCAGCTGTATCAACAGATATTTCGGTATTAACAGCTGATACTTCAATATCTTCTTCTTCAGCAGGAACTACATTATCTTCCTTTTTTTCTTTGCCTGCAGCACTTGCCGTACTTGCCGTACTTGCTGTACCTGTAGTATTTTCTTCTTTTTCCTTTTTCCACAATTTTGCAATCATAGAAAATACTTCAGGACCAGTTAACTTAGGATTTTTTTCCTTAACAGTTTTAATATTTTCCTTCATAAACTTTTGATATTCATTTAGCGCTTTTTTAGGTTTAGTATCATCGTTATCATTTCCCTTCTTCTTTTCAACACTTTTTTTCATAGCATCTTTGTAATAATCATCAACATCCTTTTTAGTATTCAAAGTATCAGGCATCATCGCCATAAGTTCTTTGATTTTAATAGAGAGAGTCATTCTTGTTTGATTTTAATCAATAAAATAAATAAACATCATCATCAATTTTTATATTTTTATCTCCTATTTTCAATATTTTATTGTAAAATAAATATAAAAAATATATAACACATAGTGATTCTTTATTTAGAATAGTATACAGATGCATCTGTGTGCATAGTTATTACATATTATTTACTTTTTACAAACCTTCTTTCTTTCCCTTCTTCTCTTTTGTTCCCTTCTTCTCCTTCTTCTTATCTTCCTTTTCTACAGTGATTTCACTCTTCTCCTCTTCCTTCTCCTTCTCTTCTTCCTTCTCCTTTTCTTCTTCTTTCTCCTCTTCTTTCTCCTCTTCCTTTTCTTCTTCCTTCTCTTTCTCCTCGGTAGAGAGATCACTATCCTTATTATCTTTCATAGCATCCTTGTGCTTTTGCCAGTTGCTTGCAAGCAACCTGAAATAGTCTTCATTAGATAGTCCAGGATTTTCATCCTTAACTTTTTGGCGATTATCCTTAATAAACTGCTGATAGGCATTGGTAGGTTTCTTAACCTTTTCAATTTCGTTTCCGTCAGAGTCAACATCTGCCTTTTTAACCCGTTTTTTAGGTGCTGCCTTAACAGCAAGTGCCTTACGAGGCGCACTTCCTTCCTTATTCGCCTTCTTATCTTCTTTCTTCTTATCATTAAGATCCTTCATAACCTTTTTGTAATACTCGTCAATCTCCTTCTTGGAATTAAGAGTATCAGGCATATTTCCAATAGCATCCTTGACAAGAGTAGAGAGAGTGATAGCAGACATCTTCGTTTGAAAGATTTGTTTGTTGATATTGATACTGGATTGATTTGTTGCGTTCGGTTGATTTGTTGATTTCAGCGTCTTCCTGTAGTTGGTTCTTGTACTATTTTTTAATAAATTTAATCAATTTTTATTATAAAGGCTGTATTTTATTACAAATTTATTCCAAACCTATATGAAAAAATAAAAAATATACATACATAGATATTATATAGATTATAGATGTGTGAAGATAGATTTTAGAGAGGCAGTTTCCACCTATCAAACATTGAAGGATAGATTACTGTATCACTGGGATCATTGCTAATCGTAATAACAGTAGCAGCAGCAGTAGCGGTAGCAGCAGCAGTAGCAGCAGCGGTAGCAGCAGCGGTAGAAGTAGCAGTAGCAGCAGCGGTTTTATTTCGCGTCATCATTGTATTTGTGGTTGATACCTTTTTGAAACAATTTAATCAATTTTTATATTAAAGATAATATATTAGCGCATATATATAAATATATAAATATAATTCAATACTTATTATAATAATGAATAATATAGGAATTGTAATAAGCGGCGGGATAGGAAACCAAATATTTAAAATATTTGCTACCATATCATATTACATAGATAATAGTCAAAATTATATATTATATACTACAAATGATAATGGATATCGTAAATATTACTGGGATACATTGTTTAGCAATATTAGCCACAAAGTAGCTGACAAGATAGATATTGCTGACAAATATTCAGCTCCTTATTTTCACTATAAAGATATCCCTGTTTTTACTAATGATACACTATTAGATGGTTATTTTCAAAGTCATAAATATTTTGAACATAACATTAATAAAATTAGGAGGATAATAGGAATTGACGAGCATATTAACAAGACTTTGACAAAATATCCTGAATATACTATTAACAAAACTATAACTATTCATTATCGTATGGGAGACTATGTTAATTTAAGAGAGTGGCATCCTGTGCAGAAACCGCAATATTATATAGATGCTTTTAAAGCTTTAGTTAGCAAAGGCGTTGATATATATGATTATGAAATCCTCTATTTCTGTGAAGAAAATGATAATCAAAAAGTTAATGATTATAATTTAGAAATAAATAATGCTCTAAAGAAGTTATATGGAAAAGATTTAAAATATAAAAAAGTAGCCGATAATATTCCAGATTGGCAACAATTGCTAATTATGACATCTTCAAACCATTACATTATAGGCAATAGCACATTTTCGTGGTTTGGTGCATACCTATCATCCTCTATAGACCCAGTTATATGCTATCCAAATACTTGGTTAGGCCCAAATTATACGGGAACAATTACAGATGATCTATTTCCAGATAGTTGGATTAAAATAGGAAACGCGAATGGATCTATAATTACCGATCCTTAGTAGTTCTTATATATCCACTCAAGTTCATAAGAGTATTGCGGAGAAGGTGTTTCCAAAATTATCATCGGCTTATGCTTACTGTCCGTAAATAGTTCTAAGAATTGCTTAATAGAATTGCGTGATATAGTTCCATCCTTATCAAATAATACCGCGTGTCTATCAACATTGCTACCTTGAGCAACCTTGCTATTGTTAAGATGTATAGCAATTAAATCGCCGGCGTTTTTATTACAGATTATTTTATATGCTTCGCTTAATTCATAACCGGCTGCCCATATATGTGCAGTATCCAAGCATATACCTAAATATTTTTTTTGCGGATTTGAGAAACTATTATAGAAATCTACAAAATCATTTAAATTTGTTAATAACTCCGTCCCCTGTCCAGCTGGCGTTTCCAGGATAATCTTGGCATTTACTTCATTTTTATGCAATTCATCTATAATATATTCTATTGCTATACGCATATTTTCTAATCCATATTCTTGCGATTGCGTGGTATGTTTTCCTACATGCACAATAACACCAGCTGAACTAATAATATGCGAAATATATAATTCGTGTAGCAATAACTGAATCCACGGGCATTCATTTATAGGAACTGCACGCTTTCCATTCTTAAAGTCGCGTGCTAAATTGATAGTATAAGATGAATGAATAAGTGTCTTGAAGTTATGTTTTGCTGAATATTCCTTTATATCATCTGCTATATTTATATAATTATCAATATTTACTAAAGAAAGGCTTCGCGGATTTGAAACAAATAACTGCAAGCAGTTTCCTCCTTTTTTCGTAATAGTTTCCATTGTTTTCAAAATAGTTTTTTCGCGATTTATATGTGCACCAATATAATTTCCAGACATCTTTGTAATATTGTTTATATTACTCCTAATCATTTTTTTTATATTAAATATATTATATTAGAAGATGCTAAAGAATAAAACTCACAGGAGTTCGGCTACATCACCAGATAGACAGGCAAAAGTCGCGAGAACGGCTACAGATATGCCAGTAAAAAAGGCTACAGATATGCCAGTAAAAAAGGCTACAGCACGAGCTACAAAGAGAAAAGCAACAGCAACAGCTACAAAGAGAAAAGCAACAGCAACAGCTACAGCGCGAGCTACAAAGAGAAAAGCAACAGCAACAGCTACAAAGAGAAAAGCAACAGCTAAAGCTACAGCGCGAGCTATAAAGAGAACCGCCAAACTATTTATTATACCTTTAGCACACACAGTATCTCCAACAACTCCAATGAATACAAGCAATTATTCATACACAGCTACACAAGGCCAATATAAAACATTTATAGAAGATTTAAATAAAATTTTTACTAATGAAAAAATAATAGATAGAGATGACAAAGCAGGATTCAAAGAATTAATTGCTGAACAGAGGCCTTATAATAAATTATTGTACAAGATAAACCCGAAGAATATAGTTTGCTTTATAGTTTGCGATTATTATGGGGAATTGCAAGTATCAAATAAATATAATAATAATGGGAATGTAGATTTTAATGAACTTCTACGCAAAAACAATATGGGAATGATATGGTTAAATTATAATACTTTATATATATATAAATATATCTAAATATATCTAAATATACATAAATATATCTAAATATATAGGAATATATTCAAATATTATTTTCTCTAATATAATAGATGTTTAATATAATTTTTGGGATTTTTATCTTAAAATGTATATGCGAATATATTGATAAATATGGTATAATAAATCTAACCCCTACTATATTCTTAGCGTCCGGCTAATCCGTTTCTTAAACTTATTTACTAAATATAACAAGACATTTTTAGCGGATTCGCCGACAATCTCATTATTTATTTTATTTACAAGATTGGAAATATCTTTATTTATTTTATCTTTATTTGTTTCCATTCTATATGACAATATTTTACGCCAAAATCTTTGTATAATTATTATAGCATTGTCAGGGTAATATTTAGTTAAACGGTCGGTTTTTTTGTTATCATTCTTGTAATTTGTGATATAGCATATAGTAAACATATTATAAAATATAATAAATAATAAACTTTTTGACGAAGTATTAATATATTTTTTGTTATCATTATTATAATTATTGAGTAATAATATTGCATTATCAATACCGTAGTTATATACAAATAACTCTATCTTGTATGCAGACATATTATTGATATATTTTACAATATGGTTCTGTAAATTGTTATTTAATATTTTATAGTCTTCATTACTAATGCATTGAATGCTATCATATATGTAAATAATATGTTTTTCAAGTATTTGAAGACTTGTAAATTCATAATGGGTATTATTTGTAATATTCATTGCAATTTGTATATACCACATTGTAACTATTTAATATAATAATGTATATATTAAATATATTCAATTTTTATTGTTCATCTTTGATAACCTTTGTTTTATTTTTAGTTTGATAGTCAAATAATTTATAACTTTTTATATTATTTTTAAAAACATCACTTGATTGATATTGCTCCTTCCAAAGACCGTCATTGTATTCGGGGCGTTTATATATGCAGCTCTTTTTATTTATAGAGAATCCGTTTAATAATTCGCTTTCGCTTGTCTTTAATTTACCTACATTTTTATGGAAATCATTATGATAATTAAATATATCCATATTTATTCTATCGGCAAATAAATTATTTTGCTGCAAAGTATATGCACTTGATATCGCAGACATATTATTACATGATACTTTTGCACTGAGGAGTTTAGCGTCATAGTTAGAGTCATAATCTAATTCATAATATTCCATCATTCTTATTTTATTTTTCTTCTTCTTACTTTATAAATTATAAAAATAATGTTTACACATATTAAGATAAAGGACGTGAAGGCTTATGTTTTATATTTTAGCATATGACAATAAAAAGCAGGTTAATAATATTTTAAAAACATCACCAAACATTACTGTATTATATCATTGGAATATGTGCGGATATTGTGCGGCTTTAAAACCTACATGGGACAAAGTATGTAAAAAATATCATAATGATAAGGATTGCCATATATTAAATGTTGAAGTAGAGCAGCTCAATCATCTTGGGAAAAAATATAGGGATGGAGTTAATGGGTATCCAACAATTACAAAGTATAAGCACGGAAAAAAAATAGCAGAGTATAACGATGAGAGAACTTTAAAAAATCTTAATAAATTTGTTAAATTATAGGATATATGATATAGAATATTGGATATCGGATATCAGATATTGGATATCAGATATCAAGAAATTACATAAATATATATAAATAATACAACATATAAATAAATATATGAATAAGAATGAGTACTGATAATATTGTAGATGATATTATTAATCAGGAGAAGGTTGAGCCTACAGAGGAAGAACTTGATACATTTAAGAACCTTGTTAATGACTGGTTTAAATATGATGACCAGATTAGAAAATTAAAGATTGCTATAAAGGAACGAAAAAACTATCAAAGAGTTTTCAATAACAAGATTGAAGAATTTATGTTTAACTATAAATATAATGATTTGAATACACAGCACGGACGCATTAAAACAAATGTGAAAGAATGTATAGTTCCTATTAAAATGAACGATATCAAGACAAAAATTATTCAATACAAGGATTTATCAGGAGAGGAATTGCTAAAGCGTATTTTTGACGAAGATAGACAAACTGTAGTAAAAAAGAATATTAAGAGAATAATACCAAAGGTATCCTTGACTATATAAATAAATATATCAGCAAATTTTGCAAGTCGCATTCGCTGCATTCGCGTCATTCTTGCATCCTCTAATAATATCATAGTCATAGTTAGTGGAATAGAAGGCGTTTTTTATATTATTTTTAATAATTGTATTGCTACAGTTAGTACAAGGGCGCGAATATTTTAAAGGATTATTAAAGCGATCAGGACCAATTCTAACAACATATATATCGCATTCGTTAAGTATATGTTTCTTTTTTTTGTGAATACTCGCAATTGCAGCAATTTCCGCGTGGATGCTAAAGTCGCCCATATAGTAATTAAACCCTGAACCAATAATTTTGTCTCTATATACAATTATTGCACCGTGCTTATGGTTATACATTGGGGATTTTATAGCTATTTTAGCAGCAATATTTAGATAATATTTCTGTTTTTCATTAGAGTCACGAACACTCGTGCTATCAATGCATTCAAAATATTTGGATGTGTAGTATCCAGTCCTATTCATTCTTTTTGTAGAGACGGTAGCACCACGCTGCGCATTTCTAACATCTACCATATTGCTGTGAGTTTATTTTCTTATATTAATTAGTTAAATATAACTGTTTCTATTTATATGTGTTTATGTATCAGGTGATTGCAATGGTGATATATGGCTTTCTGTTATTGCCCTTAGAATATTTCTATTAAACAAAACCTTGTATTTGTATAACTTGGCTTTAACAGCAATAATAGTCCTTTTATGCTCTAATGCAATTTCTTCAAAAGTTTTTTGGTTAATAACAGATTCCACTAATTTTGCTTCTTCTTCAAGCGACCATTTTATACAAGTCCTTGAAGTATCTATATTTTCCCTTGAACATTGACGAGTTCTATTTGTCATTTTATATAGTCATTTTTTATTATAAACCTTTATATAAAAAATTGATATAAAAATAAATATATGTGTGCATATAATGTTATTAGTATTCGTTTTTGTAATCACTATGATATATATATTAGATAGTAATAGGAACACTGGGAGGGGTGGTAGCAGTGGTAGCAGCGGTAGCAGTAGCAGCTACAGAAGCATCCATCGCTCCAGAGGCAGCTGTAGCAGCAGAGGCAGTAGGTAATTCTTCATTATTTTCCAATTCGTGTTCAAAGCATAAATTATGAACTATTAAATTATTTGTCCGTCCTACTCTTTGTGCTCGTCCAATAGCCTGTTGCTTATCTACAGCCATAGAGTGAAATATTACTACATCCGTAGCAAAATTAATGTCAATGCCATATCCTGCATATTGCGTTGTTAATAATATGACATTAATAGCTCCATTCTTAAAATCCTTCAAAACATTCATCATATGCGTAGTATGCCCTTTTAATTCTGCAAATGTTATGTTATTTTCTACTAATAATTTAATAATATTAGTAAATACATCAACTCTGCTAAATACTATAAATTTTCCTTCAGGTTTATTTTTAATTATTTCTAAAAGAGTATCCTCTTTATTAAGAATACCTTTTCCTATCTTGCACACATTTTCTACAGGTACAATATCATTAGTAATTTCGTTTTTAATACTTACAATAGCGGTCAAGTTCTCTGTGCTTTTAATTTCAGCACGGCAATCAGGGCATCTTTTATTAATAGAACCAATTGTATTTGCGTTAAGGAACTTGAAAAGGCATCCGCCACAAAATATATGTGTGCACTCTAATATAATAGGCTGTGTTACATTATCTAAGCAAATAGAACATATTTTATTATTGATTTCAGTAATACGCTCGGTCAAATCCTTAATTTTTCCTTCAATTATTTGGATTTCATTATCAATATTTTTTAAGCGAGCTGCTTTATTCTCTTCTAAAATATCAAGTGCTAATATATACTCTCTTTCTCTCTGCTTATTTGATAAGTTTTTATTCATATCAGCGCAAATTAGAGTAGCAATACCTTCTTCAGTCTCATTCTTACCTCCTAAATCTTTGATAGCACCTGAGATATCATTTGCATTGATCTTATCTAATATTGAGTTATTAATATAATTTTTGATGATTTTCAAGTATTTAGACATTTTACATAGATGATAGTATTCAATAATAGGAGGTATCTTGAAACTTTCCTTGACAAAATCTTTATTGCATTTGACTAAAATATAGTTGATATAATCTTCTCTAAGTATATCCTTAATATTATAGTATTGCGAGTAGGATGATGAAGATATCTTATTACACATATTAAAATATGTACCACTGATTAGCCATATAAATAGATAGTTGAATATTTCAATCTTGTTAATAATATCGTGGCATTCATCTATCATTATCCGTTTCCAGTTATATATAAAATACTTATGATTGGATGTTGGATTAGATACTGGATAATTATAGTAGTCTAATAATCTGTCCAGTGTAGTATTTTTAATCAGCACGACATCAAATTGATTAAAGTAATCTATGATTTGGCGCTCATTGTTTTTATTAGTGGTAGGAAGATTTTTCTTAATAAAGTTTAGGTCATCTATAGCAATATATTTGAGATGTGTTGATTCTTTCAAAGTTTTCTCCCATTGAACATAAACAGGACCACGAGGAACTATTACGAGTGTTGAGTTAATCATATTATCCATATTGGGTAAATTTAGATTTTCTGAAACAGCTGTAAAGTAATTATATGCCTTAGCACTATGAAAACTATGAATCTTCGTAGAATTTATATGAATATTTTCTAATGGATTATGAGCAATAATTGACAGTGCAGTTAGAGTTTTGCCATATCCTACAATATCCCCTATAATACCAATATTTGTGGAAATATTGATAGTCTGTGGGATACTTCTCAAATATGCATCTCTATTGTGAGAATTATTCTGGTATGTTATAGAACCCACATTTTCCATATGGATTGCTTTGTATAAGCACGCCAATTGATGAGGCTTGAGGATTTTCTTAATTTTGCTCGGTTGCCCACATCGTAGCGAATTACCATCAAGTTCAATATCATAAGTCAGATAGTTTTCATTAGAAGACATAGTATGCTATTATTATTTATATTATATATATTTTATATCAATTTTTATATTTTGCCATTGAAAATTTAAATTTATTTTTATTAAATAAAAAACTGATATATTATATTGTACTACATATATTCAATATGTCTAATGATAAAATAACAATTGATACAGCGACATTTGAAGAATTAAAGAAATATTATGACGATACATTAAATACAGACAAGAGCACATATGTATCAAGTAATGATGAACCAACTCCAATTGATTGTATTAGTGAAATGATAAGCAAAATCCCAGATGAATTATGGAGAAACCCAGATTTGACAATATTAGATCCTTGTTGTGGCAATGGTAATTTTAGCATACCTATAATATTTGAGTTATTAAAGCAATATGATATGCAAACAATATTAGAGCAGATCTTGGAATTTAATGATATAAATGAAGCAAGATTAGAAAATGCGCGAGATGTATTTTGCGGTTCTAAGTATAATTTGCAAATAACTAATAGCGATTTTCTTACATCTAATAATAATAAAAAGTATGATTTAGTAGTTGCTAATCCACCTTACGCCAAATTATTAGAAAATGGTAAAAGAGCATCTAAGAATCATAATTTAATTAAAAGTTTTATTGAAAAGGCATTATCACAGCTAAAACCCAATGGATATTTATTGTTTATCACACCAGATAATTGGATGTCTTATGCTGATAGAAATTTGTTGATTGAGATTATTACATCATTGCAAATAATTCATTTAGATATACATACAGCAAAAAAATATTTCAAAAAAATCGGCTCAAGTTTCACATGGTATATAATTCAAAACTGTGCTTCCTATAAAAATATAAATGTATCAGGGATATGGAAAAAAAAAGAATATGTTAGCTCTGTCATATCAAAACAGCGAAAATACATCCCGTTATTATATAATCAAACAGTTCAAAATATATTGTCAAAAACAATAGATAACACGGCTTTACCAAAATTTGATGTTAAGACAAGTAGCGATTTGCATAAGTATACAAAGGCAAAACTTATTAGCGAAGAAAAAAGCGAAGTATATGCTTATAAATTGATCCATACACCGAGCCAAACAGTATATTCGTCGCGACCACATAAATACCAAGAGGGATATAAAATATTCATATCAACGACAGATAAATATAGAGTATTTATTGATAAATGCGGGATGACACAATCAATTGTATTTATATTATGCGGTAGCGAGGAAGAAGCAAAAAAATATTTAGAAATATTAACACATCCGCTATATGTATTTCTAAATAATATTTGCCGCTGGGGCAATTTTAACAACATAAGGATATTACAAAGTTTTCCAATTCCATCTATAGAATACTCTGGAAACCATCAAGAGTTATATAACTATTTTGATATAACTGATGAAGAAATTAAATATATACAAGATAATTTATAATACTCAGTAATATTTGGTAATCCTGTAATATCGCTCACACTGCTCGCACTTTTTGTTTCTGTCATAGTATATTTTGCTTCAAATATATATTTTAATCATTTTTTATTTAATAAAAAATATATAAGAATATTAATTATATTACTAATTATAATAATAAATAATGTCAATTGTAGATGAAAACGCTGTTGTAGATAATGCTGTATCGGGCGTAGCTGAGCCTGTAGCTGAGCCTGTAGCCGAGCCTGTAGCCGAGCCTGTAGCCGAGCCTGTAGCTGAGCCTGTAAGTGAGCCTGTAGCTGAGCCTGTAGCGGCTACAGAAGATGTATCTGTTTCTATTAGTCCCGAGGGATTAGTTCCAGGTCCACCCGCAGGCTCTTCAGTACCTCTCAAAAAAATTGTATTTGCTCTTCCAGGTGATAATTTTAGTTCTAAGTTTTTAATTGCTTGGACTGCAACAATTAGCAGACTATGGGAAACACGACGCTATGATATTATGATTTCGCCTGCTACTGGTTCATATGTTCCATTTGTAAGGATGTCTACACTTGGTCTTGATGTTCTGCGAGGAGAAGACCAAAAACCATTTAACGGACAACATTTTGATGTATGGATTACTATTGATAGCGATGTTGTATTTACATTTGAGCAAGTCGTCAATTTGATTGAATCTACTGAAGAACACCCGGTAGTTGCAGGAATGTATAGAATGGCAGATTTAGTTAATTTTGCATTTGTCAAAGATTGGGACGAGACATATTTTAAAGAGAAGGGCACTTTCCAATTTATAACTCCCGAAGATATTGAAAAATGGAAACAAGAGACTAAATTCAAATATTTCCCAGTTGTTTATAGCGGTATGGGTTTTATGGCTATTAAAAAGGAAGTATTTGATAAAATTAAATATCCATATTTTGACTCTGAAATTCTCACTATTACACGTGAGGATGGTACAGTAATACGCGATATATGCAGTGAAGATGTTAGCTTCTGCAAAAAGATTACACAAGCAGGATATCAAATTATGGTTAATACTGAAATTCGCGTAGGACACCTTAAATCGCTCGTTATTTAAAATATTAAAATAATTATAGATAATGCTTACACAAGATTTACTTAACTATTTATTTTGGCTTATAGAATATGTTGGATATTACAATATTGTAATAGTTATTATTATTTTATACTTAGCATATTATTTAATATCAAATACATTTATGTTTATTATGTTTATAATTATTGGCATATTTATAGGTATATATATTAGTAGTTATATAAAAGATTATTATAATTACTAATAGGTATATACTGTGTACCCTCCTCTCTTATCTATTTCAACGCCTTCTTTTTTAACTCCTTCAGCATTTTGAAAGTTTACATCTGCATTCTTTGAGACATTTGCAATATCTCCCACAATATTCTCATTATTTACATTATTTACATTACTTACTTGTGAAGCTGCTACAGGGGCAGCAGGAGTAGATACATCTGTTGGAACAATTGGTTGTTCTTGTTGTATGGAATTATTCAAAGAATTTTCTCTATTATTTGCATCATCAATTGGATCTCTGTTACTAAAAGGTGATACTGAAAGGAATGAAAATATAGAGGCATTCTCTGGAATTTCTGGATTATCAACATTATCAACATTATCAACCGCATTAGCATTATCAACAGCATTAGCATTATCAACATTATCAAAAGCATCAGTATCTGGAGTAGCACCTGCAGCACCAGCAGCTCCTTCAACTACATTATCAGCATCAACAACAGCTACAGCAGCTACACCAGCAGCTCCAGCAGCTCCAGCAGCTCCAGCAGCACCAGCAGCACCAGCAGCACCATCAACTCCGTTAGCACCGTTAGCACCGTTTGAATTAATATTGTTATCATTTATATCATTATGTGTAGTATTATGTGTAGTATTTACATTTCCAAACATAAACCAATATACAAAACCTAATATGATTAGTAATACTATAAAGAGAGCTATTCCTATAAATACCCATTTCAAAGAATCCATCATATTATTTTCAAACTTCTTTGCTTCTTCAGCGGGTTTCTTAACTTCTTCTGTTGTAGGAGTAGCAGGAGCAGCAGGAGCAGCAGGAGCAGCAGGAGTAGCAGTAGCTACAGGAACAGCAGGAGTAGCAGGAGTAGCAGTAGCTACAGGAACAGCAGGAGTAGCAGTAGTAGCAGTAGTAGCAGAAGCTGCCGCTAATTGTTGAGTGTATTTTTCTAAAGAATTTATCAAGAATGTATGTTTAAAAATTTCAAGTTTTTCTATTATATTTTCAACTAAAGGATTACTCATTATTAACTTTTTTTTATAAGTCTTCTATATTAAGATTTCAATAAAAAAATATGATTTTCTTCATATTTTATTAGATATACAAATATTAATGAATATAATTAAACCTGTTTATGTTTATAAATGGGTAAATAGCAAGGATTATATCAAGTATGTCTTTGATACTAATCAAAATAATTATAATGCATCTATCAAAGTAATCAAAGAAAATATATATCAAGACAGCAGCAAAGAAGACGCTATTAATAAGATTGCATATTATATAAATAAACTAAGCAGAGACAGTCGTGTCAATAATAGCAGCAGCGGGAGCAGCGGGAGCATTGATGAGAAAAACCCCTATTATGTTTGGGTTAACAATAAACCTTTTTTATATGATATAATAGGTATCATTAAATGGAAAGGGTATGATGTTAACCCATTTAAATCTACTGACAGAAAATCGGAAGATATAAATGATATAGATAAAAAGTATACAAAAGAATTATTTGAAACAACCGAGATAATTAATATTGTTTTTAAAAGTGATTTTGATTTTGACAATAAATATTATTATGAAAATGTAAGATTTAAAAGTAATAACTATAAGACCGCAAGCGATAGCAGAATAGGCGAGTTATACAAATTAAATATAATAAATAACAAAAAAATATCAGAGGAATATTATAATGTTGTATTTAGCGCAAATATAGAAGAGATACAATCATTAATTATACTCTTTGATAAATTATCAACAACCAATAAAATACAATTGATTCAATACATTAAAAATAATTTAGCATACTATAAATTATACAAGAACCATACTTTTAAAAATAGAAAGGAGTTGGGGAGAATATTCAAGCAAAATAGCGATGGCAAAGAATGTATTAATATATATTATACTAAAAACATAGTAATTACAATATATGCAAATGGTATTATAAATTTGACATTTAATTACCCAATAGATAACGGAGTAATAATTAGCGATATACTAAAATATGTTGAAGAACTTAATAAATATATTAATAAGGTTTTAAATATTAACATTAATTTAAAGGAAAAAGTTATAAATGCTCGTATTAAATACAATGCATACAGAACTAAATATGCAGATTTCAAAAATGAAATTAAAGCATCAACAATATTTACTGAACTAAAGGAAGATGAGTTTTATTATAAAAGAACATCAAACTATAAAGATAGGAGCGTTATTGATAAAAACATTAAGGTTGATGCTAATAATAACAACCTTAAAATAAATGTCAAAGATACTGATATTCAAGATACAAGGATTATAATTAAAAAGGAAAGCAGAGGATATATGATTGATGTTAAAAATGCCAAATCGTTTTTTGAATTTGAATCTTTAGAATTTTGGATATCTAAAATAATAGAGAGATCGGTAGATGACAAAAAATCAACAGAAGACATTACAGATAAACAAGATGACAAAGACGATACGCCGCCAAATATACGAAACAGATACTACTCAACCTCAAGCGAATCAAGCGGAGGTAATAATAATGAAACAAAAAACTATTTAATTAATAAATTAAAAAATGCCGACAGGGAACTATGGAATGACAATAACAAATCACGCAAATGCCAGAGAGTTAAGCAACCTATTCCGTTATCTGCCGAAGAATATAATGATTTAAAACAAAAGGGTTTAAATAAATTCTTTGATAATTCTATTGTTCACAATAATAATTATTATATATGCCCGCGATTGTGGTGTCCTAAAAGTAATGTTCCACTTGATGAAAGCGACCCCAATGCTAAATGCCCTATTAGCGATGAACAGCCGATGCGTTTAAATGATGATATGAAAAATAAAAACTTACCAAGATATGTATACTTAAAGAAGAAAGATAATATACCTTGTTGTGGCAAAAAATTCAATGAAGACGCCAATGACGACAAAGATGACGACAAAGATGACGACAAAGATGACGACAAAGATGATGATGCTAACCCAACTAACCCAACAAAGCCTACGAAGCCTGCAAAGCCCACAAAGCCTACAAAGCCTACGAAGCCTTCTAAAGCAGCGAAAGCAGACCTTGATAAAAACTATATTATGAAAAATTATCCAATCTATTATAATAAAAGGTTTGGGGATATTCCTGAAGAACTTTATAAAATATTGTATCCAGAGAATTACAAAGAATATTTAGAGAGTTGCCGTTCCCCTAATAATATTAATAAGAAGAAATGTATTTTAAGGAAGGGTTTGATTGATATTGATGAAATCCCTGATAAATACGGTAATAGATATGATAATATAATAAATACAATAGCATATTTAGTAGATGAAACTAAAGAGACCTTTGTAGAAAATATTAAAAATAAAATAGATATCTTAACATATATATCGCTTGATAATGGAAATATATGCAAGGATTTTGGCGATTATGAACCAGTATTATATGAGTATAATAAGGAACTTTATGGTGAATTAAAGCAGCATCTTCTTGATATTAATAAGAAAAGCAAGATAAATATAGAGCTTCCTAAGTTTGACAGTAAAAACGAAAAAGCCGTATTCAAAATATCGCGCCTCCTATATATCTATAAATCATATAGGAAGTTTTTAGAATATATTTCTGCAGATAATTATCCAGACGACAAAGGAATCCAATATTTATATAGTTTAATAGCATTCGTATATAAGAAGTTATTAATAGTTTGGGAGAATACTATTAATTCATCAAGCATTATACCAAGCATTGATTTATTAGCGCCAGAGTATATAAATGACATCATATCATATTATGGGTTGCAGAAGAAAACCGAGATAATAATGATATTAAAAGAGAATTGGAAAGCAATTGGAAACAAGGACGATATCAATAAGCATCGGGATAATAAACTATATGAAATAATGAAAGATCGCGACAATATTTATTTCTATGAACCCTTAATAATCAAAACAATCAATATGGAGAAAAAACATATGGCGCTCAGCGAATATCCAAATATTAAAAAAATAATTAATTATCAGCCTAATAACAATATCTTTAATAATTTAAAATATATACATAATTTAATAAAAGATGAAACATTAGATTATAGCATTAGTACAATAATAATTAATGACAACTATATGATTGACAAGATTATGCTAAAAAATAATATATTAATTCGCTTTAACCCGCAAGGAACTATCATATTACCTTATTTAATAAAAGAATTGAATATTAAAAGCGTAGTATTTTTAGATGATATAATAGATACCGACTTTGATATCAGTATCACAAATAGCATATATGCCAAGTTTTTAAACAAAATAAGCAAGCTAAAGGATTTCGGTATTACTGTGGATATTGGAGTAAATAATCATCAAACAGCCCAAAAAACATTTAACACTCTTACAATTCACAAAGAAGACGATGACTATAAAGGACAAGTAATACTTTTTGGGAAAAAGAACGAGTTTGAAGTATATAACGATAAAAACACCAATGTCATAAACAAATGGTTAGATTTAAGACTACAAGTTAAAAATAAATTAGCAGCTCTTTTGGAAATAAAAACTAACAAGATTGCAGAATATTCTAAGAAACCGCGTGCAGAATTCATCAAATACTTGCTTGATATGTTTGATACAGACAAGACAAAAATACAGATAATATTAGAGGAGATACCTGTATTTACATCTAAGGGCATTACTGAATGGTATGCAAACACTCTTTTACATACGAAGTACGATTACATTAACAATCTATCAGACAACTTTGTAGATAACGGTAATGAACTTATATTTACGCAATATTTAATCAAAAAAAATATACCAAATAATATACTTTATTATCACGAAGCAAATCCTAATATAATATATGATAACAGTAATGATATCGCTATAAACTATGAGAATATACACAATGATAAGAAAGGCAGAGACAGTGGCAGTAGCAAAGGCAGTCGCAAGAGCAACAAAGCCGCAAAAGTTAGTATAAAAATACCCAAGATGTTTGAAGGCGATCCCAAAGACTTAAATAGCAAATGGACAAAATATAAGAAAAAGATATGGTGGCAATTAAAATATATTAAAAACGATTACACTGCTGATAATATTATAGAGCTATTTAATTATTTGAAAGCACTTGATAATGATATAGTAAATGAATATGATGATATTATTAAGAAAACTTTTAGATATTATGAGTTAGAGTTTAATAAAAATATCAATGTTGTACCTGATACCAAGAAGATTAAAGATATATTTAGAGATCCGCATTTTTATACTACATATTTAAATGCAATGAATAGCATTAATAATACTAAGAAAACTTTTAAAACATTAGAGTTATTTTTGACTACATATTTTTATAATAGTTCAACAATTGAAAGATTCAGTATATTAAATCATATTAAAAACTTAGCAACTTACACCTATCACCCAAATGAGAATACCTTTTTTCATATTTCAAAGGTTCTTAATATTTCAATATTGATTATACATAATCGTGCAGAATATGGCAAAGCTGTTAATATAAGTAAGCGAGCAGACGAAAAAGATTTATCTATAACCACCTCAATATACAAAGCAGATAATAATGAATTAGATAGACCACTTTTAATACTTTATAAAAAGAATGACAAGACACATCTAAGTTATTATGTCGTCCGCAATGTAAATCACGATAATTTTATATATACAGAATTAAAAAATGCACCCGAAGAAATTAAAGAAAGAATAATAAGTACTCAAAAATCTAAATCATTCTCTTCAAGTAGCACACAAACAAGTGATATATAGATATTTTACACTATTGCACATTAAAAAACGCTGATTTTTTTAAAAAGTTTTTATTTTTTTTCCTGAATAAAAATTGATTTATTAATTTTATAATAATATAATTACTAAATTATATGAACTCCACTAAAGGATATATATATGTTAGAAATCATCCATCTTATGATGTTGATGATGCGTGTAAAATGGGTAAAGCAAATAATATTCCTGAAAGGGATACACAATATGCTACTGGCGAGATTAAGAGAGGTTATTTTGAAGAGGTGTTTGAAGTTCCTATTGAAAAAATGGGAATTGTTGAACGCTTATTACAAAATGAGTTTTGTGAATTAAATGTTAAATATGATGCTGGGACTGAATTTTACAATAAAAAAATTATTACTCTTATTGAACCTTACCTAATTACACTTGGAATTAAATATAAAAAATTATCCAAACAAGAAATTAGTGATTTAGTAAGATGCAATAGAGTAAAAAAAACTATGAAAAAAATAAATATTCAATCATTAATCCATATACTAAAATCCAAGAGAAAAAATAAACAAATTGGAAATATAGAATTAAATAATAAAATATATAATCCAAGAGATTATCAAGAAACTATTATTAAAAAATCATATGAATATTTTCAAATCAATGAAAAAGGATTATTAATAATACCTTGTGGAGTAGGAAAAACTTTAATTTCATTATGGATTACACAAGAACTAAACTCAAATACTATTCTTATTGGTGTTCCTAATAAATTATTATTGAAACAATGGGAAGAAGTTATTTGTGTTTTGTTTCAAAGTGTTCCGTATTTAATTGTTTCAGGTGGAGTAGATACTGAAAATATAATGCGATTTTTAGAAAATAATAAAAAATGTATTGTAATCACTACATATTCATCGGCGCATAAAGTATTTACTGCAACACAATATACAAGGTTTGTATTTGGTATGAAAATAAATGATGAATGTCATCATTTAACTGCAACTAATATGCAATTATCTCAAACTACAAAAAAATATATTCAAATGTTAAACATTCCATCTGTAAAACAATTATCATTAACTGCAACAATTAAACAAATTGAAAGTATGTATGATGATGGTATTGTAGTTTCAAATGATAATGTTGAATATTTTGGAGAAATAATTGATAGAAAATGTTTGTTATGGGCGATTAATGAAAATATTATTTGCGATTATGTTATTCAAACCATTATTACAAATGAAGAACAATTAGAACAACAATTGTCAAAATTTTATATTATAGAAGAAAATGATAAGAGGTTGTTTTTGACTGCATTTGCATCTTTGAAAAGCATATTTGACGGACATTCACATCATTTATTGATATATTCAAATAATAAAGAGAATTCTTTGAAATTAATTCAATATATAAAAATGCTGTTAGACGATAATTACTTTGATATACCTGATTTATATTATTCTAATTACCATAGTGAAATGAAATCAAAAGACCAAAAGGGAATAATTAATAATTTTGAAAAGGCCAAATTTGGAATAATTACTTGTGTCTATTGTTTGGGTGAAGGTTATGATAATCATAATATAGATGCTGTTGTATTTGCTGAAAATATGAGTTCAAATATTCGTATAGTTCAATCCGCATTAAGAGCAAGTAGAAAAAATAAAGATCAACCTAATAAAAAAACCAAAATAATTTTACCAATTTTGAATAGAGATGACTGGTTAGAAAATAATGAAAACCTTGATTTGAAAAAGGTAAGAGAAGTTATTTATCAAATGGGTTTAGAAGATGAAACAATTACTCAAAAAATAAAGGTGTTTAGAATTAATATTGAAAAACTGCCATTAAATATACTTTCAATGAAAGTAGGATGTGCAAATGAAATATATAGCGAATATGATTACGACGATGAATTAACAAAGCAATTAAGATTAAAAACAATTAACAGAATAGCACTTAATATTACTTATGAAAAGGCAAAGAAAATAATAGCTGATAAAAATATTAAGGACAAAAAGGCCTATTATGAATTATGTGAGAAAGATTGCAGATTATCATTGAATCCAGAAGAATTATTTAAAAGCAAATTTAAAAATTGGGTTGATTATTTAAGTATTGACAGAATATATTATGATTTTGAAACTTGTAAAAATAAGGTTAATGTTTATCTATCTTTGTATCCAGACATTAAAAAGAATTATTTAGAATTATCTATAATATGCAATGAATTATGTAAATTAGACCCTTTATTTCCTCCTTTCGGTTTATGGGTTGATTACTATAATGTTAATGATCTGCGTGATGTTATTATTATATCAAATAAGAAAAAGAAAGGAGGTATTGCATTTTAACCGAAGTTAGCGAAAGTAAAAAATGCTTTTTTAAATTAAAATAATAAAAATTGATTATATTTTTATATAAAGATAAAATAACTGTCGCTTATAATAGAGATGCCTAAACAATATTCTTGCGAACTGTGTAAGAAGACCTTCAACCAGAAATGCGATTATGATAAACATATTAATAAAAAAGCCCCTTGTATTACACTGAAGGAGATGCAAGATATTAACCAGATTAAAGAGGTTAAAATGGATAATAAGAGTGCTCTTATTAATATTTTCAAAAATTGTTTAGATATTTTGCGGGATAACGAAGGTTTAACTGGAGACAAAGCATTAAGGAATATGTCTTATTTCTTAATATTAAAGCTTATTGAACCGCACCTTGGCAAGGAAATTGATATTGATAATTATGAGTATGATTTTAGCCATCTTGAAGATGATATTATTGAAATGCATAAGACTAAATTACTTCAAATAGTTCGCTTTAGCAATCTTGCAAATGAAAAAGAAGATAATATTTCGGCAAATATGAAGTATTTATGGGAGGATATTCTGTCAAAACACCCGAGTACTAAAAACATCTTCTTAAAAGATAAGGGATTTGATATTCAACGCCAATCAACTTATAAAAATCTAATAAATAAAATTAATACGCTACCTGAAACCGAATACGATATTTTAGGTGATGCTTATGAAGAAGTAATTCAAAGTATTATGACAGGAAAAGTGTTAGGTCAATTCTTTACACCTCCTTCTGTTAAACATATGATGGTAAAACTTATTAATCCGCAAATATATCCAGATGGAAAAATAGATAGTTGTTGCGATCCTACAATGGGAACAGGTGGTTTCTTAATTACTTATTTGAAAAATATATTAGAGCAAGCATCAGTCAAAAATATTAAACTTGATTGGGATTTTATCAAAACGGAAGGGTTATATGGAAAGGAATTAGAACCCGATACATATCAGCTCGCTGTCTCTAATATGTTTATCACATCTGGTCATATGTTTGATAAATTAGACAGAGGGGATAGTATTAGAGTTCCTATCTCAAGAAAGTTTGATAATATTCTTGCAAATCCTCCTTTTGGTATTAAAGGATTGAAATATGATGATTACAATAGTTTGCTAAAAGACAAATATACTCCAATCAAAACAGATAATGCGGTATCTCTGTTTATTCAAGCAATTATTTATATGTTAAAGATTAATGGTAAATGCGCGGTTGTATTACCTGATGGGCAAGATTTATTTAGTAAATCTAATAAAACGCTTGTAGCAATTAGAGAATATCTTATGAAAACTTGCGATTTGAAAGAGATTATCTATCTGCCATCAGGTATATTTACATACACATCTATTAAAACTTGCGTGTTCTACTTTATTAAGAAGAGAGAAGGCGATGATGTATTGGAAACTAAAATTAATATATCCAAAACTCAAAAAGAAACTGGTAGAGATTATAAGTTTTCAAAAACACATCAAACGACTACTGTTAAGTTTTATGATTATAACCCCTATAATGATGTAAAAAATCTATTGGTTGAAGTTCCTATTGAAAAAATTGCGAGTAATTCATATTCACTTAATTATGCTGAATATATGAAAGATGAAACGGATGAAGAACAATATGAAGAAGGTGTTGTTGTTAAGACGCTTGGAGAGGTTTGTAAGTTCTTACCTAAAAGTAAAAGAAATGCAAAGTATGGTAATAAAGAAGGATTATATCCATTCTTTAAAAGTTCTACAAAAGTTGATAGTTATGTTGATGAACCAGATTATAAAGAAGAAAGTTTAATAATAGGTGATGGAGGAGAACCAAATATAAATTATGGTATTAAATTCTCAACCAGCGACCATTGTTATATTCTTCAAAATAAAAATAAATTATTATTAAATATTAAATATGCTTATTATTATTTGTACCATAATTTAGATATGATGAAACAATTATATACAGGTGTTGCAATTAAAAATATTTCAAAAACAAATATTGAAGGAATAAAAATCCCAATCCCTTTACTTGATAAACAACAAGAAATTGTAAAATATTTAGATTTCATATACGAAAAAGCAAACAAAACAAGTAATGAGAAAATTGCGGAATTGAAGCAACTGAACGAGTTTTGTTTAAATAATCAAAAAATATTTGGTGAGAATGAGATAAAAACACTTGGAGAGTTATGTGAATTCATAAAAACCGGTAAAAATAAACCAACTGATAATAAAACAGGAACATTATATCCGTATTATGGGACTGGTTCAATTACTGGTTATACTGATGAATATTTATATGATGGTTATTATATATTGACCGCACGAAATGGAACAATTGGTAATTGTTTCTTAACAGAAGGCAAGTTCTTTCCGTCAGACCATATATTTGTGATTGATATTAAAGATAAATGTTTAATGAAATATGTTTATTATATACTATCAAATAATGAAAAATTAGATAAACTAAAAACTGGTGTAGGAATACCAAATATAACAAAAGGAACACTTGAAAATTTAAAAATCCCCATCCCATCTCTTGAACGCCAGCAAGATATTGTTGAATATTGTGAATTTAATGATACACTCATTAAACAATTAGAAAAAGAAATTGAAAATAATAAAAAACAAGCACAACAATTCATTATAGGTATTGTAAAACCACATGTTCAAATAGAAGAAGATGATACAAGTTCAATAAATACTGATCATATTGATGAAGTTCAAAATGAAATAGTACCTGTGGAAGAATAAATTATTATTGAAAAAGATAATTATTAACATTCATTTATTAGCATATAATTTTTATAACTCTGTAAAATAAATATAATTATAAACATTTTTTTATTTCAATTTTATATCATATAATAATGCCTACACGCAAAAAGCAAAGATTATAAATTATCTGCCTTAAAAATGTGTAAAAATAGATATCTAATATATATAAAATATAAAAAATATAATACTTAATAATATACAATACTTAACTTAGTAATACTTACTTTTACTTAGTATTACTTACTTTTACTTAATAATAACCTTCTGCTCAGGTAATTTATAGCATCTGCTCTTCTTAATTTCTTTTTGATTAATTATAATTTGCAAATCTTCATTTGAATATAGTTCATCTTTCTCTTCAGCTTCTTCTTCTGGGATAACCCTCAATTTATCTGTACCCTTTGCAGTCTTCGCAGTATCATCCATATCTTTTAATAATTCCATCATATGCTCTTCATCTATTAGAATGCGGCTATCTCCAGTTCCGCAAGGTGGCTGCTGGCCAAGCATAACATTTGCAGATACTCCATTAACCTTATCGTATTCTGCGAATATGCTCGCGTTTATAAGCATATCCGTAGATTCTTCAAAAGACGACTTTGCAAGTGGTCCAATATCTCCGCGATTAATTCCGTGCCTATCTATAGACATCAATTGACCTTTATAAGTCATCGTGTCAATAAGCAGGGACATATGCCTGTAATTCATAGAGCCTTCAGTAACAACTGCAAGCAACTCCTTGTATAGAGCGTGGCGCGATGCTTCAATACCAAGTGTCTCATATATTTCACGAATATCATTAGAGATAGTTCGCGATGTATCTATGTTCGCGTTTGCAAGGATATCAATGAGATTAGTTCCATCTGTGTCAAGTACCCATTCTAATATAGTATCAAACTTATTGGTTTCGTCATTATATTTAGTATAATTCTTTTTATTCAAGGATACCTTCCTAATTCCCTTGTATCCCTTTAACAATACTTGATATACTATGTTATGCTCAATTGCCTTAATAGTAGCAATTTCATCCTTCTCGTCAATCCCATTAAAAGCCTGTTCCGTCATCTTGATTCTAAACACGCATTCATCCGCGTTATCATCGCTATATACACAATCAATATATTTGTCATAAGATGTTTTCAGCTTAGTATAAATGTCAATCATCTTGAGACCGAAAGTATTCATCTTCTCTTTGTCAAAGACAAGTCGTAATACCCACGGAGATGTCGTTCGTGCCTTGCATATATTCTCTTCTATTTTTTCAAACTCTTTATAGATACTCATAATTCCAGTATCTTGCTCAATATTTGTCTCATAAAACTGATCGCTGTCCCAATATATTTCGCTATGCTTTAGAATATCAGACAATTTTGTTATTTCTATTGAGTTTTTAATATTAATTGCATTATTCTTTGTAATGTCAATACGCGGATCAATAAAGTCGCCATTCTCATCCTTCAATGGATTAATAACACAAGATACATCAGGCTTCATATAGATAATTAAAGTAGGCGTCTTAGTTTTCTTTGTCGCCGAAAGAATTTCCTTCAATCGCGGGACACCTGATGTAGCCTTAACAGCTGCTGCTGTTCCAGATACGTGGAATGAATCAAGTGTCATCTGTGTTCCTAATTCACCAATAGTTTGCGCTGCAATTATCCCAACCATATCACCAGGCTGCGCGAGCGCCTGATTGAAATATTCATATATTTGCAATACAATCCAGTCAAATGTTTCCTTTGTAAAATGGAAATGAACTATAAGTTTCTTAGGATTTAGATGAAGTCTAAGTAATATGTTGAAATACAACATTCCCTGTATCCTGTCCTTAACATACAAATCTTGCTTAATCTTGTCAATTGCATCAAGCACATAGTCAGGATATAGATCCGTCTTAATTTTCTTGATATTAAGAGCTACTAAGCGCTGATGTGCGATGTTAATTATCCTGTCAAAAGGAATAGGATAATTAATAATATACTTCTTTTCTCCATTAAACACTTTCTTGATAAGGAACTCTTTATCGCTTAGCATTTCTTCAAAATGTGTTGCGCATCTGCTATAAGTATCTGCATCTATGGTTTTAAATGCTTCTTCAGTCATATGAATGTCAAGATGCTCAGAGCTTTTAAGGTTATATTCATTATCCAATTCAACCATATTTTTATTGATAGTATTAATATACTGCGTCTCTATCTTGCATCCATCCATCCCGTCCTCACCATATATATATTGGATTATAGAACCTGTTGCGGTTCTCACAGTATTATCATAATTGATTTTGGAATCTTCCATTGCCTTTACTAATCTTCGCTGGATATATCCAGTTTCTGATGTTTTAACAGCGGTATCAATAAGTCCCTGGCGACCACCCATTGCGTGAAAGAATACTTCTTGAGGTGTTAGCCCACTAATGAAACTATTCTTAACAAATCCGCGAGCTTCAGGGCCATCGTCGTATTTAGTATAATGCGGCAGAGTTCTGTCAGTAAATCCATAAGTGATACGCTTGCCGTCTACATTCTGCTGACCGACGCAAGCAATCATTTGCGCTACATTGATTTCCTTACCCTTAGAGCCTGCTTTAACCATATTAATCATACGGTTATTAGTATCGTCTATCTGGTCTAAACTAATTTTACCCACATTATTTGTAGTCTTGTCAAGGATTGCAATGATTTCACGCTCAATATATTCTTCATTACTGAAGATACTATTGTTTTCAATAATGCCTCGCCTAATATCATCTAATTTATCATAAGCCAAATTCTTCATTTCCTTGATTTTGTTTTTCAGCGTCTCCTCTGTTTTTTTGTCGGGAACTAAATCACTGATGCCGACGCTAAAGCCAGATGTTAATAGCCATCGGCATATTAATCGCTGTGTATTATCAAGAAACTTTCTAACTTCAAATGGTCCATAATCGTGATATATTACCGGGATTAAACCAGTTGAAATATCGTGAAAGATTTTCTTATCAAGCGATCCTGAATTAGCCGCAAGAACACTATTATTAACGATAAACTGCTCTTCTTTCTTATTTTTCAAGTTAATAAAGAGGCCTGGAGGTAATATTTGCGAATATGCCTCTTTACCAGAATACATATAGTTATCATCGGGTTTACTTAGTTTTCCTTTGAAATAGCTATTTACCATCTGGATATTTGCAAGCGTCTTATCTTGTATCTTTGTGTAATCCTTTGTTAATCTGTAAGATCCCACAAGTGTATCCTGAACTACCTCAATGATAGGCTTTCCATCACGAGGTGCTAAAATCATATAGGGAACTGCTGCGATATCCATCAATTCGCTCATTGTTTGAATATTTTGAGGGCAATGCAAATTCATCTCATCGCCGTCAAAATCTGCGTTATATGGAGGTGTATCCAATACATTAAGGCGAAATGTTTGGTAGGGCATAATAACCACCTTATGACACATCATAGACATTTTGTGTAGCGATGGCTGTCTGTTAAACAAGATGAAATCGCCATTTGTTAAATGTCTGTGAACAATATCGCCATATACTAATTCAGCAGCATTCTTCTCGCGTTCAATAGAATGTTTTAGATTAATGGTTCGCGTACTTTTCTTGATATATTTTGCACCAGGCCAGACTTCAGAGCCGTTTTTAACTAACTCGCGCATCTTGTCAATGTTATACTCGTTAACAACCTCAGGGAATGTTATATTAACAGCGACTTTAATGGGAACACCAAGCTCGTCAATGCTAATATAGGGATCAGGTGTAATAACAGAGCGGGCAGATTGATCTACACGCTTTCCATTGAGATTGCCGCGAATACGCCCTTCTTTCTTTTTCATACGATCAGACACTGATTTGAGTTTTCGCCCATTTCTTTGCTGCGCTGGAGCAAGACCAGGCATTTGATTGTTAATAAATGTGAATACATGGTATTGCAATAACATAGCGACATATTTGATTGTTTCTTCTGAAGCCCCCTTGCATATCTTTTCAGATAGTTGCTTATTTGTTTTAATAATGTCGCTCAGTTTATGCGTTAAATCATCTTCGCGCCTTTGTCCGTTTTCTTCAATAATACTAGGACGCACAGCTGGAGGAGGAACGGGTAAGACGGTGCATATCATCCATTCAGGTCTATTCCACTTTGGATTAAATCCCATCATATCCATTTCTTTTTCAGTTATGCGTGAGAATATTTTGAGAATGTCTTCAGCAGTAAATTCTTGGACAATCTTGTCGGTATTCTTATCGCCGTTTTTATTTGCTGCCTGCTTTTTATCCTTCCATTCCGCTATAATTTTCATTGAATTTTCCTTTGTATATTTGGTAGGCTGAACAGCTCCACAGCCAATTGTTCCATCATCGCCACATACGCGGATTTTAGTTGTCGTATTGCATAACTTAAAATAAGCCTCCCACCTTTTCTGGTTATTTTTAATAGACATAATCCTTTGCATATCGTGTTTAAATTCCTTGTCGGTGTCTGGAGATATTAAACATTTGGAGCATTTATAGCATACGCAATTTAGTAGTTTCTTGACAATATCAAAGAACATTGCGTGAAATACAGGCTTCGCAAGCTCAATGTGTCCAAAATGTCCGGGACAGAAGATATTTTTCTGTTCGCAAGTACAACATATCCGGTTATGCTCTAATACGCCCATTCGCGAATCAAATAATCCGCCTACAATAGGTTCGCTACCAGCATATGTATCCGTTTTAGTAATCTCTACTACGGAGCGATTTCTAATTTCTTGCGGACCGAGAACACTAAATTGTATTCCCTTAACATCTTGAATTTCTACCTTCTGGTCATTATAGGAAAGTTCAGGATAAATTGACATATCTCTTATTAATAGTAGTTAAAATAAGTAGTCTTATGCTTAAACTATTTTAATAGAAAAATAAATCAATTTTTATATATATTATAGATATTATCAAAATAATAATATATAATTTATTAAATAAAAAAATATAAAAATAGATAATACATATTACATACAATTACATATACTTGTTTTGAGTTTTAGAAATCATTGGAATCGTCGTCGTTGTAGTATTCGTAGTCTTCAATATATATCTTGCGGATATAACTGCCTCCCATACATACGGTGCATTCGCTCATATCATATTTAGAGTAGTAATACGCATTATCATCGGCTTCTTGATTGCCATATTCTTCATACATGTATCCTTCAGGTTCAAATTCTGCCTCCATCATATAACGAGGAGCTGACATTGTTGTTGTTCGGCTTTGACTTGTTGTTTGGCTTTGGCTTGTTGTTTGGCTTTGACTTGTTGTTTGGCTTTGCTGCGTTGACTTATAGTCGGCTTCCTATGTAGGGCTTTACTTATCTAAAAATAGCTAAGTCTGTCAATTTTTTATTTAATATATTATTTTTAGAACAAATTGATTCTCAATTGTTGCTATATAATTTTAATTTTTTATTTACATATTTGAAACTGTCTTCTTCAATAGACCAATCTGTTAATCCGTAAGGGATAGAAGCTAATAATATTTCACACGGAGAATGGTCAGGTGTATTACACATTTGAGCGATACACGCGAATATTGCTAAATTTATATCAAAATTGTCAAATAGGGTTAGTATTGATAAGTTTAGGTCAGTATTGCCTGAAGGCCCGCATACGACCATTTGCTTATGCTGTCGCATCAACTTTATATAAAAGTTGCTTTCATTGACTTCCCAATATTGTAATCCTGATACCCACGGAAGTATATTATTTTTTATTATTCCATAACTCTTTATATATTCTAATTCACGACTTGATAATTTAGGATAAACATCTTTAACATTTACAAAATATTTACTATTCTTTTTAAGCCGCGGTTCTCTTAATTTATCTTGCAAAGGGAATACAGACATTCGCGAAGCAGACACAGAGCCTTCAAGTGCTAAACTCACAAATTTGCAAGGTAATATACAGCCTTTCTTCTCGCATTTCTTTATATATTTATTACATTTCGTAATAGAGCGAATACCTGTAAGATTATATAATCTCTTCTGTAATATTTCTATACTATTTTTTGTAAAATATTTGTTATTTTCGGCAGCCCATAATATTACTGAGCAGCCGCTCATACAAAAATTCATTATAATAGTTAAACGCTCTCTAATATTCCCTTTGTCTATTACTTCATTGATATATTGAACAGGCACTTGGCCTGTGCTGAAACTTTTAGGGGCAGCAGTGTGCCCTAAATACTTTTCTAATACCGTGCTTTCATTTTTCAGTGTTTCTATAGCATAATTTATAAGGAGTACCCGTATTCTAAAGCAAACTTCGCGCACATATTCTTGTGTTCTCTTGTTAGCCGAGCATTTATTAGATAATTTTCGTAATTTTTCCAAATTTAATTTTCCTAATTTTATATCTTCCATTAGCATAACCCCGTATATTCCTATCCTACATATGAAGAGTATTATATTATAATAAATCACTTTTATTTAGATTACTTAACTCTATATCCTTAAAATTTTTTTGCCCCCTTTTGTTTGTTTTGAGTGTATTATAGGCTTCCTTAAATAATGTTCCGGCATCCTTTGCAATATGCTCGCTGTCTCCGTATCCATCGTCGTCATCGCATTCTCGGCTTTCGTCTTCACTGCATTTGTCGCCTTCATATCCTCTGTATTCGTTTGCATAACTAACGCCGCTATTAAATCTTGTTCGCGTATTCGTGGTTATATTGCGAGTTATACTTGAAAAAGGGATAATGGGGTTATTATACTTGGTTATTAAATCGTTTATAAATAAATATCTATTATTAATATTGGTGTTTGCTAAATGATTTTGAATTAATCTAAAAAGACTGTCGCAAAGATGCAAATAGTAGGATTTGTTAGTATATTTAATACAAGATGATAATAAGTCATTCCTGCGTGTAGTAAAATATGTATTAACTAATTCATAAATTCCTATGATAAGCTTCATATTATCTGCATATCTTTCTTGTATTGATAGATTAACTAAACATTTAATGAAATGTTCATTTAAATTATCAAGTATTATTTCTACCGCCTTCTTTGTTAAAAAATATTCATCCATCTTCTCCTGATATTTATACTTTATTTTATAATATACTTATAATATTTATATGGTAATATGTAATGTCAATCTATTCTAATCTAAAAGATAATATGGGTTTTCGCTAATCAACTTCTCCTGCAATTCTTTTTCTTCGCAATCCCTATTATATTTTTCTATCCGTGATAAACAATATGAAAAAAAACCATTAACTATATTGCATATATATGTATTACACATATACAATAAATATCTAACTCTCTTAAATTATATTTATTTAATATTTCCTATTTCTTAAATTGATATTACCTAAAAATTGATATTATAATGATATAATGTTATGATTATATAGTATATAAAGCAAATAATATGAGCGATAGCGGCAGCGCGAGCAGCGTGAGCAGCGTGAGCAGCGCATATATTCAAACTGAAACCGATAAATATGTTGCAGGTGTTGATGAAGTTGCGAGAGGAACTTTTATAGGTCCTGTTATAGCAGCGTGTGTTGTATTACCACACATATTCCCTGATGATAAATATAAACAGATTAAGGATTCCAAAAAATTGAGTGAGAAAAAACGCGCAGAATTAGCAGAATATATTAAAACAATTGCTATTACTTATGGTGTAGGATCGGCATCTGCTGAAGAGATTGATAATATTAATATTTTAAATGCGACAATGAAAGCGATGCATCGCGCGGTAGATGAGGCGTATAAAAAGCACACCTTTGATAAACTTTTAATTGATGGGATATATTTTAAAGGATATACGCCACCAGGACTTGACAGTGAATTATTGGAATATGAATGTATTCCTAAAGGTGATATGAGTTATTTATCTATAGCGGCAGCTTCCATTGTTGCCAAAGATTACCATACAAATCTAATAAATGATATGGTTGTAAAACATCCAGAACTTAATTTATATGAGATTAAAAAAAATAAGGGTTATGGTACTCCTAAACATTTAGCAGCAATTAATAATTACGGTATAACAAACTTTCATAGGAAAACATTTGGGATATGTAAATATAAATAATGCATTAAGTACACTAAGTTTACTAAGTGCATTTTAGTGAGCTCCAAGATATACCACATTGTTTGGCGTAATCGCAGCTAACTTCATTCTTTTCCTTGGTATTAGAATCTAATAATCCCAGAACTTGTGGATATACTACATTGCATATCAAAGGGTTGTCATTTTTATATTTGGTATAGGCTGTTAAAGGCGCAGCTGATGTACCTACGAGATAATCAGCAGATGCTACTTTGAGTGTTTTAGAAGTAGTACTAAATAAATCCGCATTGCTCTCGTTATATCCTCCTGTAAACTTAGCATATTTTGCTAAGTCTTTGTAGTTTTGAGATTTTTTATCAGGAATTGCTACAATATAGTCTGGTGGTACATTAATTGGAGTGTTTGCAAGTTTCTTAGTGTTGTATGATGTAGCTTCAGTGCGATTCTCATATCCTACCATATAAGGATTAGTTTTTGAGACGATATCCTCTTTCATTTTATGATATTCAAGAGTATTACCGAATACTTTGTCATCAGCTTTGCAGCGATATTGTATATTTGCGTTAGCTGTTCTTGTTATTTCGGGAATGATTACTCCTTCATTATCTTTTACATTATTATTTATAATTTCAGTTTTAATGTCGTCTTTGACTTTTTCTAATTTCCAAAAATCTGGGCATATTATATTATCATCACTATCAATATCTGCGCCTATTTTCCGCGGTTTGAGAGAGAATATTTCGTTTAATAGATATATTATAATAATTAATGCACCTAATATATATGTTATTACTGCTGGCGCAAACTTATCATAAATATACATTTTGCCCCATTCTGTGAATAATATAATTACAAGCAATACAAATGCAGAGAAACCATATACTAAACAAACTACAAATGTCCCCTTGTATAACTCCATTTTTTCTTGCTCAAATAATCTTGTTTCCTTCTCATTCGGTTTATAATCCTTGGTTTCTTTATCTGACATTTATATTCTATTATTCTATAATATAATATTATATAATTTAATACTTTGTAATACCTTGTAATACCTTGTAATACCCTTAATATTTCATCATCTCCAAGGTTTTTAATCCTTTTTGCGTCGGTAATATTGACCTGTCTAAAGGTACAGGCATTGTGCTAATATCCATTAGATATTTGTCGGATTGTTTGATGTTTGATACTATTTCAGGAACGCACCAATCAATAACCCGCGTATTTAATTCAAGAACCTGCTCTTTAATATTATTTGATGCATTCTTACCATATTGGAAATATATAGACCTCATTATAATTTTTAAGTCAGTGTCGCTTTGTTTGCCGATGTTATATTTGCCGTCTGAAAGATTTAGTATCTTGTTGCGAATACCCTGTTGTAATAAATTCACATTAATATCGGAAAAAAATATAGATGATACTCCAGTGCAATTTGTATTACGAGATATCATATTAGTATTATTCTCTGTGGTTTTTTCTACGGGTGCTGTTAGATTATAGTTGTTTACTTGCATTATCGCATTTACTCGTCCATTTAAAAATTCCATTTCTTTTTTCTTTCTTAATATATATAATTATTTTCATTTTATATAGTAGTAAGAAGATATGGATAAATGTAAGGAAATTACATATTGTGCTAAAGAATTATTAAAAACTCATAGAATACATATTAATGAGACCCACAGAAATGAAGTGATCGTTTCACTATCTAACTATATTGAACTGCTTATATTTAATATAGTAGCAGTAGTATCAATAATATGCGCGAATATAGGTGTTAAGAAGGTTATCTCCGCGCATATTCAATATTTATCAAAATATATTGACAAAAGATGCTTAAAGAAAAGCGCCAGTAAAACTGGTAAAACTGGTAAAATGAGTGGCGGTGCTTTTAACACAGCTGCATTTTATGGAGCGATTGAACCTCAATATTCTAAGGATAATGCTACAAGCGATCTGTTAAAGATTGACTTTGATGGAGGTATCGCGCGCAATGCTTTGAATATGACAGGCGGCGGAGGATTTGTTCACAATACTCCTAATTGCATTAAACTTGACAAGATAATACTAAAGAAAATTAGGAATATATTTAAGTTTTTCAATATAAAAGTTGAGAAAGCCGCCGTAGATAATATTAAGACAAAATACGATGCTATTATAGAGGATCTATTGCATTGTATTAAGAATATCAAGGGCGAGATAACTTGCAAAAAGGTTGATGCATTAATACTTAAATCTAAAATTATGAAAAAATGATTATATAAATATTAAATATTATATATAAAATAATCATAATAATCACAATTTAATGCCTATTATTACAATAGATGGAAATATTGGCTGCTATAAAACGAGTATCTTGAATTATTTTCATAAGAATTACAAGCACGCGATTGATTTAGAGCCTGTTGATAATTGGACAGATTACTTAGCGAGCCTTTATAATACGCCAAATAGCAGCTATGATTTTCAAATAAAGGTATGGATAGACCGATGCTGGATTCAGGAGAAAACGAGCACCTCTGTATTAATGGAAAGAAGCCCGTATTTTATTAAAAATGTGTTTGTGCGTAAAGCTTATGAAGATAAAACGATTAGCGAAGTAGAATATGAAAATATCATAAAATTGCATAAAACCACCGATGATTTATGGAAACCTAATGGATATATATATCTCCGTTCTGACCCGGAGAAGTGCTTGCAGCGAATTAATAAGAGAGAGCGAATCGCTGAGAAAAACATAAAATTAGAGTATATACAGAATTTACACGAACTGCACGAAAAAAATTATAAATCGGCATTGGAAGCAAAAATGAATATTATCGTAATTGATGTAGAGAATAAAAGTATATCTGATATATGCAATGAAATATTATCGTCAAACCTCTATAATGATATTGTATTTAATCAATAATACGATACGCTTTACATTATTTGTATTATAATGTATAATTTTATTTTTTTCCCTTATATTATATTAGAGCAAAATAACAAAATGCCGAGCAAAGCCCTTAAAACCCGCACAACTAAATCATCTACTAAATCATCATCTGGATCATCATCAGGAAGAGCGGCAGGAACAGCAGCAACCCCAAGAGCAACAGGAAGAGCTGCTACAGGAAGAGCTGCGACTGGAAGAGCGGCGACAGGAAGAGCTGCTACAGGAAGAGCTGCGACTGGAAAAGCTGTATCACAGAGAGCTGCGACTGGAAGAGCAGCAACAGGAAGAGCTGCATCACCGAGAGCTGCAACAGGAAGAGCTGCATCACCGGGAGCTGCAACATCACCCAGAGCAGCCGCTGCATTTGCAGCAGCAGTAGCAGCAAAAGATACTAACCGATTACATAACTTACCAGTAGATGTACAAACGTATATTATGAAATTGGCGAAAATTAGGAAAAAAAATAGTCGGGGAAAATACGAATTATACAAAAAAATATACTATGATCGTCAAAAATTTATGGATTGGTTAGATGAGATTAAAAGAGATGGGGTTGACGATAAAAATCGTGTAAGAAACCCTCTACGTGAGGGAAGTATGATTTATACTGATAAGAATGGGTTATATTCAAAACTATGGCATTTATGTATGCAAATTTTTCAAGGAAGTTATGACAGAAGGGGAGTTCCAGAACCAGTAAAGAGATATTATAAGAAGGCGCAATTAAAGTTTTTCAATAAACCACCACAACCACAACCAGCACCGCCACAACCATCAATATAGAGACATTATTATGTTCATAATAGTTTAATGCCATTAGATACTATTACATTTAATAATAGGCGCATCTGTTCCTAAGAAGCAGCTATAATAAAGGCGCTCATAATTTTCATATTCAATAGAAGGTGATGAACTATGAATTAGCTTTCTATTATTAAAGATAAGCAAATCATTCATTTCCCAATTAATTTTTACAATATTTTCTTTATTTAGAATATATTTACTCATCAGTTCTCTGTAAAGATCAAAGCTATCTTCACAGGACATCTTGTCAAACTTAGCAAACCTAAAAGGCGATAGCATTAGTGCCTTTTTATTTTTACATTCATCGGTATAAATTACAAGTGGTTCTCTGTTAATAATTGTAGTGCCAGATTGCGGCTTTGGCATATTAATATCATTGATAATATTATCAACATTTACCTTGTTATACCCTGTGTAATCGTAATATGTGTTCATTACATTATCCGGTGAGTTTGAATTAGAATAGATTACATTGCAATTATTTAATTCTTTTTTTAAAGACAGTTCAATGCTATCATATGCGGCTTCCATACTTGCAAACATTGTTTCGCCGCCAATTGGTGGTGCTTTTAGCATATAAATGCTTGATACAATTGGCGGTCTATGCTCATTAATGCCTACAATATCTTGATGCCATACAGCTGTATTCTTAAAAGGCCCACTATATTTTAGGGTTACATCTTTAAGCCCATAGAGGTCTTTAATATAGCAATTGCCTCTAATGGCGATTTGTGGCACATAGTCAACTTGCGAATTATGAAAGGGGTGAACTACTCTATCGTTGCTTTTGCTATCAAATACCTTACAAAACTCATAAAACTCCTTGGGATTTAAATTTTGATTTTTAAACATTAGCATAGGAACAGCCTTAAATAACTTTGCTAACTCAATCTTGTCATATTCATTTGCTCGCTTAACATCAATATTGTGAATGACAGCAAGGTTTTTGTTAAATGTTGGGAAGGATACTTTCATAGATGATGTTGATGATATGAATAATGCGAATGTCGCAACTACCGTGAATTTCATTAGCTTAGCGAGCTTAGCAATTTTAGTCATTGTTGATTAAAATAAGAAAACTAAATAATATTATCAATTTTTATTTATATATATATAATATTCTAATATTCTAATATTCTAATTATTTATATATAGGGCTCTGTCTAATTCTCGTAAATACTTGTCATTTGCATTATCCGCATTAACCAATACTAAACTGCGTAGATATGGATAAACTGCATTTGATAATTTTATAGATGCTTCTGTGGGTTCTGTACTTGGAATATTAGGGACACAATAAATATGTGTGTTTTTATATTGAATGATTGGTTTTTCTAAAGTGGTGGGCAAAGATTGGTCAGTTGTTCCTCCCTGGTCTATAGCGACATCCATAATAATAGGTCTATTATGCGAACTGCGAGAATAGCAAGTATTATTTGACATTAATTCTAATAAATCATTGGTAATTATCTTTGATGCCTTCATACCATTATTATAGATGGATGATATTACGATATTTGAGAATAGCAAAAGTTTTTTTAAATTTTTATCATTCATTTCGTATGTTTTATAAATATTTGGGTTGGACTTCTCTATACTCTTTATTTTTTCATAATTATTATCTATCAAATTGATATTCTCATATCCCAGTAGTATCGCTTGTTCAGCTGCTGCCTTTCCTACATTACCTACGCCTATTATTGTAATAATAGCATATTTATTTATAGAGCTTCCTTTAGGAGACTTCCCCTTGTTTATAAATTTGTCTGCCTCTATCATAGACTTTTTACCTGCAATAATAGACATAGGCGACAATATAGGAAATACACCGTTATCATCTTGAATTGTTTCATACGCATAGCATTTTGCCTTGCTATCATACATAGCCTCAATTAAATCTTTATTGCCAGCAAAGTGAAAAAATGACAATATGGTATGCTTTGATGTAATTAAAGAATATTCTTTTTTCTGCGGCTCTTTAACTTTTACAATAATATCTGCTTTATTGTAAATATCCTCTATAGTATCAAGAATTATAGCACCGCATTTAATATAATCTGCATCGCTATACCCAGCACCTTGTCCAGCATCTGCTTGAACATATATTAGAAGTTCCTCTTTCGTGTCATTATTGTCATTGTAATCTTTTAGCAATCTCCTAATCTCATTAGGAACTATTGAAACTCTTCTTTCAAACTCTTTAATTTCTTTTGGGATACCAATAATATACATAATATGTTAAGTAATAAGTAATAACTATTAAGTAGATATTGATAAATTATATTTATATAATATTATGAATTTATAATAATTTTATATTGTTATGAGACCTTCCAATGCTTCAAGAATAATCTTTTTATCTGTACCGCAATATGAGGTAGTTTCAAGATTATGTTTATAAAATTTGAAGTAAGGGATTGATGAAATATTATAGTAATCGCTAATTTCGCTACCATCTTCAATATCTATCTTTATAAATTTTATATTAGGATAAGTAGTTATTAAATCTTCAATAAATGGAGCAATCTCTTTGCAAGGCTTGCAGAAAGATGCTGAAAAGTTAGCAACAACATAGGGGTTACTATTTAAACATAGATAATATTCATCTAAAGTTCTAACATTTATTATAGGCGTATTCATATATTATCTTTTATTGTTAGATAGAATTAAAATTTTTTAATAATTTTCGCACTTTTACATTTTTGAATAATTAGGTAGTTTTTCTCAATTATTATAAATATATAAAAAATTGATAACTAAGATTATATATATCTTATAATACATTTAGAATAACCAATGCCTGTGAAAAAAGCCAACCTTGCAGCCCCTGCTGCTGTCGCTAATGTAGTTGCTACCCCTGCTGCAGCAGTCCCAGATAAAAAAGTAGAAGATAAATATAAGAAATATGAGCTACTTGAGCATATTTTGGCGCTTCCAGATACCTATATTGGTTCTATTGAGCCTCAAAAGATCACAAGCTATATTTATGATGAACCTACGAAGAAGATGATTACGGAAGAATTAACATATATTCCTGGATTGCTTAAAATTTTTGACGAGGTTATTGTTAATGCAATTGACCATTCTATGCGTCTTAAAGCAGATGAAGCAAATGGCAAGGAAGATATAAAGCATGTTAAAAATATCAAAGTAAGTATTGACAAGGAAACTGGGCGTATTATCATAATGAATGACGGTAATGGCGTTGACATCAAGAAGCATAGTAGTTATGGTGATTTATGGATACCTGAGCTTATTTTTGGTGAACTTTTAACATCCACGAATTATGACAAGGGCGAAGAGAAAATTTGGGGCGGTAAAAATGGCTATGGTAGCAAACTCACAAATATCTTTTCAAAAGAATTTGCAATTGAAACAGTAGATCATTATACTAAAAAAATTTATACGCAAACATTTAGCAATAATATGACACAGCGGACAAAAGCAGATGTTAAGGCGTCTTCTAAAGCGCCCTATACGCAAATTAGTTTTGTCCCAGACTATGAAAAATTTGGTATGAAGAATATGTCAGAAGATATTTATAAATTGTTTAAAAGGCGTGTTATTGATGCTTGCGCTACAACTCCCAAGGAGGTTTCCGTATATTTCAATGGTGAAAAATTAATGATTAAAGATTTTGAAAAATATTGCGAGTTATTCCTTGATAAAAAAGAGCAGCCGTTTGTATATGAGGCGGCAGGCGAGAGATGGGAGGTAGTAGCATCAATATCAAGCTCAGGGTCTTTTGAGTTCCTGTCATTTGTTAATGGAATCAATACTATCAAAGGCGGTAAACATATTGAATATATTACAAATATGATTACTAAAAATCTCGTGGATATGACACTTGCTAAGAAGAAAAAGACAGTTAAATCTCAGCATATCAAGGATAATCTCTTCGTATTTGTCAAAGCGCTCATTGTCAATCCCAGTTTTGACTCGCAAAGCAAAGAGACACTAACAACACCTGTTGCTAAGTTTGGGTCTAAATGCGAGCTTAGCGATAAATTCTATGATAAGCTATTCAAAATTGGTATTGTTGACAAGGCACTAAGTATCACCGAGTTTTATGACAAGAAGAAGCTCGTAAAAACAGATGGCAAGAAAATTTCTCGTATCATTGTCCCTAAGCTTGATGATGCAAACTTTGCAGGTACAAAGCAGAGTGCAGAGTGTACTATTATTTTAACAGAGGGAGATTCAGCGAAAACTATGGCTGTTGCTGGACTCAGTATTATTGGTCGTGATAAATATGGCGTTTTCCCTTTGCGTGGGAAGATATTAAATGTGAAGGATGCAACATCACAAAAGATTTCAGACAATAATGAGATTACGGCAATAAAGAAAATTCTTGGTCTTGAGCAAAATAAAAAGTATACAGACATCAGCCAATTAAGGTATGGTTCTATTATGATTATGACAGATCAGGATCACGATGGAAGCCATATTAAGGGGCTTATATTTAACATCTTTCAAAGTATGTGGCACGAGCTGTACGAAATCCCTGGATTTCTTACATCTATGTTAACACCTATTATCAAGGCGACAAATAGCAGAGGTACAGAGATTATTGAGTTTTACAATATGTCTGATTATGAAAAATGGGGTGAAACTGCTATTGCAAAAAATGGCTCTTGGAAAATCAAATATTACAAAGGGTTAGGTACATCAAATGATCTTGAAACTAAGGAATATTTTAAGAATATGAAGAAGATCACTTATAAATATGATAAAGATGCTGACGAAGTTATTGATCTTGCATTCAATAAAAAGCGTGCAGATGACAGGAAGGATTGGTTGGCAAATTATGATAAGGACAATGTATTAGATTATACAAACCTTGAAGTTGATTTCAAGACATTTGTAGATAAAGATTTGATACATTTTAGTAATCGCGATTTACAAAGGTCTATTAATCATATATGTGATGGTCTTAAGGAAAGCACACGCAAGATTTTATTTGCTTGCTTCAAGAGGAAATTATATACGAATGAGATTAAGGTAGCACAATTATCTGGTTATGTTAGCGAAGTTTCAGCATATCATCACGGGGAAAACTCGCTACAGCAGGCGATTGTAGGGATGGCACAAATCTATGTGGGAACAAATAATATTAACTTGCTATCGCCAAATGGCCAGTTTGGTAGCAGATGTCAAGGAGGACAGGATGCGTCATCGGCGAGATATATTTTCACATTATTGTCTAAACTCACTAAATTGATTTTTAAGGAGGAGGATAATAATATTCTAAATTATCAAGATGATGACGGTCAGCAGATAGAGCCCGAGTTTTATATTCCTGTTATCCCTATGGTTCTTGTAAATGGCGGTATTGGTATTGGCACAGGGTATTCTACAAATATCCCACAGTTTAACCCTACCGAAATTATTGCGGCTTGCAAGTTTATATGCAGAGCTATTAAACTCGCTGAGTTAAATGGAGATACTGAAGAAGATATGGATAATATATACGAAACAATTGAAATATTAGATATTGATGATTTAGTTCCGTATTATTTGGGATTTAATGGGACTATTAAAAAGACTGAGAATAACTCATATATTAGCAAAGGGATATATAAATGGATTGATAATGAAACATTAGAAATCACAGAATTACCTATTGGAACTTGGACAGAAGATTATAAGGAGTTTTTAGAAAATATGATTACAAATAATCTCAATAATTTGAAATATATTGAGAATCATTATACATCTAAGAATGTTAAGTTTATTCTGCATTTTAATGCAAATGTTCGTGAAATGTTTGAAGATAAGTTTGAGCAGCTGTTTAAACTTTCATCCAGTAAAAACTTGAGCATTAACAACATCCATCTATTTAATAAAAATGGGGCAATCCAGAAGTATGATAATACTACTGAAATTATCAAGGAGTGGTCCAAGACACGAATATTAAAATATGCTGAAAGGAAGGCATATCAAATCAAAATATTGGAGAAGGATTTCCTTGTATTGTCTGCAAAAATCCGCTTTATTATTGATGTAATTTCTGGTAATATTCAAATTATGAATAAGAAATTGGCAGATATTGCCAAAAGATTGATAGAGCTTAAGTATCCGCGAATTAATACTGATAATGGTAATGATGAAATTAAAGATGGCGGCGATGCAGATGCTGGCGATGCTGGCGATGCTGTAGATGCAGCTGGTGGCGAGAAGAACAAAGATATCAAGGATTTTAATTATCTATTGCGGATGCCTATTTCACAGCTTACTTATGACAGAAAAATCATATTAGAAAAAGAAGTTGATGAACTCAATAAGAATCTTAATAACTTGCGTAATAACCGCATTGAAGACTTATGGATGAGTGATTTAGTGGAACTTGAAAAAGCTTGGGATGAACACCGAGATGCTGTTATTAAAGAATATGATAATGACCGCAAAGGTATCATTGAACCTAAAGCAACCAAGAAGAAGGCTAAGAAATAGTTAATGTTATATATATTACTGTAAATTACTGTATTCTATATATTTTTTATAATTTAGTTAAATGCTTATGAATATAATTAAAATATTTTAAAAAATGATATGGATGCTTTACTACCTGCTATAATAAGTAATAGCAAGGCAGCAAAAGCAGCAAAAAAGTAAACCAGATCAACAAAGGACAAACAAGAGAACCATAAAATATGGAATTCAATATCTTAAATGATGACATAAAATATTATCTATTATCTAAATGTTCTATTATATCTATTTTGAAATTATATAATGCAAATAATAGTTTTATATCTGTAGAAATGTTAAACAACATTATAAATAATAAATGGACTATAAATATTGGTAAACAGATAGGGAGAAGCATCTTATTTCACGAATATCTAAACTTTGATAAAAAGGTATCTATTTATAAAATAAAAACAATATCAAATTGCACTATTTGGGCTACAAATAGTATCATAAATTTAAAGTACAATAATATAGATGACAAAGATGTCGCTATAAATGATCTACTTATATGTTATGATAACATTTTCATAAGCAATAATGCTCCGCTTCCCAAAAAAAATACAGATGATATTGGAATATTCAAAAGACTAATAGGAGATGGAGAAGCTTTTGACTTGAATATTTTAGCATATATAAATATTTATAACATTTATGAAATGTTTAAGGCTTCTATAACCTTTGGAAAGATGTCAGTATTTAAGGAAAAATTAAAGGATAATATTATAAGCAACTTTGATAGAAGCCCGCTATCTTCATCTTTGCGTTCTAAAATACCTTCATATGTATTAGAAAAAATAGACGACAATAAGAGAGTATCATTGCTAAATTTGAATAAAAATGAATTTGGTCTAAAATACCTGTATTTATTAAACAATATATTTGATAATTGTGTAGATGGTAAATATTTCAAGTTCAAAGTATATATTGCCATTCAAATATGTAAATTCATATGGGTATTTAAGGAAAATTTAGGAAAAGATCACCCTGCTATTATAGCTGCTATAGATAAAATGCGGGCATTTAATAACCTATTAGGAATTAAAATCATAAATGTTCCAGAATACCTTCATTTCTATGCGACATTTGAAATCTCTTATATCCTTTCAAAATTAGCATATTAGGCTATTAGTCCTATTCAATATTTATCTGCAAAATATGAAAGTGTTTGTTTTTTATATATTGTTGCAGTAAATGTTTTACCTTTATACATCTCTATATATAATGTATTACCATCATATATTTCATTACATCCAATATCATCATCGCATTTCATATTATCGTGGCTAATTGGTAATCGCAGCATTGTATTTTTATCAGTTGTTGTATAGTAATTCCATCTATCTCTATGGTTATTTGCTCTTTTGCTAAATAAAGGTAGTATAATAGGTTCTTTGTCATCATTAGATGTCAAAATACCAACTTGCTGATATTCTCTGTTGTTATCATAGGATGGTAATTCCTTGGGATATATTGGAATACTATTATCTATCTTAGGACACGAAGGACACGACGGGCACGAAGGACACGATGGGCAACTATCAACCTTTACATTTTTATCAACAATAATAATATCTTTTTTATTATTATTAGCATAATATAAAAGAGTGCTAACAATCAATAGTAATATTGATAAGATAAATATTACAAAATATAAAATATATGTGTTATTCATATTTTTCTTTGCGACCATTGATATTCTCCTTATATACTATTATATACTATTATTTTCCTTTTACAGCACCAAATGACAGACCGTAAGTTATGTAATCGTGTATTCCAAAAAATCGCGGGTTTCCTGAGATAATGTTTATATGATAAAACCATTTAAAGGGTATTATAAGTAATTTATTTTTATTTAATAATATTGTAGTAAGTTCCTGTTTATATTCTGGTAATATATCAGGCGATATTGGAACATTGCCTTCGTGTTTTGTTAGGGGATTTCCTAATGTTATTTCTACTGAGTTTTCTTCTTGCGCATCCGCGTATATTAAGAAATATTTATAATTATTTTTGTTCCAACTCCAAATATTTGGGATATTAACATCATATTCTATGATATTATAATTAAACCAGTTAAATAATATATCATCAATATTCTTAATACTATCTTCAATAATTATTGGTTGCTTTTTATATAGCAGATTAAAATCAAAATGCTCAGTGTCTACTTGGTATATTATTAATTCGTCATCAAATATATAATAAAGCGATGCGTATATTATTATTAAGAAAATGAATAAGCATATATAATAATAATACATTTTATAAATAAATAATATAATAATATTCACCTTATTTTCACATACAAGTAATAATTATTTTTATATATTATAAGAGTAATATAAATATTAAATGACGGAAAATTATGGTTCTTTTGCATTAAGTACGTTTGTTTTTATAATAATATTATTAATACTGATATGCATACTTCCTTTCATATTATATATTATAACTTTCCTTAGAAAAAGTAGTCTTGAAAATGATACATCTTTATTAAATAATTTTATAAATACTTTTATTGATATAAATTATTCATGTTACGCAATTAATGATATGTATTTATTTTGCAGTTATATACCATATAGAAAACTTAGAATATGCAAAAGCGGGTCTCCAGAGGAAATAAATAATGAAAAGCTTTATTTATTGAAGGTTTGGAAAATAAAGGATAAAATAACTGATTTAAAAATTTTCTGCGAGGGTAAAAACTATACAGAAATCAAAAAAAGGGCTGAGGAAGCCATCGTAAAAAATAAAGAGAATCGTATTAATCGCGAACACGGCGAAAATTTGGTAGATATGAAGGAGTCAGGTAAAAATAAAAGAGCAGCGTGGAAAAATTTTCTTGAGTGGGTTAAACGTATATCATCGTGGTTGCATACTTTTATTGAATTTATTTTTAGAGTTTGGGACTATCTTAGAAAATTTATTAATATATTTATACCTGTTCTTCAAGCAATATTTTCAAATCAAGTAATTACTGGGTATATGGTCATCCTTATCACCATATATCTCTTATTTTATTGGATTAAAAGTATGGTTGACCCACCGAAAGAAGAAGTAGAAAAAGAAGAAGGCAAAGAAGAAGATGAAGGGTTTTTATCATCTATGTACAGAGAATATTTGGATACATTATCTTATTACAACAAATTAATGAAAAATGTTCGTATTAAGGACTATACAGGCGGTGTTTCTTTAGGAGGTACAGGTAATGACGGTGAAGAGGATGATACTATATTAGATAGACAAACTGTAGATGGAAAATTATATGACAATTTATCTTATCTTAACATGTCTGAATTATTAAGTCCAGCTGAACAAATTGCATATTTTAAAACAAATGTAGAAACTGGCAAATATTATAATATTTATTTACCTGAAGAAAAGTTTGTGAATAATAATGAGCCAGAAATAGAAACCGTTATTAAATGGAAAGTGTCTGCTGCAAACAATAAGAATAATAATGAGAAAAAATGGAACATAGATTGCGAAGCCATAGATAGTGTTACTGTTAAAAATGGAGATGTATACACGAATATACCTGTATTTATTAGCAATGCTGATAAGTGTATAATAAATGAAACTGAATTAAATAATAATTTGTTTACATCTAAAAATACTGATATAAAAGATACAATATACAAAACAGAATATATTAAATAAAAGAATTATTTATACATATTGATGATGTATTATTTAATATATATTTATTATCTAATATATTTTTAAAGGTATATAAATGGTTAATAAAGATGATATATGCAATATTACATCAAATAAATATATATGCGCAAGCGAAATTAGTGATATTAGCGGCAATAGAACATATACAATTAAAAGCGATAATGTGCGTATCACAAATGAATTAATGAATAGTAAATATGTAAATATTGATATTGCAAATAGCAAAATATCACTAACTGCCGATTCATCCAATCACTATTTTTGGGCTGACGAAAGAGCTCATTGTAGTGAAAAATGGCAAGACTGGTTTTGTGTCCCTAACTATCACAATAATAACAATGTAAATAAATATCCAAATACTAAAACAATGTCTGTGGGTGTTTGCTATACTGCGTGTCCAATGGGATATACTGTAAGTGGAATTAATAAATGTAATATATATGAAAATGCAAATGATGATTTAATATATAATCCTCTTGCTATTATTGCAATATTTGGAACGCATTTTTATTTTAATAAGAGTGTATCTTCAGATATTCGTACAAATTATAGTGATATAAAGGATACTATTAGTGTGAGAGGGTCTTATTTAAATGATTTATATAGAGTTAATAATAATAATAATTTCATAAAAAAAGAATATATTGAAATAGCTAAAAATACTGCTGGTACTCTTCCTTATATAAATGCACCTAATGTAGTATTCACTGGGGGTTTGGCAGCTGGAGGTACTCCTGCAAAAGCAAAAGCAGTTGTTATAGGAGGCGAAATTAAATCTATAAGGATGATTTCTGGAGGAAGTGGATATACAACAGAGCCTGCTGTAAGTTTTTCAACACCAGGAAACGGAGCAACAGCGACTGCAATATTAGACAGTAAAGTATTAAGTATAACAGTAACAAACGGAGGAACTGGATATACAATTGCACCGAATGTAGTAATAGACGGAACGGTTGGGCGAGGAGCTTATGCAATCGCTACAATTTTAAATGGTGCAGTTTCAAATATAAAAGTAATTTCTGGAGGAAGTGGATATACAACAATACCTTATGTATCTTTTACAGGTGGAGCACAAGGAGCAGGTGGTATACAGGCTGAAGCGACAGCAGTAACAATTACCGAAGTATCATCTGTTAAAGTTACAAATGGTGGTAAAGGTTATAATAGTGATACTACAAACCAGGAAAAATTACTGTTAAAAATAATCAATACATTTGTTACTACAGGAAGGGATGTGAAAGGTAGCAAGAATAGTACTATTAAACTAATTGAAGGAGATATTAAGACAGCTGCAGAAAATTTTGTTGATACCTATATAAAAAAAATAATAGATAATACAGAGGCGGTAAACAGATTTTGTAATAAAATAACTCAATATAAGTTTAATATTAACAGGTTAGATAAACTTTATGGTAAAGATAAAAATGAAAAGCGTAAATTTGTAAATATCATTGCTTATGTGTATAACATTATGTGTTTAGTGTTATATAATAATGAAGCGTCGTCAATTAATACTGCTGTAAAAATTAAAGAAAGTATAACTACATTAATACTTTTAAATTATAATTACAAAAACATAGACAAAAACAAACACAATAAAATTAATGAAGCCATTATAAAAGTATTTACATCTGCATGTATTAATTGTTTCAAGGTTAATTTTCGTTTATTTGATAATTATATGAAAAAACACATGTATCCGGGTGATATTATGTGTATTTTAAAAGTTAATGATCTTCTTACTGAAAAATATTTTAATGCTGAATATTTTAGAGAATGCCTATTTATAGAAGGTTCTTTAGATAAAATTGTAGATCCTCCCAATTATGTTATACCCTATTATAATAATTTGACTTTTTATGATCACGGGCTATTATCTGAATATAGTGAAAATACAAAATATATAATTCAAATCCTAATAATCTTTGGGATTGGTTTAGCAATTATTACATTTATATGCTTGGTTTATTCATTATTAATAATATATGCTGATAAAATATATAGTCATACTAAAAGGTTTAAATTAATTGTGCAATTAAATAATTTTATAAACTATGTATTCATATTTTATAATAAGATTATGTATAATTGGGTTATACAATTGATTTGTTATATATACTATATATTCTTTTGTATGTATAGTAAATCTAATTATACCTTTGTATATTTAATATGCAATATTTCAAATATCTTACTTATTATGTTCTTGATAGGTTATTCTTTTGCTCAAATACTTGAGTTATTAAATATTGATTATGTTGGTATATTGTCTAATCTTAATTTTAGCGGCGATGGAAAACCTATTATACCTGAGGATGCGTATGATATCTTTAATAAATTTATAATTTGTGCGCTATATTTATATTTTGTTGCAACATACCTATATTGTGCTTATTTAGTACGCTATGGTCTTAATGAAAGTCAGTTTGATATATTATCAAACCCAGATGCCGATTTGCATATTTCTTTTGAGTATTTAAGTAATATAACATTATCACTATATGCAAATAATATATTATCAAATATAAACGCTGTATATACAGACGAAGAACTTGATAAAATCGCAAAAGATGAAGATATAATTAAACAATTTGATGATCTTATTAAAAAAGAGGAAGAAGAGGCAGCAACAAAAGCATCAGTAGCATCAGCTGCAGCAGGAGGAGCAGGAGCAGCTGGAGTAGATGGAGCAGCAGGAGTAGCTGGAGTAGCTGGAGTAGCAGGAGTAGATGGAGTAGATGGAGTAAAAAAATTTACTGTTTCGGGTTCTTCTTTTGGCAATGGTAATGGTGATTTAGGTAATGCTTTAGGTAATTTGCAAAAGGATGGTGATGCAAATGCTGCTTTAGGTAATTTACAAAAGGATGGTGATGGAAAAATTGATTTAAGTAATTTTCAAGGTAAAAATGGTGATGGAAAAATTGATTTAAATAGTTTACAAGGTAAAGATGGTAAACAAATTGATGTAAAAGCTTTTGAAAATTTTGATCCAAACAATTTTAGTTTTGGTAAATAAAGTTCATATTTATTCAAAAACCTTAAAAAATTATCTGCAGCAAAAAACATTATATAAGAAATATGTTAAAAGGTATAATCAATAGAAATAATTAAATGGATGATACTAATATATATTTGCTGAATATAAAAACAATTCAGGCATCCACATTTAAGCAAGTTATAGATGCATTGAAGGAAATACTTATGGATGTTAATTTGGAGATAGATGAGACAGGGATTAAGATAGTAGCAATGGATAATACGCATATTGTTTTAATTCATCTTAAACTTGAAGCGGACAAGTTTGAGATATATGAATGCGAGAAAAAGATATATGTAGGGATAAATATGCTGAGACTGCACGCACTTATAAAAACCATTACGAACAATGACATATTATCATTATATATATTGAAAGATGATCCAAATCATCTTGGTATAACAATAGATAATAATGAGAAAAATTATAAAACTAACTATAAATTGTCGGTGCTTGACATTGATGTGTTGAATATCCAAATACCTCCTGTGGATTTTCATACGATCATCAATATGCCCTCTTCATATCTTCAAAAGATTATTCGCGATATGCATAATCTGGCTGAGTTTATTGAGTTTAGGAACATTAATGATAAGCTGATTTTAAGTTGCAAAGGAGACTTTTGCTATCAGGAAACTATATTAGGCTCAGAGAAATCGCAATCAATTACCATAAAAAAGAATAGCAGCGAAGAAGACCAAGAAATAATCCAAGGAATATTCAGCCTTAAATACCTCTCTATATTTACTAAATGCACTAATCTGTCAAATACAGTTGAGATATATCTTAAAAACAATTACCCTATTATACTAAGATATACTATTGCATCTTTAGGTGAAATCAAACTATGTTTGTCGCAACAGGATATTAGTTAAATAATATGAGATGGAGTTAGAGTTTGAACACATTTAATTGTGATATTTTTTAAATTTATGCTGTAATATTTTAATACATCTATTTATTTTTTTCCAATCATATTCCCATATAACTACTAAGTTATATCCTAATTCTTTTATTTTATTTTCTCTAATTAATGTTTTATCATATAATTCTTTGTAAGTAATTTTGGTAATCTCATTTATGTTATCGGGATTAAATACTTTTGGATTACCATGCCAGTAATCACCATGAAATTCATATATAGTATTATTTTCTTTACAAAAACCATCTGCATTGTATTTAGTCCCTGATATTAAATATTCGCCATCATTATGAGCGTGTTGAATATTTATATTATAGACTTTAGAAAGAAAGTCTAACCATAAAATTGCTGGTTTAGAATAACCATTATTACTACATTTAGGACAACCTCTACAAGAATTATAATGCGCTATTGGTGTTTTCATAAATTCACCATGTAGTTTGCATATAATATTAACTGGTATATTGCTATATGTATAGACTACTTGCGAATAATCATATCTATCTCCATGAACTATTCTAAATTTTTTTAGAATATCATCTTTGTTTAATGTTCTTTTATTTGCACTACGAATACGACTACATTCAAGACAGCCACTACCTTGTATTATATGACTATCTGGTGTTTGTTCAAACACACCATGTGTTTTGCATCTTATTTTAAGTTTTGTTGTTCCATTTACATAAATTGATTCCGAATAATCATAAATATTATTATGTTTTATATTACTTTTATCTTTAAATTCCTGCAATGTTCTTTTTCTTTTTTCAGCTTGATAAATAAGTCCACATTCATAACAATTAGCACCTCTTAAATGATTTCCAGCATCTTGTTCAAATGCACCGTGTATTTTACAAATTATGGTTATTTTTGAATGGTTTGATTTATAAATCACTTTTGAATAATCATATCTATCTTTATGAACTAACTTTGCTTCTTCTATATATTTTTCTGTTGTTTTTCTTGTTTTATTACTTGTTGTAATTATACCACATATAGGACATCCTTGTTTTTGTATAAGATGATTATTTGGTGTTTGTTCAAATGCACCGTGTATTTTACAAATTATGGTTATTTTTGTATCAGAATCTATATAATTTACTTTTGAATAATTATATATATCTTCATGAACTAACTTTGCTTCTTCTATATATTTTTCTGTTGTTTTTCTTTTATTATTACTTCTTATAATTACAGCACAACTTGGACATCCATGACCATATGGTTTTGAATAATGTGAATATGGCATTTGTTCAAACACACCATGTGTTTTGCATATTATTTTAAGTTTTGTTGTTCCATTTACATAAATTGATTCCGAATAATCATATCTATCACCATGAACTAATCTTGATTTTTTTTTAAATATTTCTGTCATTATCTTTGAAATATTTTTTTGAATCATATATCATTTTTTATATAACTATTATGTCAAATTTAATATTTTTTATATTTTACAAAAATCCTTGTAAAAAACCAATAATATAAAATAAAATGACATTGCATTCGCTAACCAGCACCACATAGACCCCCAAGTATTACTTTCCTTATATAGTATTACAGATACCACGAGGATTATCGCGACGAATACTAATATTAGATACATTTTATCAATTATCCACCGCGCAGATAAGAAAGCAAACCATATTGCTATTATGTATATATTCCAAGTGAACCATTTCCACGATAAATGTCCGTTTTTACTTGGAACTGATAAAAATGTTAAAGTATTTAATGGAGTTATTATTGTATATATTATTATAATAAATATAAAGTATGCTACTAATAAATATGGTATCAATTCAGGCATCTTTTCTATTTTTAGAATGTTGAATACGGGTTGACAAAGTATAGCAAACAATGCTATTTGAGATAGCAGCCTATTAGAAAATGTCTTAGACCAAATAAAGTATTCTATCAACTGCATAATAATAAATGATTGATACAGTATGAAACCAAGTAGATTAGTAGTGCCATTATAATATGCAAATGATGAAGCAAATAAACCAAATATATAGGTATTTAAAGATACTGATGCATTCCAACACATCCTACTATATACTATATTATTAGAAACAAAAAGACATATTAGGACACTTATCTAATTAGGAATATTAGATGTAATAAAAAAAGTTATAATGCTCTTATCTTTGGATGCAATATATATTTAAAGTATATATTTTGTATTTTGCTAAGAGTATTCTCTAATACTCCCATTATTTTGTTCATACATTGAACATAATTTATTGAATATATTATATAATCATCATAGATCATATATTTTATATATTTATTAATTTCGTTGAAAATACTTTGAAACCTATTCATCATAAATAAAATTATATTATATTTCTTTAAGTATAATCTAAAAGTCTGCATCAAGCGAAAACTTGCGTATATCTGTGTGTTCCTGTTTACCTCCAACATTTGCCTTGCTATACTGTGAAACACGGCTTTCAAAGAAGTTTGTTTTTGATTCTATAGATATTCTTTCCATAAATGGGAAGGGATTATTAGAATTCCATATTTTATCATAATTTAATTGTGTAAGTAGTCTGTCAGCGACGAACTCAATATATATAGACATCAAATCAGCATTCATACCGAGCATAGAACAGGGGATACTTTCAATAATAAAATTCTTCTCAACTTCAACGGCTTCCTTAACAATATTGTGGACTAATTCTTGCGGGAGGCGGTTTTGTATCTTAGAGTATAAAAGCACAGCGAACTCTACATGCATACCTTCATCTCTACTAATTAATTCATTGGAAAATGACAGTCCCTGCATTATCCCCCTTTCTTTTAGCCAAAAGATACTACAAAAAGCGCCACTAAAAAACACGCCTTCAACTAAAGCAAATGCAAGCAGACGCTGAGAAAATGGTGCATTTTCATCGTTAATCCATTTAAAACACCATTCTGCCTTCTTCTTAATACACGGCATATAATTAATAGCATCAAGCGCTTCGTGCTTTTCTACGGGATCTTTGAAGTAGGTGTCAATTAATAGCGAGTAAGTTTCAGAGTGAATATTCTCTATTGACATTTGAAAAGCATAAAAAAACTTTGCTTCAAGAACTTGGACATCGTTTAAAAACCTTTCGCCCAAATTAATATTTACGATGGTATCACTTGAACTAAAAAAAGCCAATATTTGCTTAATAAAGAACCTCTCATTATTATTTAACTTGTTAAAGTCAGCGAGATCCTTGCTTAAATCTAATTCTTCTGCAGTCCAAAAGCAGCTAAGAGCTTTCTTATACATTTCCCACATATCATAATGCTGTATCGGGAAAATAGTTAAACGAGTATTAGGTTCAAGGAGAGGCTCAATAGACACATTATTAGACATAGACATTATATTATAATAGCAATATATATTTATATAATAAATAAAAATAAGTAATAGTATATTTTATACATTTTATAGTAGCTTCTTCCTCTTTAGTTTGGTGATTAATTCATTCTTCGTATAAACTACACGCGCGTCATTTACTGTTTTTGAAAGTTTAATTTGGTTGGCTTTACATAGCCCCTTGATGTCTTTCATACTCATATCAGTATGCTTTGATTTTGATTTATTACGACGCCCGCCTCCTTCTAAATGATTGAAATAAAAATGCTCTTGCATACTATTTTTATAATTAATGTCAAACAATGCATTATAATAGTTGGAGTCAAATGGCATTTCAGTTGCATCTCCATTAGGATAAGTCATTTTTTTTATTACTTCTATTTGTTTATCAAGGAAACTTGACAAGGTATTAGGGGATACAATACGTTCGGAAGCAAGAGGGAATTGTGAAAATTTTTTAGTTAAAAATTTAGGATATGCAGGGCTTGCAGCGACTACTTTTACCTTTTTGTAGTTTTTAGAATAGTTAATAAGAAACTCTGCATAATTTACAAAAAAATTATCTTGGTATCTTTTTCTCCTTCTTAAAGCAACTACATATAGCGGAGATCCAGAAGATGATCCCGATGATGATCCTGAAGATGATGATGACGAATATGACACAAACGAATTTAACAAATTTAAAGATATAGAAGGTGTCTTCTTGATTGCCTTCATATAAAAATTTCTTATATTTACAACCTTGCTATAATCGCGCAGAATCTTTTCTTCTTCATTGTCAAGATATTTAAGAAAATTTATTTCAGACATCATTTTTCGTTGATCACGCATTTGATTAAAACGAATATATATTTCATTTTTTAATTCTTTTAATTTATATATTATTATTATGAATAATAATACCCTTCTTTCATCAGAAAATGAATCTGGGTTTAAATCATCTGGTCTAACTTTTGGATCTCTTAATGACAATTCGTCATATATTTTTTCTAATATATCATTTATTTCTTTCTTTGTTTCTACTGTGAATTCTTTTGTAATATCTTGTCTTCTTTCAATTGTTTCAAGATGAGTAAGTATTACATTTATGGACTGTAAAAAATCTTTTTTTATAACTCCCTCTCTTAAAAGAATATTCAAATTTTTTTGTAATTGTTTTTCTTCATACTGAAGCGAATAAAAAAGATTAGTATAAAAATTACCTACTTTTTTACCTAAACTTTTTATTCCAGTTAAAAGATGTACAGAATGTGTGCGGATGTAGGGATTTGCCGAATATCTCTGTATTTTACTTGTAGGTATCTTTGACATTATCTATACTACATATATACTACATATATATTTACATTTAAGGATTACTAATAGATTAGTTATGTATTTTATAGTAGCTTCTTCCTCTTTAGTTTGGTAATTAATTCTTTTTTTGTATAAACAACTCGTGAATCATTTACTGTTTTTGAAAGTTTAATTTGGTTGGCTTTACATAGCTCCTTGATGTCTTTCATACTCATATCAGTATGCTTTGATTTATTATGATAACCACCGCGATTACTTATCAATCCAAATGCTGCTCTTGGATGATGTGCCGTATTATAAGAATCTTCATTATTTGTGTGAGCTTCGTACAAATTAATAAAATCTCGTTTTATTGATTGTAACTCAAGATCAAGATGAAATGATTTAGCATAAAGATCATCTTGATTAAACTTACTAAATATATCATTAAATATACCTTGTTTTATGTTTAGTTCTTTAATTTTTTGTTCAATTAAATTCTTACTATTTATCAAAAAATTATATTCTGATACAAGTGATTCAATCTCAAATTCTATTTGATATACACTACTAATATTTGTATGAAAATTTTCCCGATTTGATCTTTTAATTCCTCGTTGTGTTAATTGTGTATGCCTAATACTAATCTCACCAAGTCTACTATCAATTCGCGCAAGTAAATATGTCAATTTTGTAAGAGAATCATTGTAAAATTTATCTATTTCAGTTTTTTGATCTTTTATTTCATTTTGTAAATTTCTTATTTCCGTTTTATCCATTTTAGTTATTAATTCTATATATATATAGATATATATATTGTGAATTATAAGAACTACTATTATATATTATAAAACTCATTTTACTATAAATAATAATTAGATTAAGCAGAGCATAGCACGCAAGAATCTCCGTTTTCTTCCACGCATCTCCTCTTTTTTTTAGCAAATTCAGGGTCTATCGTAAATTGCTGTGTTCGTGCTTTTGGTCTTGTACGGAGATAATAAGAGCCCGTCTTCAATCCTTTAGAGTGAGCATAAAAATGCATAGAAGACAACTTTTGAAAGTCCGGCTCTTCCATAAATATATTGAGGCTCTGTGTTTGGCAAATATACTGTCCTCTATCCGCTGACATATCTATAATATTACGTTGCTTAATCTCCCATGTCGTTTTATAAATTGCCTTTAATTCGTCGTCTATTTCTGGAATATTTTGAACACTCCCTTCGTGTAAAATAATAGTATCCTTCAAGTCTTTATTCCAAAGACCCCTTGAAATTAAGTCATTAATCAAATATTTATTAATAACAATAAACTCGCCACTCAATGTTTTACGCTGGAAAATATTATTAGTGAAAGGCTCAAAGCTCTCGTTAAATCCCATAATTTGCGAGGTTGATGCGGTAGGCATTGGAGATAATAGCAGACTGTTGCGAATTCCATACTCCTTAATATCAGTACGAAGTTTATCCCAATCATATCGCGCACTTGGCTCTGCATCCCATAAGTCAAATTGAAATAACCCTTGAGAAATAGGACTTCCTTCAAATGAGCTATATGCGCCTATATACTTAGGATTTGCAATATCTTTCTCAAACTCATTAACATATGAGCTAATATTTTCGTCTAATATTTTGCTATTAATATTTTTAATATCATTGATAATTTGATGGCGCTTCTTTGATAACTCCATAGACGCCTCAGTAGCCGCGTGGTAAATAGTCTCAAAAATATCCTTATTTAATTGTTTGGCTTTATCGCTTTCAAATGGTAATCTAAGTTGGATAAATACATCTGCCAATCCTTGGACGCCTATTCCAATCGGTCGGTGCTTTAGATTGGATACGCGAGCTTTTTCAATGGGATAAAAGTTTCTGTCAATAACCTTATTTAGGTTCTTTGTAATTACCTTCGTAATCTCGTGTAATTTTTCAAAGTTAAATACACCATCTTCAATATATGTTGGGAGACAGATAGAAGCCAAATTACATACTCCAATCTCTTCAGGGGAAGAATAGATCAGCACCTCTGCACATAGATTACTTGATTTAATAGTTCCCAGATTCTTCTGGTTGCTCTTTCTGTTTGCTGCATCCTTGTATAAAATATATGGAACTCCTTGCTCAATCTGTGCTTCCAGAATCTTAAACCAAAGGTCTTGAGCGTTAATCTGCTTCACAAATTTGCCCTCGCTCTCGTACTGTTCATATAGTTTTTTAAAGTCATCACCATATACATCGCTTAGACCTCTGCATTTATCTGGGCACATAAGCGACCATTTGCCTTCGCTCTTCACGCGTTCCATAAATAAATCTGATATCCACAAAGCAAGAAACAAATCGCGACATCTATCCTCCTCGCTTCCGTGATTTTTCTTAAGTTCTAAGAAACTTTCAATATCACTATGCCAAGTTTCAAGATATACAGCAATACTACCGAGCCGTTTCCCTTCCTGATCTATATACCTTGCGGTATTATTGAAAACTCTTAACATTGGAATAATACCGTTTGAAGTTCCATTCGTTCCTCTAATCTGGCTACCGTTTCCTCGTATTTGATGAATATGTAATCCAATACCTCCTGCATATTTAGAAATCAGCGCGACCTCTTTTAGCGAATCAAAGATACCTGCTACGCTATCGTCATTAATACTACATAGGAAGCAACTGCTCAATTGCGGGCGATTTGTTCCAGCATTAAAAAGTGTAGGTGTCGCGTGGGTGAAATATTTCTTACTTAATAAATCATATGTTTGAATAACATCTTTGATATCATTTCCATGAATACCAATGGCGACACGCATCCACATATGTTGAGGGCGCTCAATAATTTTTTTATCAACTCTCAAGAGATATGCGCGCTCTAATGTTTTAAATCCAAAATAGTCAAATAAATAATCGCGCTGATAATCTATGCATGTATTTAGCTTTTCCTTATTTTTATTAACAACATTATATAGTTCTTCTGAAACTAATGGAACAGGATTATTATGATTATCCAGGTTATTATATAGCGTCTGTATGGTTTCACTGAAAGATGGCGAAGTATTTTTATGATGATTTGAAATAATAATGCGCGATGCCAATAGGCTATAATCAGGGTGTTCTATAGACATACTGCTGCATAAATATGCGGCGAGCTCGTCCAACTCATATGTCTTGACACCATCATAAATACGCGAGCATACTTTTTGAGCTATCTCTGACACATCAATAGTTAATCCAGATGACAGATTTTTCAACCTATTTAATACCTTGTCAAAACTAACATCTTCCATTTCACCGTTTCGCTTAATAACACGCATTTTTATTTTTTCTAATCTTTGTTATATCTATATATGTGTTTAGTTTTTATATAGGTTAGCAAAAAGGATTAAATTAAATATTTAAGGGATTACGAAGTATCTGTATCATTACAATATCAAACATAATCATAAACATCAATGGATTAATTATCGCTATCGCAATTACTATCTATATCTGTATCAGTAGCTTCGCTTACTCCGCCGCTCCCACTGCTACCATAATTATAATCGCATATTAGTTTCCTACCTTTTGAAGAAGAAACCCAGCATTCTATTTTTATTTTTCCGCTATGCTCCTTGTTATGGCATTCTTTGCAAATTGCTACAAGGTTATGCTTTGCATTCTTATGAAATGCATTGTTAATATATCCATTCTTATCTGCAGTGTGCTGATAGATGATATGATGTGTTTCTTCAGCCTTGTTTTTATTGCAGATATTACACATATCAATAATAATTTTAGAATTATATCGCGAGCTCTTCTTATTTATAATGTTGTTATTAATACCCTCAACCTCCTTTCTATTTAACTCGGCATTTTTCATAAAGTCTAATGGCATATCCAGGGTTCTGCAAACCTCTATGCCATAGTTATTATTACCCTGACCCTCTTGAATTACTCTATCATATATTATGTTATTATTTTCATCAAAAGTAATTCTAATGTGTTTAACAAATAACTTAGATTTGCTAATATTATTTTTAATTGTTGATAACTTTGTTAATTCGTGGAGATGCGAAGCAAATATAAAAGATGCCCCTTTCTGTATTAGCGTATCAATACCGCTCGCTACAATAGAAATTGCTGATATTGATTCCGTTCCACAGCATATCTCATCACCAATGATAAGGCTAAACTTATTACATCTTTTGAGAATATTTCTCAACTCTGTCATCTCCACAGTAAAACTTGACATCCCTTTGTATATATTATCTAACCCTGATATTCTCGTAAATATGCTTTGGTAAGGATAATATCTAAATGAAGCAGCAGACACAAACATCCCAGCTTGCGCCATAATAATATTTAGACCTACCGCTTTCATAAAAGAAGACTTACCAGATGCATTAATACCATATAGCAAAATACCATTTTGGTTAAGTAATATATTATTGCCCACATATTGAAAATCATCTTGAATTCTCTCAATAATTGGGTGGCGCATATTTGTAGATTCCATAAAAGACGCCTTGGCTGATGTTGTATCACAATCTATTACAGGGCGCACATAGCAATAATCAAAAGCATTCTTTGCAGAATTTGCAGCAATATCAACTCGTACTAAATATTTAATTATTAAATCTAACATATTCACAGTGCTGTTTATGTAATTAATAACAAACTCCTTGTAATGACTTAGTACTACTTGAGATATTTGCTGGCTATATTCGGCTATATTATTACTCTCTTTAATTATTGCGGCATTTGTAAGTTTATATGTAGTTGAAGAAGAAGATAGTAGTTTCTTTTCAAAAGAGTTCATAAGCTCCCTTTTATTTTTTAAAGCGGTCTCAAAGCGTTTTTTTGTAATTATCAAATAATATCCGTCGCGATTGTTATTCTCAACTTTGCACATTGTGGTATCATTGTCGCCTATTTGTGCGATCTTCTCGCAATATGAATTAATTATTTCATATGATTTATTATATTTATCAAAAAGTGTATCTATATCCACAAAGACGCCTTTCTTGAAAAAGTTAATGATACTTGATTTATCCTGCAAGTTTGTTAAATTGTATTTCCCTGCTTCATCTAAATCAATGATATCAATATATTGAGAAATAATTCCATCAATATCGGCTATTCTAATAAGTTCTTCTGGAAACTCTAACATTTGCCTGATTTCTTTAGTAGACTGCAGAGATTCATTAAAAGATACCCAGTCTTGAGGTGCCATCTTATTTGTTTTCATCTTCCTCTTAAGACGCTCCAAATCCATTATAGCAGACAGATGCTTACGCACTATTAAATACTTGCTGTCTTTTAAAAGCATATCCACATCATCGTATGTTTTGTTAATTGCTTCAACATCTATCATAGGCTGCAGGAGGCGCTCTTTAAATGTGCGATACCCAAAAGCCGTTGAGCATCTGTTTAATATCTCTATTAAAGGCTGATCGCCAGGATAAAGACCGAGGACATTTAATTGAATAGCCGAGTTAAACTCAATAATCATATTTCTATGCATTTCAAATACTTCAGGGGCTTCTTCAAGGCCTTTGACAATATCAGAGTTATGTTCGTATGCAAATTCCAGGAGACAGCATAGCGAAAACCGCGAATTATTATATTTTTCTAAGTTTAATATTTCAATAATAGATAAGAATCCTTTCTTAACTATAAAAACCTTTTCTAATATATCTCGCTGTTTATTTATATTACTAAAAAAAGCCAAGTGCTCGTATTTGTCCCATTTGTAATGAACACGAATATTATTTATATTTAGATTTTTAAGTATCCTTCTCTTATAATCTTCGTCAATTACTTCGCTAATTATAATTAACTCCGACGGATTATAGGTACTTATAAAGCGAAACACTTCATCATTTGCAAACTCAGGGTCATCCTTGCTTGAAGATACTTCATACACAAATGTTTTCCCAGTAGATAAATCAATTCCCGATATACCTGCTATAATATATCCGTCAATTACTTCGTAATATATTACCATTATATAATTGCTCCTTTTATTTACAATATTTACATTAGTCCCTGGTGATATTATCTCTGTTACTTTGCGCTCAGGATTAGGTGGGTCTGTAACCTGTTCAACTAAAACAATAGTATAATTATTTGCTAATATTTTATCCCGAAACTTAGGGAGAGAAGCAAGAGGAAATCCTGCCATTACTGGATTCGCGAGTGATATTTCGGCGACTGTCTTGTTTTTTCGCGATGTCTGGATTCCACACAGCTCCGCTATAATATACACATCATTATTAAGAGAACTATCGCTATTTGGGTATATCGTATATATCTCAAAGAATGAACCGACTTGCATTAATACAACACATTTATCTCCATATTTCTCCTTGTATATCTTTGTATACTCTAAATAATCCTCTATCATTCTAATTACAATGTATTAAACTAATAATTAATATCATAATATATACGCGTTATGTTCTTATATGGTAGCGATTAGATAAAAAATGATTGTGTATTTTACTTATTATTTAATACACAAATAAGATATAATGTTAGCACAGTCTCAATATACAAATATGCTAAAAATGAGAAGCATTGAAGAAACTACGAATGTTGGAAAAAAATGGACTATTGAAGAAGATAATAAATTAGTCCAAGAAATTACAGATAAAAAAACTTATGAAGAAATTGCTTTAGAACATAAGAGAACTTCATATGGTATTCAATTAAGGGTTATATCTCGTATAATTTTTCCAAAAATAAAGGACGATATAGATGTTGATATGGAACAGATAGCATTTGACTATAATATTAATACTACGGAACTTATATATAATATTAATAAGTTAAAAATGAAGGGCGAGCCTAAGCAGAAACTAACACAGAAGCCTAAACAAAAAGAGTATGAACCTACCAATAAAGATATATTAGATTATTTACAAAAACTGGATAAAAAAATAGACGAAATAAACTCTAAATTAGATAATTTAGAATATTTGAGATAGGTTAGATTCTATCTGTTCAATCTCTTCTCTATTATATGATCGCTTCATCCATATTTGAAATATACATGGAATATTATAAGGAATGCCATCAATATTAAAGGAATTGTCAGGTAAATCAATCTCAAAAACACAATGAAAATTTAGTGGAAACTTCTTTAGTAGTTTACTGTTTTGTTTTAAACTTTTTTTAGGTAATATGAAAGAAATACTGTCGGCAAACTCGCAAGATTTTTTGATAAACTTTTTAGCAACTGATGATTGGCGACCAAATGGAGGCTTGCCAATAATATGAATTTTGTTTTCAGTTCCATACAACCCTGTAGAATATATGTCATACTGTAAGAAGTTATGTCTAATTATTTCTTCATTTTCTATTTCTATATCATAAAAATGTTGATTATATGTTAATGTTTTGATACCAGCAATAAATGCGCCATTGCCAGCATTCGGTTCTATTATTAAATCAAAGTCGTTAGGTATAACATATTTTTTTATGTTTTCTATACATAAATTAACAACTTCAGGATTTGTATTAAATATCTTTGTTTGTTTCATATGTGTAATATCCATATTCAATTATATATCTAACAAAATCAATTTTTTGTAATTCGTGGTTTTTTTGATCTTATAACTGACTGTTCTACTTTAGTATCTAACTGTTCGGCTTTGCTATCTAACTGTTTTTTTTGAATAGTTAATATTAATGGTTTATGGTCTGATATATCTCCATATAAATCATAAACAGCTGGTCCAAAACCATCATATATCTCAGTTCTAAAATCATATTTACCAAGTAGTGTTTCTTTAACCCACGCATGGTCTATTACATTTTCACCTTTGGAATTTGTTGGATTTATTTTATTGCCTCGCTTTATATTTATTGGTTCTATATATACATATCCTGCTTTTGTTAACAAAGTAAATGGCTGGCTATTCCAAGAAATTATATTATCTAAACTAAGACTTTTCTCATAACTTGTTCTATCTGCGCATCTTTTTATTAAATGTAAATCGCTTTGTAAATATTGTTTCAATAAATTAGTAGTATACCCTCGGTTTTCATCTTCTGTTTTAATTGCTTTTAGATCATCGTTGCGTTTAGCATCATAATACAAATTTTGAGCAGCATACATACTATTTAACAAATCTTCATAAGTACAATAAACAGAATTAAAATCACCCATTACAATATCAGGATTTAAGACTAATACATCGCGCAATAACCCAAGTTTAATATCTAAATAATTTTGAAATGTTTGATCATCTAATTCTAAATCTATAAAACGCCCCCCTTCTAAATGTAAATTAGCAATACTAATTCCAAACTTGGTATCTTTTATAATTATAGCATTCCTTGGAGAGACACCTCTATAAAATGACAGCTGTCCATCGTTATGGCTGTTAATACACATATCAAAAGTAAACCTGGTAGGGATGGTATCCCTATCTTTTAATGAATATGCTTTAACACTTTCAGTTGTATCATCACTATTTTCAATCTCGTCCTCTTGTGTAAGCAATAACTCTATACCCCTTCCTTTTATTAGTGCATTAAACTTATTTTTAAAATTTTCACGGTTTGCGTAATATCCTTTCCAAGCATAAACATTAAATGAACCTATTTTTAATGTATCCCCCGCTCCTCCAACTATCTTCTTTGATTTTTGCTCAATTAAATGCTTATGTTCTTTTTTAATTACCCCATTTTTCTTAAAGTAGTCTGTTATATAAACCTTCTGTTTTTTATAAATAACATAAAGCAAACTATTGTCAGTTGTATTAATTTTTCTGTATCTGTTATATAAAAAAATATTCATTTTTCATTCTACAATTAGAAAAGAATAGAATAATCTTTATCTTATATAAAAAAGATATACTATAAATATCTATAAATATTTATAAATACTATAATATCTTATGAAATATATAATATTATGCGATAATAATCCTTTGCAGTTCATTCAATGTAGGCATATCATAGAATATGTAATAGAAAGTATTCCTTCAAATGATATTTATATAATTTATAATATCTTTTTGGACGAACATAATTTTCAAGAGATACTAATAAATAAATGTAAATCTAAAAATATACACTTCGCGATGATAGATTATCAAACGCGTGGTAATATTGAAGCAGCTTTCATAGGAATTAATAAGTTTGTGGATACTATTTGTAATTATGATTTTAATGACGACAGCAATGATAATATAGTTTTCATAGATAGTAATAATATACATACTATTGCCAATAATATACCTATATTTCAAAATGAGTTTATTGGTTATAGCATAGATTATAATACAAATCCTAATTACTCCTATATAAAGTTTGAAAATAATAAAATAACGGATATTGAAGAAGAAAAAATAAGTGATTTTTATTGCAACTACTTTTACGGTTTCAAGAATACTGCAAGTTTTTTAAAATATGCATCAATGCTCTTGAAGAATGAAGAAACTACCAAGTTTAATTTTTCTAACTTATACAATCTAATAATAAAAAGCGGAGACAAGATTGAACCATTCTTTATTGATGAAACAAAAAACATTAAAAATATTACAAACACGATTAATATTAATAAGGAAAGATTAAGAATATGTTTTGACTTAGATAACACGCTTGTTTCATATCCTACAGTTGCTGGCGATTATTCTACAGTAAAACCAATTAACCGCAATGTAATGTTGTTAAGGAAATTAAAAAGCGACGGACACGAAATAATCATTTATACTGCGCGAAGAATGAAAACACATAACGGAAATATAGGCAAAGTTATTAAGGATATCGCAAGAATCACTATAGATACGCTTGAAAAGCTGAATATAGAATATGATGAATTAATTTTTGGCAAACCTATCGCTGATATTTATATAGATGACCGCTCTATAAATCCTAACATCAATACATATAACATTGCATACTTTGGCATATATTATCTTGACCCTTGCACCAAGTTTATACAAAATAAAATAAAAAATAATAAATATAATTATATTGAAAAATGCGATGAATACATTATTAAAAGAGGACCTATTGATATATTAAAAGGAGAGCTCTTCTATTACCAAAATATACCTCACGAGTTTAAAAATTACTTCCCAAAATTACATAATTATAGCGAACAAGGTTGCTTATTTATTGAGCTGAAAATAGATTATATAGAAGGCATACCGCTCTATTACCTATATAAAAATAACCTTCTAACTTTCAAACATATTGACAAACTATTTGATATCCTAAATACCTTTCATACCTACAAGAATGATAAGGACAAGGACACCAAAGATATTATAATAACACAAGATAATATTAAAAATAACTATATAAATAAATTGAGAACCAGGTTTAATAACCAGGATTATTATTTTGAAGGATCTAATGAAATTTTAGAAGATATTATAAAAGGCACTGAAACCCATTTTGCCCCTTTTATATCTGCAATGATACACGGGGATTTTTGGTTTTCTAATATTATTTTAACATATGACAATAATTATAAGTTTATTGATATGAAAGGGATCATAGACAATACGCTAACGCTGAATGGGGATATTTACTATGATTATGGTAAAATGTATCAAAGCATATTAGGCTATGATTTAATATTGAATAACAACGCTCCCAACACCGAATACATCCAATCAATGAAAGCATATTTCCTTAATAAATGCCATACTAAAGGCTTGAATATTAATTATCTTAAATATATAACCAAGGGATTGGTATTTGGCACTTTGCCATTTATTGCACATTATGACAGCGATGTTAAAAATAATGTATGGAATTTCATTAATTCGCCTTTGCTAAATGATATAGTATTCTAATTAGTTTCCTTATATGCTCCTTATATGCGTCTATATGTTTTATAAACAAAGCGATCTTTTGGTAGCGTATCAATGTTTATATAATCGTCGGCAAGCGTCCAGTTCCCTATATGATAATAGTAGCCATTTAAATTTAGCGCAATAGTATGCAAAGCGAACTCCTCAACACCCCAGTTAAAATCAAATAAATCTTTTTTAATATCTTCATTACATTGAAGATAGCCGACTATATTTTGAGATAATTGGTAATCAAAAGTTAATCCTTCGTGAAATTCATAAGATTTGCTAAATACCAAGTTATTTTTAATAATATGTTCCGCCAGCTTAGTTTGTAAAAATAGATGCCAATGCCACTCGTGTGTATTTAAGTTATTGGCAGATACACTTTCGCAAATCCTTGGCATATCTTTGTAATTACCTTGATGCAATCTATTATAAAATAAGTTCCTGCTTGATAATACAATAAAATATTCAAATATATAATTACTAACTGCATACTCCATATTAAGATAGATCCCCATCGTCAAAGTGCCGTGATTATGTATTTTTTCAACATACCAGGGATAAAGCACTATATTAAGTTTTGCAGCTACCTCTTCAGTAATTAGCCCACTATACTTTATTTCATTATACATATATTCATTTGCATTTATAATAACAACATAGTCAATTAAAACATTTCTTTTAATGTCTTCAAGCTGTTTTATTAAAAAGTTTAGGTTTTCGTGAACATTTATAGAAAAAACAATTGTGGTTTTTTTGGTAGCCATTATTAAGTTTATTTTAATAAATATCCCTTATATTCTTTTAGTCTTTTAGCTATACGCACGCCCCTAATCACAATAATTATTTAGTGCGTATTCTTGGGATATCTTTTTCATTTTTTTAAGACCATTCGCTACTTTAAATACTTGCGCTTGCGTATTTAATTTAGAAGCCCGTGCTCTCAGCTCTTTTAACTCTTTTATTTGTAAAAATAATGGCTCAGCCTCTTTCTTTATAAATTTTATAGCATCCGCGTGTGTGCTCTTGTCTATTATATCTTTGACATCTGCTAAAGCCCTCTTATATTTTGTTTTCTTAATATCAATTTCTCCTCTAAGACTCCTCATTTTTATTGCCAAAGATTTCCTTTTCTCTGTTAACCCTTTTATATTTTCCTTTAATCCCTTTGTTTTTAATTTATTCTCTTTTATTAACTCGGTCTGTTTATTATATTTTTCTAACTCCTTATTTATCTCGCCCTTTCTTGCCTTCATCTTTTTATTTTTTGAATTTGAACTTGCTAATCTATTTTTATTTTGACATTGCTTTAATTCATTCTCATTATCTATATTTAAATTCCTTAATAATTCATTATACTCTTCTATAACCTTCTTATTACAGTCATCTCTTTGGTCTTTCGGTACTTTCTTGCATTTTTTCTCACCTTCTTTGCGAATGCCTGTTATCTTTTTAGTATTCGCTTTAAAATTAGCGGTGGCAAGTTTAATACACGCCTTTAATCCTTTCTCATTTACCCCATTCCCCTTTTCTTGCTTAACAATCTCTTTTAATTCTGTCTTTAAAGCCTTGATTGCTTCCTTCGTTTCCTTTGATATTTTTAAATTTTCATCTTTAGTTTCATCCTCTATCTTTTCTAAAGACATTTTGGCATATACATTCTTAATTACCGGATGCGCGAAATTGCGGGCATCTTGCGATCTATTTAAATAACTAATATATCCACTAACACTATCTTGAAAATCTTTAAGACCAGCCTTTGTAAAATATCCATTGCTATCCAAATAGGTTTCAGAGAAAGATGCAAAATTAGTTTCAAATTTCTTATTCTCTCTTAATAAATTTAGCAATTTAATCATTTCCATCCCATCTTCAGTAAATGGTGTAGCAGTCATCAATACTATTCTAACGCTATCATCTCCAGATTTCTCATATGATTTTTGTATCATCTTTTCTAAAATAAATGTATCTGGTTTTTCACTTTGCGCAACAGTTGGTGAATATAATTTATGCGCTTCGTCTATTATAAGTAATGTCTTACGTAAAGGGTCTTCAACGCCATTGCGCTTAACCATTTCATCATATATTTTATTTCTCTTTAATAACATATTACTAAATTGTTTATAGGAGATGGGTTCTATCCAGTTTGATGAAATATATTTGAATTTTGAAGTGATCTTATTTGGTAATACAAGGCCTTTCTTTATTTTATCTTGAATATCTATACTGCATACCTGAGCGAACATATTCTTCCATATGTCGTTCTTTAGTGTATGTCGGGTTACCCATAATATAGTATAATTTTCTACATCAAAACTCGTAGTTGCTGTAGCAATTGCTGTGCAAGTTTTCCCAGTCCCCACGCTATGATGTAATAGGATACCCTTATAGGCAGATTGCGGCTGGAAATAATGCCTTACAAAATCTTGCGTAGGCGTAAAAGATACTATATTGCCATTTACAGCTCCTCCTCTTGTGCCCCCGCCTATGCATTTATTTTCTAAAACTAATGGCGGATATTTGAACATTGCAAAATTTTCTTTGATATATTGTTGCATTTGTTGTAAGTTCATCTTTTTCTGCGGCGCTATTGCTACAGTTAACGCACCTCCCTTTAGTATATCTCCTGGTTTTTCAATAGAGAATAGATGAACGGGTTTATTTAACTCCTTGTCAACTGAAGCGCCTATTGTAGCATTTTCTAATTCATTTGCAAATATTATTTTACGCATATCTAAGTTAGAATTCTTAATATATAATTCAAATAATGTTTCGGAATCCATATATCTATTTTTTATTTCTTTAGGAATTACTATATCATATTTGAATACATAAAGAGGCCATCCATATCTCGGGTGGAATTCTAAGCCCTTTTGACCGCAAAAGCGAGTAGCGCGCCCAATCGCCTGTTTTTCGTCAGCATTAACTGCAAGCGGCTCAAATAAATGCACATATTTGACATCAAATAGATCAATACCTTCCTTAAATCCCTGGTCTAATATAATAAACCTAATTAATTCGCCATAAGTATTGTCAGGACGCGAATTGAATTTATCTAATACGAGCTTTCTTAATTTAGTATTTACTGGGCGCTCAAAAAATGATTTGCTCAATAATGCAGCATAATTATTATTTTTAGTTTTTCGTAATTCGCCATCATCTAACATTGAAAACCCCTTGCCTTGTGGGTGATATACTAAGTTCATCCCGTTAGCCGTTAAAGCAGATGCTATTATTTTAGCCCCATATGTACTGCGATTTACATCTGTAAATATAAGATGTTTATATAATTGGTTGGATGTTTTCATATCTTGCGCATCTAATAATTTAATCTGCTCTAATAATAATTTTAATTTAGGCGACGCGTCATTATTGATAAAGACATTTAAAATATCAGGATTAAAATCCTTCTTATCTATCATATGATATGATTTAGGTACTGAAAAATTAGACCTATTCCTTATACATTCGCCTTTTTTATTCATTATATATTTTATTCTATATAAAGACAAATAAATTATAATTTTTCTTTGATTAGTTTGTAATTGCAATCAAGCATAATCTATTTTATAAGTATTATGGTAAATTACAAATAGATATAAGATATTTAGAAATATGTATAATAATTAGATGAGTAATAGCGTATTTAAATTATTTACATCTAACTATTTACAGGAATTGCCAGAAGACATCAAGCAACTGATTTATAATCGTGTGTATCAAAATAATTACTCTATTGTATTAAATGAGTTGCTTGCTAATAATGATAATCTTAAACATTACAATAAATTAAGGCAATTTATAGCGATACAAGAAGAACCCAAGCTTAACCTATTAAATCATCTGTCGCAAAATATAATGCGGCAAGCAGATAGCGACAATAGCCGCACAAGCCTAATATCCTGTTATAAAAAACATTTAACATCTAAAAACATATCAAATGCAAAAATAAATAAATTAAAAATTGCTTCAAACATATCTAAGTATTTAGATAAAAGGATATCACAAACCTTTATAACCTTTCTAAAAAAATCTAAGAATATTGATGATACTGGCGAATATTTTGTATTAGAATATGGAAAGCATTTTTGCTGCTTAGCTGAATTATATTTAGAACTCCTTAAATTTTGGCAATTTATTAGAAGAAACTTGTATGAATTTTACGAGCTGCACAAGGATGCATGTAATATACATAGTAATAATTTATTAAAAGATGATTGTGATATGACAGATAACATATATAGAAAAATAATAAAGCATAGGCGGTGCGTTGATAAAACAGAGTGTTGCTATGTAAACTTTGAGATACGCAATAATATAGAGAGCTATATTATAGAAAACAATGCAATTATAATAAAATTAAAAGTCTTATGAATGTTATGAATGTTATGAATGTTATGAATGTTATGAATGTTATGAATGTTATGAATGTTATGAATGTTATATAGGTATAACATTCATCTTCTTATTCAATATCTTAATATTTTTATGAGTTAAGAATTTGTTGCTTACTGATTTTTTTGAAAGTTCTGCGATGAGGTCTTTGTAATATGTATCCTTTATTTCTTTCTTGCTTATCTCGTATCGTTTTAAATTATACAGGTTGGCTATGGCTATATATTCTTTATTTTTTTGATAAATATCCCCATTCTTGTTATAAATAAGAATGTTATTGTCGCACATATATTTAAGAATATCCTTATCATTAAATATTAGCGGATCAATCTTATATTTAGTAATGCACTTATCATATATATCATAGTAAGGCATATATTCGTATGCCGGACACACAAGCTGTCTGTTGGTGTAAGCAAAAATATTATCCTTTATATCATCTATAAATATTGTTCTATTATTCAATATATAATCAGCAAATTTTTCATCATATAGTGAAGGGTACTTTTTAAGCAATGATTTTATTATTGTAGGGTATATATTTGCTAATGATTTATTCCTATTTGTAGACATTGAATCCTCTCTTGTAAAAAATGGGCGATTTACTTTGATACGCAAAGCGGTCTCTATGTTTTTCCCAAGAGCGCCGTTTGTCCATTTATAGCTGCTATTCGTATAAAAGAAAACTTCGGCGTTTTTGAATTTCTTATCGCAAAAATGTATAAAATCAGCAGCAAATGGACGCAACAATCCATTTTTTAATTCATCGCCCATATCAAAAAGTTCCACATATGGGCATTTTGCACTTATGCCCTTCCTTTTGCATATATTATATATATACTCTAATAAATGATACTCTTGAGTTAATATGGCAACATCTCCTATTATAGTCTTGTCTATGTCAAATATAATAATAAAAGGGTGTTTTTTCATTTCTATTACATCTTAAGAAAAATATAAAAGAATATAAAGATTTTGTATTATAATATCTATATAGTAAAAAGAATGGAAACCGCGTCTGAGTTTGAGAGTGTTCTTGCAATCCTTAAGGATGTTGATATGGATAAGCTTAATATCAGCGATGCTATTAAATTAGACTTTTATAAGTTTTACAAACAGGCTACCGTAGGTGATTGCAATATCCAAGAACCCTATAGTATTTATTTCAAGGCTCACGCAAAATGGAAGGCGTGGAATAGTATTAAGGGGATGGCTACTGAGGACGCAATGAGTGAATATATAAACTATTATAAAAATTATATATTTGTTAGTTGATTGACATAGATTTATTATACAATACCAAGTATAGCTGATATAACCTCATTTATAATTAATATTGCATATGTAATCGCGATATTTATATATTTTTCTAAAAATGGATATTTATTAGATTTATATAATATCAATAAAACTATTAGTATGAAAAGAATAGTTATAAGCATCTCTATTGCGAGATAAAAATTTATCTTGTATACGATAGTATTTATATATATTAATGTTTTATTCTCTTGATAAAAATCGGAAAAAGTTTCTGTAAAATCATTTATTTTTTCTTTTAATTTATCTTTCAATGTGTCAATATTTATTGCAGGTTCAGTGTTATCACTGGTTTCGTTATATTTTTGCAAATTTCTGTAGGTTGTTGTAGTTGTAGTTGTAGTCGCAGTATCTTCATTTACCTTGTATATGTATATATATTTTAATATTAAATCGGCATTGTCATTTAATCTTTTCAATAAAAGCTGCTTTGTTGTATTCACGGGTAATAATAATTTAATTGTATAAGAACTTTTAATCTCATTATACATAAACTTAATTTCACTATTAAATTTATCAAGTATATCATTTCTTTCAGAATCTTTATCTATCGTGATTTTTTTTTCTTTATCTTTATTTTCTTTATCATATTTGCTGCATAGGTTTTTAAAAGTATCTAAAAAAATATTATTCAATTTATGTATTATAAGAGGATCTTCGTTATTATATGCTATGACATAGTGATATATTAAATATAAATATATCTTATTTGCCAATAATTCTTGACTTTCTGTGTCAGTTGGAATAATGCCCGTATAAATTTGCTTAAGTAGGATATTTGTATTATCTTCATTCTCAAGTATAGTAGGGATTATAAATTTATTATTTGCTATTATTCCGTTATTAATTAAATCAGATAGCGCATCATTAGCGTCATTAGAAAGTATGCCATCTGCATTTAAAAATATATTAAAATATATGTTATCATACGAAAAATCTTTTAAATTATCTAAATATTGCGGCAAGGTCTTTGTAGGTAGCAGAGTATCCTTATCTTTTATATAATTAACGGCATTATATACCATCATATCCGCAGATTTATAATTACTTCCGCTACTTCCGCTACGATCATACAAATCAAATATATCCTTGTATATATTCTTGTTAAAACCATATGTATATATATAGCTGTGTACACATATATATATGCTAATTATTATAATAATATAATAAATATGCGTATTGTTATTGTAAAGATCAGTATGTATAAAATTACAACTAATTTCAGGTATACAACCAGTTACATATATAATAATTATATTGAAAATATTGTATATTGTACCAATAAGTATCACCATTATTATCACCAATAATAGCTTTACAATGTAATTGTAATATGTTATAGTTTTGTGAATATACAGGTCTGATGATAGAGTATCATAATTGTTATTTGATATATATATTTTATTAGCGTTATATTTTAGATTATTGACATAATTTATTAATCTAAATTTATATTTATTTCCTAAAATAATATTCTCAGGATCTTCTGCAGTATAATCAGCTATATTATCATAAATACAATATATTGTAAATAACATATAATTTATAATATTTATGGCTAATATATATAATGATACTATTAGAATAATTATAACTATACAAAATATTACGAATATTATGACATTATTTAAACTTTTACAAACTTCTTCAGTGAATTTCTTAGTTGGTTTATTGCCCGCCCCTACAATAGCACCAGTATCAGTATCAGCAGCAGCAGCAGCAGCATCAGTATCAATACTGATATTGATATCAGCACTTTTTATATTTTCATCCATTATAGTAAAATGTTCTTATAATTTATCTCTTTATTTTATATTTATAAATTAATATTTATATTAATTGAACCCAAAAATTATGATAGGAGAAGATACAAAATAATAAAATATTAATATGAATATACCATAATTCAATAGGTCTGTTTTGAATTTATATATATTATAAATTTTATTTTCAAAAAATGGAATATTACTGAAAATTTTTATGAATATATAGATAAATATCAGTACAGCATATGATATAAGAAAGTTTGTTATTAGCAAGCTTATAAGATAATTTGTAGAATTTCTATCATAAACTTCCTTGTATATTTTAATAGTATCAATAAAATGTATCAAAGCATTGTTATGCAGTGCTTGCATATCTGCTACTCTTTCATCACCAGCCATTATATTTGTATGAATCTCAACTAATTTATTTTTTATTTTTTCACCACTACTACCAGGAGGAGGAGATGTTATATTTATATTTAAATTATTAATCATAACATCTAATGGAGGCAATGCCCTATTATTATTATGATTATAATTAGCAATAATATATGTATTTTTAAGTTTATCCTTCAGTTCTGCTCCTAATCTGGCGATATTCTTTTCATCATTATCTATTAAATTCATATCTTTCACTGAATTTATAATGGCGTTTTTAATATATTTGAACCGCTCTGTATCATTCAGTATATTAGATGTAAAACATAATTGGAATAGCTTTGTATTATCTGTACTAATATCATTTGTTGTGTTATTGACGAAATTATTTATAGTATATCTTCTTGTTAGATCATCTTTACTTTCTTTATAATAGTAATATAAAAATTCATAAGAAAAATTATCGGTAATAAAATTTTTTAATGCATTATCCTTAACTTCAAGTTTGTCATCTTCAAGCTTGTAATTGGTAAACCAATATAAATATGCGCAGCAATAAAATATAGCGAGTATTATAATAGTATCTATGAAGGTATTTACAAAGGTATACTCTTCTTTATCACCATAATAATAATTTAAATAACCGAGATTAATATTGTTAGCAAATAAAAAACCATAAAAGGCGAAAAATGATAATAACAACAAAATAATTGTAAATATTCCTTCTATGTTTATATATCCATTGAAAAGCCTATTACTATAATAATATTTATAAAAGCTGCTATTTACCATATAATTTACCTTTTCATAATTTTGTTTTTTTGATAAATACATAAAGGTATTAAAATATATAGCTAATTTCCACGCAGAGAAATGTATTAAGGCGACCAAAAGTATGATTACGCATATTAATGGAAATATACCCGCAAATCTTTCCGCAAAACTTCCCATAGATTTTATTACACGATTTCCTGTATCTTCTTGACCCATTTTGTTAAAAATTTATAAGTTTCTTATATATATATATTATAAAAATAACTAATATTATACTTAAATTGCTTTAAATATCCATAGTAATAAAAAGATAGTTATGGGATAGCTTAACCTTAACAACAATTCTTGAAAGTCTGTCAATATATTATCGTTAATATATTTGGATACATAATAGGTGAGCATTCTATCAATAGATATACCAAGAACTATTACTAAAGAGAAAAGGGCGAGTTTTATAACTTCACTTTTTTTAAGGTTCATTCTATCAAGGAAATTGTATTCATTCTTCCTTGTATATGATTGTGTGTTATTAGTTTGCTGTTGAACTATTTGTGATGGTATCATTTGCTGCTGAATTTGATGTTGTGCCATTTGCTGTGCTTGCTGGTTTGCCATCTGTTGCGCAATTTGTTGCTGTGCGATTTGCATAGATTGACTTTGTGGTGGAGGCATCATTTGCTTATCTTCGTGGCCGTTGCCACCACCATTATCATTATTAAGTGCTAATTGATGTAATTGATGGCTTGATAACTGGTTTGACATTTTAGATGAATATGCTGCTTCCTTTTTATCAATAGTATTATTATCATTTAATAAATTATCACCTCCATATAATAAATTGAGCTCAGTCATTTATATTTATTTATCTATACTATATACACACAATAATTTATTAGTAATTATATAAATAAATATCTTATCTTTTAACAGAATATATATTATTTATAATATGATACCTATAGATTATGAGAACCTATTTATATATATGTCTTTAATTTTTGCGATTTGTATTTTCATACTCTTATTATATGGTTGTGCTTTTGCGGGCGGTCCACAAATAGAAAAATTTAGAGATGGTACAGATAATATGAAAGAACAAATATTGCTTCTCTTAAAAGATTTGAAAGATAAGGATACTACTACTGAAGATGAGAAAGCTAATTTAGATGTCATAATACAAACATTTAGCAGCAGCAATGTAAATGTCAATGATCTCGTTTCTATAATAAAACAATTAAAGAGATTTGCACCAGCTTCTTCAGATTCACAAGAGCATAAAATAAAGCAAATTGCAGAAGCGACACCAGCGACACCTGATACTACACAGCAAGATATACAGATCCAACCCCCCGTTCCAATGAAAAAGAGATTACCTGTAGATCCAGCAACACAGCCTTCACAGTCTTCCCAAACAGATACGCCTATACAATTAGCCGAAATAAAACCGGTTGATAAGTAAGTATGTAAATATTTATGTAAGTATGTAAGTATGTAAGTATGTATGTAAGTATTGTAAGTAAGTAAATATACAGTATAATTATTTATATTCACTATCATCTACATCTTCATTGTTTTCGCCTTCATCTTCATCTTCGCCTTCGTCTTCATCTTCGCCTTGATTTTCCATTATAACTGCTTGGTCATTGTTTTGAAAATAATTATTAAACTGTTGTAATTTAACACCACGCTCGTTATATAGTTGTTCCTTTGTTTTGTAATCATCAATATTGTCTCGCGAGAAGTCTTCATTTTCATTTTCATCATCGTCTGATTCTCCTTCAATCTCTTCTTGTTTATATAGATAATCAAGATAATTCATCTTATACTCGGGATTTAATATTGACATTTTTGGAATATTTTTTTGTGTAGGTTCATAATAAAATATTGCAAATATAATATTGTGATTTATCCCTTTGAAGTCGTATAATTTCCCTTTATTTGTTTCAAACCTCAAGCTCATTCGCGAGAGTTTCCCAATAGGATGAAATTCACGCACAGGTATCTTTGTAATAGTTAGTTTCTCACTATTGATACCTACGCTATCTACGCGAAACTTTGCAAGACCTAATGCATTCTTTGAATATGAAAGCGACCTATATAAATGCTCTTCAATTTCTGGGCATCTCATAATTATATATTTATTACCTATGAAATAGACAATACCTGGTGATGTTATTATATATTTATTATCAATACTCGTTAGCATATCATAAGTCGCATTGAGCCTGCTATAAAACATTTTTGCAAGAACGCTATCAGTATTGGCATATGGCTTAGATATATATCTATCTTCATTATTCTGCGTAGGATACAAATCAAACCCAAGATTTTCAGATACTGTACTCCTCTTCATATCTATTATTAAAGGCATCTTGGAATATATATCTATTAAGTTTTTTAATTCAGGCGGCGTACTGGTCTCCTTAAACATTATTTCCATCTCATCAGTAATTATTAGCTCATTATATTTCGTTATAAATGTTTTAAAAGTATAATCACCTGGCGATATATAGACCGTTTTGAAAATCTCTTTATATCCTATTATAGGGCTATTGCCATCATTTATAATCGTATTATTTACTACCTCATCCATTTTAAACCATATAGGCAAGCTATTCATAGGTGGCGATGCCAAGTTTATATATGATAGCATACTATTATATGTCATCATAGGCACATTATATATTTTGAAGTCCTTAAATAACAAAACATTGTCATCCCATCCACTTACTGTATTGTGCTTTTTCCCTATGTATTTTTTTGTAAAAAAAACATTATATAGTTTCTCGCAATTTGCAAACTCTTCGTATACAATCAAAGAATTATTTACATCAAATACGCCAATAGACCACGAGGTATTTAATATAGACCAATATATATTTATGTAATTAGTAATACCAATCCCATACAATGCCTCTCTGCGCGTTCCTATAGCAAATGTCAAAATAAAGGTATCGTCTGTATCCTTTTCTACATCAATGCTGATATTTCTAAAATATATATCAGTATCATTTGAATATGTATGGCTATAGCTAAAATCTATAATATTATACTTCGTATTATAATCACTTATTAGCGGATTAAAACATAAATTGAGTGTTAATCCCTTAACAATACCACCGATAGTGTGGACATTATTATATATATTATATAAATTTATTGAATTGTTTAGTACTGCATATCTGTCTCCTGACAATTCTAAGCTGGATATATTGGAACTCCTGGATATATTATATATATTTGATGTATCATATATGTTGGATGTGATATATATATTTGAATTATTTATTATATTTGAAGAGTTAATTGTATTAGTAGTCGCGTATATATTAGAAGTATTAAATATTTTCAAAGTTGATATATTGGAACTATTAGATATATTGGAATTATTAAATAGATTAGTGCTTGTATATATATTTGAAGTGTTATATATAATAAAACTATTAAATTCATTAGAACTGTTAGAAGTATTAAATGTGGTATAGCTACTTAAACTGCTGGATATATTGGAACTGTTGGATATGTTAGAACTGCTGGATATGTTAGAAGTATAATTCCAGTTTTTAAGTAAAAGATTAGCGTTATTATTTATTTGAATACCGTTTTCTATTATTTCGTCTCCCGTATCATCGCCAATATAATAGTAAAATTCATTATTATCTACATCTATTGTATACATTGCCCTTGGAATACTTGCGTCAATAATTTCCATACCAATAATATTCTTAAAAGGGGTGCTAAAATTAACGACATAATTATTAGGATTTGGATACATATCGCGATTCCTTTCGGAACTATCTATGATGAAAGTATATGCCTGCTTAATGCTATTTTCTTTCATATAATTAATATCCTCTATAGACATTGCAAAAATACACTTACCTTATACTAATAAATTATATAGATTTCTTAAATAGTAAAAAATAACTTATTATTTATCCTAATATATCGTTTGTTTTAATTTATTGCCGATACTGCGTAGACTTCTTATCTTTTTGTATATAGGCGGTGAATACTTAATTAAAAAGTCGGTTATTGCAGTATCATTATTATATATATTTTTCTTTAAGAAATTATTAAAGTATACATAAAGTATTGTTTTGAAAACAATATAGCAATAGGAATGCGTTTTTTCATTCCATTTTTCTACTCCCTGCTTTTCTAATATTTTCTTTACCAATTGTATTGAATGCTCTTGGTCTTTTTTAAGGTTGTACTTTAAACTCGTGCCAGTCTCTATAGAATAAAATATTGTATTTAATACACACGCATAAGTCTCTATTATGGCTTCATTGGGAATTAAAAGCATTTTCTGGTGAATATTAAAATGCTCACGCAATCTCTTTATATTTAATTCTAACCATTCTTCCTTATGAATTAATATATTATGATGCAAAAGTTCGTGAATAATTACTTTTTCATAGTCTTCTTTGCGTACTATATATATATTATTCTTACTAATATAAGTGAAGCCTCCATTTACATGTTTTACATCTATTTGGTCATTCTTTTTAGATGGCAAGCATCTTTTTAGCGGGTTCATAATGATATAGTAATTAAATATATAGTTTCCCCATTTTGATATATTGTATAACTTGGATATTAAATATACGCGATAGAGATTTTTAAATACTTGTATTCTCTCTTTTTTTGTTATTTTGCGTCGCATACTAATATACATATTTAACCCCTTGTATGTTATGTGATAGTTCTTATTACATTTTTGTAAATATTCATAAGCAAATCCAAAATTTAAGTAACTGTTAGAATCTTTTAATAAGATATTATTAAAATCATTAAATTGAGAAGCGTCAGCATCTGTAATTTTGAAATCACTTATATCAAACTTATAGTTTGCTTTTATAATTTTATATATTTCACATATGCTGTGTACATTATGTATATCTTTCATATAAAAAATTGCTTACACTCTTTAATTAATACAGATATATATTTCTTTTCTTTCAGTTTTGAACTGATTAGCAATAATTTATTAGAAATTATTTCTGTATCAGGATATTTGTTAATATCTTTAGCATTAGCGTTATTAACATCCGCCCAATACAAAGAGCGCTGTGTAAAAGCACTGCATACTATAGTTCTTATAGAATATGTTAACTCTTGAGTATTAATGTCTGTTGTCCATCCTAAAGATGCCAAATATTCCCAAGTATTATTGTTAACATATCTGTGCTTATCTTTTAGATATTTGTGCACAACGAGAGCAATATCATAATGTGTACTATTAAATATACACGCATCTATATATTTATTTAGACTATTCATATCATCATTTGTATTATTGGTATCCATATTGATATACTATAGATATAGTGATAATATTTTTATATATATATAATAAATATAAAATGCTCAAATATAAAAATCCAAATAACGAAGATTGTGATAATAGCGATCCAACAAAATTTAGTATGAAAAAATGTAATACATCTTTATTTAATACCATATTGGGAAACATTAAGCCTGCACCAGTACAGATTGTAAATCTTAAAAATATTAGAAATGTAAAAAACACAATTGCACCTGTGCCGCAACAAACAGCAAATAATGCTCACTTTTTATATGAGAAACGATGCATATTTATGACATTTAAAGAATACAACAAAGATAAAGTTCACATAAATAATAATATGTACTGTCATGTTTTTCCAAGTATTAATGAAGTAAATATAAAGAAGACAATTAAAGATAAACTGGAAGATATTAAAAATACAAAGCTACGACCAGCTACATTAACAAAAATACCATTGCCTATCTATGTTATGCTGGCTAAAAGATTAGAAAATGTAGATAATGAGAATGTATTTATGGGAAATTATGAAGTAGTTTTATATATTCCTAATCTATATAATTATAAAAATGATAATACACTATATACTTTCTTCCCATCTCTTGATGCTTTCTCTAAACAAAATAAATGGATGGAATTAATGACAAGCAAAAAATCTAAATATTTGGATATAGTTGAAATAAGCAAGGAGGGGGATAGCGAAGATACAAAAAAAAAGAATAACTATTTTATGAAAGATTTATTAAACTCCTGTTATAATTCGGGATGTGTCGCAGCCGAACAAGATCGTGCAAGAATCCCCGTCCATTTTGATAAGGAAGTAGATAGGCTTGTTGCTGTTCAGTCTAACTCTCCTTATATTCCCAGTGCTTGTCTACAAACACCATATTATAATGATCAAATGATGAATTTGTCTGAAACAGAAGAAAAGAGATTCCGTGGCACATCTAATGTATTAATTGATAAATTTGACATTGTAGGATATTGTAGTGATGAAAAAATGAAAATATATGAAGAAGAGAAGAAAAAAATAGATAAAGAAACTTTTGATGTCTATTTATGCACCAACATAAAAAAGTGTGAACCGTATGACAATAAAAAAAAGACAAAATACGATAATAGCGAAGAAGAAACATTATGTAAAGATACGACAAATAAGGAAAGGATAGGTAATTTAATGAACCTTTTTTTGAAAGACAATATTAAACCAGGAACTAAGGAAGGTGAATATTCAAAAGATTACAATGATAATATATTAAAAGAGATGGCATTTAGAAAAAGTAAATATCCAGGATTCGGTGATGATATACAAGAGATTGTATTTCATATGTTTGCTATAAATGAAAAGGTATTTAGTGAAAACTGGTTTTGCCATATGCCTTGGGGGGAAGGGCTATTAAAGCAAGACTATGTAATTAATGAACAAGAAACTTTTGAAATAGATAGGGTTTCATTTAAGTCTTTCAATGATGTTTTTGAAATGAAATTCTATGGCGATGGATATCTATATATATATGAAAATAATAAAAGGAAGTTTCAAGTTCCAAATCAAAGCAAAAACTTAAGTTGCTTTAAGAAGAGAATATTGAGATTTGAAAATATGCTTCTTAATATATACGGATATGACGAACATAATAATTACGACCTACGCGGCTCTGTAGCGCTAACTAACAAAGATATGTATGTGTCTCCAGCAAGCCTTATATTATCATCAGATAATGGTGAATTATTATTATACGATTTGGGATTAAATAATAAAACTGAGTAATACTGAGTAATACTGAGTAATATAATATTTAGTTTGACTAAGGGTTTATATTATTTTTTTTTATATATTATATTCTTAATAATAGAATAATAAATATTTAGGGATGATTAAGAACGAATGGGACATATTAGACTTATATTTTAAAAATCACAGATATCCATTTACAGGACATCACTTGGATAGTTATCGCGAGTTTATTAAAAACCAAATCCCATATATTGTTAAATCATACAATCCTATAACAATGATTAAATATGATGACGACAAAGACGAAGTATTTAAAATAGAAATATATATAGGTGGCAAAGACGGTACTGAGCTAAGCATTAGCAGACCTATAATATACGAAGATGGATGTCCTAAACTAATTACGCCATATGATGCGCGTATGCGTAATTTAACTTACGAGACGCATTTATTCGCAGAAGTGTTCGTTTGTATTACTTCAACAAATGATGATCAGCAAAATGTAGAAACTACGACATTTAAGAATGTGGCTATTGGAAGTATTCCTATAATGCTTCATAGTGATATATGTATATTGAAAAATCAGGGCTCAAGTATATTAAGGAAATTAGGGGAATGTCCATACGATACAGGAGGATACTTTATAATTGACGGGAAAGAAAAGGTTATTATTGCGCAAGAAAAAATAGTAACTAATAAATTATTTGTGTCAGCCGTAAAAGGCGACAAGGACTTTAGCCACAAAGGTATTATTCGGTGCGTAGCTGACAAAGGAAATCTATTACCTACTAATGTACAATTCTATTTTGTGAGAAACCCCATAATAGTTGAAGGAGACGATATAGAAGAAAATGTTAGCAGCAAATACTCAGATTCAAAAGGCGCAATTTATGTCTCCATTCCGTCATTTAAAGAGAAGATCCCTTTGTTCATATTGTTTCGTGCTATTGGAGTACAGAGCGACAAAGAGATATGCCAAACTATATTTGGCAAAGGATATAACGGTATTGAGAAAAATTATTTTGATAATTTAATAAGACCGAGCATAATAGATGCCAAATATATTAATAATAAAAAAGAATATTTTATAAATACACAGCAGAAAGCAATAGATTACTTAAAATACCGGGTTCAATATGGAACAATTGAGCATGTTAAAATGGTGCTATCAAAAGATTTTTTTCCAAATATTGAAGACTTTGAGAATAAGAAGAAATACCTGGGCTATTTGACATTGCAATTTATTAAGTCAGCAAAGGGATTACTCCCTCTAAGTGATCGCGACAGCTATATATATAAAAGAGTTGATATTAGTGGTTTTATGTTAGCTGAATTATTCCAAGAAGCCTATATAAAATTGCGTGATAGCATAAGAAACAAAATAGATAGCGAATATTTATATGGTCCTTGGAAAAATCGCAAGACAGACTTTAAGCATTTTATTAATAATAATAATATTTACAAGATTGTTGATCACCTTATTGTAACGCAAACATTTGCTAAATCTCTCAAAGGACAATGGGGTCTAATAAATAATAGCGACCCTGAATTAGGAAAAGTTCAAGATTTATCGCGAATAAGTTATGTGGGTTCTCTATCGCATACGCGTCGCGTTAATATGCCCATTGACAGAAGTCTCAAAGTTACTGAGCCTCACAAATTGCACTCACAGCAATGGGGTATTATGTGTCCCTATGAAACACCTGATGGCGCTTCAATTGGCTATTTGAAAAATCTCGCAATTTTAGCAAAAATAACTGCAGGTATTAATGTTGATAATATTAAGAAATGCTTGGAAGATATCGGTGTAATCCCTTTGATTAACAGCAATATTTACAGTAATAAGAACATTACCAATGTATTTGTTAATGGCACACTTTTTGGAATTACAGGCGATCCGCTATTTGTTACAAGATTATTGAAAGCATATCGTCGCAATGGATTAATAAATATTTTAATATCAATATCTTTTAATATTACAGCGAATGAGCTGCGTATCTTCACAGAAGCAGGAAGACCGTGTCGCCCCCTCTTAATATTGAAGTATAACAATGCGAATAAAAAGAATGAAGCAGTCGTTTATAGCAATGGGAACGATTGCAAAAATTGGTTTGACTTGCTAAACGGGACAAATTATGCTCTTGATAATAATGAAAAGAATGACGACTATTACTATATTGACAAATATATAAACCCCTTAAAGGGGCGTGGAAAAAGGAAGGTAGGAGGCTCTATATTTGATAATAATCTTAAAAGCTTCTATGATACTATATTCCCAGTAAATGATGATGGTTCGCAAGATGTTAGGAAAGATTACGAATATGAAGATGATGAACCGCCTATAATTTCTTTAGGCGATGATAATGATAACAAATATCCCATTGGTATTGGTAATAACCATATGTTGCCTAATATTAGCAAACTACATTATGGTGGAGGAGATGATGAAGATAGCGGCGATAGCAGTGATAGCAGTGATAGCAGTGATAGCAGTGATAGCAGCGATAACGAAGATGAGAAGATACGTGATGTTAATAAATTAAATGATTATTATAGAACTAAATATTCAGCAATACTAAATGATTTAGAGAATACTTCAGCTTGCATTGAATATCTTGATAATGAAGAATCGGATACTTGTTTAATAGCGATGAATGAACACGAAATAGGACCATATCATACGCATATGGAAATACACCCTTCAACTATACTTAGTGTAGTTAGTGGTAATATCCCAATGAGCAATCATAATTCGTCGGCACGCAATGTATTCCACGCTGCGCAATCTAAGCAAGCAATTGGTATGTATGCTACCAACTTTAATAAAAGATTTGATACTATGAGCTATATTCTTCACTACCCGCAGCGTCCCATAATAAATACAAGAATCGCCCAATATACTGCAAGCGATTATATGGCAAATGGATTTAATACAATTGTCGCCATTATGACATATTCTGGATTTAACCAGGAAGATAGTATTATGATTAATAAGGCAACAATAGACCGCGGATTGAATTCGCTGTCATATTATAAGTCTATAACGGCTACTGCTAAAATCATTTCGCAAAATGAAAAAGTTATATTTGGAAATCCTATTCTTATGCGTGATAAGGGCATTAAAATTACTGGCATTAAAAATAAAAATTACGAGCATCTTGACGCCGACGGATTTATAAAAGAGGGCACTTATGTTCCCGAAGGTCAAGAGGTTATAATTGTCGGTATGATAAATGTCCGCGAAGTTATTAAGGAATATAAGAATGGCGTTTTTACAGATGTCAAGAAGGAAACTATACATACTGATATATCCATTTCAACAGATAACTCCTTATTTGGCAAGGTAGATAGAGTATATAAATCCGCTAAAATTGCTGGAAATGATTCAACAATATGCAAAGTTCGCTTTTTAAAAATCAAAAAGCCCGAGTTTGGTGATAAGCACTGTTCGCGACACGGACAGAAGGGTGTTTTAGGATTAATAATACCCGAGGAGGGTATGCCTTATACAAAAGACGGTATCCGTCCTGATATTATAATAAATCCCCACGCAATCCCTTCGCGAATGACTATAGGACACTTAGTGGAATGTATCTTCGCTAAATTATGCTGCATTGATGGATTGCTTGGAGATGCCAGCGTATTCATACCTCTTGAAAAGGAAACAATATATGATGGATTACAAAAAAACAACTTTAATAAATATGGTAATGAAATATTATATAATGGTTTTACGGGACAGCAAATAAATACCGAGATTTTTATTGGCCCAACTTTTTATTTTAGGTTGAAGCATATGGTCGCCGAAAAGATTAACTCGCGCGGTGTTGGAAAGGTTGTTGGATTAACAAGGCAGCCTACTGAAGGACGCCGTAAGGGAGGCGGGTTAAGAATAGGCGAGATGGAGCGTGATACTGTGCTAAGCCACGGAATATCTAATTTTATTAAAGAGAGTATGATGGAAAGGTCTGATAAATTTAGCTGGTGTATATGCAAGAGATGCGGAACATTAGTTTCCTTTAATATTAAAGAAAATATTAACATCTGCAAGAATTGCAAAAATGACGATGTAGCTGTTATACAAACTCCTTATGCTTTCAAACTATTTATTCAGGAATTAGAAACTATGGGAATACAACCACGATTAAATACCGAGTTTATAGATATGCCTATTGATCAGTTAGAATTAGTAAGAGGCAGCACTGGTGCTGGTGGAGACAGCGATGACGAAGATAACAATGATGAAGATAATGATGCAAATGATGTCAATGATATCATTGAAAATGAAAAAGATATAGATTACAACTTCTTTAATTCGCAAATAGACAACTTTGCTACTAAAAATACAATAGTAGATGAAAAGGTTTGGGTTGATACTTATGATAATGACACGATGAAAGGAGGAGATGATGACGATGACAGTGGAGATGATGACGAGGACAGTGTCGGCAGTGATAGCAGCGATGGTAGCGATGATGAAGATGATGAAGACGAAGACGAAGATGAAGATGAAGATGACGAAGATGAAGACGAAGATGAAGATGATGAAGATGATGATGAAGATAGTGGTGATGATGAAGATAGTGGTGATGAAAGTTATACAGGAGGACAATCAGATGGAGAGGCAACTTATGAAATAAAAAAACTGGAAGAACAGTTAGCAATATTAAGAGAGCAACAAAAGGAAAAGTCAAATCAAGAGTTAAATCAAGAGTTTACAAAAGAACATAATAGAGGCAATAATTTACATGAACAAAGCAATAATATTGCTACAGCATCTGTAGCTGTAGATGCTGCTACATCTGCAGCAATTATAGGGACAGTTATTAATGATACTGTAATTGAAGGAGGAGGGGGTAATGAAGATAGCTCAGGATTAGATAGCGATTTAAGCGATGCAAGCGATTTAAGTTACACGAGCGACGCAAGTGACGTAAGTGACGAAGATGTTAAAGGTGGGAACAGCGATATTAAATATGTAGAAATAGAAATGTAAAGAAATGTAAAGAATTGTAAAGAAATGTAGATATATAAATATTTTTGTAAAATAAATATTATTATTATAAAATAGATAGATTAATATAATGGACGCGATTGAATATCTAATATATACATTATTATTCTTAGTGTTAATTGCTTTCATAGGCGTTATTGCATATATTATATATGATAATTACACATACAAGAACAATTTAACAAGTGATTTAAATACTAATTTTATAGATATTAATCAAAACTTTAACTCAACCTCTAACATTATTGGAACATTACACGAAAAACATAGCAGTAATATCGGTATATTAGGCAACCGTATTACAGATACCAACACTGTATTTTCAAACAATGTAATAGATATTAATTCAAGATACAATAGAAGCAGCAATGTATTTAACGATACTGTATTAGATTTCAATACGAGATACAATGCAAGCAGCAATTTATTTAAAAGTACTGCTATTGATTATAATATAAGATACAATGCAACCAGTAATCTATTTAAAGATAATGCAATTAATTTCAATGATAATTTAAATAAATACTTTACTTTTGCTAATGCAGCAAATGCTGACGGTAATAAAAAAATATTTGAATATAGAACAGCTGCCGTAGATCCTACCACAAGATTAAATTTAATAACAAAAACTACTGCAACCGCTGGATTGAAATTAAATACTGATACAGACAAAGAATTTGAAATATGTAATGCGATGGGCACTAAATGTTTTAATATGTATAGCACAGATGATAGCTTGTCTATTTATAAACCTACAACCCAAGGAGGAAGTAAGAATATATATATCGGCGGCAATGATGCCAATGCTCCATTAAAGATAGTTAATGGGAAAGTATTTATTAATAATGTTGAATATGTGCCGCCTACGGCTACTACTGCAATAGTTCACGCTATTGCAACAATTGCACTTACTCAACCGGTATTAACTGCTATTACAGTTCCAATTACATCCCAAGGATCAGGTTATCTAAGCACAACCCCACCAGGCCCACCAGGAGTTACAATTGCACCACCTCCTATTGGTAATGGTAACAAACAAGCTACTGCTACAGCAGTTCTTGGCACTACAGCTCTTGGTAATGCAGACAAAGTAATAAGCATAACAATTACAGATCCTGGTTTAGGTTATTTAGTCCCGCCGCAAGTTACAATTGCTGCACCACCAACTGGTGGTACTCAAGCTACTGCTTCTGCTGTACTTACCCCAGCAACACCAACATTAACATTATCATCACCTATCACAGTTTCTAATGGTGGTTCAGGATATAAAAGCGCACCCACAGTTGTATTTGATGGAGGCGTAGCACCTACTGGTGGTACATTGGCTACTGCTACCGCATTTCTTGGTACTGAACAAGGTACTACTGATAAAGTAGTAAGAATAACACTTAATTCTCCTGGTACTGGTTATACAATTGAGCCAAAAATAACTTTCACTGGCGGTACATAGTATATACAGTATAAGTATAACTATATATCCAAAGGTGTAAAATAATAATTATATATAGTATAGTAATATGAAAAGTAAAAATAAAAATTTAACTATTAATATAATTTTTACATTGTTATTTCTTATAATGAGCACATTATTTCTAATATATATATTTAGAGATATTCTATTAATAGATACCTCATTTATAAATGTCCCATTTAAAGAAACTTTTGGCAATTCTTACTCCTGGAAATACGGAGATGGGCATAATATTTGCCGCGGAAATCTAAATACTAATACTGAATTGCAAAATCCCAAGTCATCTTTCCGCGAAGATGGATATAATAGATTTGAAAATTCACTCAATTATCATAAAAATAATCTTCAAAACCCTTCACATCAATATTCACAGTATTGCGATGTAATGAGTTATTCAGACTTATTAGCTTATAGATGCTTAAATATACCACCATATAGATTAGCAGGAGAAAAAGGAGTACTTAATACCGCTGATATAAAGTATACAGGAGAATCTGTATTCTTATATAATGATACCACTCTTTTCAGTTATTTAGTATCAAAAATACAAAATGAAAAAAATAAGCTCGGTGAAGAAAAAATAATAGGTCCTGTATATGTATGTATATCACAAGCACCCTATTTAAAATATAAAAATGATCATAAAGGTATAGGATTAGAGAAAACTTTAGATGCCAGAATTGATATATTAAATAACCGAAACCCATATTATTATGAAAATATTAATTCAGCAGGTGTTCAAAATATTGTAGTAAATACGAGCGACCGCAATGAAGTTAATCGCGCAAATACTGATATTACTGACTCTAACATTATTGCTTCATCATTATACTGCCAAATAATAATAATATTCCCATTATACAAGCAAGGCCAAGGTATGGAACTTAAAACGACTAATAAGCTAAGACAAACAGAACTTATAACTACATTTTTAGATACTACAATGGCACCGTATTATAGCGATAATGAATTATGTAATATAAAATGCAATAAATCTCTAACGCTTAATTGCGGATGTTTGACCTATAATTCATCAACAGTTCAAGCTCTTCCAGCTACCAAAAATACATATTTTGATAACACGACAGATAAAATACCTATACCAAAATTTGATTTACCCAATTATACTGCAAAATGTATTGACCATACAACAACGCCAAATAATATGAATGCTGATTTTAGTATGATGTATTTTGTAAATCCATACTCGGATAGATATGGTGGCGATGTTAATGGTAATAATAATATGATACAAGAACCTTAAATAAGCGGCTATTATTAGATTATTTATTACTATCGCGCGGTATCTTTGTTATCATCATTATCGCCATTATCGCCATTATCGTCATTATCATCAACAAACTTATATTTTTTAATTCCAATTTCTATTGGAAGCATCTTATATTCTTCAACTGTTTCCCAGAATGCATTGATTTTTGGAATAATATTAACCCATTCATTTGCATTGAATATTACACGCTGGACTATCATCTCATCTAATTTCCAATATGTATATTTACTAAACTTTAAAGACACATTAGCTCCATTAGCAGCGCTGCCATATTCATTAATATAATTATTGCGATTATTGGTAATCTCTTCCAAGCATTCCTTTGGGGTTTGATTAGGTCCGCTATAATAATATACATATTCGCCCTTGGAATTATAAAACTCGGCTATGACACCGTGTTTGATTGTATTATCAAGTTCTAAATAGTCTTCCTCGTTCTCTATTGATTTAAAAATACATTCTATATAATCACATTCCTTTAGCTTGCAAACCGCCAGCTGTCCCTGAATTTGCATCCTGTATTTATCCGGTATTACACCATCCATAATTTTCCGTGAATAAGGACATTTAATCTCAAGCATTATCCCAAAGTCATTAATACCATCAGGAGACGCACCGAAATGCTTATTGTCCATATCGCATATTAACCCGAAATCGTGAATATTAATATTATTCATTCTTTGCGAATAGCATCGTGTTGCCATCGGTTCAAACATTGTTCCCCATTTTAAAGCTGGAATAGCATTGTAATTAATATTATCAATTACAATATTCGCTTTCTTCTTTGCCAATCTAATACTAACATTACCGCCTTTAACAGCATCATAAAGATCGCTTGCAGTAAGTCGCGTCTTCCTTGCTTCAAACCACTCAGTTGTTCTCTGCTTCATTAGCGGTAATTGAAGCAATACCCTCAATTCATTTCGGTATTGTTTAATAGCGGCGACTCGCTTATTAACCACATCATATGTATAGATCTTATCGCTGTTATCTTTTATGTTATTCTTGTTATAAATTTTACTATCATCATTTAATATATTATATACTGCAAGAGAAACTTCTTCGGTATCAAATTCAGTTGCGCCGGTAGTGTCAGTAATATCTGGGATGAATGCTAAAAGACATAAGTCAATCTTTTGATTAATATCTGTCAAAGACATATATGTATTATAATATGATTTATATTTATATGCTTTCGCTGCCTTAGCTACATCCTTACTAATGCGGTGCAATATTAGACAACTCTTTCTCACATTTCTTTTTGTATGCATTTGAACTCTTGAGTTTTTTGTCAAATGCTGCATTTATTTGATGTAGAAGCTTCTTACTATTGAAGTCTAAGACAGAAGGGTCTGTAGTCATTTTTTTGTTTTTCTTGGTGCTTGCATTGCTTGCATTGCTTGCCTTATCCTCATATATTGCCATTAGCTCCTTTGTTTTATTATCAATAAGCAAGTCAAACGCATAGGTATCCATATTATTACTTTGATATAATGTAGATATTATTATAAATCAATTTTTTATATATATGTGCATATACATATGCGTATATTACGACTTATATAATAATTGTTTATGATGTTTATGAAGAAGACGATGAAGTTGAAGAAGTACGATTGGGAAATCGTTTTTCTTTTTTAATTGGAAGTATTCTTTTATTAGGGAGTTTTATTGAAGAAGACGATGAAGTTGAAGAAGTACGATTGGGAAATCGTTTTTCTTTTTTAATTGGAAGTATTCTTTTCTTAGGGAGTTTTATTGAAGAAGACGATGAAGTTGAAGAAGTACGATTGGGAAATCGTTTTTCTTTTTTAATTGGAAGTATTCTTTTCTTAGTGAGTTTTATTGAAGAAGACGATGAAGTTGAAGTTGAAGGAGACTTTGCTATAGCGCTATTTTTTGACATAACTTGCGATAACTTTTTAATACTCTCTATACTATTAAGTGAATTACCACTATTCTTATTCATTATAGACTTAACCATATAATATTCGGGCGTGCCTTTGCGGGGGGAACACCAAGAATTTTGCCCTTTATTGTATATTTTCAATGCTTCTAAATAATTCATTATTCTATATATATACAAATATGATTATTCAGTAAGATGATAAAACATTCTTGATATTAAGTTGATGTTTAAAGATATCTATATATTGATATGAATTGTTTCCAAATGCTCTGGATATTCCAGTGTCGGTATACCATATGCAATTGTTTATTAGTTTTACACTATCAACTACTGTGTGTCCTACAAACATATAGACGCATCCAAGTTTTCCCAGTAATTTCACTATATCTCCTCCTTCATTTAAATCTCTTGTCCACAAAATACCATCATTATCAAGAATTATCTTGTCAAATATCTCCTTATCTTCCATTAAAACAGCATTGCTTTTAATAAAGTTCTTCCAAATTGTATTGATATATGATACATCCTTATTGTATTTTGCAAGTATATTTAAATGCTCCAATGTTAATCCCGCGTGGCAGAACAACAGCTGCCCTATTTTAACCACAATAGGACGCTGTCCTAATATTGCAGATAGTGCTCCGCCAGGCTTAAATAATTCGCGGCGTTTATGATTATCATCATTTAAACTCTTTTGGGATACATAAGAATAATTCCCAATAATATTCATTAATTCGTGGTTTCCTATTAAAGATATTACGCGACCACCCTTAGACAATGCTATTTTATTTAATATATTTGTAAAATATATCATCTCTACATCAGGGAGCACTTCCCATTCTTCAAGCGACTGGTCGCGATTAATACTATCAACTTGATCACCCATTTGTATAACTATGGTATCTTTCGGCTCTGCTATCCATTCTATGTTTTTATTAATTACCTTAGCGTCTATCAATATATCCTTAAATCGTCTTATATCTCCGTGTATATCGCCAACTATTACTATTCTATTATTGTATTCATATTCATATATAATATCTTCATTAATCATATTGCTATATTATGCTATACATAATTTTATATATAATTTTATATATATATATATATATTATATAATACATAATACATAATACATAATACATAAAAAATTGATTTTATAGTATAGCATAATATATTTATAAACATTATAATGGAACATAGTGATCTTTCAAAAATGAATAAAAAAGACTTATTAGATAAATGTAAAGAACTTGGAATTACAATAGGTAGTTCAATAAAATTAACACCTAATATATCTAATATTCACATTGAAACAAATGAAGAAAATAATTCAATAGTACCTACTATACCAAATTCAGATTGTAAAATTGTTAATTATATTGATTTGTGCTGCGGGATTGGAGGATTTAGAGTAGCATTAGAAAATTTTCAACAAAAAAACACAAATATTAAGTTTCATTGTGTATTGTCTGCAGATATCAAAGATGATGCTATAAAAACATATAACTTGAATTTTAATGAAAATAATAAAAAAATAAATATATTTGAAATTAATGAGATAGATAGTTTTGATTTATTATGTGCTGGTTTTCCGTGCCAGCCTTTCAGTTCAGCAGGAAACAAAAAGGGTTTTGACGATGATAGAGGTGGGATAATATTCAAAATTATAGATATATGTAAAAAATATAAACCGAAGACTGTAATTCTTGAAAATGTATCAAACTTAATTATTCTTGAAAATGGGAAACCTCTAAAAAGAATATGCGACGAGTTTAATAAAATTGATTATTTTGTAAGTTATAAAAAACTAAATGCAACCGATTTTGGTGTTCCTCAAAATAGAGAAAGAGTGTTTATTGTATGTTCTTTGGAAAAATATATTGATTTAGATAAAATTGAGTATGTTAATAAAGAGAATACATTAAATAGTATCATAGATTACGCAGCCAAATATACTGATATTGAAAGTAGTTTTGCGAGCAAGATAATGGAATTACATTCACAAACCCCTTTATTTGGTTACAAAATGCAAGATAAACGCGGAGGACAAAACAATATTCATTCGTGGGATATTGGTGTTAATGGAACTTTAACAATAAGCGAGCGATATTTAATGAAAAAGATTATGACTGAAAGAAGAAAAAAACATTGGGCAGAAAAAAAGAATATTGTATGGATGGATGGTATGCCTCTTACATTAAATGAAATAGCTACATTTGTGGATGATACAAACTTAACGCAAATGTTAGATAATTTGGTTGCAAAAAAATATTTAAGATTAGAAAAACCAAAAAATCTAATTTCAGGAAAAAGAGTATATGACGAAACAGGTGAATTAGGTTATAATATTTGCAAAGGTAAGTTAAGTTTCCCAATAACAAACATATTGCATCCAAATGCTACTTCCCCGACATTAACGGCAACAGATAGTAATAAATTGGCAGTAATTATAGATAATACATTTATCCGGAAATTAAATGATAATGAATTAAAATTATTATGCGGGTTTCCTTTATCGTATAAATTACCGAGTGATGTAGACAAATATGATTTATTTGGTAATATGGTAATTCCTAATGTAGTTGAAGGTGTCCTAAAATGTATATTTTAGCTGTAAACTTTCAAATTGGTTAGTTATAGTAGCGATTTTGTTTATTTTATCTTCAATATGCGGGCAAAGATTTATGCACTCAATAATTTTATCAATAAATAATTCTGGGGTTTTTGTTGAACAATACCATTTTTTTACACTTTCAGGTCTAATATTATACCAGATATTCTTTTTAATTTGCATAGTTATAGGAGTTTTGCCCGAATAACCAACTAAATTATATACATTGAGATAGTGAAACTTAATAATTTTAATTTTTTCATTACTAATTGTATATTCAAATACTAAATATTTTGTTTTGAAAAGTTTTTTATATACACCTCCTTCTTCACATAACATATTTACATAACTGGTGAAATTTCCTATATCAAATCCTGGATTTTTCATAAATACCTTTTGTTCAAATTCAAAATGTTTATTTATTCCATAGTAATCAGGTGATGCTTGTTTTGGTCCTTCTTCAAAGTCATCTAAGGTATATTTAATGATAGGATAAAATACATCTTCCAATATATCTCCTACTGCATTACAATTACAAATAGGAATACTTTTCCCCATAAATGAAACAGTTAATGATAACTCTTGATCTTCAAAAGATTTACATACAGTGATTAGTTTTTCATTATTTGGGTATTGTTGAATTTTTTCCATTTTTGAAATGTTGGCAAGGCTATTACTATCACTCATCTTGTAATAATGTAATATCTAAAAATAAATATTACTATTCATTTTTTTATAATATATATGAAATATAAATACAAATATATATATAAAAACTAAATTATATTTATTTATAAATATGATTAAACTTAATATATATATCGTATATAGCGAAGAATTAGAAAATAGACATACTACAATCAACAGCTCTATCTCTTTAATCAAAGATATCTGTATGCAAAAAAATATAGAGGCAAAAATAAATGTTATTTCAGAGCCCGGAAAAGAACACATTAATAAATATATAACAACCTTCAATTCTCGTGTCAATTATGATAAGTTTGCTGGCAATAACATATATAATGAGCTCATAACGCCTCTAAATGTATGCCAAATATCTAACTTTGAAAAGCATAGATACATATATAAATTAATTTTAGAGAATACCAAGGAAAGCGAAGCCAATGAACTTCATTTAATCATTGAAGATGATATTATTGTTTTGAAGGATTATATTGCTAATATTACCGAGCTTATTGAAGATTTGGCAAATACAGCGAATGAAGCAGCAAATGGAGAAGAAGCAGCGTGGGATATTTTATTTACCTGCTTAAATGTTGTTAATAATCCAGCAAAGTATATAAATATCAATGAACTATATAATATTATCATATCCAAATCCTGCTATATTATTAGAAATAGGGAAATGTGTGCTAAGCTATACGAGGCGACAAATACATTTAAATTAAATATAAAGCTAACACTATCAAAGTTTCTAAAAGATAATAATTACATTGCAAAATCATATAATAAGATAACTTTTATTGAAGGTTCAAAGCTGGGGTTATATCCGTCTGCAGTAAATCCTAATAATTACCTATTTTTAAATAACAATTACATTGCTCTCAAGCAATTATCGGAAAAGAAGGATTTGAATGAAGATGATATCAAAAAAGCCGAACAGATATATAGCGAATCGCTAAATATACAATCAATAGACATTCAAAATTTGATGGGCATTATCTATTTTAATTACAAAAATTATAAGAAGGCTAAGGAATATATGACAACATCTTTAAATAATTTAAAGAAATGTAAAGGATATTCTATTATGAAAAATAATGAAATTTTAAGTAATACTATTAATATATATAAATATGATCAAGATTTGCTTGCTGAATGTATAGTAGCAAAATCTAAATATTCATAGCCACCAACAGCTTATAATTCAGCAAGCTTCTCTTGAGCATCATTTATTTTTGCATTTAATTGAGAAATAACATTAATTACATTATCAAACTTTACAAGAAGATCAGCAACTTCCGCCTTGGTAGCAAGAGTAGCAAGTTCATCCTTGGTAGCAAGAGTAGCAAGCTCATCCTTAGTAGCAAGAGTAGCAAGTTCATCCTTGGTAGCAAGAGTAGCAAGTTCATCCTTGGTAGCAAGAGTAGCGAGCTCATCCTTGGTAGCGAGATCATCAAGAGTTGATACTGCTGTTGCAGCGGTAGCAGCATCAACTTCCTCCTTAGCAGCTACAGCAGCAAGATCTGTAGATAATTGGCTAATCGCCGATGAATTTGCTGAACATTCCTTTAATAGATCATCAAAATCCGCTTTAACCTTTTTTAACTCATCTGCGACTGCTGCTACCGCAGAAGTATCTACAGCTACGTCAGCTACGTCAGCAGAACCTGCAGTAGTTAGACCAAGTGGAGAGATAGTGATACCTTCATCAGTAGTTTTAGGGGCGCTTTCCATAAGGGCTATTCTTTGTTCAAGTTCGTGAAGCTTATTGTATATAGGGGCATATGACATTATTAATTATTCTTAATATATAATAATATAATATATTTTTTATATAAAAAATGATTATATATCTAATATATAGAATAAATAAAGGAAAAGGATATGATTATACCAATTAGATGTTTCACATGCGGGAAAGTAATGGCAGATATCGCCGATTTTTACGAAAAAGAAAAGAATAAGATAGACGAACCCGACAAGGTTGACGAAGTTTATAAAAACTTTGAAAAGATCCACACAGGTCATATTTTGGATAAGTTAGGTTTAAAAAGATATTGCTGCAGACGCAATCTAATCTCAAATATAGATATGATGGACATTATATAATAATAAATATATTATATACGATTAAGAAACAATTAAAAGGATGAACACAGAAGGTACTGCAGACACAGTGAATACTGGCATTAATGCAAAGAATTCTGCCAAAGATCCAGCAAAAGAACCTATTAAGGAAACCGATATTGAAAAATATATAGAGAAGCAGATTGAATCAAAATTAAATAGTTTGCTGGAAACATTACCTGACAAGATACCCAAAGACCTACAAATAAAACCAATATATAACTTGACTATTAAAGAGCTTTATAAAAATACCCTGCAAACATTGATAGATATTATTAACGATGTTGTTGATGCATATAGTAAGAAAGATTATATCAATAATAATAATTACATTTACATATTATATGATATTTTTACAAAGGATAACAGGAAGATTTATGTTGGTATTATGATTTTAATATTATCCTTTATTATATATTTTATTGACGGAGCATCGGCATAGATTTATTTTTTTATTTAAATATTTAATAATAGTAATATTATGATGTATAATGAGTTATTGAATAGATATTCATATATTATTATTATATTAGCGATATTCTACTATATTCTAAGCAAAAATAAGTCCTCTATATTATTATCTATAATCCTAATTATCATAGCATTCTATTATATTAATAACTATATAAAGGAAAATGACTCTAAATACAAGACGGATACCAAAAAGAAGGAAGATAAGATACTTAGTGAAGTGAAAGATATCGTGGAATTATCTACGGATAACTTTTACATTAGCAGAAACAATAAAGATGTCAAGTTTTTAATAAAAAACAAGGAGTTTATGGACATATTATTCAACATCCGGTTTATAAAGAAGTTTGATAAAACAAGGTATTCTAATATGATCATTAATATGGACAAGGTAATGAAAATCTATATGTATATACTTGCAGACAGATACGATATTAATACATACCTGCCAATATTTACAGATATTAAAAATAATATTTTAGAAATATTTTATTCCCTTATATTTGTTGTCCCTAATAAGTTCAAGCATATATATGGGTTTGATCCGCAAGTTGAAATAGACAAATCATTGAGCGATTTTCGCACTAAAATTAAAGATATGCTTATTGTTATTACTAATTACGCAAAAATTGGCAAGCAGAAAGTTTATATAAATAACAATAAATATATGCCTTATGAGAAAAATAAAGAACACTACTTGCCTTAATTATCCGCGCCGCTTTCTACTTCTTGGGCTTTTTAGGGCTTTTCACAGGCTTCGCGACCTTTAAGCTAACACCCTTCTTATATTTGCTATATAATGTAGGAATTATTATATGAATTGTGCTATATATGTGAGTTATATTTTTAATACCCTTTTTACAAGTAAAGCATCCACCTGTCATAGCTGGGTCGCCGCTATTAGGATAGCCTGGTTCAGTCCCTGGTTCAGCCGCTTCTGCGTCGCCACTATTAGGGTAATTATAGGTTTCATTAGCATTAGGATATTCACCTTCATTGCCGCCGTGAATCTTATTATAACGACGCTTACGATAACGGACACCGCCTACTAAGCCGCAACCACAACCGCCTGCGCTCATTTTTTTTGTTTTACGACCACCTCTAATAGTAGAGAGATATAAAAAATCTACTGGCGAACTATTTTCACATTCTCTTGAATTTATATTAACCCCCGAATCTAACGCAGCTCTATATTCATCAACTTTATCATTTGAATAGTCTAATCCTTTAAACTCTCTTTCAGGAGCTGCTGCCGTAGCTGAAGCTACTGACATTACTTTACTTTTACTATAATAAAAATATTATAATATATATCTATATATCTACATATATACATTTTATTTACTCAAATCAATATAATTAAGTAATACATCAAACCGCGATCTCAATTCATTGATTTCATCTTGGAGTGTCATTATTTTACTTAGATCAACATAATTTATCAACACATTTATTTTTTCATTTAATTCAGTTATTTCTTCCTGTTGCGTTATTATTTTACGGTGTAGCTCTTGAACAGCGCAAACATTTAAAGTATTAATGTACTCTTTATTAAGCGCGTGAAAGTCGTTCACTTCAGTCCCATATACGAATATTTTATCATTGTAATATTTAATATTTTTTATTTTAATTGCAATACGGCTACCGCTGCTACCCGCTACCGCTGCTACCGCTGCTTGAGCCGCTTCAACAATTATCATATTATCTCGCATATCATAGCATTTAATTCGGGTAGCCTTGGCTATATTTAAAGAACAACTTTCTGGCAAAGTTATTATATTTTCAGCGATATTATAATCGGCTACAGAAAATATATTTGGTATGAACTCAGTTTGTATTTTAACAGCATCCGGTATTACTTCCTTAATTTGCTGTGCTATAAATCCATATATTTCTGTTCCAACCGATGAGCCCTTCGCTTGCAAATCTATATAATTGTATTTTTTCGGCTGTATATTTAATATCATTTGCAGTGCGCTATCATCTTGTAAATCCCGAATGTTCGTTTTAATTCTCTCATCACTGCTTGATATAACATTGCCGGAAGTCCAGATACTTGAATTGAATTTAGCGCATATATTACTATTCACTATGTTTGTAGCAATTAAAATATCAGGGCTGTTTGAAGTATGGAAGCCATATGTGATTGCAAGGTCATTCAAAGTAGCCCCGCTTATCCCAGTTCCAGAAGCTACTTCAAATTTGTAATTATTAGGCTCTACACCTATCCCCACATTCCCTGAATTAAAATAGACATTGCTTGTCTCTCTCTTCCATAACAATGAACCGCTTTCATTCGCAAGATTTTTAACAAAATCTATTATATTATTGCTTGATGTAGTAACATAATTTGATGTTTCGCCAATAAATTTTGGCAATACCTTCTTATCTATCTTTGCTAAAACTCGCAGAAGAAGCGCGCCATTTTTGCCTTTCTCTCCTGTATTGCCACCACTCCCGCTATTAGCTGAATTATAACCTATGCCGGAAATGCCCATTTCATTTGTTCCAAGACTCATTCCAGCACCTCCGCAAGCAATATATACATTGCCTCCATTTAGTTCCCCGATATCGTTATTAACTAAATTAAAATCATTCTTGAAATTTATGGTGTTATTAAAATTAAAGTATTTATCACGGTCTATATTAATATTATTAATATTTAATCCATACAAACCTGCACCACCTGCAATGCTAACACCTGAAGACCCTGCTCCACCTCCACCATATTCTCCGCCAATAAAACCATAGGAATATATATTGCTTGTATTACCAAGAAATGTCCTTAAACTGTTCGTAATATTGAAATTTGTAATAGCACCAAAATCACCTGAGCCGCTTCCGCCATCAATATGTATAAGATTATTGGAAGTTTTTGTAACAATTGTCAAAATATTAGAAGTAAAAGTCGCAGGAATCATTGTCAGTCGCACTGGCGAATAATATGAATAGTTGCAAGTATAGACAAATATATTGGAAAACTTATAATCAAATAGATAGTTTGAAACAGCTCCGCCTCCGTCTGCAATTAAATTTTCAAAAGTCGTTTCTGTCCCTTTAAGAGCAAACTGGTAATTACTCATATTAGAATAATAACCGCTGCCACCACGCCCAATTTTAATCGTTTTAAGACCGCTCGCTATATAGGCGTCATTGGCATATACTAATTTACCTGCTCCGCCGCCATAATTAGAACTACCGCCGCCTCCGCCTCCGTATGCCATAATATCACAGATAGTCGCGGTATCTTTGAAATCCACGAGATATTTGGTGTAGTAATTGGCATTATATATCTCCTTTTTTTCGTCGTCTTGCAGCGCATAATTATATATTTTAAAGTCTGATATGCAAAAATTATAATTTGAAGTATTCGCTGTAGATGATATGGTGTTTTTACTATAATTCGCAAAACCGAGTGTATATAAATACGAATTTGTAATAGCAAGCGTCTCTTTTTTGACACCGTTAATATAAACAATAACTTCAAACACATTACTTACATTATCCAGTCTTTCAATAGACCATAATATGTGATACCAAAAAGCTCTGTATATTTGAGGTATTGTAATAACGGGCTCTTTGTCTTTATCTATGAAAAATTTCAAAGTATTGTTGGCATAATTAATATTTAATTTACGCAAATTGCCCGAATTATCATTGCTGAATTCTATAATTACTATCTCGTCACTAAAACTATTTACCTTCAGCCAGAAGCTAAATGTCATCGCCCAATAATTATATGCTTTAAATATGCTATTAATATCAAAGTTTCTTTCAAATTTACAATATGTAGGCGTTTCTGTTATACAGTTTAACTCTATATAGGTAGTATCAAGCGGTGTAAACTCCATATTAATCTCTTCTATACTCGGTTTTATCGTTATGTCTCCGTGCAATTCCAAGCGTGTTAGGGAATTTGCTGTATATCCCTGATATCCGCTATTCTTTATTATAGTAATCCCATTATTTATTATTTTGTTATCATTTGTAAATTTATACCATATAGGCAATATTAAGCTCCCCGCATTCTTTCTGTCAAATGTTGTTCCTATAGATGAATTATATACAAACTTGCATACCTTGTAATCTGTGTTTGGCACTTGCGTAAATGTTAGGGATGTATTATTGATTATAGGAAAAACTGTATAGATAATCTCAGGCATTACGCTAATAACGCCCTTGTCATTAATATAGAGACCGTCGCCAATTTGGACGCCGCCAAGTGTAGTTGTAGTAGCCGGAAAAATAACATTATTTGCCTGCTCAGTCTTTATTATGTGTATTAGCGTATTACTTGTTGATAATACATAATTACTGGTATTGAAATTTGTTTGACTTATATTAGATGTTATGCTTTGTGTGAGGGTATCCGTGTTATTATAAATGAGGGTTGATAATTTGTTTGATGTGATTTTAACATAATTACTTGTATCGCTCAGGAAATCGCGGTTATTTATTCGCAATACATTAGCCCTCCACGATAAATTATTATCACTTATTAACTGATTATTGCTATTAAATACCAGGGCATTATTTATAAAACTGTTGTTCCCTGTTCCTCCTCTGGAAACCCCAATATTACCTGAAGTGATATTATTAGCATTTATAAAGGTGATATCTTTGCCAACGCCTAAAAATGACGATGCGGTTATGCTTCCGCCTGTTATTATGTCTCCGGTTGCAATACCAAAAAGTGTCCTTGATGTTCCAGCAGGGGTAATACTATTAGCCATACTTATATAAAAATTATATGTTTTTTAAACTTAAATAATAATATTATTTATGCTGCTTTAGCTGCTTTAGCTGCTTTAGCTGCTTTAGCTGCCTATGAAACCATAATAACCCCACTTATTAGAAGTATTGAAAAGAAAGCGCATACAACTGCAGGGAATATATGGTAGATGTTATTTTGAGTATAATCATCGTCAATTATATTAGATATGGTTTCTTCTATATAATTAATATTTGCTATATAATTAATATTTGCGGCGTCATCGCTATCGTGGATATCGTGGATATCGCGGCTATCGCAGCTATTGCCTTCGTCATATTTATTATAATAATATTTTAATTCATCAATGCAATACTCTATCATTTTTGCTTATACATAATATATGTATAATATATGTTATATTTATATATTATATATAAATTAAGTAGAAATTATGGTAAATAAAACTACAAAAAAAAGCGGGATAAGCGTGGGTGAATTAGGATTACATAATTCAAAAACACCAATAGCACCTGTAGTAGTAAAAGCACCTGTAGCAAAAGAATCTATAGTAAAAGCATCTGTTGTAAAAGCACCTGTAGAAAAAGCATCTGCGGTAGTGCAAGCTGTAGAAAAAGCACCTGTTGCAAAAGAAACTATAGCAAAAGAACCTGTTGCAAAAGAACCTGTTGCAAAAGAACCTGTTGCAAAAGAACCTGTTGCAAAAGAACCTGTTGCAAAAGCACCTGTAGCAAAAGCACCTGTAGTAGCACATGTAGAAAAAGTACCTGTAGCAAAAGCACATGTAGTTGCAAAAGCACCTTTAGTAGTACCAGCTGTAGTAGCAAAAATACCATCTGTAGAAAAAGCACCTGTAGAAGCAAAAGCATTAACAGTACCACATGTAGTAGAATCTGCTATAGTAGCAAAAACACCAGCAGTAGTGCAAGCTGTAGTAGGAAAAACACCAGTAGTAGAAAAAGCATCTGCAGTAGTGCAAGCTGTAGTAGGAAAAACGCCAGTAGTAGCAAAAGAATCTGTAGCAAAAGCACCTGTAGTAGTGCCAGTAGTAGCAAAAGAATCTGTAGCAAAAATACCTGTAGTAGTGCCAGTAGTAGCAAAAGCACCTGTAATAGTGCCAGTAGTAGCAAAAGCACCTGTAGTAGTGGGAAAAGCATCTGCTGTAGTGCCAGTAGTAGCAAAAGCACCTGTAGTAGTGGGAAAAGCATCTGCTGTAGTGCCAGTAGTAGCAAAAGAATCTGTAGCAAAAGCACCTGTAGTAGTGCCAGTAGTAGCAAAAGAATCTGTAGCAAAAGCACCTGTAGTAGTGCCAGTAGTAGCAAAAGAATCTGTAGCAAAAGCATCTGTTGTAGTGCCAGTAGTAGCAAAAGCACCTGTAGTAGTGGGAAAAGCATCTGCTGTAGTGCCAGTAGTAGCAAAAGAATCTGTAGCAAAAGAATCTGTAGCAAAAGAATCTTTAGCTAAAGCATCTGTAGTAGTAGGTGGCGCAGGACCTGTAGAAGGACCTGGTGAGAAAAGACCCTTCAGAGTTTCACCTATAGTCAACCCCCCTAAACTTCCTTCTATAAATGAAGAAGGCCCAAACAATTTAGATAATATATATGACGATAATTCAGCAGGAGTAACAGCAGCACCAGCAGAAAAACTACCAACAAAAGAAACAAAAGATACACCACCAGCAGCAGTACCAGAACCATCACCAGCACCAGCACCAGCAACAGCAGAAATAACAGCAACAGAAACACCCGCATCAGCAACAGCAGCAGCAACAACAGCAACACCACCAGCACCAGCAGCAACAGGAGAACTACAACCAGCATCAACACCAACAGCAGAAGAAAAAGCAGCAACAGCACCACCATTAACAGCATCAACAGCATCAGGACCACCTGCAGAAGAAAAAGCAGCAACAGAACCACCATTAATAACAGCAGCAGCACCAGGACAACCATCAACAACAGAAACACCAGCAGAAATAACAGCATCAACAGAAAGAGAAGAACTACAACCAGATGGAATAGTGACTAATATTGATATAAAAGATGTACAGAAAGGAGGGTCGCCTATGGATAATAACTTATACAAACTATTTACTTCAATATTATTATTAACCTCTTGTTTATTGTTTTGTATAGCAACAGTTCTATTTATAAATGCTTGTATAAATTTTCATAAAGCCAAAAATGAATTTATGAAGGACGAAAACAAAGAGCCAATTATAGAGCAACCTATATTTGAATATTTGAAGCCAAATAATTTTTTATATATAGATAAATTTCTCTTGGATGTGAAAGAATCACAATCACCTGTTGTTATAACATTTGGAATAATTATTGCAATTAGTTTTACTTGTTTGGGTGGATTGATTGCATACTGGTCTCAAAACGAAAGAAATACATTTAATAATTGGCGGAGTAGTTTGACTATATCATCATCTCTAAAATACCTCCCTATTCTATATATATTTATAATAGGTAATGTGTTTAATAATAGTATAATAACTGCAAATAAAAATACACTAAAAACTTTTGAAGATGAATTTGATAATACAATTATAAATTTTAATTTTGAAGGAATAGCTAAAGATAATGATAAAAAAAAATTATTTTTAGAGGAATTAAAAAAAATTTTAATACAAGAGATATACAACAATTACAAGAATGATTATTCTGAGTATAATGAGGGAACAATTACTGCCGAACTCGCAACAAAATTAGAATTAGGTTTAACTACCACTAATATTCAAAAAATATTTGGTACAAGTAATAATACAAAATATACTATCCCACAGGTTATATTTTACATTTATAAATTAAGTTATTATTATTTTAAAAAACAAGAAAAAACTACAATAGAGTATGATAAGCTTATAAAAGATAATATACAAGAATATATAAACAGAATTGATCGCTATTTTAATTTACTCATTAACGATATAAATAATAATAGTACTAATTATTACACCAAATTTTATTTAATTAGCTTAATAAAGAAAGATTCTTTTGTAGATATTGAAAAATTTAATAAATCAATTATTGAGAAAGTAAGAATTGATTATAGAAATGATATTAATGCATTAAAAACTTTAAATGGAAATTTCAATGAAAAAATAGAAAGTATTAAAAATAGAATACAAAGCTATTACATAGTTATTATTGTATTCTATTTGCTTTTATTAATAGGTTTAATATATTACTTTAAGAATCCCCACGATTTATGGATATTTTTATGCAATTTACTATTTATATATAATATTGACATACTAAGAGCATTTATAAGCATTATAATAATTATTATTGTACTTACAGTATTGTTTACACTTCGTAATTATAAAATATAATGAAGCAAAGCTACGAAGTCGCGAATATATATATATATTTTAATTAGTATTATTAAGATAATATATTGCTAATAAAATGCAAAAAATGCAAAATTTAAAAAATATGTTGAAAAGAAAAAAAAAAGAAAAAAATGTACAAGAATCCATTGTAGATTCATCTATTTCAATTGATGGGAGGTCTATCCAACACAACCCACAATCTTTATTATTGCAAGATAAAAAAGATTTTTTTGGTCGTCCTACTGAAAGTACTAATTTAGAAGAAAGAGGAAAAGAAGTAGATTCATCTATTTTAATTGATGGAAGGTCTATCCAACACAACCCACAATCTTTATTTTCATCAGATGGAACGAGTATTTTTGATAGTACCCGCGAAAGTACTAATTTAAAACAAAGAGGAAACAAAGATGAAGTTATAGATGACATAGATGTAATAGAACCATCTATTAAACCACTATCACCACTTTTGGAAGACGATGATGAATATAATGAGGAAGACCGTGAAGATGATGAAGGTGAAATAGAAGTATCTACTCAACCTATAACACAGCTTATAGAAGATGAGGATAACGACGAAGAAAGCGATGAAGATGAAGGTGAAATAGGTGTACCAATTAAATCAATATCATCAATATTAGAAGACAATGAAGAAGAAAGCGAAGAGGAAGAAGAAGATGAAATAGAAGTATCTACAGAACCTATATCTCAAATTTTAGAAAATGAAGATAATGAAGAAGATAGTGAAGAGGAAGAAGATGAAATAGAAGTATCTACAGAACCTATATCTCAAATTTTAGAAAATGAAGATAATGAAGAAGATAGTGAAGAGGAAGAAGATGAAATAGATGCACCAATTAAATCAATATCATCAATATTAGAAGACAATGAAGAAGAAAGCGAAGAGGAAGAACAAGATGAAATAGATTTACCAACAGAACCTATATCTCAACTTTTAGAAGATGAAGACAATGAAGAAGAAAGCGACGAGGAAGATGAAAATGAAATAGAAGTACCAAAAGAACCTATATCTCAACTTTTAGAGGATGAGGAGAATGAAGAAGAAAGCCAAGAGGAAGAAGAAGATGATATAGATGTACCTACAGAACCTATATCTCAACTTTTAGAGGATGAAGAAGAAAGCGAAGAGGAAGAACAAGATGAAATAGATTTACCAACAGAACCTATATCTCAACTTTTAGAAGATGAAGACAATGAAGAAGAAAGCCAAGAGGAAGAAGAAGATGATATAGATGTACCTACAGAACCTATATCTCAACTTTTAGAGGATGAAGAAGAAAGCGAAGAGGAAGAACAAGATGAAATAGATTTACCAACAGAACCTATATCTCAACTTTTAGAAGATGAAGACAATGAAGAAGAAAGCCAAGAGGAAGAAGAAGATGACGTAGAAGTAAATACAGAACCAATATCTCAAATTTTAGAGGATGAAGACAATGAAGAAGACAGCGACGATGAAGAAGAAAATGAAATAGATGCACCAATTAAATCAATATCATCAATATTAGAAGACAATGAAGAAGAAAGCGAAGAGGAAGAACAAGATGAAATAGAAGTACCAACAGAACCTATATCTCAACTTTTAGAGGATGAAGACAATGAAGAAGAAAGCGACGAGGAAGATGAAAATGAAATAGAAGTATCTACTGAACCTATATCTCAACTTTTAGAGGATGAGGATAATGAAGAAGAAAGTGAAGAGGAAGATGAAAATGAAATAGAAGTACCAACAGAACCTATATCTCAAATTTTAGAAGACGAGGATAATGAAGAAGAAAGTGAAGAAGAAGATGAAAATGAAATAGAAGTACCAAAAGAACCTATATCTCAAATTTTAGAGGATGAAGACAATGAGGAAGAAAGCGAAGAGGAAGAAGAAGGTGAAATAGAAGTACCTACAGAACCTATATCTCAACTTTTAGAGGATGAGGATAATGAAGAAGAAAGCGAAGAGGAAGAACAAGATGATATAGATTTACCAACAGAACCAATATCTCAAATTTTAGAGGATGAAGACAATGAGGAAGAAAGCGAAGATGAAGAAGAAGGTGAAATAGAAGTAAATACTGAACCTATAACACAACTTTTAGAGGATGAAGACAATGAGGAAGAAAGCGAAGAGGAAGAAGAAGGTGAAATAGAAGTATCTACTGAACCTATATCTCAACTTTTAGAGGATGAAGACAATGAGGAAGAAAGCGAAGAGGAAGAAGAAGGTGAAATAGAAGTATCTACTGAACCTATATCTCAACTTTTAGAGGATGAAGACAATGAGGAAGAAAGCGAAGAGGAAGATGAAAATGAAATAGAAGTACCAACAGAACCTATAACACAGCTTATAGAAGATGAGGATAATGAAGAAG